TTAGTGATGATGATTTTAGTAATATTGCCGATGTAACAAGTGGAGGAATTCTTAATATTGATTATGTTGGTACCGCAACAAATGGTTCTGGAGTCTTTAACGGTCTTACAGGAACAACAAGTGGTTTGGGTAGTGGGGCATCTTTTGATGTTTATATATGTGGAACGACATATAATTCAATTACCGTTGTAACAAGTGGAGTTGATTATGTTGTGGGAGACACAATAACAATATTAGGAACTGATCTTAGTGGTAGTACGCCTACAAATGATATAACAATTACAGTTACTGGTTTTAATCCTAATCAAACGGGATGTGTTTTCATTGCAACAGGAGAAATACCAACAAATTGGAGTAACGGTTCTACTTTAGTGTCTAGCGGTAATTTAGTGGTGAAAGTATTAGAAAATAATTTAGGTTATGATATTGAGTGGGTTACTGGTGAGATTGGAGCAGGAGTTTATTTAGGATTTAATTCAATCACAGGACCATTGTATAATACTTTTAATAGAAACACAACATTTGTTTTAGGTGGTGGAAATTCAATATCGTTTTTTGGACTTGAGCCTAACTTATTAGAGACTTTTATAGGTCCTGTAAGTTTTGTAAACGAGAAAGATGACATAATTTTTGTTGCGGTTGTTGATACGGAAATATTTGACACAGTTGCTGATAATTTGTATTATTTTCCAGTAGAGATTCAAATTAAACAAGATTTAGATACCACACCAGTTTCAATAAACGGAACTGTAGAATCATTATTTCCTATTAATTTTACTAGTATTTCTTTGTTTTGTAATGGAAATTACATTCAAACACTTTACGGGAATGGTACCGTAACTGATATGTCAGAACTTATAACTTACTTAAACTCTGAACCAAATATGAGTTATTTGGGGACATATTCTGACGCTGGAGATGGTTCTGTAAATTTAGAAATGCCAACCAACTTAGTATATCAATTCTGTTCTAGTGGAACATTAACGTTTGAGGTCTTCAACAACTAACTTTATAAAAATTAAAAAAATGATAAAATATATTAAAAGAAAAAGTGACAATAAGTTTCTACAATCTTTAGAAAATGATGTTTGGGTTGATAACTCAAAGGATGCTTATGAAATGACATATAAAGAATGTGAGGAAACAAAAACCACATTACTTAACACATATACTTCTGAAGAAATTACCGAAGTTGTTAATATGTTTAAGAGTAAACCAATGTCAAGAGAAGAAAAAAAAGAACTACTTAATTTATTAAAAAATAAATAATATGAGAATCTGTATATTATGTGAAGAATCTAAGGTTTCACAGGCAAGAGAAAAAATGAAAAATGATAATATCTTAAAAATAGATTTATCACCAACAGGAGAATTACCAGCAACACATAAATTATGTGTTATGGCAGTAACCGAAGAAAAGGCAAAACAACTTATGGATTCTGCTGAATTAACAATAATTGAGGCAATGAACCCAAGAGAATTTTTGAAAAAGCACAACTTAAAAAAAATTGGGAAATACGGAAACATATAAGATAATAAAAAAATTTATCACAAAAGACGTGGTAGACCAAATAGTAACTTGGCTTGATTCTGTTAATCACAATGGTAATGGTAGTAATCATCATCTTACAGAATTATCTAAAACACTTAATGGTAAATCTTGTATATTCGACATATCTAACACCCCCTTAACTAACTACATCACAAAATTTCAAGCAATATCTGATGTTTCAAAAGAACCTTTACCTGATTTTATTTATAAAATTATAGATAGGATATCAGAAGAGTTTAATTTTCCAAAAGATAACATTTTCTTACAAGCAGTTGACATGGATAAGGGTGGGAAAATAAATCCACATTACGACGCGTCAATTGATGGGTATATTAACTACAAATGTAATATATCTGTGTTGTCTGAAAATTATGATTTTTTTGTGGGTGATGAATCAATTAATATTGAAAAAACGGACCTTTATGCGTTTGAAGCGTCTCTTTATAAACATTGGACAAACGAATTTAATTCAAGAAGAATACTTTTAAGTTTTGGGTTTGTTTTGCCTTATGAGGTTTTAAATAGAACTGAAAATGAACCAAGAGTAAGATTAAGTAAAAGGATTGGGAGATACTTTCAACAAAATAATTAAAATAATTATTATGCTATTGGTTTAGTGTGATATTTATAAATAAAAACAAAAAAATGGGAAAATTAATTTTAAAAAAAGGTGGCGTTGAGACGCAATATATTAATGGTGTTGACTTTACTACAATAACGCCACAAAATGGTGTTTACTCTGTTGGTGTTGACCTTGTTACTGGTTATTTTGAAAAACTAAACCCTGACGGTACAATCATAAACTTTGACCAAGATATTACAGGTAGTACAAATACTTATGGTGTAACTTATTCAGGATTGGTAAATCATATTACGAGTGGTACATTAGATTCAGGTTCTTTTTATCTAATCACAGATTTTAAAACTTGTTATGACCAGCCTGATTTTGATTATAACAATAATCCTATTACAAGTGGTAATTACAAACAAGGTCCTGTTGAGCCTATTTTAGTTTTAGCTACTAGTGCAAACACAATCAGTGAGATAGCTTATCAACCAGCTTATCCTAAAGATAGAATATTATATGATTGGACATTTAATCAAACGGAGGTTACTAGTGGTGTTACTTTTGGTAGAATTACTGAAAGAATCGATGAGTTCAATAACAGAACTGATTATGACCATAGAAATATTTTATTTAAAAGATATAGATTATTTACTCAAAGAGAAGGTTTAAGAATAAATGGTACAATCGAATTACTTAGTGGTGGTACTGTGAATGGTATTGATACATCTTTTACTGGTTTAACTATTGGTGATGTTATTTATATCCCTAATGCTGACCCTAGTTATTACGAGATTGTAAGTATTTCTGGTGACACATTAATGTCAGTTTCAGGTGATACAATAGGTTCAGTAGGTCTAGGTACAGTAATTTACAAAACAATAGAAGAAACTAATGATAGTAATGGTTATTTTAGCTTTAAAAGAACAAATGTTAAAACATCTGATTTTATTGAATACACAACATTTGGAGATGCTCTTAATCAAGAATACGCAAAAAATAATTATGTAGGTAATTACGCTAATAACTATACAAATTTAGGTTCTGGAACTTTTATATTAGCAAATAATGTATTATTAGAAGGACAATATGAAAGTAATAAATTTGGTGATTATTGTTATAACAACACATTTGGAACCGACAATCAAAATAACGTTTGGGGGGATTGGTGTTATGAAAACGTATCAGTAAACGATATTGATGATTGTATTATAGGTCATTATTTTAATCGTAACTTAATAAATGCAAATTTATACTCTAACCATATTGGTAATGATTTTAATAATAACCGATTATTGAATGAGAATGGTACTGATTTTGAAGACAACATTATTGGTAATGGTTTTAGTAACAATCTTATTTATTCTGGGTTTTATAAAAATGAAATATTAGATAATTTTAACGATAATGTAATTGGTGACTTCGGTAACTTAGATAATTTTGAATTTTATAGAAATTATATTCGTAATAATTTTAACGAAAATATCATAAGACAAAATTTCCAAAACAATCAAATTGGTACAAACTACCAAGAGAATACTATTAATGGCGATTCTCAAGGTAACACAATACTTAATGGGTTTAATAATAATCAAATTGGTAGTTATTTTAATCACAATCTTATTGGTAATGGTTTTAATAATAATACAGTTAATGATAGTTTTTATAATAATGAAACTAAAAATTATTTTAATGGTAATATTATTAGTAATGAATTTTTTACCAACGATATAGGTACAAACTTTTATAATAACAACCCATCTAATTTAGATTTATTTGGGTGGAACGACTTATCAACAGTATCAACAAGAACATATGATACTTTTTATAATTCACTTAATGGTGATTTTGGGAAAATTTTAGGTAAAGAACTTGTGATGGAGGTTACATCAACATCACAATATTTCAAGATTAAATTTACACAATGGTCAACTAACGACAATGGATTTCAATACACAAGAGAAGAAATTGATTCTTCTGGTAATAGTTTAGGTCCTGTTATAGCATTCACTTTAGTTAATGGTGGAACTGACGTGGATTACATTGTTCCAGGTGATGTAGAAATAACAAGAAGTGGTACTGACCCTATTTATAATTCTTTTGCTGAACCTGGTTGGGATAGTTCAGTTTCACCAAGTGGTACATCATGGAACTCTATATATACTGAGCCTAATAATGGTGAAAGATTCGCATATAATAAAATAGGAAATGAGTTTCAAAATAACACAATAGGAAATGATTTTGGTTTCGGAGGTAGTGACGACCATGGTAATGTAATAAACGATGTGTTTGAAAATAATACTATTGGACAATTTATGTACGATAATGTTATAGGTAATTACTTTACCAACAATATTATCGGTGATAACTTTGAGACTAACTCAATAAAAAATAACTTCGAAAATAATACTATAGGTAATACATTTACAGGTAACGATATTGAAAATTTCTTTGTTGGAAATACAGTAGTTGATGGTTTTGAAGGTAATGAAATAGGTAACTACTTTGGGAATGATGGTTCGGGTCCTGGTTCACCAGTTCAAAATATTATTTTTGATGATTTTAAATACAATAAGATTGGTAATTTCTTTGGTAATGACACTAACTACCCTACTGTTGGTGGTGGTTCAAATGGGGATGGTGGAAACATCATAAACACTGGATTCCAATTTAACGTGATTGGTGATAATGTAATATTTAACGCACTAAACTTAAACTTCACCAATAATAAAATTGGAAACGTCTTTTGGTTTAACGTTTTTGGGTCAAACAACAACAATAATACAATAGGGAATTTATTTGTCGGTAACTCAGGTATTGGTGGACTCCCAATTGAAATTGGTGATAACTTTATATCTAATAATTTGGGTAACTACTCAGCGTTTAACGAAATTGGTACTGATTTCCAATATAACAAGGTTGGTCATTTCTTTGGTAACGCTGGTAGTGGAACACAAAACATTATTTCTAATGGATTTAACAATAACAACATCGGTAATTACTTTGGTGATGACGGTTCTCAAACTAGTGGGGGTAATAATATTGGGATTAACTTTACATTGAATGAAATTGATTCTCTTTTCTATTCCAACACTATTGGTGATGACTTTAACAACAACACAGTGGGTAACGGTTTCTTCGAAAACACAGTGGGGAATGACTTCAAAATAAATCAAATAGACTACTCACCAAATAGTATAGATTTCACAACGGGGGCAACTCACGTATACGGTGATTATAACTGTATAATATTCAAAAGACCTGATAGTACATTAAGATTATCTTACTACGATAACTCAGATGTGTTAAACATAACAAACATTGACGCATAATAATAAGAAAATTAAAAAATAAAAATAAAATGGCAAGTGCAAATTTTAATACAAAAATACTTTCATCAAATTATGAAAAACAAAATACTGAATATTTTTTAGATGATGTAATAACAAAAGGTTTTAACGGTCCTTATTCGTATAGTTTTACTAATGAAGTCCCTAACGGTGTAACATTAGACGGAGATATGTTAACAATAGCAGAAAGATTAACTTTTGTTTTGTCAATAACAGTAAATGCTGGAGATGAAAATAACCCTACATCTGCTATAGCGACAACAAACGTAACTATTGACACCACAAAAGATTATGCTAAAGAGGTGGAAATTCTATTGGACAATCCAGGAATAACTCAAAAAGTAACTGACACTAAAAATAATTGGACTTCAATAATTAATGGTCAAGAACCTGCTTAAATTATTTTAATTATTTATGGCACAAAATTTCTTCATAAAGAAAAATTCAGAATTACCGATTTTACAAATGAAGGTAATTAATGATGGTCGTAATGATTACAAAAAGATATTTGATAATCTTGAGAATGCTGCGATTACTTTTTCTATGAAGGAAGTTGATTGTAGTACTTGTAAATTTAAAGTATTCAACAAACCTGCTTTAATCATACCAGTAGAAAATGAGGCTTGTGGAGTGACAGAATATTATATTGGTTATAAGTTTAGTAAAAATGAAACTAATATGGCAGGAACATTTAAAGCAGAATTTAAAATAGATTTTTTAGATGATGGTTGTTCCTTAATTGTTCCCATATACGAAGATTTATATGTAACAATAGCCGACAGTTTTGTAAATTCAAAAATAGTATGTTAAAATAAAGAATCCCCCAATCACTTGGGGGATTTTCTTTTTTAGGACTTACTTTCAGTACCACTGATTATTTCAACAGTAACGTCATTTTTAGCATAACCAATTTTAATGGTATCCCCTTCTTTGACATCACCCTCCATCATTCTTTCAGCGATAGGGTCTTCAACGTACTTTTGGATTGCTCTGTTAAGAGGTCTAGCTCCATACTTCTCATCGTAACCAATTTCAACTAAATGGTCTCTCATTTTTGTAGAAATCTTGATGTTGTAACCCATTTCAGCCATTCTATCTCTTAAATCGTTAAGAGGTAACTCAACAATATTCTTGATATCTTCTTTTCCTAAAGATTGGAAGATGATGATATCATCAAGACGGTTCAAAAATTCAGGTGAAAAAGCTTTCTTAACTGACTCTTCGATTACGTTGTTACGGATATCTTCCAAGTTTTCAATTTTAGCTTTTGTACCAAAACCAACACCTGTACCAAAATCCTGTAGTTTTCTAGCCCCTACGTTAGATGTCATGATAATTAAAGTATTCTTAAAGTCTACTTTTCTACCAAGACCATCCGTTAAGTGACCCTCATCCAATACTTGGAGTAGGATGTTGAATACATCAGGGTGTGCCTTCTCAATCTCATCTAACAAGATAACTGAATAAGGTTTTCTTCTAACTTTCTCAGTCAACTGACCACCTTCTTCATAACCAACATACCCTGGAGGAGCTCCCACTAATTTAGAGATTGCGTGTTTTTCCATGTATTCAGACATATCCACTCTAATCATAGAATCTGCAGTACCAAACATTTCTTTGGCCAACATTTTAGCTAAGTGAGTTTTACCTACACCAGTTGGTCCTAAGAAAATAAATGAACCGATTGGTTTTCCTTGTTGTTTAATCCCCATTCTATTTCTACGAATAGCTTTTGAGATTTGCTCAACAGCAGAATCTTGACCGATTACCTTACTTGTTATTTCTTTGGACATGTTTTTGAGTCTTATCAACTCGTCCTGACCAACCTTAGTCACAGGAATACCTGTAATCAATGAAACAACTTTAGCAACATCTTCTTCAGTAATTTCTTTTCTTTCTGAATTGAGATTACTAGTCCAAACGCTTGTCTCTATATCCAAACTTTCTTTTAGTTTTCTTTCTTCATCACGAAGACGTGCAGCTTCTTCATATCTTTGAGCTTTAACCACATCAATTTTAGCCTTATCGATATCAACAATCTTGTTCTCTAAGTCTAAAATAACTTGTGGTGGTTTTGCGTGAACTTGTGACCTAGCACCTACCTCATCCATGATATCGATAGCTTTATCAGGTTGTTCACGGTCACTGATATATCTATCAGCTAATTTAACACAAGCTTCAATTGCCTCATCAGTATATCTTACTTTGTGGTGGTCCTCATACTTATCCTTAATGTTTTTAAGAATAATTAATGTTTCCTCAGAAGATGGTGGTTCAACCATTACAGTTTGGAATCTTCTAGTTAATGCACCGTCTTTCTCAAAGTTTTCACGATACTCATCAAGAGTTGTTGCCCCAATACATTGAATTTCACCACGTGCTAAAGCTGGCTTCAAGATGTTTGATGCGTCAAGAGAACCAGAAGCGTTACCAGCACCAACCATAGTATGGATTTCATCAATGAAAAGAATAACGTCATCAACCTTTTCCAATTCTTGCATAATACCTTTTAAACGTTCCTCAAATTGGCCACGGTATTTAGTACCTGCAACTAATAGAGCCATGTCAAGGGATACTACTCTCGTATTGAACAAAATTCTAGGACATTTTTTCTGAACAATTTTTAGAGCTAACCCTTCTACAATCGCTGTTTTACCAACACCTGGTTCACCAATCAAGATTGGGTTGTTTTTCTTTCTTCTACTCAATACCTGAGCAACTCTTTCAACTTCATCGTCTCTACCAATAATTGGGTCAATCCCACCTTTTGCAGCAATATCGGTAATATCTCTACCAAAATTATCCAGAATAGGTGTGTTGGATTTAGTACTGCCCTTCTTACCTTTTAAACCATCCATTTCATCGTAATCGTCTGTAATTCCACTCATGTTAATTTGTTTTTTTATTTCTATTAATCTTTGTTTAAAACTTTTATAATCAAGACCCTGATGTTCCAAAACTTTAGTACAATCAAGTTCTCTATTTTTTAAAATTGCTAACATTAGGTGTTCTTCCCCAATGTGTTTATCCCCTAATTTATCTGATTCCAGTTCTGCTATGTTTAAGACAGATTTAGAACTTTTACTCAAAGGTAGTAATTTTATTTCATATTTCGGGTTTTTAATTTTTAATCTTATGTAAGATTCGACTTTTGAAGTTAATTCGTCAACATCTAAACCCATATTTCTTATAACATCAGTAACACTATTGTTGTTATCAAAAAAAAGAGCTAAAACTATATGGTCTGGACTAATATCACTCCCACCTAATCTAACGGACTCTCTAAATGATTCCTGTATTATTAATCTAATTTTTTCTCCTATGGGTTTCATTCACACAACAAGTATAATTACTTTTTTTAAAATAGACAACTGAATTGACTTTTTTTAACAAGATAATTAAAGTTAACACAGTTCTCAATAAAAGAATTATAACAATTTATTTATTATATTTAAAGTATGTATAAAGAATTAACAATTATTTTTAAAAATAACCCCAATAGTGATGATGATTTTGATGGGGGTACACATTCAGTAACCTACGAAAAGGCAGCTTTTCAATTAGTAGGTGATTATATGGTATTACATTTACAAAAAGAAGATGATGCTGGAAATGGTTATGTAGAAGGCCACATATTACCAATAAATTCAATTAAATCTTATAAAGGGGTTTAATATGGCGGTAGTAAAAAAAATAGAAAAAGAAGATGGTGTTGTTGAGTGTTTAATTGACTCATCAAACATTATAATGTCTGAATACGACGAAACTAAAAGTACTTTAGCTATTACATTTAAAGCGGGTACAAAATACCTTTATAAAGAAGTTTTAAAAAGGGATTATGTTCGTTTTGAAGTTTCTGAAAGCCAAGGAGAAGTTTTTAATAAAACTTTACGTAAATATGTATACGAAAAATTAGATAATATAGACGTTTCTCCTTTAAAAGAACAAATTAAGGAAATAAAAGGTATTGTTTAATTTTTTGTGTAAGATACTACATCTACAATATCCATACATGGAGGGTTAACATCTGACTTACTTTTCGCAATAAAAACAAAAACAGGTCCTTCAGTGTAAACAATATATTTAAGTTCATCTGATATACCACCGTAACCTAAAAATTTAATTGTAATCTCTTCAAACCCTAGTTCGGATAATTTTCTTGATACTAGGGTTTTTACACTTTCCCCCGTACAATCAATGGAACTTAAAATATTTACAATTTCATTTGCAGTATATTCCTGAATTCTTATTTCAGTTAATCTTTGTAACTGTGATTCTGTTAGTATAATATTTTTTCTTCTCATATTATTAATTTTCATTGTAGTCTTCATCATAATCTTCATCATAGTCAGAAGGGTCAAATCCAGATTCTCTTCTTTCAAAATCTTCTACATCTAACCCAGCTTCATAAGCTCTACCTTCTTCAAAGGCTTTATAATAAGTTGCTTCAACCCCCTCTTCGTAACCTTTTTGATATCCGTCTTGGATAGCTTCGTCATAACCTTCGTCATAACCTTTCTCGTATTTTTCTTCTAACTTATCTTCCATATCCCGTTTAGCTTCAGAATATCCATCACGATGACCCATATCATACCCTTGGGATTCACCTTCACTATAACCATTTTGACTCCCTGTATCTATACCCCTTTCATAAGCATTATAACCAAATTCATATAATGATTTAATTAAACTATCTAATTGTATAGTGTTTAAACCAAGATTATAAATAGAATTAACTAAAGGACTAGTTTCGGTATTAAAAATATAAAAACCAAAATCATCAAATCTAGATAGTTTATTAGCTATTTCAGATTTTGAGGTTGGTTCAGATTCCCTAACCCAATCAAAATCGTTGTCTTCTTTTAATATTTTCTTAATTGTATTTCTCATTATCATTTAATAAATATCATGATATTTATGAATATGAATATAAATGAAAAAGAAGTCGAAAAAGCTAATAGAAAAATTGACTTGGGTGGTTTTACAATGAATGATGAATTAAATCCTAAAATTTGGGATGAAAATCAAAAAATGAAACCCGAAGTTAAAAAAAATCTTTTAAAAATAGCTGATGATTATTTTGAGAGTTTAAAAATACCTGGGGTTGACATTGAAGATGTTTGTATTACAGGTAGTTTGGCTAATTATAATTGGTCAAAATACTCTGACGTTGATTTACATATTATAATCGATTATAAAGATGTCCCTGTTGATGAAGATTTAGTACAAGATTTTTTTAAATCTAAAAGCTCTAATTGGAATAAGGAACATGACGTTAAAATTTATGATTATGACGTTGAATTATATGTACAAGATATAAATGAATCACACCACTCAACAGGAGTTTATTCAATATTAAATAATGAATGGGTAACAAAACCACAAAACAAGAAAATTAATTTTAACGATAAATCTGTAAAAGATAAGGCTAACGGAATTATGGACCGTATTGAAGATTTATATGATGAGTTAAATGATGGTGATTATGATGTTGCTGTTAAAGGTGTTGAAAAATTAACGGAAAAAATTAAAAAAATGCGTCAATCAGGTTTAGAGTCTGGTGGTGAATTTTCAGTAGAAAATATTGTTTTCAAAGTTTTACGTAGAAATGGAATGTTGGATAGATTGTATGATATTAAGACAGTTGCTTACGATAAATCGGTAACACTAGAATCAATGCGTGAGTCAAAAAAAATTGATTCCCTTTTAGAATCAATTGAAGATGACCCATTTAAATGGATAAAAGATGTAGAAACAAAAACATTAATAGAAAAACAACCATATAGAAGTGCTGAATATGATATAGTTGGTGAATATTTTAAAAAAGAAAAACCCGTTTATAAGGGTTGGTCTGTTATTTGGGACGGTTTTCAAGGAGTTGTTGAATGGAGAAATCAAGATGTACCACATTTATTTATTTTTGCAACACCTTATTGGGATGGTGCTGATAATGTACCAGTAAATTATGATGAAAATTACGGTGATGATTACGGACATTTAGGATTTGTAAGTATTCCTGAATTTGAGTATAAAGAAGACTTAATCAATTGGATAGAAAACGATTATTTTAAAGGGGTGTATAAATTAATTATAGATTATACGGGCCCTTTAGTCGAATCAGTAGAAGATTTTAAACGGTAATTGGTGGTTTATTGAAGATTAAACATATTTATATAGAAAAAGAAAATTATGGATAGTTATTATGCATTACACTTACCTTCGGGAGCTACATATACAGCATACACGTATTATCAAATATATGTTAACGCTGGAGCTACTTTAGTATATAAAGGTGTTACATTACCCTCACCTTCGGCTGGACCTATAGTATTAAATCTAACTGTTAATTCTACTACAGATATAGCTGGTAGTTCGGGAATTGCTTTATTAGGTAAGAAAAAACCAGAAGCTTTTGCAGAAGGACCTGCTGGACAAAACGGTCTTAACACGGATGGTACTTGGAATATAAGAGGATAAAAAAAAATAGAAGATGAATAAAAAATTATTAAATAGAATGTTGGAACTCTCTAACATTAAACCAGTGATTAAAGAAGAAAAGATGAGTCTATCTAATTTTGAATTGGTTAAAGAATCTGTAAACGGTAAAATATATGCTGTTGTAAGAGAACAAAATAAATATTATATAAAGAACGCTGATTCTAAAAATAATATCAATGAATCTGATTTTGATTACATTGGTGGTATAGTTAATAAGGGAAAAAAATCTTTTTATTCTTATGAAGAGGCGGTTAAACATTTAAATTTAATGTTTGAAGAAATTAATAATCACTATAATGTAGATAATGTTAATTTGTTAGAATCAGATGTTTTAAATGAGAAAAAATTTATTTTAAAATTAAAAAACAAAAAAACTGAACCAAAAGCTGAACCAAAAGTTGATAAAGGTGGTTTTGACTTTGGTGGAGACTCTGAAGAAAAGGAAACTTCTGATAAAGGTGGTTTTGACTTTGGTGGAGGTGATGATACTGAAGATACGGGGGATAGTGAATTTGACTTCGGTGGAGATGAAGATACTGAAGATACTGGTGATGATTCATTTGACTTCGGTGATGATACTGAAGATACAGGAGACGGTGAATTTGATTTTGGTGGAGACGATGAGGGAGTTGATTCCGAAGAAGACGATACTGATGTAGAAGAATTTGGTGATGATGATATCAAAGATATTCAAAGTACCACAGGTAAATTGGGTCAACAAATTAGAGATGTCGAGGATTTATCTTCTGATATGCAAAAATGGGTTGCTAAATCAGTTTTATCTGCTATGGATTTAGAAAATATGGATTCTGAAGATAAAAAAGATATTATTCGTACAATAAAAAAGAAATCACAAGAAGAACCTGAAGAATCTGATGAAGAGTCTTTTGATTTTGGTGATGAGGAACCTGTAGAGGAATCTTCTTATATGTCTTATATGGACGATAAATCATGTACACATTGTAATGGTTCGGGTTATGATGAATTCACTGATGAAACTTGTGAATGGTGTGAGGGTGAAGGAAAATTTATAAATCCTAATGACACAAGTAATTATCGTAGATATATGGGTGATGGTACACACGATTCTTACATGAAAGAGAAAAAAGAAAGTTATTCAGATTCAGAATTAGATAATTGGTTGCTGGATATGGAAATGGCTGGATTTGTTTCAACACCTTCTTACGAATCATACATGGGAGAAGACAACCCTCATATTGGTGGTGATGAGAATATGGTTGATGGTGAATTATTATTAGATTATGATGATGAAAATTTATATGGTTTAAACCTAAATATGAGAAATAATCCTAATTTAGAGTATTCAGAAAATAATAACATGAATCGTGGATATGGTAATTATATGTCTGATGTAACAGATAAATTTGAGACATATGAACAAGAAATTGCTTACCAAGATTTGTCGGATATGGCATCGGAATATGGTTTTACACTAAGTCTTTGTCACGCTGATAAAACAGAAGACCCTGAAGAATCTACAATCTATTTTGATATCAAAGACGGTAGTAAAAAATTATTAAAGGCTAGAATTAACTCTATTGGTAGTCTTGAAATTGGTACAATGAGAGGTAGACATTTTATTGGTGAACCAGTTGACTCTTTATCAGATTTTGACGAAACTTTTGACGAAGAAGGAAAATTAAAAGATATGGGACCCCAAAGAGAAAAAGCACCTGAAAAACCTGACCGTGGAACTGAAACAATTCCCGGAACACCTACTAAAACACCTGATAGAGAACGTCCTTCTAGAAGACCGTTTAATCCTCCCCCACATATTACGCCAGGTGAGGAACCAGGTCCAAAAGCTAGAGGTAGAAGATTAAATAATTATGACCCTACAATGGCTCCGGCTCCAGCAAAACAACCTGAAAAACCTGACCGTGGAACTGAGACAGTTCCTGGAACGCCGACTAAAACGCCTGATAAGGATAGACCATCTAGAAGGCCTTTTAATCCACCTCCTCACATTACGCCAGGAGAAGAACCAGGTCCAAAAGCTAGAGGTAGAAGAAGTTATATGAGTTATATGGGGGATGAAGATAAAACATCTAAGCCATCTCATGACAAACCTCGAAGACCTGGCCGTAATCCATTTGAAAAACCTATGGGGGATGAAGATAAAACATCTAAGCCATCTCATCCCAAACCTCGAAGACCTGGCCGTAATCCATTTGAAAAACCTCAAAGACCTGACAGTAATCCATTCAAAAGGCCTAATAATAATGAAGGTGACGTTAAGTTCTCATAAATAAGAAATAAAATAATAAAAAACATAGTCTAAAAAGGCTATGTTTTTTTATGCTCAAGACTAATATTTATAGTATATGTATTTAATTTATATAAACAGAATTGGTAAAACATTTAAAGGTGAACATATGTTTGAATTTTTATTCTCAGACTCAACTGAATGGGAATGGGATGAATCTTGGTATGAATCGTCTGTTATTACCGAAACAAGAGAATTAGCCCCCGACGAAAATATCATTAAACTAGTTGGTTCACTTAAAACTGACGAATTTGATTTGGAATTAGTTCAAGAAGATGGTGTACGTGATATTTATAATGCTGTAGAAGGTATTATAGCTTTAGGTTGGGAAAAACTACAAGATGATGAAGATTATCCAGAACAAAGAAGAATATTCCGTTTTGGGGACACAAAAAAATCTGTTGATGAACAACTATACGAGTATGACCTTGTATTAAAATATAAAGAAAACAAAGTAACAAAATGATGAGAAAAAAATATTTTTTACGAGAAGCTGATGAGATGGATAAGGAAGCTGTACTTAAATCTGCCGAAGAAAGTTTGGAACAAGAGAAACAAAATTTAGAAAATAATAAAAAATCTTTAGAGGTAAATAAAGAAACTTTAAAGGCATCTGAAGTTGACGTAGATACTAAATTATCAGCAATTCAGGGTAATAATAAAGTAATAGCACAAGGTAATAAAGCAGAAGACGTTACCGACCCAAAAACACAAGCAGATGCTTTAACAAGACAAAAACCAGTTCTTACAAAACAAGTGAATGGTTTAAAACAACAAAATAAAGAAAAAGAACAAGCCATAAAAAATCAGGAAGAATCTATAAAAAACCAAGAAGATTATATTAAACAAAAAGAAGATTATATAAAAGACATGGAAAGTGGTATGCGTGAAAGTAGAATTATAAAAGCAAAAGATTTTAAATCTATTGTTGAAAACTATTCCAAAATTGATTTGTCTGAATCAGATATTATTAATATCATTGTAGAGACTCAAAATCCAATAATGACAAAAGCTAAGATTGTTGAGTCGATACAAAATAAATTAATATTTGAAGCGGATATGAATAGAGACGTAAACAGTAGTTTTGAAGGTGGTACAAATGAGTATTCTGAATTGTTAGGTTCAGATTTAGCTAAACAAATGGCTAATCAATCTTTTGAAGAAATAGCTAGAGCTATTAGACAAAAAACAGGTAAAGAAAGAGTTACTTTTGATGATGTTCAACAATTAATGTCTAGTTCATTGATGAATGCGGCTAAAGAAGAATACGCTTACGGTATCGACAGATTAGAAACAAAGGCTGTTGAAATGATTCGTAAACAATTCAACATCCCTGAAGGTGCTGTTGAATTTGATGCGACCATAACAGGTGTCCCACAAAAAGCGTTAGGTTTACCTAGTGGTACCCCACAGGCAACTATAAACCAAATGTCTAGACAATTGGGTGTTAAGATTGGTGATATACAAAGAGAAGGTCTTAAATTTGATAAAGGTACTAGTCCTGTTCCACAAGGAAAAACTGAGGTACAAATGAAACCTAAAATTAAAAGAAGAAAGTACACTAACGCTATGATGCACGGTGCGGCTAGAAAGTCACAAAACATTCACCACATGGACGACCAATTAAGACAGGAGAATCCTAGATTGAGTCAAAACTACGCTAATCTTATGGCTGCAAATGACGCTTCTTACTGGATGATGAATGATGAAGACATTAAAACACAGGGTAGACAAGGTATTCACGCAGGTAATGTTAGAGTTAAATTATCTGACCAACCTAATGGAGTTCCTAAAATTATTGCACAAGGTGTGGTATTCCCAGTACTTTTACATGAATTGGCTAAAGGTGTTATTGAATTAATGTCTTTATGGTCCCTACCTGTTGATGCTGAAGAAAGAAAATATGTCCTAGATAAAACTGATAATTTAGATAATGAAACTAATGATATTAGATTAGGTACTATCTTTTGGGAAAAATTTGTAAGACAAATACCAACTGATAATCAAGAAGTTATTTCTTTGACATGGAATATGATGCAAGAACTTTCAGATGATGAGTTTAATAGTATTATTGAGGGATTATCAAATGATAGAACAGATTCACAAATGAAAGTTCAAAGAATAGCTGAAGAAGCGGCTGAAGAGTTAAGACGTGAAGCTTCCGACGATACTTTTGGTATGTACGGTGATGATGATGATAAAGATGGTGGTGATGTAGAAACTCCTGATGAGGATGAAGAAGAAACTAACCCTACTGTTTTAGGTGGTGAAAAAGAGGGTCCTGAAGAACCTAAAGACCTTAATGATATGACTGATGATGAACTTAGAGGTTTAATGAAGTCAGCTATTGAAGATGAGGACTATGAATTTGCTTCAGAAATTAGAGATATCTTAAAAAATAGATAAAGAGAACGGATTAGGACCGTTATAGTCTACGGACTATTAAAACCCACCAAGTTCGCTACTATGGTGGGTTTTTTCATGCCTGATGATATTTATTGGCATGAGTTTAAGTAAAGGACAAATGATGTATGAAATAGGTAAGTGTTTAACAGACCCTATTTATGCTATAGAAAATTACCTTGAGACAGAGGATAGAACACAAAAGGGATTTGTTGCCTTTAAATTATTTCCTAGACAAAAGGAGTTAATTGAGGCATATAAAAATCATCATCACAATATAGTGATGAAACCAAGACAGGCAGGTATATCAACTACAACCGCGGCTTATTTAGCAATTGTAACCGCTTTAGCGTCAAGTAAAAGTACCCAAAAAATTCTTATTGCGGCAAATAAACAAGAAACAGCGAAAGAATTCTTAAAAAAGATTAAAGATTTTACAATGCAGTTACCTGGTTGGATGGATGTTCACAGACCAGCGGGTTCTGATAGTTGGTTTAACCCCGAAAAGAACTCTAGTTCACATTACAAATTATGGAATGGTTCTGAAGTAAAAGCTGTTGCTTCTTCAAAAGATGCACTTAGAGGTTATACACCGTCATTCATTGTTGTCGATGAAGCCGCCTTTATCGAAGGTCATAGGGGTGAGGAATTTTATACTGCCGCACAACCGTCACTTTCAACTGGTGGTAGGTCAATTCTTATTTCAACACCAAACGGACATGACCCTTTATACCATAAAGCTTATGTAACGGCTGAAAGAGGTAAAAATAATTTTAACATAATTTCGATGAAGTGGTATGAAGACCCTCGTTATAATGGTAAAAATGATGGTTCTGGGATGTCTTGGGTTCTTAGGGATGAGAAGAATAACGATATTATAGAAAATATTGAGGACCCAAAAAGTGGATTTGGCCCTGATGCTGTTGTCCCACAAGAAAAATGGCCTGAAATGGCTGAAAAGGGGTATGTACCAAGGTCAAAATGGTTTGACGATATGTGTGCACAACTTAATCACAACGCAAGGTCAATAGCACAAGAGTTATTATGTTCTTTTGTTGGTTCAGGTGATAGTGTAATTGATGATAAATACAAATCTAGACAAGAAAGAGATAATGTTAGAGAACCAATAAGAAAAGAGTGGGTTGATGGTAACATGTGGATATGGGAAGACCCTATACCTGAACATGAATATATTTTGTCTGCTGACCCTTCTTCAGGTTCTTCTGATGACTTTGCAGGTATTTGTGTATGGGATTATACAACAGGTAATCAAGTAGCTGAATACCACGGTAAAGTAGCACCCGATGTTTTAGGTGAGATAGCTAACTATTATGGTGGTTCATATGACGCATTTGTGGTTGTGGATATTACAGGTGGATGGGGTGCTTCTGTTGTATTAAAATTAATTGAATTAGGTTACCCTAAAAAAAGACTGTATTACGATGTTACCGTTGGTATTGATTCTGTTGAAAATAACAGAGCCTTACAAAAACACATGGATAGGGGTAAACTACCTGGGTTAAACTTTCAAAAAAATAGAAATACCATAATCTCTAAATTAGAAGAGGCTATTAGATTGGATTCGTTTAAGATTCGTTCTAAAAGAATGTTAGCTGAAATAGAGACGTTTGTCTATATTAATGGTAGACCAGACCACATGAGAGGTTATCACGATGACTTATTAATGTGTATTGGTATGTGTTGTTTTGTGGCTATGACCTCTTTTAAAGATTTGGAAAAATCTAAAGGTCAGGCAAAGGCAATGATTAACAGTTGGTCTGTTGAGACTGGTACTATAGAAGAGAATCCAATTTTAAATGAAGTTATTGGTACAGGTTTTTATACAGATAGTAGAAATAAAGATAATAATAGAATAACTACTGAACAAACTAAGGAATACTCTTGGTTATTTAGTGGGATGAAAGGATTTAAAAAATAATATTATGGGAATATCGTCAAACAAACCTTTTAATAGACAATGTAATGTAAGAAAAGGTGCTGGTCCAGTTTATAATAAGTTTTGTCCTCCAACAGATAGAGCTAATAACAACAACACTAAAGTTAATGTTAAAGTTGTAAAAGAACCCTGTTTTGGGGAATACGATAACTTAGTTCAATATGTGTACGAAATAGACCTTACAGGTCATTTAGGTTATGTAGATTGTGACTATGTAGAGTAAGTTTAATACGAATAACATTCACATTAATAAAGTGTCGGTTAACTTTATTAATAATATTTATAATATAAAAAACATTTTTTTAAATGGCAGAAGAAAATAAAAATTTAACGGTATATCAAAAACTCTTTTACCTTTTTGGTCAAGGTAATGGTGGTATAAAAGCCAATACCATATATAACAAATACGCTTTAGGTGATAGAGATTTAATTGTTACAAAGTCCAGAGAGGAGTTTGAGAAAGAAAAATTACAAAGACAACAACAAAAATACTTAGAAGGTCAATGGGCTAAAGTAGATAGTGAATTATATCAAAAAGCGATTTACTATGAAACTTCTAGGGTTGCCTCTTATATGGATTACGAGGCAATGGAGTTTACCCCTGAAATTGCTGTCGCTTTAGATATTATGTCAGAAGAATCTTGTACATTAAACGAACAAGGTAAAATTTTAAGTGTTTATTCTGATTCATCTAGAATTAAAAAAGTTTTAGAAGATTTATTCTTTAATGTAATGGACATCCACTCAAATTTACCGATGTGGACTAGAAATACATGTAAATACGGTGATAACTTTCTTTATTTAAAAATAGATTACAGGGATGGTATTGTTGGTTCTTCTCAATTAACAAATATTGATATTGAAAGAAAAGAAACAGGCGTATTCCCTTTTCAAGCTCAAAAAGAAGAAACAAAAGAAGAAACACAGAAAAAACAAGTTAAATTCTTTTGGAGAGATAAAACCATGGAGTTTAACGCTTGGGAAATAGCTCATTTTAGACTTTTAGGTGATGATAGAAAATTACCTTATGGTACTTCGGTATTAGAGAAAGTAAGGAGAATATGGAAACAACTTCTTTTAGCAGAAGACGCTATGTTAGTTTATCGTGTAACTAGAGCACCTGAAAGAAGAGTATTTAAAGTTTATGTAGGTAACATTGATGATAATGATGTTGAAGCTTACGTACAAAAAGTTGCTAATAAATTTAAAAGAACACAAAAAGCTGATAGTCAAACAGGTCAGGTAGATTTAAGATATAATACTTTGGCAGTTGACCAAGATTACTTTGTACCTGTAAGAGATGCTAACGCTTCTAGTCCAATTGAAACGTTGGCGGGTGCGTCTAACCTAGACCAAATTGCAGATATTCAATTTATCCAAAGAAAAATGGTTACAGCATTAAGAGTACCAAAAACTTTCCTAGGTTTTGATGATGTCGTTGGTGAGGGTGGTAATTTAGCTATGTTAGATATTAGATTTGCTAGGACCATAAATAGAATTCAACAGGCTATGGTTCAAGAGTTAAATAAAATAGCTATTATCCATTTATATATTTTAGGTTTCCACGATGAGTTAAATAATTTTAAACTAGTCCTTAACAATCCATCTACTCAAGGTGAAGTTCTTAAAGTTGAACAATGGAAAGAAAAAGTTTTGTTGTATAAAGACCTTGTTAGTGCTGTTGATGGTGGAATTGCTCCAACATCACACACATGGGCTAAAAAAAATATCTTTAATTGGTCTAATGATGAAATCTTAGAAGATTTAGAACAACAAAGACTTGAAAGAGCGGCAGCTAAGGAACTTGAAAATACTGCTGAAATTATCAAAAACACAGGATTCTTTAAGAACGTTGATAAACTTTATGGTGAAATTCCTGTTAAATCAGATGAAACGGCTGGGACTGAAACTGGTGGTGAAGAAACTGGAGGCTTTGGAGGCGGTGAAGAAGCTGGAGGCTTTGGAGGTTTAGGAGGTGGTGAAGAAGCTGGAGGCTTTGGAGGTTTCGGAGGCGGTGAAGAAGCTGGAGGCGGTGAAGAAGCTGGAGGAGGTGAAGAAGTTGGTGGTTTTGGTGAAAGCTTTAGAGGTGATGAGAATGTAATTAATAAATTATTACTTGAAGGTAGAAAGAAAAATGAAGATATTTTAATGATGACTAAGGGTATAGATTTGTTACTTAATGAAGGTGATGATGAAATACTTGGTAGCTAAAGCATATTTATTTTAAAAATAAAATTATGAACTTTGGTACATTAAAAGATATATTCGTTGAGAAGTTAATAGAATCTTACATTTCTGAAGATAAATCAGGAAAAGACTTATATAAAAACTTCTTAAAAATACTTAAAGAAAACGAAACTCTTAGAACAACCTTTATTGTTTACAAGAATATCGAGGGTAAAACAATAAAAAGTGAAACAGCGGCTAATGAATATTTAAAAGAATCTATTTCTTTATTAGAAAATTTTAGAGGTGAAAAATCCATATCTACAGAATCAGAAAAATTAATTTCTTTATTAGAAAAATATAATATTGATTTGAGTGGGGTTAAAACAAAAGGGTTACACGAATCTTTACAAAATTTACTAACAACCAAGAAAAGTGTTTCTACAATAGACAAACTACATGAATCTAGAACTAATGTTATTTCTTGGTTAATGTCTGATAAAGAAACTATTTCAGAATCAGAAGATAAATCTTATGTTAGAAAAAATATTGACCCTAGGAAATTTCTAGAAGTAGCTGTAAATAAATTTAATGAAAAATATAATGATTCCTTAACTGAGGAAGAAAAAAAGATTTTAAAGGTTTTGCGTGAAAATAACGAAGAAAAAACAAAAACTTTAGTGTCTGATTTGGTGAAGGAAACAATCCAACTAGTTAATCAACATTTAGATGATTACGGGGACAATGTAACAGTAAAATCAAAACTACTAGAAACTAAAGATGTTATTTACAAGATGAGTGAAAATAACGACAGTTTTAACGAAAAAGTTTTAAGGCTGTATGAATTGAAAAAGAATCTTAAAAATGATTAGTCGATTTTTTAATTACATTGTTAACAATTTTGGTTTTAACTGTACACACGATTTTAATAATTCAATAGTACATTCTAATTTACTAACAATAACACTACCTATAGCAGGAATATCTAGTATCATAGAAACTTCAATGGGATTACAAGGTTTAACTGTTTTAGCCTTTGTTGTACTTGTAATATTAGAATTAATTACTGGTATAGCAGCATCAAGAGCAAGAGGAGAAAAAATACAATCACACAAATTTAGTAGGTTTGGTTTAAAAGTTTTTGTATGGATGTCCTTATTGTTTATAACCAATAGTATTGGTTTAGAGTACAGTGGTCAGGATGATGTATTATCTACAATGGCTAAAGGGTTTTTTGTTTGGTTACATGGTACTTTATTTATTTATGTTACACTAGAATATTTAATTTCTGTTTTAGAAAATTTGGGTTCTCTGACTGGTGAAAAAAATAAAAAAACATTAATCACAAAAATAATTGAAAAATTAAATAGTGTCTTGGGTATAGAAAGATACCAAAAAAATAATGAAGAAAATAAATAAAATTTAATATTATTATTAAAAAATATGATAAAGCCTCCCTATTTTAGGGGGGCTTTTTTTTATGTTAAAAAATTAGTATAATTAAGAAAAAAATTATATATGAATAAAATTTTATTAGAATACATTTGGTTGGATGGTAATCAACCACAACAATTACGGAGTAAAACAAAAGTAGTTTCTAAAGCTGATACATTAAAAGCGTCAGAGTACCCATTGTGGTCTTTTGACGGTAGCTCAACAAATCAAGCAGAAGCAGGTAAAGGTAAAAATACAGATTGTATACTTAAACCAGTTTTTGTAAAACAAGACCCCTTTAGAGGTGGAAACCATTTATTGGTTTTTTGTGAGGTAATGAATCCTGATGGTACACCACATAAAAGTAATACTAGGTATAAATTAAGTCAGTTTATTTTGGAAAATAAAAACATTGAGAGTAATGTTTGGTTTGGTTGGGAACAAGAATATACGTTAACCCATAAACCATCAATGCCTTTTGGGGAAGGTGTAGGGTTACCTCTAGGTTTTACTAGTGACCTCTCTAGATTACCTAGACCACAGGGGGACTATTATTGTGGTATCGGTTCAGATACAGTTGTTGGTCGTAAAATTGTTGAGGAACACATGGAAAAATGTTTAGAAATAGGTTTAGAGGTTTCTGGTATTAATGCCGAAGTTCTTTTAGGTCAATGGGAGTATCAAATCGGACCTGTGGCACCATTAAATGGTTCAGACCAATTGTGGGTTTCTAGATATATTTTAGACCGTGTGGCAGAAGAAAACGATGTAAACGTATCTTTACACCCAAAACCACTAAAAGGTGATTGGAACGGTTCAGGATGTCATGTTAATTTTTCAACAAAAGAAATGCGTGAAGAAGGTGGTTTGAAGATAATTGAGGATACCATGGAAAAACTCAAAAATAATCATGAAGAACACATTAAAGTTTATGGTTTACATAACAATGAAAGATTAAGTGGTGAACACGAAACATCTAGTATTCACGATTTTAGTTATGGATATAGTACAAGAGACACAAGTATTAGAATTCCAGCTCAAGCAATAATTGACGGATGTGGTTATTTTGAAGATAGAAGACCGGCGTCAAATTGTGACCCTTATATGGTTTCTTTAAGAATGTTAGATACCGTGTATAACACAGTGGCAGAAACAATTCAATAATGAAAAGAGGTAAAGAAATGAGAGTAGAAACCCCATACCAATATAACGTAATATCGGGTACAGTAGATAACAAAGAACCTAAATCTATTTATATCCAAATATCCGCGTGGGGAAAACCTAAAGAGTATGGTTTAGAAAATTACGATAATATCATTAAGAAAAAATCAAAAAGAGTAAAAAGTAAGTTGTTTGAAATTTTAAACGATACCGAATTCCACAAAACAAAATCAATAGTAGATTTTAATATGGCTTCATCAGGTATTAATTTTGATAAAAGAAGTTTTATGTCGGTTGAAATAACTTTATTTAAAAAAGAACCATTTTTACCTATAAATTCAGATGAGATGAAACCAATGATTGAGTCCATATCTCAAAAAATAATATCAGATGTCTTTGAAAAAGACGAAACTTTTGAATTTTATAAAACAAAAAAATAAAAAGGAGGGGTAGTAACCCCTCTTTTTTTGCTCCAAAGATTAATATAGCATATTTATAAGAAAAAGTATAAATATGAAAATATTAAAACCAGGTGAAGAAGGTACAGGTTTTTTAGTTGAATATGATTCAGGGTATATTAAACCTGAATTAACTTGCAAAGATGGCGTTTGTTCAAACGTTAATTTAATTAGAGAATTTAAGTCTGGAATGAATTTCACTATGGACGGGCCTTTACCTGAAAAAATTGAAATATATGCCGTACTACAAAAGTGGGGTGTAGAAAATAAAAACGGTAGGGTCTACCCTAAAGATATCTTAGAAAGAGAAGCTAAAAGATACCAAGAGTTTATCAAAATGGGTACTTCTTTGGGTGAATTAAACCACCCAGAATCATCTATTATTGATGGTGAAAGGGTATCACATATGGTAACTGAATTATGGTGGGAAGGCAAAACTCTAATGGGTACATTAGAATTAGATACAACACCAGGATATCATAAAATGGGAATTATTTCATCAGTTGGTGATAAAGTTCTTAATATGATTAGAAAAGGTTGGACCGTAGGTATCTCATCTAGAGGTGTAGGTTCACTTAAAAATGAAGGTGGTAAGAATGTAGTTCAAGATGACTTTGAGTTAATCTGTTGGGATATTGTAACTTCACCATCAACTCCAGGTTCTTGGATTTCTTCTGATAAGAATGACCTTAAACCTTATACGGAATCTACTAATAAAAAAATGGATTTATTAAATAGTAGTTCAAATATAATAGCAGATAACCTATATTTATCTGAAAATGAATCTAAATTATTAAACAATTTAAATAAATTTTTACTATAAAAAATAAAAGCGCGCAGCAGCTAGCTTAAGCTAAAAGCAAAGCAGCAAAAATAAATAAAATAAAATTAATATGAAAAAAGTAATTAAATTAAACGAAGCTGATTTGGAAAAATTAGTTCAAAAAATTATTAGAGAAGAAGGTGAACAAGGAGGTCAGGAAATGTCACAAGGTTCAGAAGCAAAAACTGGAAAAGTGTTAGACTCAACAGTTTTTAATCAGTTGCTTACAACATTAAAATCTAAATCAGCTGACGAACAAGTTAATATTATAATGACATTATTAAAACAAATGGATTTAAAAGGTGGTTTTGGTGTGAAATTTAAACAAGCTTTAAAAACTTTAAGTTAATGAATATTCGTAAAATTATAAAAGAAGAATTACTTAAGGAAGTTGGTGGGTATGATGATAAAAATATCATGTCTATTCATGCCGGAGTTTCTATGACTACTTTAGCTAACGTATATAATGACTTAACACTCGTTATCGAAGGTTTAGCTAATGCTGTGGTGGATGGACATTCAAAGAATGATTTTATAAGTTATTTAAGTGAAACTTCTGAAGTTATTGGTTCTCTTATCAAAGAGGTTGAAACCGTTATAAACGAATTTACTGAAGACGATTTAATTAGAGATGCTAGAAGCATGATTAAAAAACTAAACACTTTCAAGAGAAGAGTAGATGTTCTTTCTAATTTTTCAGACGCTATGGGTAATGATGAAGTTTTCACCGAAAAAATAAAACAATTATTAATTGATTTATTACCTTCTTTACATAAGTTTGGTGAACAATTACAAATTACTGGTCATGAGTTTAAACATAGATTGGCTGGTCATGGTAGAAGTTCTTTTGGTTCAGGATTTAGTGATAATTAATACTTCACTATTTAATTTATTATCCTTATCATTAATACGTAAATAAATTATTAATTTAAAAAGTATTAAAAATGGGAGACCAAGTAACAAATTTTTTCCTTATCAAGGTTGAATTCGAAGATGTAAACGAAGAAACAGGAAAAATAAAAAAAATCAAAACACAGTATCTTGTTGATGCAATGACTTGTACTGAAGCTGAAGCAAGAACTCACAAGTACCTAGATGGTACGGTATTAGACTACGAGATTGTATCGGCTGTTAAATCATCAATTGAGGATGTAATTCGGGTAGAAGTTACAGCTTAATTAAATAAAGACTCAGAAATGGGTCTTTTTTTTGTACCTAGTATTTAATCTTGGTATTCTTTAGGTAATCCCATTCTATCAGCTAATTTTTTAAATAAACCCGAATGTTCATCACTTTGTGGTAAATCTTCCCCAACGGACGCATGTATTAATTCATGTACTATAATCCATTTTAGATATTCCTTATCTTTTAAAGCCTTTTCTTTAATACCCATCTCTGCGTTTTCACCATTTTTAGGATGATTAAAACCAGCTATTTTCCCTTTTTTAATAGAGTTATCTATATTAATCTCTATGTTAGGTAGGGTTAATTCTTTGCCTGTTATCTCCCGATAAACATTTTTTAATTTTTTTTCTATAGAAGATTTTAAGAATTTGATTTCTTCTAAATCCCCATTTTTTTCTGTTAAATGAGGTTTTTCAATTCTTTCACTTAGAATTTGATTTACAATGTCGGACATAAGATACTTCATACAATAATAAATATCAATTGTTTTTAAATAATCTTTTTAAAAAAATCAATCTTTTCCACATTTAATACATATTTATTTGAGAAACTAGCGTTTTAAAGCGCTATTTTTTCATAATAACAGTTTAAAAAAACAAAAAAAATGGCTGAAACAAGAAAGTCTATCATCGATGAAGCTTTTATGGAAGCGGAGCACATAGACAATGCTTTCAAAGCCAACGCGAAAGAAATACTAGCTCATACAATGAGTCTAGAAATTGAGGAAATGGTAAAAGAATCTCTAGGAGATTGGAGTGGCTTAACAGAAGACGAAGATGAAGAGAATGTGGATTTAGAGTTAGACAATGACTCTGATGTAGCCGGCTTAGGTGCTGGTAACGATGAAGAATTCGACTTTGACAGTTTAGATTTAGATGACGAGGACGATGATGACGACCTTGATGGTTTAGATTTAGATGACGAGGACGATGATGATGTAGATGTTGTAGACCTTACGGGTGAGGAAGATATCGAGAAAGTAGTTAATGTGTTCAAAAAAATGAGCCCAGAAGATGAAATCGAGGTTGTTCAAGACGGAGGTAACATTGAAATCAAAGATAACGCAACTGGTGCTGAGTACAGAATAGAACTTGGTGGTTCTGACGACACTGAAATGTTTGATGATGAAGAAGACATGTTTGATGATGAAGAAGATATGTTTGATGATGAAGAAAACGAAGATGATGAAGCCTTTAATAGAATGGGTGAAGAAGTTATCTACGAAATTCATTTATCTGAAGATGAAGAAGGTGATGATGATGAATACATGTCTGATAAATACATGTCTGATAAATCTAAGGATGAAGATGGTGAAATGGAAGAAGGTAGAATGCCTCGTACATTATCTAAAGCTGGAAAAGTTGGGAATCGTAAATCATCTGACATGAACTCAAACCGTGAAAAATTAGGTATGAGAGAATCAACAACACCAAGAGTTACACAGTTAATGACTGAAAACAAAGTTCTAAAAAACAAAGTTAGTTCTATCAATTCTGAAAATAAGAGTTTAACAGAAGACTATAACAAAATGGTCGACGCTCTTAAAGAGTTCAGAAATAAATTAAATGAGGTAGCTATCTTTAATAGCAACCTTACATACACAGTAAGATTGTTTACTGAACACTCAACTACTAAAGACGAGAAGGTGGATATCATCAAAAGATTTGATGAGGCAAAAACTCTTAAAGAATCTAAAAATATCTACAAAAATTTAGTTAAAGAAATTTCTAAAACTAAAGCTCCAATCAAAGAATCTATTGAAAATAAATTCAATGATACTAAAAGTAGTGGTTCATCAACACAAATTACTGAATCAAAAGTTTATGTAGACCCCCAACTAGAAAATATGAAAAGATTGTGGGAATACGAATATAAACACTAAAATAATAATAAAATAAAAAACAAAAAAAAAATGGGATATTTATTAAAATCTGGAGAGGTTGGTAATATCGGATTAAAGCACCAAAAAGCTATCCGTGAGGCAACTGTAAACAAATGGAATGACCTTGGGTTCTTAGAAGGACTTACAGGACATGTACGTGAGAATATGGCTTTGTTGTATGAAAACCAAGCATCTGTTCTTATCAATGAGACTGACACATCGGGTGGTGCATCTACTGGTTCTTTTGAAACTGTAGTTTTCCCTATCGTAAGACGTGTATTCTCTAAATTATTAGCTAACGACATCGTGTCTGTACAAGCGTTGAACTTACCTATCGGTAAATTGTTCTACTTTGTACCTAAGATTTCTGAAAGAATCGAAGCTACTGAAGGTGAAAGCACAGTTTATAAGCACGGTGAACCAATCGTTACACCTTGTCTTTCTGTAGATAACGCAACTTGTCCTGAGACTACATATGTAGAATGTGCTAAAAATCTTTACGATAGATTTTACAATGATGGTTTATATGACCAATCAAAAGGTAAAATCACTTTAGTTGTTACTAACGGTGTACCAGTTATTTGGACATCTTGTACAACAGGTAACGAATTTACAGATGGTGTATCAGCTTTTGCTGGTGACGGTTCTGTTAGAACTCAAATCCTTGAATTAACAGGATTTAACAATAATGGTCAAGGTAGACTTTTAGGTCCTGATGGAAATGAAATGGATACTGAGGCTTTCTTAGCTTCTTTAGCTGTTACTGTCGGTGGTGGTAGTCTTAAAGATAAAGATGGTGAAGTTATTTACGCTCCAGGTGATGAAGTTCCTGTAAGAGTTGTAACACAAAGATATGGTAAAGGTATTGTTAATTATGGTGATATTTGTACTGGTGAAGGTATTATGTATCTTGAAGTAGATTTAACTCACCCTAAGTGTATTACTTGTTCATCAGGTACATTTGATGGTTATATCGGAGCTCAATCTGGTAATACATCTATCGTACCTGGAGTTGGTGTATCTACATTAGGTGGTGTTAGTTTTGTTATCACTTATAGACAATACGCTGACTTAGAAATGGAATCTCAAATGGGTGAAGTTTCTTTCGAATTAGATTCTGTAACGGTATCTGTAACTGAAAGAAAACTAAGAGCTACTTGGACTCCTGAATTAGCACAAGATGTTAGTGCATTCCACAACATCGACGCTGAAGCTGAATTGACAGCATTACTTTCTGAGCAAGTTGCGGCAGAAATTGACCGTGAAATCTTACGTGACTTACGTACAGGTGCAGCATGGCAATTACGTTGGGATTACAACGGATGGAAGAGACTACCTAACAACAACGGTTACACTCAAAAAGACTGGAACCAAACGTTAGTAACAGCTATCAACCAAATCTCAGCACAAATTCACAAAGCTACATTGAGAGGTGGAGCTAACTTCGTAGTTGTATCTTCTGAAGTATCTGCTGTTTTTGATGATTTAGAATACTTCCACGTATCTAACGCTTCTCCTGAGCAAGACCAATATAACATGGGTATCGAAAGAGTAGGTTCACTTTCAGGAAGATATACTATCTACCGTGACCCTTACGCACCAGCATACTCTGTATTGATTGGACACAAAGGAAAATCATTGTTAGACACAGGTTACATCTACGCACCGTATGTACCTCTACAATTAACACCTACAATGTACAATCCGTTTAACTTTGTACCTGTTAAAGGTATCATGACTCGTTACGCCAAAAAAATGGTGAACAACAGGTTTTACGGCCATATCCGTGTAGACGGTTTACGTACATTTGACGTAAGAGAATTAAGATAATAAATTCTTAAAACTATAATACTAAGAGGGACTTCGGTCCCTCTTTTTTTTTGTATTATTTACAATAATATATTTTATGGGTATATTTATATTATATGGGAAAAAAGAAAATTGAAATACCTGAAGATGTTTTATCAGAAATGATAAGATTATATAATGAAGACTATATTGGTACACCTTCATTATCTGATAGATTTGGTTATCATAAATCTATTATTTTAAGAAGTTTTAAAGATAAAGGTGTACAACTAGGTCCATCTGGCCGTAAATGGACTGGTGGTAAAGAAGAGGCAGCTAAAAAATATCACTCTAAACCTGAAGTTAAAAAAAGAAAAAGTGATAACCACAAAATATGGTCAGAAAAAAACCGTGAACATCTACGAGAATACCACACCAAATGGAGAGAAGAAAATCGTGAAGACTTAAATGAGTACAAACGTATCTACGAAAAAACAAAAAAAGATTCCGACCCATCATATCGATTGGCATGTTATACAAGAACAGCTGTTTACACTTGTTTAAAAGAAAGAGATGTAACAAAATATAAAAGTACTTTTGATTTATTACCTTATTCTTTGGAGGAATTAATCACCCATTTGGAATCCCAATTTAAAGAAGATATGACATGGGATAACTATGGTGAGTGGCATGTTGACCATATTAAACCTATGACTTCATTTAATATCCAATCACCTGAAGATAAATCTTTTCAAGAGTGTTGGTCGTTAAATAATTTACAACCTCTATGGGGTGTGGAAAATCTTTCCAAAGGTTCAAGATATTTATTAATATGAATCTACGTAAGATTATAAAAGAAGAGATTAATGATTTTGATTGGATTCCCAAAAAAAGTATTATAACCAATGAGTTTGATTTTGATGGGGAGTTAAATACTGACGAGGCTAATCAAAATTTTAAGAATGAAGTTAATGGGTATTATGCTATTTCAACACCAAAGGGTAAGGAATCTCCTGAAACAATAATAGCTTATGGACCTGTATTCTATATAAAACAAGTTTTAAGATATATTGATAGTTTAAACGACCCTTATTGGGGTGGCATGGATTTATATCTTGGGGTTGTTAAATACTCTAGGAAAGATAAAGATAACGTATTATCTTTAATAAAATATTATTAATATGAATCTTAAAAAAATCATAAAAGAAGAGGTTGACGAATTTGATTGGGCTCGTGAAATAGAACCAAAATGGGAACCCCAAGTCGGTGATAAATTTATTTGTAAACATGGTTTTAATAGGAATAGTATGTCAGATTATTATGGGGGTGCCGCATATGTGGAAGGAAAAGTCTATACTATATATAGAATTACACCCGACATTCATAATGATGATAATGTCATATTATGGGGTAAAGAAGATGAAGATAACAACGGTGTTTATAAAAGAGCCACTGAACTTTATTTTGAATCTCTAAGTGAATCTAAAGAAGATGATTTTGAATGGGCTAGAGGTGAGGTTATTTTTACAATTAATGATATTATTGGTAAAAAATGTACTTATAGAGAAAATAATTTAGTAGACCTAGAACAAGAGTATGAAATCTCCCAACTTAAAAGAGGTGACGTTGATTTGGGTCCCATTAGATATAATGATAAGTATTCTTATTGGGTGGTGACTAGATTAGAAGGTGATGATGCTTTTATTAATTTAGCTGATGGTACTGAATTAGATTATAAAATAGAAGAAATAGAACAATACGTTAATTTAGGTGTATGGGTTTTATTTGATGATAATGGTAATATTTTAAACGATTTTTATAAATAATACAAAAAAGGGAACTTCTCAGTCCCCCTTATTTTGTGATAGATAGGTATTATTCTTTAATACCTTTTTTGGTTGCCGCCTCTTTGTTTGTAGGGCCGTTCTCCAATTTGTCATTGATAATGGTCATAATCTCACTTCCAACCAAACTATAAACTTTATTTACGTTTTTCTTAGGGACAACACATATTTATATATAAATAATATTTTTTAAAAAATAAAAAAATGGCAGAAGAAATGCAAGAAATACAAGATGTATGTTTATGTTTTGAGGGAGATAAAGCACAAACACGAGTTGGTGGTGAATGGTTTGTTACGGCAGCGGATGTTAGTTTTTCTGGTTCCGTTCAGAGTGGTAAAATTCAATTTACTGGTGAACAATCAATGTCTGTAAAGGACAAGCCTGAATTTAATTTGGCTGTTAAACCTGGTGGGTACGAAAATGAGCTTATTAAATACCCTGGTAGTGTTTTAGACACACCAGATAAATTACCTTTACCTGTTGAAATTAGACAGTTAACACCACAACAAAAAGTAGATGTTATTAAACGAAATGCTAGAAGAATAAAAGATAATTTCCAACGAACTTTACAAAACCGTTTTGGTAGCCAAACATCAGTAATTAATAACACAAATACTTAATTATGGCAGTAGAAACAATAAAAGAAAAGATAAAAATAGGTCAATTATTAGATAAAAATAATAAACCTATTGAAATAAGTTCAAATTTTGAGAATGTAGTTTTAACCTTTAATGGGGTTAAAGTAATCAAAGAAAAAACTACTTACAGTGAGATTGTAAAAGCGACCACAGATAAAGATGGTTTTATATACCTTAATAACGAAGATGAAATTAAAAAAGTTAGTGAGGTGTTAAAAAAAGAAACAGTAACTTTTAATACATCAAGTATTTTTGGTTATGAGGATAGTATAAATATAGTGACTAAAGAAAATTTTGATTCAAAAAATTTAAAAATTGTTTTAACAATTAAATCTTATACACCCGAAGAAAAGGTTGATTTAATAATTAAAAACGCTAAAGCACTAAAAGAAAAAGTAGTAAAAGCTTTAGAGACACGTTTTAAACCGTCATTAGGGGAAGCAACACAAGCAACTCAATAATTTTTAAAAACAATAAAAAATAATAATTTAATAAAATAAAAAAAAATGAACTTTTATAAAAATACTAAACAATTTTACGCACTAGTCGGTAATAATGTTGCTGGTAACAGTAATCTAACTATAGATGAATTTTTAAACCAATTAGAAAATAAATATTCTAATGCTGGTTTAATCTTTAATTATTTAATAGATAGGGGTGTAAATGGTAATCTTCAAATTAAAGCATTATTAGCTAGACCTGAATATTTTTCTTTTATAGATAAATCTTTGACGTTGGCTAGTGCTACAGATACTACTGATTTTTACCAAAAGGTAGTTGAAGTCAATTCTCTTTACACAGAAGAAAATAAGTTTTCACTTTTAGCAAACGATGTTGAAGCTTTTGGTTATAGTGGTGGGACTTATGTATACACAACTTTATTAGAATCAAAAGAATCTGCTTTAATCCAAGATACTATTGCATTTAGTGGTGACGTTGCTGTTAAAAGTTACAGGTTAGTTGGTAGTGCATATTTAGATGACAGTACCGGATTTTATGTTTTACCTTTAGGTTTAATTACTATAGAAGGTGATTATATTGGGGCCAGTCTTTCTTCTGGTAAAAACACTGTGTCAGCACAAGACACACTTTTTGATAACGTTGTAACACCTTTAGCTCCTGGTTGTTTTGTTACTGACTCATCTAGTGGTGATTTTGAAGTGGCTCCTATTGCTTTCATATTTGCTGATAATACCTCTTTAGGTCCAAATGATTATGAGTTATACCTAGTAGTTGCGTCAATTAGTTTCTCTATTGGTAGTACGGTTGTGACTATTGACCAAGAATTTACTATTTCAACATTAACAAAAGATTTTAGTAACGTTAAAGCTAATTTTATTAATATATAATTTAATATTATTTAATTAAAAATAAAAAAGGGACTTATAAAAAGTCCCTTTTTTTTGGTATCATTCTTTAATACCTTTTTTAGATGCGGCCTCTTTGTTGGTAGGTCCGTTCTCCAATTTGTCATTGATAATGGTCATAATCTCACTTCCGACCAAACTATAAACTTTCATGGCGTTGCTAACGTTCATTTGTGTGTCAACAACATCCCACAATGTAATACCGTCTTGTTTGTTACGGTCATTGTGAAATGCTACTTTTGAGAAAATGTTATTACGAGCTTCACTATCTTTGACATTTTTATCAATCAAATACACTAGAACACCGTTCTCAGTATATTGTTTGAAGTATCTACCGTAGTTTTGGTCTTCACTTGCCACACACCACTTAGTTGCTTTACCATAAAGGTTTGAACTACGTGTTGAAAGTGGGAATATAACCAACCAACGGTCATCTTCATAAAGAACTTCGGTTTCTTTTTTCTTAACCTCAGAACGAGTTATTTTTTCTTTAGCCGTTTTTACAGCTTCGATAATATCTTGATTTGATTCGTAAGAATAGATATCTTTATTATCCAGTAAATTACGTTGTGAAAGGTCCTCAAAATCTTTGATTACCTCAAACATTTCTTTAAATGTTTCATTACGTAATTCATTATTAATCCAGTCTACCCATTCAGCGGTACATTTAATCATGAATGGTAGGTACTTGTTGGACTTACTTGGGTCCATTGAAGACAAAACCTCGATAACGTCTACTACGTAACTTGGATTTTGTACTTTTAAATCTTTAACTCTTGCCATATAAATTGTTTTTTTTTCTTAAACGTTAACACTACAAATATAAGTATCTTTTTTTAATCAATCAAAGGGTAAACCTAAAATTTTTCTTTTTTCTGGGATATTTATATAAAAACATTAAAATGAAAAAAATAATCAAACTTAACGAGCAAGATTTAGAGAGGTTAGTTAAAAAAGTTATTGCTGAAGAAGAGAATTCTTCACAAGGTAAAACTCCTGAAAAGAAGACAACAATGACAAAACACCCAGCTTATAGTGTTATTGATAAATTAGGTAGAGATTTGGAATCTTTAAAAACAGAATTTAAAGATGGTATCGCTGATGCTGTTTCTGGTTCTGACGGTTATCATAGTGAAATAGATACATTTTCTAGTGACTTTACAAAATTCATTGGTAAACTTGAGGATTTAAAGAAAAAAATTAATGATTACCAAGTTATTGATAATGCCAGACATAAAGAAATGAAAGAAAAACAAAAACAACAGGATAAGTACCAACAGCATATGAGGGTAAGAGAAGCCGGAAGAAATGGTTCAAATTATTCTTACTAATGAAAAGACGAGATAAACTAAAAGTAATTCAGGAAGCTAATCAAAGATTGGAAGAAAAGTTTTTAAATGAAAAAGCTATAGGTTTTCAAACTGCTGGTGATAATAGAGATAAGGACACAAATTCAGAAAGAGGTAAATTAGGATTTAAACCATCTAAAGACCTTGAAGATAAAATCATTAGTTTAATGATTAAATTAAAAGCTATGGCTGAAAAAGGTGAATCTGGTGAAAAAGATACCGCTATGAAAAAACTTAATGACTTAGCTAAAAAATACGGGATAAGTACAAAAAACCTTGGTGAAAAAAGTTCTAAGGTTGGGTTTAAATTCTCTTGGGAAAATGGTGACTATGACATAGAGGATATCACTAAAGAAGTTAATAAATTAAATTAATAAAAAAAAGGTCTGATTTCTCAGACCTTTTTTATTTAACACCAATCTTTTTCAGAAACAATTTCAAATTGTATGATATCGTGGTAAGTTCTAATTTCACTACCTGATTCTAATTTAAACTCTAAATAATAATCATTAGGTATAAACCAAGAAGTATCAATTAAAAAGAAGTTACTATCTTCAGTTCTATTTAATTCACCCCAAGGAAGATATTCTATTTGTGTTTCACCTTCTTTAATGTATATTCTATAATACATTTTATCAACAGGTTTATAATCAGATGTATAAGGTATTGTAGCCTGAACCTCAACTCTTCTAGTATCACCACGTTTTATTTTTTCTTTACGTTGTATTCCATTAAAAGAAAAATGATAGTCATATATTGATATGTTTTTACCATTACCAACGCCTCTACCACTTCTATCATTAGAACCAATATTATAATAAGAATTTTTTTCTTGAATAATGAAGTCTAACTCAATATCACCTACGTTATTACCGTTTATAGTTACATTTTCCCAAACATCTCTAAACTGAACATTACCACAGTAACCATTAACAGGGTCACTAGATACGTTTAATTCAACATAATAAACACCTGTAGTTGTTTGTTTTATATCTATAGCCGGTATTATCTGATATACGTTATCATTTTGGTCGTATATACTAACAGAATCTATGGTAGCGTTAACTCTTTCACCACCAGCATTAACAAATAGATAAAGTCTGTTTGTTTTATCTAAATAAAATTCACATCTATCATCTTTTATTAAATCATTATATACACTCTCCATAAAAGGTTCATAAACTGTTTGGGTTTCTCTAGAGAAAAATCCTACATAACAAAAAGATTCTTGTGGAGCTGATTCTAAACCTGGTGAAAAAGCTACACCCATTGTACAAGCAGTAACACTATTTAAAATTAAACCATTAACATAGTTAGTAACGTCTACACAAAAGTTTTCATTTCCCTTATCAAAGTGTTGTTCACCTTTAACTAAGTTGGTTGTTGTTCCTGTGTATCCTGTTGATGAACCTGGCCACCACATAGTAGGGTCTATATAAACACCTTGTTGGTACCAAGATGTAAACCCTACACGTTCAACCCAGTTTGCTGGTGATTCACAATATACTTGGTCACCCGTATCACAAGTTAGGTAAGTTGTTGGTACATAATCATATCCATTACCCTCATCCCAAAATTCAGGTACTTCAAAAAGTATTAAATCAAAACTTGTAGCTCTAGATACTTCACCACAAGAACTTGAAACTGTTTTACAATACAATTCCCTGTCAAAACAAGATGTATTTGTTAAATTAATTTTATGTGTTAGATTAGATAAATTATACTCACCACTCGCAACTTTAGATATTAATTCAGTCAAATCCAAATTAAAAATATATCTAGTATAAATTAAGTCATTTACATTATTAGACCCCCCATGAAATAACTCTACTATTGGGTTTCTGCCTGTATTGACACAAGAATTTCTTATAATTACAGTATCTTTATCAAAGTAAGTTCTGTATATACTCATTAGTTTTTATTTACTAATAAATATCTAAAAAAAAGATATAATTTTAGAAAACTTTTATTTTGTTAATAGGAGGTATTTCAACATCACTATTATTAATACCATTAGCAACAAGATAAGATAATAATGCTGTCACAACTTGTTGATAAGCTAATAATTGATTTCCTCCCCTACCTTCTAGTTTAGTTATTATTTCACCAGACGCATTATTAATAATATCAAATTCAACTAAACATTCATTATCATCACAATTCCTGACTGCATTTATACTAATTAAAGGTGAATTAATTTCGTCAACCCTTTGTATTTCAGAATTAACCCTAACTTCAGCTTCATTAGGTAATATGGTTGCTTGTTTATTTACCGTTGATTTTGTTTTATTATTTTCAAAATCACCACCAGCAAAAATATTTCTACTATTTAATCTAGGTAATTCTTCGGTCATCCATCTTTGTAATTCAATATAAGCGGGTTCTTCTGGATATTGCGGTAATTTATGATAAGAGTGGGTGTGTGATTTAGCCCAATTAAATAACTTTTCAATAAAATCTTTTAATATATCACCATAAACTAATGGGTGTAATTTATCTTCTAAAGAAAATTCTTCTTCATCAGTAAAATAAGGATTAACAATTGATGAGTTATTGTCTCTACCAATTAAATAAATCTTATTACTAACCATATTAATATCAGTCCTAGTCTCTGAAAATTTTTCTTGTTGTAATATTTTTTTAAAAAAAGTATCAGTAGTAGCATTTATATCTATATTAGTACTGTATTTACCCGGATTTATTGTTTTTAATTGTATATAGGCAGGGTTCACTTCATTTCTAACCGTAGGTTGGTCTGGTAGGAACTTTGCTGCTCTAATCAAAACTTCTGAAGGTTTAAAAATTATATCAGAGTTGTCACGTCCTTGTATTGCAATCTCATCTACATTAGGGTAAACACCTTGAGCGGTAACAATTTTTTTTATTGATTTCTCATAAGTTAATGGAAAATCAGGTCTACCTCTTTTAGCATCGGGAAAATCTAATGATTCTTTTAACTTATCACCTAATTGTGGTATTAAAGGTCCGACATATTCTCTGACAGCTTGGTCATTTTTACTATCGTATAAAATTATTTTAGCCGTTTCACCTACTTTTGGGATTATGTTTATATGTAAAGGTAAAAAAGGAAAACAGACTAAAGGGTCAAACTTTGACCATGGTGTGGGTGGGGTATCTTCAGGTTTATCATCAAAACCTTTTATCTTCACCCTAATTCTACCCGCAGCTACAGGGTCATTAACATCAATAACAATACCTAAGTGTATTATTTTCTGTTGATTTCTTGATTTTATCGAACCGTCACCACGTGCCCCTTCTCCTAGGGATTCATTTCTTTCAGACATCTACACCTCTATTTTTTAATTCCTCATTAATTGAGTTATAAACCTTTTCTATATTTTTCATATGGTCATATTTTTTTATAGTTTCTTCCTTAACTCTATAAAAATCCTGACCCAATTTAAATCTAAGTTCCAATAGTTGTGTATTACTCTTTTTATCCAACCCCTTCATAATTAAAACATTTGCCCATGACCACATGAAGTGTTTATTGTAGTACCAAAAACTTGTATAGGACCTCCCGCATTACCACCAGTAGCCTGTAATTGTGTACCAGCTTTTGTACACACATCAATTCTAGCGTCTTCAGTTAAAGCTTTAACAATTTCTTCCATCCTTATTTTTTCCATTACCTCATCAGGTGATACTTGACCCCCAGGTAATGGACCAACAGGTAAACCTGCTTCAGATTTTCTTTGGATGATTCTTGCCGCAATTTTATCGGGACTCATGCCAGGTTTTAAACTACCCGTGTACGCTAATATATTTGAATCAATTAAATTTGTTGTTGGTATATTCGGTACTTTAAATAAATTTTTTATTGCATTTAAAACAGAACGTGAACTTTTAAAATTTATTTGACCAATTTTTTCTGATTCCCTACATTTATTTTTATTACTCATACAATTTAAACGTTATTAGCACCACTTATTTGTGGTTCAGGTACACCACTTATTAACCCTGAGTCTTCTGAAGCAGCTAATTTAGCTTTAGCGTAACTTTTGATTATTTTTATTTTCTTTTCTGCTATTTTCTTAAGTATTTTTTTAACCATTTTAGCAATAAGTTTTAATATTTCAGGTTTTAACCATACCTGAAAAGTTATTTTTACTAAAACAGCTAAAGATTCTCTAGCTATGTATTCAACAAATACTCTATTATTTATAACAAAATCAAAACTAGTATTTTGTGTAGTATTTACCGCTGTTGTTATATACCCCGAAAGGTTATAAATCCCCACAACGGTTGGTTTCATAACAGAATTTTTTACAAGAATTTTTGGTAATTCTAATAAGATGTCCCAATTAAATTTTTTCTTAATTGCTTCACTATTTCTTGGTGAATTCTTTGCAGCAATATCTTCTATTGAATTTAATAATTGTATTGTTTTTCTTTCTTGTAATTGTGCGTTGTTGTTGTTATTTTTTATATCGTCTAAAAAACCCACTAATAAAGGTGTGTTGTCATTTAAATCAAATTCAAAAATACCACAACCTAAATCTATGTTCGTTACACCCAATTTTCTTTCTCTTGCTCTTCTTTCTATTTCTTCTAAATCTTCATTATTAAAACTAAAAAAAGAATTATCGTAAACTATTTCATCATAACATGGGTCTGTATCTAAAATTTTGTCTATAATTTTATTAGTTTTTTCTTCATTAATTAATTGTTCTACAGTTGTGTCTGTTTGTGAAGAAATAAGACCAAAAAAGAAATCTAATAATGTTGCCATAAATTTTTCTTTACTAAATAATTCTACACTTGCAAAAAAATCTAATAAAAAATCACCAAAATTTTTATCATCATAATTTTGATTTACTTTAAAATCTATTTGATTGTTTTGTGTACCCCCAGAAAAATATGTTAAATCTATTAATGGACCATTAGGTCCTTGCCAAACATTAAGGGTGTTTGGTGTTCTTACTGTATCGTATATAAACTTATCAAAATCTTTTGATGAATCACCCAATAAAAATGATGCCATACCACCAGCGTTGGGGTCCATTTTAAATAGATTATTATAATCTATATCAGCTAAATTCATTAACATATTAGCTCCTGATGGCATCACAAAATCAGAACCACAATTAAACGTGGCTTTAATACCCAAAATCAAAGCTTCTTTTAATATTTTAATAAATTCAGGTAAAAATTTAATTAATATTTTTTTTACAATTGTTTTCCATTTTGGTTCTTCTTCGGGTTCTTCTTCGGGTTTTTCTTCCTTTTTTTTTTGTAAAAGTTTTCCGTTACCTGGGAGTTTAAAATCAAAACCACGTTCCACGTTTTTTTCTTTTTCCTTTTCCTCTTTTTCGGCTTCTCTTTTTTCTTTTTTATCATTAGAAACAATAGTCAACAACTCTAATAAAAAAGGTAATATGTTTTTTGAATTGCTATTAGCAGAGTCAAAAGAAGAGGTACTTTTTGAATCGGGTATATCATTAAGCGTCTTAATGATACCAACCTCTTCAAATACACTTTTTTTATCATTTTTGTAACTCATATTATTCTTTTTCTTTTGTAAACATATCTCTTAATAACTCCATGTCTTCGGGAGTTAATGAACCATCTGATTTAGATTCAGTTCCCTCACCTTTAAAAATTAAAGTACCCATTAATTTAACTATTGAAAGTTTTTTATCTATGGTACTATCAACTAATTTTAATAAGTCAGTGTTTGCTTTGTTTAGATTAACTAAATCATGCATATCCTCAACTTCAACTTTCTTTTTGTTTTCGTTGATTTGTCTTATAGCGGTACTACGTTGTTCAACAAGTTCGTTATATGCTTCTTGTGCCACACCTAAAAAACTATCTGTACTTAACTTAATTTCTTTTTTCTTTGGCCTACTCATAATCTTTTTTTTATAAATATCCTTTTTATATAATTTTAAAAAGAATCATCTCTTAAAACATTGTAAATGACCCTATATCTTTTCATGCCATTTCTAATGTCTTTAGTATTAAGAGATGTCATTTCTCTCATATAATATAAAATAAGGTTTTTATTGAATTTATTTTTACCAGGAACATTATCATCATCAAAAAGATTTTCCCATTCATCTAAAATAGAAGTTAGGGCCTTACCGACTTTAATTTCATTTTCGTTTAAAACTTTATTTTCCATTTCTTTTTTAATGCTAGTAGAAATGCTTCCGATTAAATCACCCAAATTTGGTTTTGGGTCATCGATATAATAAGCCATGTTTTCGTCCTCCTCAATCATAGGAGCAACGTCATCGTAACTTAAATTTTGTTTAAGTCTTTTATCCCCCTTTATCATTTGACCTAAGAGGTAGTGTTTACACACAGTCCCATAATAAGAGTAAGATTTTTTATTTCTTGACGGCTTAAATTTATGAAACTTAATGTGTAAAAAACTAAGTGTATCGGCATGAAGGTCATCAAACTCCATTGTTTTAGAATAGAGTTTGTACCTTCTAATAATGCTTTCAACCATTTTATCTAACGGGGCCTTGAGCTGTTTACTGTAGATTCTATTTCTAAGTGTGTCTTCTTCCGTTGTGCCAGTCCATCTATACCCGTCTTGTGTAGTCGGGTCTTTAATTAATTCTCCAAGTTCAAGATAATTCTTTACTGCTTCTTCTTCTTCCGGACCAAAGTAAGGTTTCTTTTTAGGTTTCCTACCCCTTTTCTTTGGTTCTTCTATCATTTAGACTGTTTGTTCTTCTGCGTTATAAGTTAGACCTCTGTCTTGTTTAAAATAACATTCCTTTTTAGCAGTATTAAACCACCATCTAGCTTCAAGAGGGTCAATTTTATTTACACCATTATAGTATTCAAAAAACAAAGAAGAAGGTCTCATATTTGTTTTTTTGTAACCAATCTTAGGGATAGTCATAATTTTTTTATCGTAGTAAGTCATTCTTAAGAAGAACTCATACACAAATTGTAGTCTAATACTAGATTTCAATTTACCTACAGATTCAAAAGATTCTTTTCTGTAAACTCCACCAGAGATTTGGAAACTTGGGTAGTTCAATAAAGCGTCATTATCTAAGAAACCAATCTTGTCTGAAAAATCTTTTGCCCATACAGGTTCATTTGTAAAATGTAAAAATCTACCTTCAACATTAGCGTCTAAAACAATAGGTAAAAATGCGTCTACATCATCATAATAGTTTGCGTATTGGTAAAAATTACTAAACCAAATTTTAGAATATTCATCATCCATTTCTAGAATACTAAACCACTCTGTTTCTACTTGTGAAACACCGTAGTTAATTTGTGAACAAAAATCAGTTTCACCATCATTTTCAACAATAGTTAAAATATCTTTAATTTTTTCATCATAAGAATATTCTTCCACTGTTGTTTTTGCTTCACTACCTTTTGGTACTACAATAATAACTTTTGTAGGTAATTCTTTTTGTTCTCTAAGACTAGCCATAGCTTTAGCAAAGTAGTCTTTCTCCTCTTCATTAATTTTATGTACAGGTACAATAACTGTTACTTTATTATCCATTTGTTTCTTCTGTTTTAGTTTCTGTTATTACTTCTGGTTCAACAAATTGTGTCAAACTAGATTTAAATTCCTCAATAGCTTTATTAGTTAACTTTTCAAAATAATTTTTGATTGTTTCTTTTTGTTCTTCAGGAGTATATTTTTTGTTAGTTTCTTCCATTTCAGTGTACAATTCTTGTGGTTCTAAATCTTCCAACCAAGCTTGAACGTAGTTACCTAAAATATCTACAATATTGTTAACATTGTTAGTCCACATTCCGTTTCTATCTGTCATCCATTCAGGTACCATGTTAGGAACTTTACCAATAACAGGTACACCACATCTCATAGATTCTAATGGGAAAGTACCAAAGCCTGAAATATCGTCAACCCAAATAGATACACAAGATTCAGCTAAATTTTCAGCAAATTTTTCTCTAGACATACCTCTTAAATCTCTAAAAGAAACCCATTTTAAGTGTGGGTATTTAATGTAAAAAGCCTTAAAGATTTTTAGAGTATCTCTTTGGTCTCTAGTGTTAATCGTTACAATAGGTTTTCTAGGTTCTTCCGATTTTTTAAAGTAACTTGGGATTGAAATTGATGTTGAATCAACTTCGATTGTTGGGTTATTGAACAGGGTGTTAATGTATTCTTTTTGGTTTGCTGATGTTGTAATAACATCTCTTACTTTATAGTCAGCCCAAGTTTTACCTGGTTCTAACATCTCAAAAATATAATCATATGCCTGTGACATAATCATTTTTCTACATGGTAATCCTTTAATTTGTTCTAATACATTAGCAAAAATTTCAGGGATGATTACAAAATCACTACCACCAACTTTTAATTCGTTTCTTTCGATAGAAAGGTGTGGTAAATTACCATACTCTTCACCTAACCAAGAATTAACACTAGTATAATCATTTTTTTCATGTAAGATATAAGCTCTATATCCTAGTTCAGTTAAAACTTTTACGTGTTCATAAACGTTTGCTACTCCAGCCGTAGGAGCTCCTTTTGTGTCCATCGTAAAGAAATAAATACCAAAATCTTTTTTTGATAGTTTTTCGATGTTAGACTCAATTTGTTTTACAATTTCTAATTTTTCCATATTAGCTTCTGTTTTTTTTTATTAATTTATATTTTATTAGTGTATTAAATGAAAGTCTGAACGGTATTGATAGTTGTTCACCTAATTTGGTGATTCCCATACCCTCATCAACAATCCCATTTTCGTTTAATATTGATTCAATCATTGCTTTAGTTAAATCCCATTTAGTCATATCGACCATTGGACCTTGTAAATCAATGGGTTCTTCTTCCCCTTCACCTTTTGGGTTTTTTTCTTTAGTCAACAAGTCCTCAAAACTTTTAGACTCTTCTTCGTCTATTTTTACAAAATCAGAAATTGATTTTAAATCAAAATAGTACTCTTCTCCAGCTATGTCAAATAATTCCATAGTTAATTATTAATAATAAAATTTTAGATGTAAACCATTATAAGGACCATTCTCCCTCACCACCCAATAAAATATTTTGAATATCTTTTAGTGTGGTAGAATCAATTTCTTTAATTGACTTAATATTAATATTAGATTGTACTAATAGTGTATTAAATTCTTTCTCTATTTTAACACAAACTTTTTTACTTGGTTTTGAATTGATTATTTCTGGGTGGTCCGTAATCATCACGTCAACGTAATCCCATACTTTATTATATTCTGTAACAAATTTTATGTTAGGACAAGTGCATCTTGTTTTTGATAGAAAAAATAAAGTAGACGGAATAACTAACCCACCTTCTCTAGTTATGATAATAAATTCGTGTTGTGGATTATCTATAATTAATTTATTTAATGTCTCTACAGCAGAATTAACAACCTCATTTGCGTACCCAAAAATCTCTAATGTACATTTTTCATACATAAATTCTTCTAATGTAACTTGTTTTTTGACCGTAACTAATTTTGTATCTTCCTCTGATTCAAGAAAAGAATCTTCATTAAAGTCAGGATTAAATTCTAATTCAGCTTGTTTAACTTCTTCTTCAGGAAACTTAATCCAATTTTCTAAATCATAGTCTTTAACCTCAATCGGTTCATTGTCTTCGTCAGCAAAATATTTTTGGAATGTGTTTTCTATTTGCCCAAAATAATCTCTTAATACATTATCTATTGATACCCCTATCTTCATCTTCTACAACTTTATAAATTTTTAGTAATTCTTTTTTTGTTAATTTTTTTACTTCACTAAAATATTCTATAGATTCTTCCAGTGAGTCAGATTTAAATTTATTTATGGCTTCACCATTTTTATTTATTAATTTAAAAGTTTTCATAATTAATTTTTTCTTTTGGTGTTTGGTATTCTTCCCTCGGCAAGAGCCTTTTCGTAGTTATCAATAATCTTAATAAGTAATGGGTCTCTAACAATATCATTTCTATCAAACTTAAAGTGAAACATTTGGTCATCTTCACCTAAAATTTCTTTAACAAAAAAGTCTAAAGCCACATACTTTTCATTGATGTCGTTTTGTCTTGAATCTCCAATAATAGTAATTTTAGAACCTTCACCAAAACGAGTAATTGTTGTCATTAATTGTTTAATGTCAGCGTTTTGCATTTCATCACAGATAATATATGAGTGTTTAAAAGTACGACCCCTCATGTAAGCAATGGGTTCAAATTTAATAGTGCCGTTGTCAATTAACATTTTAAGTGTTCTACCGTCCATCATCTCAATTAAATTATCTAAAAAAGATTCCATAAATGGTTGTACTTTATCTTTTTCAGAACCAGGTAAAAACCCTAAGTCTTCACCAGAAGTCTCAAGAGGCTTCACTAAAACTATTCTTTTAACTTCACCCTTTTGTAATGCTTTAACTGCTGCCCAACAAGCGGTAAATGTTTTAGATGTTCCTGGAGGGCCGACAATTGTAGAGATTCTAGAATCTTTTATACCATTAAAAAGTTCGTATTGTTTTTCTGATAATTTAACATTTTTATAGGAACCAAATTCTTTATTAATTGATTCGTTGTTTAAATACTCATCATAAACCTCTTGTGTATTAATTTTACGTTTTTTTTGATTTGTCATAAAAAATTATATTAAATTTTTGGAAAAAGTATATGATTACTTCCTAATTTTATTATAGTTACCCTCAAACCATTCTATAGTTTCTTTTAAACCTTCATATAAAGGTGTGAATTTAAAATTTGGTAAATAATTTTTAATTTTACTATTGTCGCTTGGTTTTCTAAATTGTCCGTCTGGTTTTGAGGTATCCCATATAACCTCACCCTTAAAATTCATAATTTCAACAATTACGTCAACAATTTCTTTAATCGATATTTCTTCGGATGTCGATAAAATTATTGGTTCGTTTTCAGTGTAATTATTTAAAACCCATTCAGATAAAATGGCAACATCTTTATTGTATATAAATTCCCTTAATGGTTTACCTGAACCCCATATAGTTAAAGGTGTTTTAGTTTCTCTAGCAATATAACATTTATGTATTATGGAAGGAATTACATGTCCGTTTTCAATATCAAAATTATCATTTATACCATATATGTTTGTTGGTATAACTGATTTATAATTTAATCCATATTGTTCTTTGTAAGCTCTTATTTGAATGTCAGCCATTCTTTTAGAGTAAGCGTAAGCATCATTAGAAAAATGTGGTGGACCTAAATGTATTTTATTCTCTGTTAAGGGATACTCAACGTTGTCAGGAAAAACACATGTTGAAAGGAAAACAACTAAATCTTTTATGTTGTGTTTTCTACATGATTCAATAACATTTGTATTTATCATGATGTTATCATAAAAAAATTCTCCCTTATATCTCATGTTTCCACCAACGCCACCTACTTTAGCTGCGGTATGGATAACCTTATCAACAACAAATTCTTTTTGTATTTCTTTATTTGTATAAAAAGAAAAAATTTCGTCAACAGATTTTTGGTCTCTTAAATCACAAACTTTAGAATTTAAGGCAATTAAATTACCTTTAAACTGTGAACCCACCAAGCCACTTTGTCCTGTAACTAATAATCTACCCATTAAACATTTCTATTTCTCATAATACCTAGCATTACCTCTGATGGTATGTCTAATATATTTTGTTCTATTTCATTCTCTTCTACTTTATAATGTTCTAACCAATATTCAATCATTTCATCTAACATTGTCTCAAAAGTATATTTTGGGTCCCAATTTAACTCATCTCTTAACTTACTTGAATCCCCCTTTAAATCATGTAATTCTTCAGGTCTAAAATGTTTATCATCAATAACAACATATTTTCTAAAATCCAAGTTTAATTTGGAAAATGTGTATTCACATAATTCTTTTACTGAATGTGAAACACCTGTAGAACATACATAATCATCTGGTTTATCAGATTGTAACATTAACCACATAGCTTCTACATAATCTTTTGCGTGACCCCAATCTCTGGTAGCATCAAGATTACCTAAATGTAAATTATTTTGTAATCCTAATTTAATTCTAACTGCAGCTTTAACAACTTTATTAGTTACAAAATTAGTTCCTCTTCTAGGGGACTCGTGATTAAATAATATACCGTTCCATATTTTCATACCATATGAATTTCTATAATTCTTACAAATGTTGTAAGAAAAAACTTTAGCACAACCATATGGTGATACAGGATTCAATGGTGTCGTTTCTCTTTGATACCCATCATCGTCTATTGAATTACCAAACATTTCTGAAGATGATGCTTGATAAATTTTTGAATGTGGTGAAACCATCCTTACAGCTTCAAGTAAATTTAATGTACCTAAACCAGTAGCGTTAGCCGTGTATATTGGTTGGTCAAAACTAACTCTAACATGGGATTGTGCTGCTAGATTATATATTTCATCAGGTTGTACTTTTTGTAAAACTCTAACTAAAGATGCCATATCAGTTAAATCAGCGTACTCTAAATTAATTTTACCTTCTGAGAGTAGGTGTTCTATTCTAGTAGATTGTGTTTCAGATACAGAATTTCTTTTTACGGTACCCCATATCTCATAATCTTTATTCAACAAAAATTCTGCTAAATAAGAACCGTCTTGTCCGTTAATACCCGTTATTAAAACTTTTTTCATTATTAATTTTTTGTGTTAATATATTTATTATTTTTAAAAATTCATTTTATTGTTTATTACGGATGTTAACCTATCCCAAAAACTCGTATAAATTAACGATAACTCAAAATTATTTTTAATAAAAGGTAACATGTTATTATATGTCTCAAGATTTAATTTTTCAATTATTCCCTTAAATTCATCGACACTGTTAAACTCTAAAAAACCCCTCTTATCAAAATAATTACCAATATTACCACACCCCCAATATATTGGTACGGTTCCAGTAACTAAACAATCGATTATTTTTTCTGTAAACAAATTATCTATTTTTTCATTTTCTATAATTAAAGAAAACATATAATCTTTAAATGCGGTAATTTTATTCTCAACTGGATTATATCCATGACCATAAGTGTCCATAGGGGTTAACTTACTATCAATTATTTTATGTCGAAGTTGATGTCCCTCAGTTTGACGTTTGTTGGAAGCTACAATTGATAAAATTTTTGTTTTATCATGAATACCCCTATCAGATTCATTTATCCAACAAGAACCAAAAGGAAATAATTTACTATTTTCACATTCTTCTAATACTTTTGTATTCCAACTTAAAATTAAATCAAAATTATTTTTAAATGAGGGTATTTGGTTTACTATCCCCATGATAGAGGGTGGTTCTATTTGGACCATGACTTTATAATCAGCATTTTCATCGTAATTAAAACTATCAAAAGAAATACTAACTTTTTTATTAAAATATAAATCGTTATGTAGAGTACCAAAAGTAGAAGCTTTTATATTATTTTCCATTTTTTTTACAAATGCCTATTTTATTGCTTGAATGTTTAAACTCATTAAAATACCATTCTCTTTATCCATATGAGGCATATATGCCTGTGAAAAATCATCAATATTAGAATGTTCCGATTCTCTCCAATCCCATATTTTGACATCAGTAAAACCAATTTGTTCTAAGTCTTCTTTTAAAGTGTTGTAATCAAACCCAACATAATGATAATTGTGTTCATAACTTTGTCCACCATATAAAAACCCCATTAATTCTCTTAAAGAAGTACCATTTTTATATTGTAAAAAAACTTTTTCTAAATCAGGTACAGATAGTTTTATAATTCCACCTTTTTTTAATATTTCATACCATCTTTTTAATACTGTGATATATTCATGTCTACTAAAATGTTCTAACACATGACAAGCATAGATTTCATCTGCACTAGATGGATTGAATTGTGAAAGTGTTTTTATATCATCAACTACGTCACAATCTAAATTTTCTCGTATATCTATGTTTATATAATTTTTTATAATTTTTGTCCCGCAACCTAAGTGTAATTTCATATTTTTAAGTATAATAATTGTGTGATTTTAATTGTCTATGTATAGTTTCGTTTTCTTTAACTTCATACTGAATGTCGTTTAATAAGCAATACACGGTTAGATACCTTTCAAAATGGTGTGCAAAATAATTAGAATCATTATTATCCAAATAAACAGGGTAAAACCATTCCATAAAATTTCTAAATGTTTCAGTTTTTATTAAGACATCCCCAATACTAAACCATTTGTCTTGTATAAATTTATTATAATGTTTTTCTATTAAAAATTGTAGATTAAAACCTAATTTATTTTTTATATAATCATTAAATTTATGATGTTCTGGAAAACCAGTGTTAAAATAAAAATTAAAATTAAAACCCATAGATGATTTAATATCGTAACTAGTTTGATTATTAGGTGTTAAAATGTCAACATCGTAATCAATTAATCTAATGTAATCTGAATTTAAAGATGTGTTTTTAAATATGGAATACCACCCACAGTATTGTAAACAATGCTTATTGTTTTCTATATTATCAGATAAATTTCTAGATATAATTACATTCTCTAGACCTTCAATTTTGTCAACCTCATTAAAACCTAAAAAAACAAAATAATGTTTACCTAAACAGTCATACCTAGTATTTTCAATACTATTCAAAATAAAGTTTTGGTCGTGGCAAAATATGTATGTAGTAACCATTTAAATATTAATAAATTTTTTATTATTTAATTTTTGTGTGTGAACATTATGTGGTAGTTTAACGTTATTAGCATCAAAAACCGATGGTAATACATTAATGTACTTATTATCCACAAATATTAAATTTGTAAAATCAGTTTCAGCGTATAAATAATAACCTTTTTCTTCTCCTAAATTTTTTAAACATGTTAAAGATGCACTATAAGCATAAGTTTCATCCCAAACATGGTTTTCATCATATTCCAACGCTACAGATTCTTCGTGTGAAAAATTTGAGTTATACTCTATAATGACTACGGATGGTTTATATGTCAATTCTTTCCAAACCCAATAATCATTACCATCGATATCTATAGATAGTAAATCTAAATTTTCAGGTACTTCATATTTTTTTAATAAAAAGTTTATATTGTCTTTTGTTATAAACTCATTTTTTACATTACCTTGTGGGTTTGATATACCTTCCATTTGTAACCCATTCCACCCAATGTCTAAAAACATTCTAATATTAGATAACCAATAACCGTCACCTGCACCAAATTCTACAGCGTACTTGCTATTGACACCTATTTTTTCAAAAATACTATGTAGTATTTTACTTTCCCCATTTTGTGAATAATCTGTCATATTTAATTTTTTAATTGTTTATTATTATTATTATTTTTTATTATTAATAAAAAGAGCGTTACCCCAATTACTGTTTTCGGGGTATATTGAATCAAGTTCAAAAGAGTATTGTTTAACATAATTCTCTATTTTATCTAAATTACTACAATCTTCATATAATTCTGAATTTATATATTCGACATATATGTAATCTAATTTTTTTAAAAAATCACCAAAGCCTTTTAATACTTGAATTTCATAACCTTGTGTATCTGAAACTAACACATTAAAATTATTAATATCAATACCCAAAGAATCAAATCTTTTTATTTCAACACTTTCAGTATGATTAAATTGTATAGAAGTAAATTGTGATAAATGATTTAAAGGTTTAAGAAAAGATGATGACTCACCGTTATTTGAGGCGATATTTATATTTTTTATCTCATCCCTATCACCTAAAGCAAAATTATAACAAATAAAATCTGGGTTATTTTTTGTTAATAAATTGAACACATCTTTTATGGGTTCAAAACACATAACATTATTTGTATATTTTCTAAATAAACTAGACTCTTGGCCTGTATTAGCACCTACCTGTATTATACCCCTTATTTCTTTAATTTTCTCCAATACTTCGATTTCCATTTTTATAATATATAAAAATTTTAGTTAAATTAAAGTCTAACTAATTTTTATTTTTTACATTTCTAACACCATTCATTCGGTATTAAATCATGAGTATTGTGGTTTATTGCCTTACCGAACCAATTTTTTGGTGTTATAACCATTTTGTTAGGGTTTGTGTTTAACCATGCACCCCACCATGAAAAAGATGAATTAGCTATTATATTATTTTTACATAGACTCATTAACCATAAATCGATATAGTCTTTTTCGCCCTCAATAAAAATAAATTGTGGTCCTTTAAAATTTTTTTTACACCATTCTATGTCGTTTGAAAAAACTAAAAAAATTGTTTTTTTATCAAAATTAGAAATAGCTTGATTATAATATTCGATACTACAAATTGGGTGGTGTTCTGGTAATCCTAAATAATCACCTCTTCTAATATGAATTGAACAGGTTTTTTCGTTTAAAAATTTACCATATTTTTCATATATTTCTTCTTTAGATTTTTCATCTATCGCATATAAATTTAATATTTGTTCACGATTATGTAAAAAATATTTTTCACTTTGAAAGTATCCGTACAACTTTAAATTTGTTGTGTACGGTATTTTAGAATAATGAAAAAAAGGTTCTTGGTAAGTTTTATTACAATTTGTAATACCGAATTTTACGAATCTAAAAATATTTTCAGTGTAAGAATTTATTGGTTGGTGAGCATTTGAAGCTTGGGTTACTTCGAATACGGATTCGTCATTATTATCTAAAGACAATGAATAAGTTGTAGCTATTTGGAACATCTTGTTACCTAACCCACCTATTAAGTTACACGTTATCATTATATTTTTGTTTTACGTAATCTATTTCTTCATTTATATTTTTATTGTATCTACTACTAATTTGAAATTGGTGTATTCTATTACTTATTAAAATATCACTAACTACCTGTGGTAAACCATATTTTTTATATAAATGGTAATAATACTCACAATCCATTAACATTGTTAAATTCTCATCAAAAAAAACAATTTCTTCATTAATAAAGGAAAGTACTGAAGGTGAACTAATTGTGTTAACACCATACAATATTTGGTCATTCCAAGAAGGTACCATTTCCCTGTTAAAAGTAAGACCATCATTTGTGTGATTACAACCATTAACTAACCATTTACAGTTGGTTTCTTTAAATGTATTGTGTATTATTTGTAATGCGTTATCGTCCACAAATAGGTCATCCTGGAACATTACTTTTATAATTTCCCCATCAGCATTTTTTATGGCTATATTTGTATTAGCAGGACCATTGCCTCGGTCATACTCATTTTTAATATAAACAATATCAAAAAATATATTATAAGATTCTACAAGTTTTTTGATTCCATCATCTACACTATGGTCAGAAATAATAACGTTAAAATTTTTAAAACTTTGTGTTTTTATAGAATTTAATAAAGCCTTTAAATAATGCAGACCATTACCATACTGTTCCCAAGTGGGTATGCAAATACTTATTTTCATACCCAACGCCAAGTTTTAATATGATTAGTTAATTGTTCTCTATTCATATTTCTTATTTTATGGAATTCTTGCCCATTAGAATGAAAAAGTGGGTTACTATCAGAACTATTGTGTGTCCTACTATGGGTTAAATGATAAAGAGGACCCTCAACTCTACATAAACTATAACCCATAATTTCTATACGTACAACTCTTTCCCAATCTTCATGACCCCATGAAACAAAATTTTCATTTTCTAAACCAATTTGTGAGTATCTTTCTTTGTTAAAGAAAAAAGCTCCACCAACAGAATTAGGGTTAAATAGAGTACACTGACTTAAATCAATGTCTTGAATATTATCAGAATCAACTAAATGGAATTGATTTTTTTGTACGTCATAGAATTTTCCTGAGTAAGGGAATACCATATCACAACCTTCTAAAATTTTATTTCTAGATTCTAGGTATTGGTCAACTGTGAAAATAACATCAACATCATAGTTAACAACAATGTTTGTTTCACACATTTTAGTCATATCATTCAACAATCTTGTTCTATGAAAAAGTCTTTCATCGTTTTTTTCAAAAACATATTTTATTTTATCTGAAACTGATTTTACAAATTCTTCATTAGAATTTTCATCACTTTCTAATACTATAATATTAGTATCAAAGTTCCTTAATAAAAAACTTATTGAAGTTTTAAAATTATCTCTTCTATCCTGTGAATCAAATCTAACAGGAACAATAAATGTAACGTCTTTAAAATCTATCATCCTCTATTTTGATATATTGCTTGTAATTGTTGTTGTACCTGTTCTGGTGTTGCTAAAGGTGTTTCTGTGGGTGTAATCCCATGTTTATTTTTGTACCACATAGTACCTTTTCTAAAATTCTCATTCCATGTTGGTGTTCTAGCAATAGTACTTTCAGCTATTGAGTTCGGTATATCAGTTAAGTAATTCCAACTTTCATGAATATCGGCAAAATACCAAAAAGCTGGGTGATACATTTTTTTAATAGCTTGGTATGTGTGTTCAACATGTTCCCACGCGTTTTTAAACATTGGGTCAAAACCACCGATATCTTCTAATACTTTTCTTTGGTAATAAGAAAATGCCCCAACACAATTAGGGTACAATGCTATTTTTACACCCGTATTTAATACATCACCATTTTCATAAGGGATAATCATCCTAGGGTTAGGTTTACCATCTACATCCTCTCTTTCAGATAAATCTGTAAATCCCTTACTACCAATCTTATTAGCTGGTCCGTGTAAAGCAAAATTTAAATGTTTAATACCAGAAATTAATGAGTGTTTAATATATTCTTTAAAAACATTTTCATCTTTAATTAAGATATCATCTTCCATAATAAAAATATGTTCACAACCTTTTTCCATTAGATAATTAATAGCTGTTGTTTTTGCTGCACCTACAGACATATTTGTTTTATGCTGTATGATATGTGCATCTTCAGGGTAAGCGTCTTCAGGGTAAGGTGTACCGTCATTTACAATAACAAAATTCTTAACCCATTTTGGAACTGTAAAAGCACTTTGCCTAATTCTATGTTCAGCATTATAAGTAACCATACCAAAACCAATAGAATCAGGGTCAAACTCTAACTTTTCTTCAAAAGTTTTATTATTTGATAGTCTTACAGGTAAGTTATCTTTATATCTTTCTTCAAATTTAATTTTATTATCTTCCCATTGTTGATTGGTCATACCTACTGATAAATGGGTTACTCTAATTAAAGTCGTTAAACCAATTTTAACACCATCTAAATAATTAGGGAAACAAAAAGCTAAATCATAAAAATGGAATCCATCAAAAGATTCGTCAAAAGTATGTTTAATTTTTGTTTTATCTATAGCAAAAAACAAACCATCTAAAACAACCATTTCAGTAATTTTATTACCCTGGTCTTTAGAATAATAGTTAGTCCATTTTTTACCTTCGTGTTGGTGTGATACAATACCATTCATAGATTCTTTCAAAGTCCACCATCTACCGTCTAATAAATCTGTTGTACCAGCTATCCCTAAAATTCCATATTCAGGATTTTTATTAAATAGTTTTTGTAGTTTTTGGCCCCAACCCTTAGTTTCAAAAATTAAATCATCGTGACAAAAAACAACTATATTATTTTTAGCCATATCTAATCCTTTATTATAAGCTTGTGGTAATGACATTTCACCATCATTAACAATTTGTATAACATCTACGTTATGAATACCACAAGTTTTTTTAATTTGTTCGATATACTCAGGGTTATCTTTTCTTGTTGAATATACTACTGTAATCATAGTTCAAAATTATCTTTAGTATTTTCTTTTATTGAAACAAATTCTCTAATAGTCTTACCTAACTCTGTATCATCAGAATAAGTTTTAACTAATAATTCTACAACCTCCATTCTTAAAGCCTCATGTCTTTCATTAATGGGGTTATTTTCCAAATCCGTATATACTTGATTTTTCATATTACTTCTCAATTTCAATAATATTAATTGGTTCCTCACAATAAACTGATAAGTGACATGAAGCCTTAATAGCTTCTTTTACTGAATTACCCAAGTATAATGCTGCTAAAGCAAAATCCATACCAGCACCAATAGCTGTATAATCAGTTACTTCTTTACACCAAAAACCTTCCATTACAAAAGCTTTTTTCTCAAAAACAATAACATATTGGTTAGTTAATTTTGTTTCTTCTGTTTTATTTCTATACCAATCTTGGAACTCTGACATAAACTCTACCATTCCCTCCACAGAAGCTTCTCTAGGCTTTCTTGTTTTAGAATAAATTAGAAATAATCCACCTTCTTGTGCATCACCACAATCACCGATAACCATTCCGTTTACTTCATTAAGTTTTGCTAATTTATCTTTTTCTTGTGTCCAACCAGATACTAGGATACTATCCGCTCCAATTGTAATTTTTTTATTTGTTACTCTTACTGCTACTACTGACATGTTTAAGCTTTTGTTGTTATGTTATAAATCCCACTATTTAAAGTTACACTATCCGTCCCTGATGTGGTATACCATACTTGTGGGTAAAAGGGTGGCTGAGGACTTGTATATGGGTTAACCTCATTTGGTACCCCAGTTGGTATAAACGGATTTATTGGTGTGTGTGGTGTGATTGTTATAGGGTTTCTCCATTCAGTAATTTTAGTTACCTTTAATGTAAATTCTCTCCACAAACCACTTGGTAATAAAGAATTTAGTTCTTCATAAAAATCATGAAGGTTAACATCTTCCTCTATTGTAATTGTTTTATTAATTGTATCTAATTGAATTTTCATTACTTTGTACCTGTAGAACCAAATCCACCCTCACCACGTTCAGATTCGTTTATTTCCATAACTTCGATTAAATCACCGTAGTCTGAACTAATTCTATGTGCCACAACACCTTGTGCGATTCTTTCACCTCTTTCCCAAGTAAATTCCTCATTACTAATGTTAACCAAAAGAACTTTAATTTCACCACGGTATCCTGTATCTACAGTTCCAGGTGAGTTTAATACGGTAATACCGTTTTTATAAGCCAACCCACTTCTAGGTCTAATTTGTAATTCATAACCATCAGGTAATTCAAAATACAAACCTGTACCAACAAGTTTTCTTTCTAATGGTTTTAAAGAACCACCTTCATTTGCTCTTAAATCAAAACCTGAATCTCCCTCTTTTGCATAGACAGGATTTTTATTTTCGGATTTATTAATATAATTAATTTTTACTTTTGTTTTAACTGGTTCATTAACTTTTTTATTATCGTATTCTTGTACTGATTCAGCTAATTTAATCGCCATTAAAATTTCTTGTCTAGTTGCTTCAGGTAACATATCCATTTCAGCTAGAGCTTTTAATTCTTCTATTTGTTGTGTAATTTCTCCCATTATTTAAGATTATTTAATTTTGTTATTATATCTACAAGAGCCTTAACGTCTCTTTCACAATATTCTTTAATTTCTTCATGATTACCCTCCCAATAATTGGTAGTAACGCTATCCCCTTTAACATCACCGTTTTTAGGTGATTCAATATCTAATGATGAACAGATTAAATCTAAAGAACCCAAAGACCAATTGTTACCAAATTGCCAAACTTCTTTAGTATCAACAACTCTTAAATCCCATGGTTTAGTTTCATGTGTTGGGAACAGTTTAGGTGGTTTCATTCCATTAATAAAAAATCTTTTACCTAAAAATGGGATATCAAATATTTTAATACTTTGACCACAAAGGTCAAACCCAAGAGGTTCAATTTTATTAAAGATTTTTCTAACTTCAGTTAAAATATGTAATTCATCTTCACCGTAAAAAGATTCAAATCTAACCTCACCTTCTTTAGTTACAAATGCCATAGAAACACAAGCTACCTTACCATATTCAGGGAAGAATGCCGCAGTTTGTCTATAAACTTCTTGGTGAATTTCTTTTAATGACATAGATTCAGAGTCTATTCTAGTTTCATCGGTAACTTTTTTTCTAAACGAGTCATAGTAAGATTCCCACATCTTTAATTTATCTTCAGGCATGTCGTATAAATCTTCATACTGACTTACTGATTCGATATCAAAAAATAATAATTTGTCTAATTTAAATTGCATTTGTATGTTCGATTAATTGTCCAACTTCTTTTTTATCATCTTTCAATATTGTTTTATAGAAAGATGCTCTTGTATGTGTAACTGTATCAATATGGTATTTATCCTTAACCGTTTCATGTAAGTTATGTGACAATAACTCTACTAAACTCGGATTATCCTTTAATTTTTTGAGTGCTTTATACCAATCCTTATGATTTTTACCTGTATCTACTAAAATTGCGTTACCCTTTTCATTAATACCACCACCATACTCTAACAAGTTTACACAATCTATTTGATAAGGTCCATAATTTTGTGCGATTAAAGCTTTTTTATGGAAACCAGATTCAATAACTTTTAATTGTGATTTAACCTTATTAAATGTATGTTCTTTAAGTGGGGCCATTGATACATCAAATAGATTGTAGTTTGATGCATAAGTGGTAATAGGTTTGGTCCAAACTCTTCTATATAATTCATTTAAATCGTTGTATTTTTTATCACTACTTTCATCATATTTTTTTATTTGATTCAAATAGTCACCTTCAAGTAATTTGTAATTTTTAGTAAACATTTCTTCATAACGAGCCCAAACACTTTCATGTGGTTCAATTTTTCTTGTTCTTTGTTGTCCTGTATTTCTATCAATTTCAGTAATACTACCTCTAGTATCAAAACCACAAAGTACCATTTGTGAATCCATTTTATTTTCACCTAAAAATCTACTCACACCCTCTTCAATAATTTTTAAGTCATGTAAGTGAGATGAACCACCTAACCAACCTAATCTAATAAGTTTATCTGTTTTTTCGAGGTTTGGTGTAAATTGTTTTTCTGAAGGGTCAATTGCATTTGGTAATACAATTACATTTTTATTTAATTGGCTAATTTCTTTAGCAAAAATATCTGTAGTTGTAATTACATAATTAACTCTCTTAATATTTTCTTTGATTTTTTTAGGTAATTCATCACTAACAATCATATGATATGCTGGGTGTTCTTTAGAAGGTAACCAGTAATCATCTAAATCCATAACTGTTATAATACCCAATGAATGGATTTTGTCCAATATTTGAAACATATCTTCCATATATACTTGTCTTAACATACCGTCTTTAATCATTGGTAACGTTCTATGGAAATGGACAATATCAAATTTTCGTAAAAAACTTTCGTCCCAACTAAAATTATCTGTACCTGCTGTAATAATTTCTACATAAAAATCGTCATTATACAATTCTTGTAGTTTCATATGTGGTTCTACTGAACGAAATTTAGATACCCCTGTTCTATCTGATGGGAATACTAAAACATTTATTTTACTCATAATCTATATTTTATACCAATATAAACTATTAGAAAAGTTTAGTAAATAAAAAACCCGACTTAATGTCGGGTTTAGTATTACTTTTTTGGTGTTCCTTTGTTACCTTTGCAACTACATCCTTTTGTTCTCATGTTTTCTTTTTTTTAGTTGTTTGTTATTGTACCCTTTTAACTTTACTATTTAAAGTTTTTAAGATTTTTACGTTTTCTTGAATCATTTTTTTATCAAAATATTTTTCAACAATACTAGGTAATGCTTTTGATATTTCCTCAGCAATCATTTGTCTAATTACATTTTCATTTAGTGTACTAGAATTTTTTGCTACAGGTTTTTTTTGTTCTACTATATGTCTTTTTTGTTCCATATAATCAAACTCGTCTTCTTCAGAATAGTATTCTTCTTTTACACTACCGTATTTTGGGTTTATTTCTTTGATGTCCTCATCATCCAAAGAAAATGTCCCAACAGCATCTGGTTGTGGAATTGGGTTTTCTAACATCGCCCTCTGAATTTCAGGTGGTAATTTAGATTCTTTAACTCTTTGTTTATACATATCACTTCCTATTGCTACTTTAGGTACAGAATTTCTAACAGGTTCACTAATTTCTTCACTTAAAGAAGCTTGTCTACTTGTAACATTAGATTCTAAAATTGCCATGTCAGTTTTATCAAACTGTCTAGCTCTTTCATCGATAACTTTCGCTTTTTGTAGTATTGCTTTTAATCTTGGGTCCATTATTCAAATGTTGCTTGTTTATAAATTTTTATCATACTCCTATCTCCGTTAGGATTATATTTTGGTACGCCTGATTTTCTATCAGAAATAGGTTCATAAAACGTTTGACCCGTTTTAATCCAATTGCTAATTCTATCTACCCTAAAAGTTTTCCAACCTTCAGGTTCGGTATCAGTAACCCCTTGAGTTTGATAGACTCTAATTATTGGGTTATTGGCTAAAGATTCTCCATAAACATAAGGTTCAATCCATCTCCAACCTCTTACTTCTGTTTCATCACCCTCATAATAAATTCTAGCAACCTTATGTTTTTCAATAGAATCTTCTATTTCATTTGGTCGTACTTCTTCTAATATAATATTGCTTAATAGAGAGTAAAGTTTCATTATTACCAATATTGTTCCCCGTAACTATAATTATAATAATTACTACCAGCTGTTCCAGGTTTGTATTTATTACCAGAAGTATACAACAACACATTTTTACGTTGTATATCTATCAAAGTACCAACACCTGAATTAGGTGCGGTTTCTCCTCTACCATAGTTATCACCAGTGCTTTGTGCGTTAGGGTGTTGAGCGTCGTATCTCTGTCCATTAACATTCTTATAATCGTTAATTACAGTTTGTTGTGCTCTACTAATATCACCTTGTGCTTTTAATGATGGTAATTGATTAGTAACTGCCCCACCATTAGGGTTTAGTTCTTGTACTGAGTCTGCGTCCGTTAATATAGGAGCTATTGATTGTCCAGGCATAATTTTCTGTTTTTATCAATTGTTGTTATTAGGTTTTCCATTAACCTCATATTATAAATACCTTCTTGTCTTAAAATTTTATTTGTATCTGAGTCATGTTTTTCTGTGTCTATTCTAACATTACCACCAATTTTTTCTTTTTGGTATTGGTTTTTCATACCCACGTCACTCATAGCATCTTGTTTACCTTTAATACTTTGTCTAGCTTTATTCAAGGTATGTTCTATCCAATTCTTCATTAAGGTTCCACCATTTAATAGGTAAGATGTATGTTTATTACCCTCATTATGACCATCAAAAAAATTCTTAATTAATTTTAATTGTTCATAGGTGATAGAATCTTTATCTACCAATTCTTCCAACCTTTGATATCCCTCAACATCTTTAGCACCTTTATATGCATTAAAAATTTTTTTTAAATGATTTTTTATTTCCTCATCAATATCAAAAGATTGTCCCTGTAGTTTGGAATTGGCCATTATCTAATTTTCTTTTTAAGTTCATTCTTATATTCAACAGGGATGTCTGTCATATCCATGTCTAAAAGATAATTTATTATAATAGCCTTTTCTTCACCAGTGGCATCATTTTTACCAATTAAATCTCTAAGTGTTTCTACTTTTCTAATTAAAATAGGATTAGAGTCTTTAATAGTATCTAAATTTTGGATTCCGTTTAATCTTAAATCAGGTTGTTTAGTAACAAAATCCCTATCAAAATCTTTTTTAGTAAAGATATCCTCAATAAGTTCATCCATTTTTTTTGCTGAACCCTCTTCTACTCTTTTTTTTAAAGATTTTTTATTTTTCTTTTTTGTTAAATTCGGTTTTTTATCGGACATATATCTCCATCTGCCGTAATTATTATACCTACTAAGTCCCTGCATTTGATTTTGCTTATCGTCAGTAGTTAGTTTAGAAGCTGTAACATCATCGTTACTATTAATAGGCATATCACCCTTAATTTTAGCTCCCCCTTTGGTTATAAATTCACGTAATAATAAAATAGCCATAAATTACTTTCTATATAAATATCAGGTAATTATTATAATTCTACTTTATTTTTTCTTATTTTAAGGGTTTAATCAACTAAGGCTATGTTTTTAGAATCTAAATTTTCTTTTTTATCGGATAATCTATCATTAACCATATAATCGGGTGAAATACCTTTTTTCTGCCAAAACTTTAATTCATCATCACTCATTGTCATAAGTTCTTCTAAACTATCTTGGTCTCCAGGTTCAGATGGTATGCCCGATACTAATCCCAACTCACTTCTAGTAAAAAATTGTTTATCAGCCGGGTCAGTTATCAATAAACTTTCTCTAATATGTAAATTAAAAACTACCAATAAAGGTTCTACTTTTTTATTAAAAGAATCTATATATTTTGGGACATTATAATTTCCTTTCATATTTGGATTTTTTTCCATTTCGTCAGAAGTAATCAAATAAGAGTTAAAAACTAAAGTACCTTCAGGTGGGTCATTTTTAGTTTTTTTAACTTGGATGTCTCCATGTGATTTTTTTGTACCGTTATTAACATAGTAAACTTGGTCCCCCAATTGAGGTTCAATTCCTTCTTTAATTAAAAGTTCCATGTGAGCTTGTCTAGGTAAATCAGCTCCATTTTTATTTGAACCTCTATTCTTATATTGTTTAAAAGTTTTTTTAACTTTTGATTTATTAGCAATATCGGCTAAAGGAATATCCATATTATAAATCTTTTCAAGGTATTCATTATAATAATCTACAAAAGATTTTCCATCACCATTTAATAACATTTTAATACCATTGTTCAAAAATGTTTTAATATATTTTTGAATCATTTTACCTTTAATAGTATTACCTGTTAATTTAATTTTACCATTTGGTTTAAGAGTGGCATAATTTTTACGTGATAAATTAATTGTTGCCGGCCATACCTCATCAATATCAAGACCCATAGCTTCATACATATAACGGTCATTATATTCCATTACATCAGCATCAATACCTTTATATTCTTTCCCCTCCTCAACAAATCTATGGAGACCTTTACCAATGTAAGTATGTGATAATACTTTATCATCATAAGAAAAGTTTACACCATCAGTATCTAATACCAAAGGGTCGTAACCTCTTTCCATAAAAAATTTAATCATGTGTCTTAGGTATTGTCTACCTGTACAAGTAATAGTTTCACCAATATCAATATCACCCCAAGGAAAAATATAAGGTGCTGAAATAGAACCAAAAGCAGAGTTATTGAAAATTTTAATCGGTAATTGTTTTTTATCAAATTTACCGGCTAATTTGTCATCACCCTCAGCTCTATATTTGTTCATTAAATTTTTATATAAATTACGAGTATCAGACAAGTATTTTATCATTGCTTTTAAAGCACCAGATACATCTACATCAGGAAAAACATTATGTGTTAATTGGATTGATGGGTAAAGTGAAGCGTAGTCAAATTTAGCAATATTCTTACTATACCCCAAGTTTAATAATCTAGATAACCCCCCAACAAAATCTCTTTTTGGTGATACGTCTGGTAAAGCTAAATTATTTTCATAAGACCATGCCATCATTAAAGTTTTCCACATTGTTGCGGTACCCATTGTAATTGAACGAACAAAGTTAGTCGGAACTAAAGCTGCGGTTAAGAATCCTGCTTGTGCATAAATGTCATCAACTTGTTCAGTTTCCCAAAGGTCATCATGAAGATATTCTTTAATTAAAAATTGACCGTCAACTATATTCCAAGTGTCTTCATAGGCATCAATAATTTCACCTTCAATTTCTTTCGGGTTTGGTTTATTTCCGTCTAATGAATACCACTGACCACTAGTCGGGTTATAATGATATTTTTTATTTTCTTTCCAAATCTTACCTAATTGAGCTCCATCAATATAAACACGGTTGGGTCTTTCGATATTAGCCTCCTTAGCAATATATTTCAAACCACCTTCTTGTAAATTTGAATTTAAAGCCATCGCCTGTCTAACTCTGTGGTAAGTGTCCATCACATTATAACCCCATAGTTGGGTTTGTTCATATTCCTCAGTTTCAGCACCCAATTTTAAACTAGCTTTTTTTCTAGATGCTTTAATCATTGGATGTTTTGTTTTAATAATGTCGTCAGTATTTAAACCTAAAAGTTGAGCACGTCCAGGAATTAATGTTTTCTTAACTTCAATCTTTCTTGTTTTTGGGTGTGTGTATTTTTGTTCTTCTGTTCTGCCTATAAGGTAAGTCCAGTCAAAGTTTTCTGAGTTGTAACCAATAATAACTGTTGGTTCTAGTTCATGTATAATTTCAAAAAATTCTTTTAACATTTTTTTTTCACCCTCTTTAGTATACTCACCGTCATTGTCGTAAGCAGTTAAAAGTTTTTGGAACCCACGATTATCTTTAATCCCAATCATAAAAGCATGCCCTTCTGCTGGGTCAAGACTTGTGGTCTCAATATCGAATGTTAATTTGTGAACTTCTGTGTAATCCTCATAACCTTTAAATAATCTTTTACCTGTTTGAATCATGAATTGTTCTACAGGGGGTAAAATTTGTATTAATCTTTTATCTCTATCCCAAGGATTGATTCCACCTTTTTTAAAGAAATTAATTAGGTCACGGTAAGTACCTGTTGTTTTAACCAAAAAACTAAAACCATCTTCAAGTCTTTCGTTATCATCAGTATTTAATTTTTGTGTACTTATACCATATTTTTTGGCCTCACGTCTAATGACATCTAGGTCATCACCGTAAAAACCACTTCCTCTTAATGATTTGGTCCAACAAAAAGGTGTAAATTTTTGGACTTTAATTTTTTTACCCTTATTAGGGTCATCGATAATTAAATAAACTTTGTTGGTTTCGTCAATTGACCAATCGTCTGTTTGGTCTAATTCAATTGAGACAATATATTTTTCAGGGTCATGTCCTTCTAAAAATAATTTAATGTCTTCAGGGGTTGCCTGTTTGATTTTTTCTTTTTTCATAAACTTTTTTGATTTTTGGTACGGGGTAAATCTTAACCTCTCGTTATTTTATTAATTATACTACATTTATAAATAAAAACAAATATATTTATGATAAAAATAAGTTATGTTTTTAAATAAAATAAATGTAAATAAATTAGATAATATAAAATATTTTGTTTTTTGTAGTGGAAAAACAGGGTCTAGAACTTTATTTGGTGGTATGAAAAATAAGTTTGGTTCTAACTCTGTCATACATTTACACAGTACGGCTCATTTTAAAGGTGGTCACCCAAGACACGGTGATGTAAAAAAATTAATTACTGACAGCTCAAAAAAATTTGATAAAATCTATATTATAGATTCTTACAGGGAACCTTTTGAAAGGGGTATTTCCTCTTTTTTTCAGAACATAGACAAACATTGTCCTAATTGGCGCTCAATGTCAGTTGACGAGATTATCATTTTTTTTAATGAAAATAAATTATACCTTTTGGATATATATCATTCTTATCACGAATCGTGGGGTTATTTTAACATCCCTGTTGACGTAAGCTTTGATTTTGAAAAAGGTTATATTATTAGGGAACATGAAAATATGGTTTTTGTTAAAACCAGATTAAAAGAATCTCACAGATGGAATCAGATATTTTCGGAAGTATTTGGGTCAGATATTAACTTTAATTATGAAAATGATTCTAGTGACAAAGATTATTTTACACTATATTCCGAATTTAAACAAAAATATAAATTACCACAAGAAATTAAAAATAATTTTTTATCTATTTTAAAGTCTGATTTAAATGACTTAAATAGAACTACCCCTTTTTATTTGACTTGGTCTGAGATGAAAAAGTTTATGACTAAAACAGAGATAAGTAATTACTTAAAAAAGTGGATTTATTAAAATTCATTATTAAATATTGGCATTATAAAATTATGTGTTTAAAATTATTTTTTTTAAGAATCCTTTAATACTTTCTTTTGAATACGAATTTTTTATTTTATCACCAATTAACCAAGGTTCTTTAAATTTTTTTAAATATTCCTCATTGTTATTATCCAAATAAATAATATATTCAATCATTTCGTTTTCATTTTTAAAATCATAATAATTTATAAAACTATTTGTGTTAAAGTCTTCATGTACTAATGGATTTCCCCAATATATAGGAATTGTATTTGCCAACATAGCGTTAGTTAATTTTTCAGAAGTATATCCTAGATATTCAACATTCTCAAAAGCTAAGGAAAATTTGTATTTTTTTTGGAAATCTAACTTATCAATAACACCTTCATTACCTATGTTATTGAGGAATCTACCACCTGAGTCGACTTTTTTATATTTACTTAATTTAAGAAAAAAATCATTTCTAAAAGAACATAATGGGTTAGATACAACAAAATTACAAAAATCCCTATTACACGAATCATCAATAATATTTTTATTTTCTAATTGGTAATAACTGTCACCCCATATAACATATAATGGTAACCTAAAATGATTATCACGTTCAATCCAATCATAACTCATCGAATAATCACATTCATTATAGTTTGGGTGAACTGGTTCTCCAGAATAAAAAATTTTCTTACAATTATAATCTCTGTGTTTGACACCTCTTTTGTTATTAAAATAACAACCGTTTTCATCAAAAACTGAAAAAAATAAAATGTCTGGATTTTCACTTATTGTAACATCAAAATCTTCTTTTAGTAAATTAAAAAATGGATTATTTAATTTATCAAATCCTGACCAAAAATCAGAAAAATTTATTTTTAATTTATTGGAATTTGTCATTTAAATACGTTTTTATTTCATTTTCAAAATATTTAGAGTTACCATTTATTCCATGACTTTTAACTAAATATCTAGATAATGATTCATCTATGAATCCTATTTTTTTATTATTGTAACCCAACCTTAACCAAAGTTCCCAATCGTCTAAACAATCGCCTAGTTCAAGAATTTTATTGTCATAACACCCTAATTCTATTAAAGTTTTTTTATTAAACATTGCCATAGCATCTATATAGTTATTTTTTTTTAAATCATGGTAATTAAATACTTTGTTAGATATATGATATATAAAATTATTTAATTCATCAAAACAATCTATTTTAGAATAAACAGCATCTAAATCGTTTGATTTTAAATAATTTAGGTGTTTGATTAGGCAATCTTCATATATCTCATTATCAGCATCTAACATAAAAACATAATCACCTAATGATTCTCTTATCGCTATATTTCTAGTATCTACTGTACCAGTATTTTTTTCTTTCTTTATTATAGTAAGGTTTATATCTTTGTTTAAAAAATTTATTATTTTTTTTAATGAATTGTCCGATGAATTATCATCAATAACTAAAACCTCAATATTTTTTAATTTATTTTTAATTACGGATTTTATTGATTTCTCAATGTATTTCTCATAGTTATATGAAGTTATTATTACAGTTATTTCTGACTTTGTTAAATTATGATTTTTTATTATCTCATATTTATTTGTTAACAAGGATATATTTTTAATTTTTTTAGAAATTAATAATTTTTTTTCATATTTTTTTATAAAAAACTCACCATCAACAAAGTTATAAATTTTATGAAATCCAAATGGGTCGTCATAAAAATTTAAATTATCTTTAAAATTGTATGAAGGTTCTATACTAAATTTTTTGGTGTCACCCATATCTTTATAGTAAAGATGGTTATATATTGAATAATAAACATCTTCTGGTATTTTTTCTAAGTCGTCAAATCCATTGGTAATTATTTTTTTAAAATTTTTATCGTTTAGTGCTTTTTTTATTAAACTAATACTTCTTAGTGATAACCCACCGTTTCCTTGTGTCATATTAATAAATGTAATATTTGTTATCATTTTTTGAATTCCTTTAGTATGGTCCAATCCCCAGTTAGCCCCTAAATAGTCAAATTCTAAAAAGTAATCATCAAAATTTTTATAAATAAAAGTATCTGTTTGGTAAATTAAAACTTTTTCACAATCAATCTCATCCCAAAAGTTAATATCTAGTAATAAGTTGTTATAATCGTTTCTATTTAATTCTCTTTTAATTAATCTAATTTCTATTTCTAAACTAATTTGGTTACAAATAGATTTAATTTGTTTGTAATTATTTTGGTGACAATAAATAATGTGACCCCAACCGTCACCCAATTTTTGAATGGTGTTTTTTATAACAAATTCATTATGGTCTAAATTTCTGGTTTCAATTATTAATGATTTCTTTTTTGATGATTTATCTATTTTTGGAAATTCTTTTGGTAGATGATTTGTTATATTTTTACAAATTTCTATGAATTTGGTAAAATCTATTTTATTGCCATAAATAATTCTATTCTCAAATTGTCCATGATTTAAATAATGTGTATTAGCATCATTTTTTGTTTTAAGACCAGCGTTTCTTAAATCTTCATAATACCCCAAATAGAATTCCCAATCAAAATCTTCAGGTAATTTATTTTTCATTTGTTTTATTTTTAATATCTTTTTTAATTCTTATATATTTATACCACAATCTTTCATGACCAAAATATATAAATGGCTTCATAATAAGTTCACCAACACCAAGCAATGTCGAAACCTCAATTGTCGCACCTAACGAATATGCAACGACAACTGTAGTTAAGGTTCCTAAAAATCTATAACTAACTGTTTTTAAAATATGTCTAATTAAAACAGATTCTTCTTTTATAGTTTTTATATATGCGACATTATTTTCGACACTACAATAACCAACACAACTAACATGCCATTTATAATCATTAATTTCCGGTAACCAATCTTTAGTTGTTTGAGTGTGTCCATCAATAATGATGTCTGAAACTAATGTCTCGTTACCGTTTTCAATTAATCTCCATCTTCCATCATCAGTTTTTGAATCTGTGTTAAATCTGATTTGATAAGTTTTACTTTGTATTTGCATATGTTAAAAAATTAATTATATAATCTTGTATCGATTCGTCCACCATATCCTTCCATTTGTCGTCTCCTTTAGCGATTGAGTTTCTTATTCCTGTTGCAGATATGAATCCGATATTATCTGGCGGTGTAAATTCATTTATTTCATACCCAACACCTCTACCGTAATTAACGGATTCAATATCAGGAATAATGATAACTTTAACATCATCACCTTTTGAGTTATGATATTCTTCAATCATCTTTACCGTTTGTTTAGTGGTAAATGGATTTTTATCATCAGGTTCAATATCCCTAACCATTATTAAAGCTGGTATTCCCTCATTTAACTTTTGTTGTATTAGGTTAACATGTCCGTAGTGGTATGGTTGATATCGACCTATAAAAATAGCGTATTTTTTATCTTTATTTGTGGTGGGTTGTCCACCGTGGTTTTTCTTTTCCCAACTCATAGTTTTATTTTTTTATTTTAGGGTGTAATTGTAATTCATTTAAACACTTTTCCCAATTTTCAAACAACATACCTCTATCATCGATATAGACAGTTGCCGGGAATTTATGGTTAGAAACCTCAGTTATGTATTTAGATAAACCATATTTTTCTAACCAAGGGTTGATAACCTCTTTTGGTCTTGATGAGAGAATTTTAAGGATATAACCCTCTTCATGTAATTTCTTAAGAGATTCTTCAGTACCTTCCATGGGAGGGTCGTAAGCATTGCCTAAACCTTTAAATCCTTTAGAATATTTATGAATAACACCATCAAAATCAATTGCGATGGTATTTCTTTTATCTAAGTTGTTTACTTCCTTCAAATTAGATTCAATGATACCTAAGTCTTTTAAGTCTACTATAATCACGTCAGTACATTGTTCTATCGACCATTTATCAGTGTCTAGTGTTCTAAATGGTTTAATTGGTTCTTCGTATGGTGAGTCTATTCCAGTAAATTGTTTAATTTCACCTGCTCTCGCTTTTTTATATAACCCTTTAGGGTCACGTTGTTCACAAATATCTAAATCTGCTTTTACATAAACCTCTAAAAAGTTATCTCTACCAATAATATCTTTTGCTTTTTCTCTTTCTTCTCTAAATGGTGAAATAAATGCTGTAATAACAATTACACCAGAATCAGATAAAAGTTTAGCTACCTCAGCAATTCTCCTAATATTTTCTTTTCTGTCATCATCAGAAAAACCTAAATCTTTGTTAAGGCCCATTCTAATATTATCACCATCTAAGATATAAGCTAATTTACCTTCTTTTTGGAGTCTAAGTGCTAATTCATTTGCTATTGTTGATTTACCTGACGCTGATAACCCAGTTAACCAAATAACTGGCGATTTTTGTTTAATAAGTTTTTGCCTATCTTCTTTTGTTACCACATGTTTGTGTTCTATTAAATTTGTATTCATTTTCATATTTTAATAAATTTATCATTTTTATATATAAAAGTATTTATAACTTTAATCCATTTACTAACCAAATTTTTATTTTCCAATATAAAAGGGTGAAGTGTTTCTTTAAAATCTTTTTTAGATTCATCTAAATATTTTTCATCATTTTTTCTGGTATAACTTTCTTTATGGTAAGCAACAGAATAACCATCGTTATAGTTTTTAAACCCATTAGATAATACTTTTATACCTAACTCAACGTCTTCAAAACAATTATTATAATTTTCATTAAAAAGTCCCATTTTAATAAATAAATCTTTATTTATTAATAGTAATGCGGCTGTATTACAAAAAACTTCTCTAACAGTGTTATTAAAATTATAGTAGTTATTTAATTTTTCGTGGGTTAGATTTATGGATGGATAAAGTTCTTCAAAATTGTTAGCATTTAAAACTTTATCGGAATGAACTATAACTCCATTATGTTGTATGGTGTTATTTGGGTAATGTAACCTACACCCAACAGAACCACAATCTTTATTTGTTAAAAAAACGTTTAACATAGAACTAAGAACATCATTTTTGATTTCAATATCATTATTACAAAATAATAAAAAATCGTGACCGTTACCTACATAGTTTTTAACAACATCGTTATTTATTTTAGCGAAATTATAATAATCATACTCAATTATTTTTAAATTCTTATAATCTTCAAAACTAATTTTTATTTGGTCCAATTCTTCTTTTGTAGACCCAGTATCAGCAATAAAAATACTAAATATGTCATGGTCACAATTACTGTAAAATGAATTAACACAATTTATTAAAAGTTCTAAATTTCCTTTTGTTGGTATTATTATTGCTACTTTTTTTAATTTTTTAAAATTTTTTCTTTTTATTTTTTCGTAAAATATATTTTTAGGTTTTAAATCTAATGGTAAATATTTTTTATATTTTTCTAAAAAAATTTCTTTTATTTTAAAAAATTCTTCATTAGGTTTACCCTCTGAATTGTGTGTAATGTCGAAAGAAAATGTAACACCTAATTTTACACCCTCAATAAAATTACTAACACAAAAAGAATGGTCATAAAAATGAAACCCATTTATATCCTCGTCAAATAGTTTTTTAATTTTATTTTTATCAACAGAAATAAAGAGTCCATCTAGGGTGACTACTTCAATTAAATCATTAAATTTAGGTGAGTATTTGGTTAACGTTTTTTTGTTATTATTTCTGTGGTAAACTTGTCCCACCATAGTTTGGTCCCTTTTGCTCCAAAAAATACCTGATTCAGACATGAAACAAGAACCGGCTTTACCTATAACACCAAACTCAGGATTTTTTAAAAAATCATTTAACAATTTTACACCCCAATTCTGTGATAAAAAAATATCATCATGACAAAAAACTAGAATATCGTATTTAGATTCTTTTAATCCTCTATTGTAAATTTCTGATAAGGAAAACTCATTTTGATTATTATATAATAATATTTCATATTCCTTTAAACCAATAGTTTTTTTTATGTGATTTTTAAACTTATCAACACATAAATTGTCTTTATTAGAAGAAACAATAACACTAATCATTATATAACTTTTTATAAATAAAACCTTATTTTTTAAAATTTAAACCCTAGAAATTTTAAACATTTCAGATTCTCGTTCTCTTCTAGTTTTTAAACCTGGATATTCGTCAAACATATTACTTGAGATATTTTTTATCTCTTCTTTAGCTTCTTGGAACTCACTTCGTTTAACGTATTGAATAAATTTGCTTGTCCTTAAATTACCCACACCATGATTATAGGTTATAGAAACCATAGCATCATACATACCTTGTGTAATTTCAGGTTCTATACCTTTTTTATTCCACCCATCTAATATATTATTAACACCTTCAGAAGCTTTTAACATATCATCTTGTAATAATTGTTCAGCCTGTTCTCTAGTAATTCTTGTAATTTTTTTACCAGGGTTACGTTTATTGTAAGGTATAATATCTTCATGATTTGGTACAAAACTATAATCACCCCCCGTACTACCTCTTTCGGGGTTAGAAAAGACAGCGTGACCATAACCTGTGGTATAAGCACCATCACCTAAATTATAGAAATATAAAACAGGTTTACCACCAATACCCTCTTCTTTTTTCAAATGTTTAAATAATCTTTGGCTAGGTTTTCTAATTTTTTGTGTTTTAACTACAGGTGTTTCTTTTTTAAATGAAGGCATTTCAAATCTAATACCACTCTGATAATCATTGCCTTCAATGGTGTTGGTGATACTAGTTATTTGGTTTACGGTTAAAATACCTAAAAAAGATGCCAAAACATATTTTATTATTTTTTTCCTAAGTTGGTTGGGTAAAGATTTTATTTTTTTCAATAAAAGATTTAGATACCCAATAACATCTTCTTTTGTTTTAACCCATTTTTTAGATAAATCTAATTCTTTTTTAGTTTCTTGTGGAAAATCCCACACATACTCTGGACTAGTTTTGTCATTAGAAATAACGTCCCATTCAAATTCGGGGCTGAGAACATCTTTAACTTCATTTAATAATAAAAGTTTATGTAAAAATTTATCTAAATATTTATTAGATTCTTCTATTTTATTAGAACTTAGACTTTGGATTTCTTCTCTAATAATTTTTCTGATATTCATAAAGATTCTGTATCTATTTTAAATTTTAATTGTTTAACAAATTCTTCAGAAAATCTCTTTAAAAATGGAACACCGTCTTTACCAAAATACATTAATCCTGATATATTAGTTATACATTTATGGCCACCAGAATTAGCCTGAACCATATCCCAACCAGTAATTTTTAACATCTTTAAAGCTTTAATTTCTCTATCAGAAAGTGATGTGTAAGGTTTATCCATTATTTTTTTAATGGCGTTTTGCCATCTTTCTAATGTATAATCTGGTGAACCACCATTAGGTATTTCATCTAATCCCATAATACCATTCTCAGTATCACCTAAAATAGCTACCATATCATTAAAACTAAAACCAACAGATTCTTCCGAAAATTCTTTATTTTTTTCAGCAAAATACTTTACAGTATCAATAGATATAATTTTGTTTTCTAGTTCAGATTTAAATATACTTAAAACGTCTTGTGCTATTTCACCTAAATTAACACCTTTAAGTTCCCTACCCTTTTTATAAGGATTACAAGAAGCTTGTAATAAACCTAATGGCCATGTTATAACCAAAAAATTGGCGTTAGGGTATAATTTAAAAGGTACGTATCTATCATAAGAACCTGGTTTAAACATAGAACCCCCACCGTATTGTTTTACAATCCCATACTCTTCATCGTATTCTACATTACCACTTTTTGATTGGACCTCAATATAATTGGAAAGGTTAACTTTCATTTCTTGAGCTGTGGCGTAACCATATTCTTTTGCTAATCTAACTATATTTTGGTAAATGTTTAAAAGTGATGGTGTACATTCCATCACAAGAGTTTCTAAAAATTTTGGTTTATTTTTGTAAGCTAATAATAATTTATTAGTTACAAGTGCCATACTAATTTTATTACGTTCTAAATCTTTTCCTTTATCTAGGGTAAAAACATAGTTCATAACATCATCTGGTGTAATATCTAATCTAGCATAATCAGCACTATCTACAGTAGATATCATCATAATATCTTTTGATGGGAAAATGTCTGATGGTGAAAGAACGTTAGAGATAGTCTCAACGTTTGACCTTGAGTGTCTAAAACTTGTTGACGTACTTTTTTCAACACCAACTTGTGAATCGTGGTGGTCAGTATGTATAACAAACATTGGTTTACCGTGAGCAAAATCTACCAATACAGGCATTATTTCACCACTAGCGTCAGGTTTTTTAATTGAGAATTCTTTATCACCGTATTGAATTACTTCAACATCAACAACTTCAATACCGTTGTTTTCTAAATAATTTTTCATGGCAATTGCCGTAGTAACTCCATCTAAATCCTGATGAAAATAAATTTTAGCTTTTTGATATCTTTTAGCTAATGTATTTATATTTTGTATACCAGTTTCGACTAACAAAGCCTGTAGTATGTTTTCACTAATAATCATTATACTTATTGTTTTTCAATAAATATCACGACTTTTGGTTCAGTTCAATTAACTTATTTAGATACTGGAGGCATTTTTCTAAATCTTGTAAACCGTTTTTATGTCTCCATCTAGTAACATACTTAACAATATTGCCTTCAAAAAAGTCTAATTTTTGTGAGTGTGCGTAATCCCACATCTCAATTCCTTGGTTATAATGTGAGGGATGTTCTATTTGTTCTTTATTTTTATCTTCCATTATTTTTGTTTTTAATTAAAAATAGTTATATTTGTAAAAATAAAAAAGTTTTATGGAAAGAAAAAAATTAAATATATTTGAAAAAGTTGGTCTTTGGTGGAAATTTGAGGGTAGGTATTACCATAAAGATTTTATTAAAGGTGTTAAAAACCTTTGGTCATGGTTCCCTGTTATATGGAAAGACCGTGATTATGATGACCATTATATATTTGAAGTTTTAAAATTTAAATTAAATAAGCAAGCTGATTATATTGGTGGTAATGATAGACATTTAAGTGCTAAAAGAAATACTGAAATAATGCGTCTTGTAACTAAACTAATTAAGTTACAACAAGATGATTTTTACGGTATGGAGTTTATGGATTACCATAAAACTAAATATGACTTTATCCCAACAGACGAAAGTAAAAAATGGTATTCCATGGAAGATACTTTAGTGTCTGAAACTTTTGATGAGTATTTTAAAAAATACCCACGTCAATATAAAAAAGTGGTAAGTGGTGAAATAAATCTATATCAAAGACCTTTTGAAGAAAAAGATAAAAAATTAATTGCTATGGAGATTGCACATGAAAATCAAGATAGATGTAATAAACTTATTTTTAAACTTCTTGAAAAGAATATACAAAAATGGTGGGATTAATAACCCACCATTAATTTTTTAAAGAAATCGGTTGAGATGTCAAATTCTTCTTGTTCATCACCGACAACTGTATTAATAACACGTTTTTTCTTTTGTAACATTTCATACATCATTTCATCAATAGTACCTTGAGCTATTGGGTAATAAACATTAACAGTTTTTGACTGACCGATGCGAAAGGCCCTATCTTCCGCCTGTGCGTGATTAGCTGGTACAAAATCTAAATCATTCATAATAACTACCTGTGCCGCTGTAAGTGTAATTGCGGTACCAGCAGATACAAGATTGCCAACAAAGACTTTAATATTTTCATTCTCTTGGAACCCGTCAATAGACTTTTGTTTTTGTGTACCACTCAGTTTACCGTTATGACCCACAGCTATTCTACCAAAATGATTCATTAATGCATCAAATGAGTGGGTGAAGTTTGTAAATATAATTACCTTTTGACCGTTCTCAATTGCTTGTTCAGCTAATTCAATCGTGTGTTTAACTTTTTCTTGTGCTAAATATTTTCTAAGAACAACTAATTCAACCATGTGTCTACCTGAACCAAGACGTTTACCTTCACTTTTGGCCCATTCAAGATATTCCTCAAATACATTACCATACCCTTTCATATCATCAATCTCAATATAATAAGGTGCCACAATTTTTGGTGGTAGGTCTAGGTGGTCTTCTTTTTTTCTTCTTAAGATAAGTGATTTAGTTCTTTCATGTAACTCTTCTAAGTTAGAAGCTCCATCAGTTAACCATATATCTTTGTATTGTCCACTATTTAATTTCTTTTTAAATTTTTTACCATCACAATATCTAAATGCAAAGTATTTCCAACTAGAAGTTACTGGTGATTCACAGAGATTAAGTAGGTTAAAATAATCCATTGGTCTGTTTGCGATAGGTGTACCCGTTAATAACCACCTTTTACCAATACTTTCAGCAATCTGGTTAACTATTTTAGTCCTATCAGCTTTAGGATTTTTAACCATGTGAGCTTCATCTAATATAATAATGTCGTAACCTTCATTAACCAAATGTCTATTTATTTCCCACTCTTCATAATTTTTTCTGTTATCTATTAAAGTATGGAAATTTTTAAGTATGTCATAATTAATGATAGTAAATTTTTTGGGATTCCAATGACCAGTTTTTAAAATACTAATATCTTCTTCAGGAACAAAATTTGATATCTCACGGTACCAATTAATTTTGGCGTTAGCCGGACAAACTACTAAAACTTTTTCCGCTCCCGTTTCTAAAGCTGAAACAATGGATTGAAATGTTTTGCCAAGACCCATGTCATCAGCAAGAATACAATTTTTTTTACTTAAAAGAAATTTAATACCCTTTTCTTGGTGGGGGAAAGCTTTCCACCCTCTTCTATCTAATTTTTGGTATTTTTCAAAATCAACCTCAACATTAATTTCGGTATCATATAAGTTCTCAAATACCTGTGTTTTTGGTACATAAAAAAGTGGTGAGTATTTTTGATTTTTAAAAACCTTACCCCTAACATGATAACTTTTTTCTGTATCACCTAAAACAGTTTCAACAAATATTTTTTCAGGTACATGATTAAGTTCAAACTTTTCTTGTAACTGTTTACCCAAAAACTCTGTTATGGTAATAACTTTATTAACATCAACAGGGTCCTTATCAAAATTATTTTCTACATACTCAGATACACTGGGTGATATAGGAAAAGAACCTTCCTTATCTAATCTTTCTTTTAACGATATTAAATACTCATTTTTACCTTCATAGGTCTCTAGTTTTAATAAAGTTTTTCTATTCTTTAATTTACCAATATCTAGCATAACTTATTAAATATAGAAACAAATAGAAAAAAATAAATGAAATACGATTCTTCTAAATATTTATAAGAAAATATACTTAAATGTCAGATAAAAGAAGATTTCCAATAACTCGTGTTCATAAATTTTATGATGAGACTGATTTTGGTTTTGATAATGAGTTAGCCAGAGAATTTGTAGAAGGTGATTTAAATTTTGTTGTAATTCTTTTTAGGGTTGATAGGATTAAAAGTCAAACAGATAGTGTATACGGTGAGTCTGATGTAGAAGAAATTAAATTTCATCCTCCTGTAGAAATTAAAGTTCGACCAAATTTGGAAGAATCACAGTCTAAAGCATATTCAGAAGGTTATATGAGATATGAGGATTATGGTAATTTAACTTTTACAGTTTTTACCGACCATTTAAAAGAGTTAGGTGTTGATATAACATACGGTGATTATATCGGTTACCCTGATAAAGAAGATAATATTAAATATTTTACTGTCACAAATGACGGTAAAATTAATTCTGATAACACTAAAACTAGATTAGGTTACAAATCTTACTATAGAAAAGTAGTTTGTACAACGGCTGACCCAGAAGAGTTTATGGGTTAATATAAATAAAATTATGGCATTACCAAAAAAAAGAAAAACTGATTTACAAATTAAAAGTATAGACCCACAAGGTGGTCCTGCTCATTGGGTTGAACAGTTTTTAGAACAAAATAAACAATTTTTACCTAGGTCAGTTGATTTTGCTGATTTAGATGAGGGTTTTGTTGAATTTGTTGAAAACGACTTAGGTATAGTTTTAAAGGGTGAAAAAGTACCTGTTAATTTTTTAACATTACAAAGATGGAATGAATTTACAAAAATTTGGCCAAATACAGATAAATATAAAAATGTTAAAATACCTTTTGTTTCTGTTGTTAGAAAACCTAATCCCGAAAAAGGTACTAACCCAGCCGACTTTAAAATACCCGTAAGAAAAAATTTCCCTTATATGCAAATACCCGTTTGGGATGGTAATCGTAAAGGTGCTGACATTTACGGAATACCAAATCCCGTAGGTGTCGACATGATGTATACCGTTAGATTGTTTTGTTACAAAATGAGGGATTTAAACAAATTAAATCAAAAAGTATTACAGGCATTTGCTTCAGCTCAAGCTTACGTTAATATTAAAGGACACTACTTCCCAATCATGTTAGAAACCATTGGTGATGAAAGTCAAATTGATGATTTAGAAGGAAAAAGATTTTATGTACAAACTTATGAAATGAGGTTAATGGGTTATTTGGTTGATTCGGAAGAATTTGATGTTAAACCAGCAATCAGTAGAGCTTTAGTTACTTTTGAAACTAGTAGTAGGATACCAAAACCTTTAGCTAGATTTATTAAAGATAATGCTAAAGATGATAAAACATTAAAATGTATTATACAGTTTTTACCTGGTTCATCAACTTCTATAAGATTTTCTACCGAAGTTAAAACTAGTTTTAGTTCTGTAGATTTAGATAACATAACATCTTATACAATTTATGTAAATGGGGTTTTAACAACCATACCTTTTGTAGTCGAACCTTCTGACGTTATAATTATAAACATAGTAAAGGACGATTCAACCATGATTGGTGAAATAACACTTAGAGGATTAATTATTACAGAATGAGTAATTGTGGACCAGATATAGTAAAATATTTTATAGTAACACCATTAACAGGAGATACGTATGTAATTGGGGGGGTAAATACTCCTGCTACAAATAACACAAATAGTGCTTTAATAAACTTAATATACAATCAAGGGATACCTTTTGGGACTTATTCTTTGCCTTATACGGATGTTTATGTGACTGGTGGTACTTTTTCAAATGATATTTTATCTTTAAGAAGAAATGATGGTATTTCAATACCTATTACAGGATTTTCTTCATCACCAACAACCGATGTTTATGTAACTGGAGGAACTTTTTCAATTAATACTTTAACTTTAAGAAGAAATGACGGCATTTCAATACCTATTACAGGGTTTTCTTCGGTTATACCACCAGATGTTTATGTGACTGGTGGTACTTACTCAAGTGGTAATTTAACTCTTGGTAGAAATGATGGTGTTTTAATTTCAGTTTCAGGATTTTTTACGGGGTCTACTGATACATACGTAACTGGGGGTACTTATTCAAGTGGTAATTTAACTTTAAATAGTCAAGATAATACTATAACAATTACAGGTTTCACTGATTATTATACAACAGGTGTTACTTTAAATGGTAATGTATTAGAGTTTGATAGGAATGATACAAATAATGCTTACTCCGTAGACCTATCCTCAATTAAATTCAGTGGTAATACATCGGGTGATTGTATTACCGATATTTATGTGTCTAATTTAAATTCTTGTTCACCATTACATATTCAAAATATAAGTTCAGGTGATGTTTTAATACTTGAGAACGGTAATGGTTTTGTAGGTATAGGTACTTTAACACCAACTGAAAGATTAGATGTTAATGGTAAAACAAAAACTACAAGATTACAAGTAACTAACGGAGCTGTATCTAATTATGTTTTGACATCAGATTCTTTTGGTAATGCCTCTTGGTCACAGGGTTTAGACAATTATGTTACAGGTGGAACCTATTCTAATGGTTCTATTACCCTTAATAGACAAAACGGTTTAGTTACTATTAATGGTTTATCAACAGGTTACACATTAACTTCATCAGCTATTAACACAGCCTTAGGTTATACACCACTTTCAGCATCTACAGATACATTTGTCACAGGTGGTACATACTCTAACGGAACTTTAACATTTAACAGACAAAATGGTACATTTAATGTAACTGGGTTATCTACAGGATACACCTTAACATCTTCAGCTATTAATACGGCTTTAGGTTATACTCCTTTATCAGCATTTACCGATACTTTTATTACTGGGATTACTTATTCTAATAATAATATTATAGTTGGTAGAAACCAAGGTCAATCATCTTTAACTACAAATATTTCTACAATGACAGGTTTAACTGTTAATGGAAATTTAACTGTAACAGGTAACACATCAATGGAAGGTGTAACCGCATCAACATTAAACCTATCAACAACACCAGCAAACGACTCAACAAACAATAATGTTTTAGTAAGGGATGTCTTAACAGGTGTTGTTAAACAAAGAGATATTACAAATGCTTTAAATAAAAATTACGCATCTTTTTATGATACTGGTAATCAAACAGGTCTTGCTAATACAGTATTAACTATGTCGGCAAACACATCAGATTCTTGGAATACTGGAATTACTTTAAGTGCAAATACAAGATTTGTAATACAAAATCCTGGTGTTTATAATTTAGCATTTAGCGCTCAAATGGTAAAAACTGGTGGTAATAGTTCTACACACGCACACATATGGCTTTATCAAAACGGTCTTGATGTATTATATAGTGCTAGTCAGATTGGATTTCCTTCAAATAGTGTATATGTTGTTCCTGCTTGGAATTTCTTTTTTAGTACTACAACACCAAATGAATATGTTGAATTAAAATGGGAAATAAATAGTAATGTAGATAACCAATTGTCAATAAAACATCAACCAGCCGCTGGAAGTGTACCCGCAATCCCATCTCTTATTGTTACTATCAACCAAGTAAATTAGTTCACTTTAAAGATTTTAACAATATATTTTCAAGAAACTTAACCCTTACTAAAATATTTTAATTTAAATCTTCACCGTATATATCTGTTTTTGGTCTACATTTTTCTTTGATGAGTTTTTCAACAAAAGCAAACATCTTTAAACCATTTTTTTCACAATACTCTTTTAATAGTTTATGTGTTTGTGGTGTAATTTTTAAGTTTTTATCTCTTTTCATCTACTATTTATTGATAAGTATGACAAAAGTATCTTTTTTGTCACACTCATTTTGTTGTTATAACAACAAAATAAAATTTTTGGTAAAGTCACCAATATTTATTAATAAAATAACGAAAGAAAAAAAAATAAAATTAAAAAATGGCATCAGACAAAATATTTGTATCACCAGGTGTATTTACATCAGAAAAAGATTTAAGTTTCGTAGCGCAACAAGTAGGTGTTACAACTTTGGGTGTTGTTGGTGAAACGACTAAAGGACCAGCTTTTGAACCAATCTTCATTACAAACTATGAAGAGTTCTTAGCTATTTTCGGTGGTCTAAACTCTAAGAAATTTGGGGGAGAAGATAAAAAACCAATGTATGAATTACCTTACATTGCTAAAAGTTATCTACAACAATCAAACCAAATGTTTGTTACAAGAATTCTTGGTTTAACTGGTTATGACGCAGGAGCGGCTTGGTTAATTACAGCAAGTGCTAACTACGACCCAACAACAATTGTATCGGTAACAACTACAGGGTGGACAGCATCTTTTACAGGAAACACTTTTGGTTCAATTTCTAACGCTAACGTACAAGCGTTATACAATTTAGGATTGTTCCCTAACGGACCAACATTAACAACAACAGAACCAATACCAAATGATATAGCAACTTACCCTGAAGGTATTGTATTCACAAAAACAGGTCTTTCTTTTATAGGGACATCAGCAAATATAACCCAAACTAGTTATATATCTAGTGCGAATACTGGTTCTGTTTCTGGTACAGTTACAACTTATTCAGCATCTTCTTATTCTGAATATGAAGGTATGGCATTAGCAATGTTACGTTCTAGAGGTGATTATGGTGATGTAAATACAGTAACCGATACACTTACATTTAGAACTTTACAAACTTCAAATGGTGTGGTTATGAACCCACTTACAACAGCTACTAACGCGGAAGCTAACTTTGTTCTTTCAGCTACAAACGCCACAACAAGTGCAGTAACTGCTTACGAAGTTTCTTTAAACACATCCTCAAGAGATTATATGCCAAGAGTACTTGGTACTGATTGTTTTGATAGAGACCCTTATATTTTTGTTGAGGAAATTTATCCAAACAAATTAGCTGATTTAGTTTCAGCTGGATATATCTTAGGATTAAATTCTACCGTAACATACACAAACGATTTTAACAATTATAAACAACAATGGCAAACTCCTGAAACTCCTTGGGTTGTTTCTGAATTACGTGGTAACCTTGTTGAAAAATTATTCAAATTTATTTCTATCTCTGACGGTAGTTCGGGTAACAAAGAGATTAAAATCTCAATAGCTAACATCAAACCTGATACAAAACAATTTGATATCCTTGTTAGAGAATTTTATGACAACGATACAAGACCAACAATTATTGAGTCTTTCCGTAAAGTTGTTATGAATCCTGCTGATGATAACTATATTGCTAGAAGAATAGGTACCGCTGACGGTGAATTCTCTTTAAAGAGTAGATACATTATGATGGTTATGAACGCTGAAGCACCAATTGACTCATTCGCAGCGGGTTATGAAGGTTATGTTGTTAGAGATTATCCTGTAGGTGTATTAGCACCACAATTAAACTACAAAACACAATACGATATTGTTAATGATACAATTAGAAAAGTTTACTTAGGTATTTCTGATACAGTTGGTATTGACCAAAACATGTTTAATTGGAAAGGTTATACTAATGACGCATCACCTAATCAATGGACAGCTACAACAAAAGGTTTCCACATGGATAGTGGAGCTACAGTAGCAGGTACTTTTGAAGTAGGATGTTGTCCGTTTAGAACAATCGCTGGTATTGAAGGTACTTCTTATCAGTCTATTCAAGCTAGAAAATTCACATTCGCACCTTATTTAGGATTTGACGGATGGAACTGTTATAGAAATACAAGAACAAATACTGATAGATATAGAGTTGGTAGAGCTGGTTTTGACGCAGGTTTACTTAACGGTGAATTTGAAAACATTACCGCTACTCAAGGTACTTCTGATTACTACGCATACCAAGAAGGTATCTACACATTTAGAAATCCTGAAGCAGTAAACATTAACGTATTAGCAACACCTGGTATTGATTACTCAGAAAATAATTCATTGGTTGGTTTAACAATTGACATGGTTGAAGAAGAAAGAGCTGATTCAGTTTATATCTTAACTTCTCCTGAAGGTGTTACTTACAACAATGTTGTTCAATTAACTAGTATTGGGTTCGCAACAATTAGTAATTATACAGCTGATGACATGGTAGGTTTACTTGAAGCAGCAGATATTGACTCTAACTACACAGCCACTTATTGGCCATGGATTCAATCAAAAGATACTGAAAATAATGTTAACGTTTGGTTACCACCTACATATGAAGTAGTACGTAACATCGCTTTAACTGATAACGTATCATTCCCTTGGTTCGCTTCAGCTGGTTACACAAGGGGTCTTACTTCAGCTATTCAAGCTAGAGTTAAATTGACTGAAGCTGATAGAGATACTTTATATGAAGGAAGAATTAACCCAATGGCTACATTCTCTGACCAAGGAGTTGTAATTTGGGGTAACAAAAACTTACAAATAGCTGATTCAGCTCTTGATAGATTGAACATCAGAAGATTGTTACTACAAACAAGAAAGTTGATTTCAGCAGTAGCAGTAAGATTGTTGTTCGAACAAAACGACCAAATCGTAAGAAATCAATTCTTATCACTTGTTAACCCAATCTTGGAAAACATTAAGAGAGAAAGAGGTTTGGCTGACTTTAGAGTTCAATTATCAAGTGACCCTGAAGAAATTGACAGAAATGAATTAAGAGGTAAAATCTTTTTAAAACCTGTACCAGCTTTAGAATTCATAATCTTAGAGTTCAACGTAACTTCAACAGGAGCGTCATTCGACAATCTATAAAAAATAAAAAAGAAAAGGCTTTCGGGCCTTTTCTCTTTTTTTTAATATTTATAATAAAAAAGAAACTATGTCAAAAATTATAACAAAAAGACAATTAAATACCTTAATCGAATCTACATTAAAAGAGTATGTTCGAGACGAAGACGCTATTTACGCAATGCCAGGTGGTGAGGAATTTATGAACAAAATGGACCAAGAATACAATCCAAATTCACCTTCTGAGTATCATAGAGATATTGATAAAAAGAATCAAGAAGCAGAAAAAAACAAGGCTAATACTAATGAAGACTATATGGAAGATAAAACTTGTTCTGAGTGTGGTGGAGTAATTAAAGAAGGTCTTTGTGAGTCTGGGTGTGGGTCACAAATGGAAGAAGGTAGTTACATGAAAGAAGACGAACTTGAGGAGGGTAACGCTTTTTCAGGAGCATTAGAAACAGCTAGAAAAGAAGGTAAAACTGAGTTTGAATTTAATGGTAAAACTTATCCTGTTGAGGGTGAGGATAAGGTTAAAGAATCAGTTAAAGATTTAGCCGAATCAGTTACAAAAACTTTTAACCCTTCATTCTTAACTGAAAATATGGATAACTTTAATAAGTTAATTAATTACAGAAACAAATAAAAAAAAATAAAATGAGTAAGATTAGATATAAAATCAGAAAAGAACAACTAGAAAGAGTTGTGGAATCTTTTGTAATGGAATCTACAGAAGGTAAGATGATAGTTAAAGACGCTGCCAAAAAACATAAAATGAATATGGGAGCTGAACAAAATGATGATATGGGTGATGGAATGAAAAAAGCTCCTGTATCTAAAAAACACAAAATGAAACAAGCTCCTGAAGTTAAGAAAAACATTCATGGAAAAGTTTCTGAATCTAGAATGGCAGAAATTAAAAACATAATGGAAACTTATGGAATTACTGAAGACGAACTAGAAGAAGGTATGATTTTTAAAACACCAGAAGAACTTATGGCTAGAGGACAAAAAATAATTTCTATGGACTCAAACGCTGAAAGAATTTACAACACTATTAAAAGAGATGAAAGTAAGTATGGTGAAAACTCAGCTAATAAATATTTAATATTTATTGGAAAAAGTAAGGGTAGAATGCTTTACGCTACTTGGGATAAAGGTCTTATGGCTCCAGATAAAACAATGGGTTATTGGATTGAAAGAGGTAAACCTAGAAGTGGTTATGACAAATCTACTGGTAGTGGAACCGAACTATAAAATTATAAAAACCCCTTTTAAAGGGGTTTTTTTATTTATCACCGTTAAGTCCCTCAAAAAATTTATAATGGTCTTCCAATGACATGTTATTTACATGTACAATATCTGAGTACAATTGGTACTTGTTATTGAAAAATAAACCTGACAATAAAAAAACAATAAAAAAAGGTAGTGTGACGTTCATTGGTGTCATAGTTAACATAGTTAAGGTGACAAAAGACAAACCAAAAGAATGTTTTGTAATTAAACCAAGAATATTTTTTTTACGCAAATTACTTTCTTTTTGCTTTTTGTACTCAATCTCCTGTTCAGGGGTTAGTCTAAATTGTTCTTTAAAATCTTCTAGTGTCATAACTTTATCTATTTTTTATCAAATATAACAATATTTATCTATATATCATAAATATTTTAAAAAATATGAAAAAAATTATTTTAACAGAATCACAAAAAATAAAACTACAACAATATCTTAAAGAAGAAAAAAATATTCGTATGTATGTTTTTGATTGGGATGACAACATTTTAAGGATGCCTACAGAGGTTAAAATGGAGAAGAATGAAAACGGTAAGTGGGTCCCATTAAGAGTTTCCACAGAAGATTTTGCTCATTTTAGAACTGACCCTAATTATAGAACAACCCCTGATTCATTTTCCGATTTTACAAATAATGAGGCTTTTTTAATTGACGCAAAAAAAGCTATTAATAATAAAAGTTTTGCACCAAGTTACAAAAAATTTATTGAATCATTAATATACGCAAACCCATTCGCAATTAATACTGCTAGGGGTCATAGTCCAAACACATTAAAAGAGGGGGTAAAACTTTTCATTCAAACGGTATTAAGTGATGATGAAAAAATGATGATGATTAATAATATCAAAAAAGAATTACCACAAAGTTTAGTAAAAGGATTAAACAATAAACAATTAATAGATTTATATTTAGATGAGATGGGTGAGTTTTACCCTGTTACTTCTGAAGAGTTTGGTGATAGGTTTGGCCTTAATGTAAAAGGTGGGGCTTCAAATCCTGAAAATTCTAAAAAAGTGGCTATTGCTCACTTTGTAGAAAAGGTGTTTAAAAACGTAGAAAAATTAATCCAAAGTGGTGAATATACAAAAGTATCTTTTGGTTTTTCTGATGATGATGTTAGAAATGTTAAAGCTACGGTTGAGTTACTGGAAGATGAATTATCTAAAATGTATCCTGAAATACACTTTGTTATATATGATACATCTGACGGTGGGAATAAAAAAATAGTTATTGAGAAAGAATGAGGTTAATTTTAATAATATTAGGTGTCACTATTTTATTTTCTTGTAAAAGTACAAGAAATGGTGATTGTGATGCTTACAGTAAAAATGAAGTAAAAAGTGAAGTTAATCAGATGTAATACTTGTGAAGATGTTGTTAGATTAGTACATACTAAGTGGAAGACTTGTGAATGTGGTAAATCTGGTGGTCAATACAATGACGATTTAATTAGTGCTACTATCGGTGGTGACTGTGAAGTTATAGGTTTAAGAAATGATTTTTTTAAAGAACAACCATTTTCTAAAAAAAGAAATGGTAAAGACGTAATCATACAAGGTGAATACTTGGGTGATAATCAGATACACAGAATCAAATCAGGAAAAGGACCAAAATTAAAAATGGAAATTAAAGATAATGGTGATGGAACACATGATATTATCTTTAAAGATAAACGAGATTATACTGTAAATGTAAAAGGTAGTGATAAAAAGCCCAAAGAACTAAAGGGGGTAACATCTAATACCGAACCAAGTTTTAAAGATAAAAAGGTTAAAAAAGAATCTTTTATTTCTATTAAAAAAATAATTAAAGAAGAGATGGAAGATTTTGAATGGACAAATCAAATAGACCCATTAGAAAACTTTAAGGAATTCTTTTACGGTACTGGTGAATACGAATCTAATAGAAAAAATTCTCCAGGTATTTATATTGCTCGTGATATTAAATGGTGGTACAATTGGATTCATGAGATTGAAATGTCTCACGCCAGTTTTTTAGAAGATATTGAAGACTTAAATAACATGGTACATGACTTAGTTAATCCAATAGATGGTTCAGAAAAATATCGAATCTTAGCTATAGACGTATATTCTTACCTTTCACCCACAAGACATTTAGGTGGTAAAAATTATTTACAAGATTCAGCTAGAACAATAGTTGATGGTTATGAAACATTAGGTCTTTTTGCTAAAAAAAATAATTTAACTCTTTTAGAAACTTTATTTATTTTTGAACAGTTCTTGGATAAAATGCGTCATGAAGGTAAACCTTTACACAAAAATTAATAGAATATAAAAAAAGGGTCCGAAGACCCTTTTTTATTTTTTCTTGACTTTACCAATTACCTCATCAATAATACCATATTCCAAAGCTTCATCAGAGCTTAACCATAAATCACGTTGAGCGTCTTTTTCAACTTGTGAAGGTTTTTTACCACAATACTCACCCAAAAGTTCAAACAACAATTTGTTTGTTTTTTCCCATTCAATCATAGTAATACGTGCGTCTTGGATATTACCCCCAGCACCACCACTAGATTGGTGTAACATTGTTTTTGAAAAACGTAGAGAACTTCTCATACCTTTTGTACCCGCTCCTAAAAGGACTGAACCCATTGAAGCTGCCATACCCGTGTTAATTGTTTGGATTTTTGTGTCAATATAGTTCATTACGTCAACCATAGAGAGACCTGATTTAACAGAACCACCTGGACTATCAATGTGCATTGTGATTGTTTTCTTTGGGTCTTGTTGTGACAAGAAAAGAAGTTGTGCCTGTACCGTGATAGCCATTCTATCATCAACAGGACCAGCACACCAAATAATTCTATCCATCATCAATCTATCGAATACTGACATTGCTGCAACGTTCATCTGACGTTCTTCAATAATTGTTGGGGTAACTGAACCAATCACGTTTGGTATTGCTGATTGAAAATTTTGGTAGTCGTGTAGGGTTTGTGAGCCAATACCCATATGCTTTATTGCATATTTATCAAATTCTGTCATATTTTATCTTTTATTATTTTTTTCTTAAAACAAGAATATTTATAATAAAACAATTTGTCAAATGAAAAAACCTAATTACGATAATGCTTTAACTCTTTTGTTTGAAAATAAAGAAAGCAATGAATTAGAATACAACATACTTACCCTTGAGGGTGAAGACTTATATAGAGAACTAGCTTTTATTTTAACAGAACTTTCATTAATTGATAGGAATAGTGGTAAAAAAATTATTTCTGAAGGTGAAAGAAGATTAATGGAAGAAAGTTTCATGTCTAGTTTAAGAGATTCATGGAAAAATTTATGGGGAACTGCTAATAAACAAGCTCAACAAAATACAGGGAAAAATTTAACAGCACAACAACAACAAGCAATACAACAATCTCAAAAAGCTGTAGCTGATGCTACTCAAATATGTATCGAAAGAAAAGAAGCTGATTGGGAAGTTTATGGTACCGATAAAACCGACAAGAGTGAGGAAGCTAAAAAGGTTTGGATGCAGAAACAAATTAAATCTTGTGTTGAGGAAGTTCTTAGAGGTAGTAAAGGACAATCTATTATTGGTAAATTGGGAGATTTTTTACGTGATACTGTAGTTGGTAAAGTTTTAGTTGGTGTTATTGCTATAGGTGCTATGGCTTATGTAACAGGAGCTATTGGTTCACATACTAAAACTACTACAAAACAAGTTGATGACGGTAATGTAGATGTTTCTGATAGTGTAGTTAAAAACGCTTCTGATAGTACTTTAGATAATCAAGTACATGTTAAGGTTAATCCTGATGGTGGTATAGTTAAAGTTAAGGTTGGTTCCGATGGTAGTACCGTTGGTGTAATAGAAAGGGACCACGGAGTTACCGATTTAAAACCTGACCAAGTACAACAAGTTGCTGACAATATTATTAAAACAATAAAAGATGTTAACAAAGACCCAGACTTAGGTGGGAAACAAGTTAAATCTATCACATTAAAATTCCATTCTGATAAATCTAATACTGATGGTAATGCTGATTCTGACAATGATGGTGTTCCTGACAGTAATGATTGTAAGGGAGGACCTTGTGCTGAAACACATAATCAGAAAACTATTGACTCTGTTTTGAAATTAGTAAAACAAGGTTTAGAAAAAGATGGTATTACAACAAAAGTTAAAGTTAAATCAGAAATTGGTGGTTTAGCTAAAGACCAAGTAAGTAAAAATAGTACTGACGCGAAAGCGGAACAAGGAACTACTGTAAGTGTCGATGGTATAGATGCCCCTATTAAAACTGTTAAAGATACTAGTTTTCAACAAGGACCTTATGGACCATTAGTGGATAACCCACCAGCACCAGTTCCTAAAGCTTGTTATTTAGTTTTAAATGGTAAAAAAGTTACTTTAGGTAATGGTGATTACATTTATTTCTACGGTAAGTTAGTAAATAAAAAAATACAAACAAAAAAAGACGGTCAGACATTTGAAGGTATGATTATTAAAGGTAGTGAAGCTGCTGGAGATACTGATTATGATTTAAAAGTATTGGGTGGATTCACACTTGAGGAAAATGCTTCTGGAATAAATAAAGGTAGATATCTATCTGTACAAGTTAATAAACCTGAAGGTATTAAAGGTATGTATTTAATTGCATGTGGTACTGAAGGTGAAGGTGGTCAAGGTGGAGAAGACGTTGGCAGAGGTGAGGACAAACCTATTAAAGGTGGTGATGAACCAATACAAGGTGACGAACCAATTGTAGAACCTATGGTACCAACTGATTTCTTACAAGGTAACAGAAATATGCAATTAGCTTATTTGGCTAGTAACTTCTTACCTGAAGGAAAAGATTTTTGGTCAAACATGTACATTAAAAAAGGAACAGTAATCCCTAGTGGGTTTTTAGATGCCGCTCTAAACCAAGGTAAATATGACCCTGAAAAATATTTAACAGCTTTTTATAATAAACTTAAAAAAGATAATTCACTTACTAGAGATATTAATCTTGGTGCGTGGTTAGCTAAAGTACGTAGTACAGAAAATTTAGGTTTAATAAAATGGGTTAGGAATACAAGAAAAGGTATTGGTAGTTTTATTAAAAATTTACAAAAATCATTCCCTGAGTTTGGTATTGGTAAAAGACAAAAAGCTAAATCTGTTAGACCAGGTGCTGAAGGACAAGCTATGGGATTGGCAGGTGAATCTTTAAATGGTAGAGTTGATTTAATTAATGAATTAAGTGGTTCCGCTGAACAAGCTGGTTTTGACCAAAATCAGTTTATGAAAAATTTACCACAATTTATGGCTATGTTAAGTGCAATGTATTACAGCGTTGGGGGTACTAAATTACCGTACGACAAGGAAGCTGTATTACAAAAATGTAAAAAATATGGATGTAAAACAGGTGGTGGTACCAAATATAAGAAAACAAAGTCAGATGACTATAAATTTTTAGAATCTAATTCACCTTTAAAAGAAGAATTAAATAGAATAAAAAAGTTGATGAAATAAAAATAAAATATTTTATCAGCATATTTATAATTAAACATAACAAAAAATTAAAAAAAAATTAAACTATGGCAGATTTGTTAATGAGAATGCCTGTTCCTTACGAACCAAAGAAAAAGAATAGGTTTATATTTAGATTCCCTACACCATTGGGTATCCAAGAATGGTTTGTATCAACAGGTGCTAGACCGACTTATACAGCAGAAGAAACTGAGATTCAATTCTTAAATACTTCTACTTTTGTAATTGGTAGATTTACTTGGGAAACAATCGATGTTACTTTCCGTGACCCAATCGGTCCTTCAGCTACTCAAGCACTTATGGAGTGGGTTCGCCTTCACTCTGAATCTGTTACAGGTAGACAAGGTTACGCAGCTGGTTACAAGAAAGATGTAGAGTTGGAGTTGTTAGACCCAACAGGAGTTGTTATCGAAAAGTGGATTCTACAAGGTACAATGATTACTTCAGCTAACTTTGGTGATTTGGATTACTCTTCATCAGATATCGCTGATATCTCTGTTACTTTAAGATTTGACAGAGCAATTAGTGTATTCTGATATTTCTTTATTGAACATAAATTATACCCCTTTTATAAATTTTTATATGAAAGGGGTATTTTTATTTACTTATTATCCTAAAACCAATTAATTTTTTATTAAAAGTATTATCTCCTACTAAAAAATTTTGACTTTTATGATATAAACCTATATTGAATATTACTAAACGGTTTAATTTATTTTCAACTAATTGTTCATCAGCACCATCAAAGAAAATAGTACCTCCATTTGGTACTTCATTTAAATAAATAAACATTTTATATTTTTCATTACGTATTTTTTTATCTAAATGTTTATTTACCGGTTCTGAGTTATTTGTCTTTGTTACATTATTATATAGACCAATCCAATCAGAATTTATATTTTGTATTTTTTCTTTATTTTCTTCCCAAAAATTATTAACAAAATTTTTATCACCAATAATACCTTGTCCATAAAAATTATCAATGTAGTCTTGGCAAGTTTTTAAAACTTCATCAGATAAAAAATTGTCTATATAAATAACGTCCATATTTATAAATATTTAATGATAAAAAAAAAGACCCTTTTGGGTCCCTTTTTTTTAATAATCATATCTGAAATACTCTTCATTATCTGTTCCGTAATTTACGATTGAATAACCTCCATTAAATTCATCATAATCCCATAGGTCAGAAAAATCTTCATCATCCTTGTAATGATAATCTAAGTCATTGTCATCATTATCCTCATCGTAAAACAAGTCTTCTTTTTCTGTTAGAATAGTTTTAGTATTTTCTTTCTTCACAGGAGCCCAAGAAGTTGATACGTAACTAACAATTGGGTCTTCAACTCTTTCGTAGAAGTTTTCACCAAGAGTTTTATGAAGTTTAAGACCTAATTCAAAACCATTTTGAACCTCGTCAATAACAACATACTCATTTGCTGTGTGGTAACGGTGATAACCTGCTGCCAAGTTCAAACACGAGAAACCAAACTTCTCCATCAAAGGCCAAATATCAGTATAAGGGTGACGTTCCCAATGTGTGATACCGTGTTCAGTGATAAGACCACCTACTTTTGAGCCAAATTCAGATTTTTTACCAAAAAGTTGTTTACCCATAAGTGTCATACTCATTGAGTCTCCTTCAGGTGAATCATACTGAATAGCGTAACCAACATTTTTAAAGAACTCAGGGTCAGCTTGGCGTGAACCAACACAACCTACTTCTTCCGATACAAAGAATGCTGCTTTAACGTTGTCCAATGTATCCAACATTTCAAGACAAAGATAAACACCACACTTATCATCACCACCAATACCGGATGGTTTCATAGTTTCTTTATCGATACCAGTAAGAATAACTCTACCGTTTTCTTCTAATTGAACTACTTTAAAGTTTGGGTTAACTTTGTGGACAGTATCCGTGTGTGATACAAAACAAGGGTACCATTCAGCTTTACCTTTAGTAACATAGATATTACCGATTTTATCTGTGTAATGCTCAAAACCTTTTTCTGTCAAGACATTTTGTAAGTAAGTAATCATCAACTCCTCATCACCTGAGTATGTAGGTACTGATAATACTTCTTTTAATCTTTGTAATTTTCTATCTTCCATAGTGTGTTTTTTAATTATAAAGCAAATATACGTTATGTTTTTACTTTGGCAAAATTTTTGTTGAAAAAAAATTAAAACTTTTTCTATTTATAGAGAAATGAATAAATCTTTACTTTGTTAATAAAGGGTTTAAGATTAAAATATAAAATAATATAAAATATAAAAAAAAGTTTTTAAAATGTCAAATCAAGAAAACGAATTTAATTTTGATGCTCCATTCGATGTACTAGAGTTACCATCAAAAGGATTATTGTACCCAGGTAGACCATCTACGGTTAGGGTAGAATATCTTACTGCTTCCGATGAGAATATTTTAACTTCACCAAACTTAATTAAAAGTGGTAAAGTTTTAGATATTCTTCTACAAAAGAAAATTAAAAGTACAGAAATCTCTTTAGACCAAATGTTAGTTGGTGATAGAAACTCCATTATGATTTGGTTAAGAGCCACAGGATATGGTGAAATGTATCCAGTTAAAATGATGGACCCTGAAACAGGTGATGAATTTGAAACAGAAATTGATTTGTCTGCTTTAGGTACAAAAGAATTAACTGCTGAACCAGATGAAAATGGTGAGTTTGACTTTTTCTTACCTAGAAGTAAAAAGAAAATTAAATTTAAATTGTTAACTGTTTCTGATGAATCTTCTATCAGTAAAAAAACAGACCAAAGAAACAAAGCAACAAAATCTTTAATTAGTAACGCTTTAACATATAGATTACAGGCACAAATTAAAGAAATTGACGGTAACAGAGACCCTGCTTTCCTTGCTAAGTTTATTGAAGTTATGCCAGCTTTTGATTCTCTAAAGTTTAGAGAATATTCAGACGAAATTGAGCCAGGAATAGAACTGGAGGTGGACGTGGAGGGACCATCTGGTCCATTTCGTAGTCCCTTTAACATTGGACTCAACTTTTTTTGGCCTAACGCTAGAGTATAGAAAAAACCTAATAGAGGTAATCTATTATATGGTTAAACATATGCGTTTTAGTTATTCAGAAATTTTAAAAATGCCTGTTTGGGAAAGGAGAATCTATGTTGACCTTTGGCAAAAAGAAATGGAAGAACAACAAAAACAGTATAAAAATGCTCAAAGCAAAAAAAGATAAAACAAAATTAAGGCATATTTATCAATAAAAAGAAATCAAAATGCCTAGAAGTATAAAAGAAATACTTGAAGATTATAAACAAGAGGTAAATTCAGGCTCAAAAGGCCTGAATTTTAGTGCATATAAAAATGAAATGATTACCGAAAAAAGAGTAAAGGTACCTGGTATTGAAAAAAACGTTGCTACAAGTGCTGGTGAAGGGTACTCAAACATGGATGTTGTTAAACAAAATCTAAGGTCTTTAGGTTTTGACGTTGATGATTTGGGTAAACAAAAAACTGTTGCTCAATTAATGGCAGCACCTTTTGGTTTTAAATTTTCACTTCTTTGGCCTAAAGAAAATAAATGGGGTGAAAAAAGTTATGTTACTCTATCAATAAATGATAAAGCAGTAGAAGCCGATAGAATTGATACTAGAGCAAAAGTTTCTAACCCAAATAGTAATGGTAAATTAATATTAGAAACAAAATTAGGTCCGGCAATTATTTTTATAGACCCTAAAGAAATAGAAAGAACTTTAGGTGGTGATGCCGGTAAGTTACCACCAGGTAAAAAAGGTGAAAACTATAAAAGAATGTTAGAAGAAGGTGTTACTTATAAAGTACAAGTAGATTCAGACGTTATTTTATCAGGAGAAGGTAATGAAGAAACAGAGGGGGAGGAAACAGAAAAAGAAATTCCAATTCCAGAAGAAATCGCTTCAGGTAAAAATAGAAATGAAATTTTTAGATTATTACTAAAAGGTTTTGGTAAATACGATGGAGCTGTTGTTTATGGTGATGGTTTTAAAGACCCTGAAATGGCTAAAGAATATTCTAAACTACAAAGAGAAGTACAAAAGGGTAATGCTAGTAAAGAAGATTTAAAAGAGTTTAGGGAAAAGTCTGGTAGGGATTCTTACAGTATGATGGTTTCTAATTTAAGAAAGTCATTTCCAAATAACTTTTTAAAAAACTTATCAAAAGTTTTCCCTGAATTTAATATTCAATTTACAAAACAAAATGTCGAAGAAAATTATACTTTATCTGAAGATGAAAAAAACAAAGACAAATATAAAAGATGGAATTTAGTTTTTCCTGGTAAAGTTGTGGGGGGTCAGACCTTAGACAATTTAGATAAGAACGTTAGAGAATTTATGGTGGCAGTTAAAAAATGGTTTGCTGTACCTGTAAAGGGGCCTGATGGTAAAAAACGTTCTTATAGTATTTCTTATGATGAAGACAAGGTAAATCAGTACTGGAATAATTTTTACGGTACTAAAACTGAATCTAAGTTAACACTTTCAAATATTTTAATGGAAATGTTAAAAGAAGAAGATGATACAAATGGTGGTAAAACAGTTAAACCCGATTATCTTTTATTAAAAATATTACCTGGTGGATTACAAACTATTGATGAAGGTCAAGAAGACGTTGAATCTCGTGAGGTGGGGGGTTCAAAAGGTTCTAAAAAACAACTTATTGATGCTGTTTTAGTTGAAGCGTCAGCTTTCTTTAAAGAAGGGGAGGACGGTAAAATAAATCAAAATGATTTAAATGTATTACCTGGTTATTCTAACGATAAAACTTATAGTGATAAAAAAGGTAAGTCCAATTTAAACATCGAATACACTAAGGACGGTAAAGTAACTAAAGGTGTTATAACCATTAAAAATAATACTAAATTAACTAATTTATTAACAGAAGTTATTAGGGGTGGTGATATGAAAATCAAAAAATCTAAAACAGATAGTAAATTTATTATCTTATATTATCCTTCACAAACAGAAGTTTCAAATAAAATTAATAACACTTGGAGTGAAATTTTAAAATAAGTTTTAAATGGCTGACGAAAATTTTGGGCAAAATAAAAAAGACGCCAAAGAATACTACGATACCCAAAGGCAAATAGCCAAGGTTATTAAACAACAAACCGAAAGTTGGTCAACATATGGTGATGCTCAAAAAACTGTTTCTGAAAATGCTAAACAGATACGAGATACACAGAAAAGAATTAATGAGTTATTAGCTGAAGGTTCTAAGGAAGCTAAAGCTGAAGCAGCTGAACTACAAAAACAAGTTGATTATACTAGAGAATTAAACAAAGAATTAGCTAAAACTAGTGTCCTATTAAAAGCTGGTGGTAAAGCCATTGGTAAATGGGGTATGGACAAATTGTCAAAAGGTTTTGACAATATTCTAGATAGGTACAACAGAATGGATAGGTCTTCTAGAGAAGCAGCTATCAACATCGGTATGTCCACCACTAGAATGAACCAGTTTAGAATGGTTGTGGCAAAATCACAGTCTAGTTTAACCGCGATGGGTGTTGAACTTGAGAAAGCTGGTCAAATGCAAGAATCTTTTGCTGACGCTACAGGTAGACAAGTGATGTTAACCGAAAAGACATTGGTACAAATGGCTGCTTTAGCTAAGACAACTGGAATGGCTGAAGAAGAAATGGCTGGTTTAGTTGGTCAGATGGATTCTTTCGGTATGGGGGCACAAGCCTCGTCACAAGCAATAAGTAATATTGTACAAAGAACAAATAAGTTAGGACTTAATACCAAAAACGTGATGAAAAAGATTACACAGAATGTGGGTCTTTTAAATAAACTTAGTTTTAAAAATGGTATTAATGGTTTAGCTAAAATGGCTAGATATTCAGAAAAATATAAATTGTCGTTAGAAGCTGCAGCTGGTTTCGCTGAAAAGGTAATGAGACCTGAAGGTGCTATTGATGCGGCAGCTAATTTACAGGTGTTAGGTGGTAGTATGGCTCAAATGGGTGATGCTTTTCAGTTAATGGGTCAGGCAAGAAATAACCCTGAAGAATTTATAAAGACTATCACAAAAGGTGCTGCGGAAGCTGCACAATGGGACGATGTTTCCAAAAGTTTTAAAGTTAGTGCTTATCAAATGGATAGGTTAAGAGAGGCGTCTGAAGCAACAGGTATCTCTGTGGAAGAATTAGCTGGGACTGCTAAACAAACAGCTAAGATGAATATGTTTGGTAACCTAATTAAAATTTCTGGTGATGATAAGGAATTCTTGTCGGGGATAATGGAACTTGACAGTAAAGGTCAGGCTTTCCTTTTTGATGAGAAGGGTCATAAACAATATTTAAAAGATTTAAGTGCAACAGACCAACAAGCTATAGCGGATAAATTAACCGCGGAAAAAGAAACTGAAAAAGAAAGAGCAATATCAAGACAAACTTCACAAGATTTATTAGTGAATAATTTAAATGCATTGTTAGATAAATTAATGCCAGCAATAGTTAAATTTGACGATAGTCTTAGACCTATGTTGGAATCTTTGTTAAAGAAACTTGGTTCATGGGTTGATTCTTTAATTAAAAACCCTTGGTTACTTAAACTAGCTTTAGGTCTATTGGTATTTGCTAAAGTGGCACCAATATTATCAGCAATTCTTTCCCCATTAGCTTGGTTGTTGAAGGGTAGAATGTTAGCTCGTGGTTTTAATGCAGGTGTTGCTAAAGGACCTTTAGGTGCCGCGGGTGCAGCTAAAAGTGGTGCACAAAGTGGTGCTGGTGGTAATATGGTTAAAGCTAAATCAGGTAAAATGTACAACGCTGATAGCCCACAAGGAAAAATGATTAGTACTAAAGGTGGGACTCAACCATTAGGTGGAGGTCAGTCTGGTCAAGCAGGTAAGGCTAGTCAAATGGGTGATTCAACGGGAAAATCGGCAACAAACATGTTAAAAGGAGCCGCAGCTATATTAATCTTATCAGCAGCTTTATTTGTATTCGCTAAAGCGTTACAGGAGTTTGAAAAGTTACAAAATGGGTGGCAAACATTAGCTTTAGCCGCAGTTAGTCTACTTGTTTTATCTGGAGCTTTATACGTTGTCGGTCAGATAATGAGTAAAGCAAGTACAAATATATTATTGGGGTCTGTAGCTATATTAGCCTTAGGTATTGCGTTGATACCGTTTGCTTACGCGATGTCATTACTCGCTGGTGTGGGTGTGGGTACTATGTTAGGTGCCGCATTAGCCCTTGGTGCTTTTGCGTTAGCAGCATTTTTAATGGGTGTGGCTCTTGTACCTATTTTATTAGGTGCTGTAGCAATTGCCGTTTTGAGTTTAGCTTTGATGTTATTCGGGACAGCTCTACAAATGGTAGCACCTGGAATGGAAATGTTCTTATCTTCACTTTCACAATTACCTTCATTAATTGGTCCGTTATTTATGTTTGGTCCGGCCTTAATGTTAGCGTCTGTTGGTATATTTGCTTTATCAGTTTCTTTATTCGCGTTAGGTGCCGCTTGGTGGTTTGGTGGGAGTGCCTTTAAAGATTTAACACATAGTCTTGCAGCACTTAAAGGATTAGACCTTTCTGGTATGTCATCTTCCATAAGGGCAATAAATCGTGTTGATTTGGATAAGATTGAGGCTATTAAAGATTTGGCTTCAATGCTTTCTTTAGTTAGTTTGTTTGGTGGTATTAAAATTGAATTTGGTGATATCGATGTTAAAGGTACTATTAATCTTAAAGGAGGGAGTGGGGTTAGTAGAGGTACTGATTGGGTTAACGACCCTGTATTTGTTTCCAAACTTAAAAACCTTATTTGGGAATCTACCGGTAAAGGTAAAAAGGGCGGCAAATCCTAATTAATATATAAGCATTTATTATTTATTATTAATACTTATTTTTAATTAAAGCTGATATGCGCTAAAATTAGTAAGTAAATTTAAATATGTAAATATTTATATAAAAAAGTTTAAAGGTATGCCAAACGCGATAAACCCAAATGATTATAATATAGATTTTTTCGCCACCGATTTTATTGGTGTTACGACAGCAGAAAGTTTTAGAGATTATCTTTTTAGTAAAAATTTACCTGACTTACCACCTGAATTAATTAACGGTGCGGCAGGTAACTTTAGTAGTGACTATGCTGAAAAAGGTTTGGAGAAATCCATTAATTATACAAGTATATCGAATCCCGGTGATATTGATGAGTGGTTGGTGGAGGGTAATTTTTCCACTTCACTTCACGAAGTTAGAGATATTAATTTATTATCAGGTAATAACTATGGGCCACCGACAATCGAGGCCTATAATGAACCAGGTTTAATACCTGAAAACACAGGTTTCTTACAATACCCTACTTCTTCAGGTGGAGACGACCTTAAATCAATTTTATTAAGTGACCAATTAGCAGGTTTAGGACCTGGAGCGGCAATTAATTTTCCTTCAGACTTAAATGATATTGCGAAAGATAGAAGAAAAGAAGAAGCTATTAATAGACTTAAACTTAAAGCTCAAGATAATATTTTAGGTAAATTAAATTTAGACCCTTTTGGATTATTAGCGGGAGAAGATTTAATCCTTAGAGATTATAAAATCACAACAAGACCGACAGTTTTAGGTAAGGTATTTGAATTTTTTAGTGATGCAGCAGATGTAACAATACCGAATAGTCCAATACCGTCAGGTGCCTTTGGTTCCTACGGAGATTTAGATAACCCAGTTTCGTATTCCGATTTAATGGACTCTACTGGTTCTGGTACAAAAACTTTAATCTATAACGCTGTAGCTAGAAATAAATACGGACCTACATTAAGTGAACCAAAAGGTTTCTTAGCAAATACTTTTGGAGCAGGACAAGCTGCACAAAAAAATAATTATTTATCACCCGCTAGTACAACATTAGGACAAGCGTTAGGAATTCCTTTAATAGATAAAATAAATCAGGCTGTAGGAAAAGCGGTTGACGCTTTAAATGGTGGGGTTAATAACGGGGTTGGTATAGAAGGAAATACACCACCCACAGAAACAGAAAACCCATCAATCACATTAGACAATATCCAAGAAAACGCACAGGCTGAATTTGATACATTATGGAATGGTCAAAATATAGATACTTGGCAAACACAGGGACCCATAACTAAAATAGAGATACCTGGTATTGGATTAAGTCTAACTATTCCTGATAATGGACCCGATGGACCTATAGGTACAAAAATACCTATGAATGTTGGTGATGAATTTTACCCAGGAGAAATAAATGGTTCTAAAAATAGTGGTATATCTTATGATAGGGGAATGTATTGGGGTAGTCACACCAACAACCCATTTAAAAAAGGTATTTTAAAATACACACAAGATTTAATTAATAATTCTAGAAATACAAAAGATTATAAAGATAAAGCAAGATTTGTCGGTGCAACAAACGACGCCTCAAATTTTGATGCAAAAAGTGGTAGACATAATAATTACTCTATGGGTAACACCGTTACTGATGCAGAAAACAATTTTTATTGTCGTTCTTGGTCTGTAAGAAATCCATACAGAAAAGTTAGTGATTTAATTAGACACGGAGGTGGTGTTGATTCTTCTGGTAATACAAGAAGTTTAACAAGAGAAGATTTAAATTTAAGTGTATTAGATAATAATGGTTTTGTTAAAATAGCACCATATGTTGGGGATTTTAAATCTAGAAGTTTCAGCACTGATGGTAGTGAAAATAATTTAGAATCTGGTGTATTAAAATTAGGAAATCCACAAATTCAAAAATACATGTTGTCTATTGAAAATTTAGCTTGGCAAAATAGTGAACATATATTACATGTTGCTCCTTGTGAGGTAGGACCTAACGGTGGACGTATAATGTGGTTCCCACCCTATGATATTAGTTTTACCGATAACTCTAGTGCCAATTGGGAAGCAACAAGTTTTATTGGTAGAGGTGAACCTGTGTACACTTACAATAATACCGAAAGAAGTGGTACCCTTAGTTTTACCTTGATTATTGACCACTCAATGGCAATGACTGAAATAAAACAAAAGGGGGAAGAAGCTTTATTTAGATATTTCGCTGGATGTGAAAATCCAATAGAAGCCTTTACGTCAATTGTACCTAAAGCAGTTGAAGATGAAACAAAGGTACAACAAGTTACAGAAACAACAACAACTAAAACTGATGTAACTAAAGATAACCCTGAAGTTTGTGACCCTGAACCACCACCAGTAACTAAGTTACAATTTTATTTTAGGAATGCTAGAAGATTTGAATTAGATTCTGTTGGTACAAACTTAACAACTGAATTAGGTTCTAATGCTGATGAAAAACCACCCAATTATTTATCTCAATATACTAAACTTTGGCCTAATGGTTATTTAAGAGGTAGTTCAGGTACACCACCACCTACCATACCTAACCCGAATAATCCTGGTCAGTTTATACCTAACCCTGCTTTTACATCTAGTACACAAACTGATATAGAAACTTTAAACCAACAAGCTTTAGACAATTTAAATACTTTAGTTGATTTCTTATTAACACCTGACGGTAAAAGATATAAAATTAAAATTATTGGTAAAACAAGTGATGCAGGACCAACTTCAGGTGGTAAAAGTAATGAAAAATTAGCTCAAAAACGTGCTAATTCAACAAAAGATTATTTATTAAACACACTTTACGCTGTAGAAACAGCTGTTGGTGTTGTTAAAGCAGAAAATTTAGGTTCACAAAAAACATACCCAACGGAAAAAGAATGGCGAGATAGTAATTTAAGATGGGAAGTTTTAGCTGTTGGTGAAACCGATTCTAGTTTATCAGTATCTTATGATGATGGTACTGGACAAAAAACGGAACAAAAAGATGATAATAGAACTTTTGGTGATTCACAAACAAGTGTACCACAAGCTATAAGAAATAGAACAACACTAGTTACTTTAGAATATAATAAAGAAATTGATGATACTTTAATTGGTGCGGCACAACCACCAATAACAGAGCAAACAGAACAAACAGTAGTTACTGTTAGAGATGTTGAAACCACAATACCCGCTAGTAAAGAAAAAATAGAAAGACAACGTGAAGCTGAATTAGCTGCAGCGTTAGCAGCGAAAGCTTCTAGATACATGGCTTGGGAATGTTCTTATTTTGAAAAAATGAAACAAGATGATTCATTTATTTATGAAACATTAACACAGAAATTAAAATATTTCCACCCAGCATTTCACTCAATGACACCTGAAGGTTTTAATGCTAGATTAACATTCTTAAAACAATGTACAAGACAAGGACCTAACATTGCTGTAGGTGAACCTAGTAATTTAGCATTTGGTAAACCACCTGTTTGTGTTTTAAGAATTGGTGATTTTTATCATACCAAAATTATTATAGATTCAGTTAATTTAACTTTTGACCCATTACAATGGGATTTAAATCCTGAAGGTATTGGTGTACAACCAATGTTATGTAAAGCTGATTTAAGTTTTAAATTTATTGGTGGTTCTTCACTAGGTGGACCTATATCACAATTACAAAATGCAGTAGGATTTAACTTCTTTGCTAATACGGCCTTATATAACCCAAGAGTAATTTCTAAATCGGTTGGTAAATATGTAACAAAAAGGGTTGACCCACTTACAGGACAAGAAACTGAATTTACAGTACAAACACCTGCAGGAGCTAATGGTTCTATTGAATACGGTGCTTTCATGACACCTAGACAATCAACATCAACAAGTTTATCTAATAATGACTCTAATGGGTCTACATCAAATTCTAGTACAGATACGGTACCAAATGATAAAGCAAAAGCTACAGCTGATGCACAACAAGCGGACCAACAAGTAGCTGGTAAAGAGGCACAATCAACAGTTGCTGAACAAACTAAAGTTGACCAAGAGTTCACTAAAAAAGAAGAAGAAATAGCTGATAGCTCAACAGCAGAAAATGATGGTGTGAAAGGAAATACATTCCCTGGATTTGATAAAAAGACTGGTGTATATACAATGCAATATACACAAATATTAACATGGAAAAAAGGTGGTGGAACAAATGCCGCACCTGCCGGTGTTAATAAGTTAAAGGTAGAAAAAGGACAAAAAGTTTATTTACAAACTACCACAAACGGAAAAGAAATTTTTATTGGTGGTTCATTTAAAAACCCTGATAATAATAAAGTATATAGTACAATAAACAACCCTCTTAGGGTATACTGTAACGGGGATAACGGTTTCAATTTCTTCTTTGTAGAATCATCTGGAAATAGTGGTTTTTATACAAACACAGGATTCTATAATGTGGTAAAAAAAGTATTCTGTAAAGGTACTGTACCTAAAACATGGGCTGAATTAACAGCATAAAATTTTAAAATATGGCAATATACTACGATAGATATAGAGATTTCAGGAAAGACGGTATGGTAACAACCTTACCGTTTATAAAAATACCTGTAAAACCATCAGACAAAAGAATTGTTACGGATAATAAAACAAGATTTGATAAAATAAGTCAAACTTATTATGGGAATCCCTTCCATGGTTGGTTGATATTACAAGCTAATCCAGAATTCGGTGGTTTAGAGTTTGACATTCCTGAAAATACAGTTATAATAGTACCATTTCCTTTAAACAAATCATTAGAGGAATACCAATCTCAAGTAGAGAGATATAAAAGATTATACGGATAAATAATAAGTTTTTTATGGCACTTAATCAAGGACCACAACCAAAAGTTCAAGATATGGGTAACGGAATTAGATACGTTGACCCAAACCCAACAGATGAAATAGTTAATCACGAAGACTTGGTGATGTATGTAAAACTAGTTGCTAGGTCTAAAGGTAGAAGTATCTTAACATTTGATGACGCTAATGACCAAGTTACTAATATTGTAGAACAAAGAAATGTAAAATCAGAAACTAACTTCACATACCCAACAGGTAAAGATAGTATTGATACTAGTTGGACTAACATTGGGGGTGGTAACTTAAACTTTGGTGAAGATTTAGGTTCATTTGGTATCACAAATATTAATATAGAATTTAAATCTAGTTTCATGCCACAAATTGTAATTGATTTTGTGGATGTTCGTGGAGCAGCTTTATTTGAACAAGGACCCTGTTCACCTTACGCAGTCTTTTTTCACTTACCTTACCCTGTTTTTGAATTAACAGTAAAAGGATATTATGGTAGACCAGTTACATACACATTAGCTTTAACTAAATTTAATACAAAATTTAATTCGGACACAGGTAACTTTGAATCGAAAGCAGAATTTGTGGGTTATACTTATGCATTCTTAGCGGATATCCCTATGGGATATGTTATGGCAGCTGGATTTATGGAAAAACCACATAATGGTAAAGATATTTTGGCTGAAAAATGGAAATTATTAATGGATAAAAAAGTTTTGGTTAATAATGTAGAAACACCATTAATAGACCAAACGTCATTCACTGATGCTACAAAACCTATAAACGTTTATGATTTAATTAAATCCTCTAAAAAACTAGAATCAAGAACAAGTGAATTAAAAAATTCTACACAAGTAACCAATTTAGGTAAAATTAATAAAACCAAAAATGAGTTAAAGGGGTTACGAGAATCAGTTTTAGAATTTAGACAAAAATTTTTAGAAAAAATAGCTAATTCCCCCAATGGTGGGTATAGAATTAGTCCCAATACTACAAACCAAAAAAACACATTATATTTAAAATTACCCAACGTTAGTGCATCAGATGATAATCCAGTATTAGTTGAACTTAAAAAAGTAGTTGAAACTTATTTTGGTACAGGGGAAAACTCTCAATTAGGTGGTACTATAGGTGCAAAATATAATTCCGTAAATAGTTATTACACAAATAATGCTATTGATGGACCACCAATACTTTCTTGGGATACAATTAAAACTAATGCTTCTGGATTTTTCGGTACACCAATAAATATAGTTGATGGTTTAAGAGATTATTATATTGATATATATGAAAGTTTATTAAAACCTATTGATGTTGCTAGTGTAGAACTTAATAAAAAATATATAATTGAAAAAGATAATACTAAAAATTTCTTAAACAAAGAAGTTGTGACCACGTTAGGTTTTTTACCTACAATTAGTAATGTTTTTGCTATAATTCTAACAAACGTTGAGGTATTTCTAGAATTACTATTAAGAACTTCTCGTGACGCAGAAAAATATCACCAAGAAAATAATGTGAATATTGGCCTAGATAAAACTGGGCTCCAACAAATTTTAGATTTAAAAGGTACCCAAAATAATGGTGCTGAATTATCTGATGAAGAGAACGATAAACAAAAAAACAAAGTATATCCTTGGCCAACATATTATGAAAAGAAACAAGGTTCTGATAGTGAAGTTGGGGATAAAGAAACATACCCAGGGGAAAATCCCGAATTTGTTAGTTGGCCTGAAGTAATATTTGTTGAATCGTTTATTAAAGCTTTAACAAAATTAAAAGGTGAATTAGCTGTTTTAGAATTACAATTAGAAAATTTACCTGGTTATGATAATTTTGCCCCAATCACACCCTACGAAACTCACGCATTTGGTGTAGTAGAATCACCAAATAGATGGTTAAAAATACAAAACGGTAGTAGTGACCAAGCTTCTTGGGCTGATTCAATCTATAAAGTAATGGGTGAAAATGCTTTTATTATTGGTGACTACACTATGATTAATAGTTTAAGTGTTTGGAAATCACAATTAGGTTTTAAAAATGGTTGGGGTGTAGAAACATTAACTAATGGTAATGGGGCTAGTAATGGATATTCTAACACTGGTAATAAGTATTCTATTAAACCACAAAGATTAGCAGAAAACCCAAAAGTATTACAAAATATTGCTGCAAATAACCAATTAGGTAGATATGGTGGTGAAGGATTTACCTACGGTTCACAAGGGAAAGATACAGATTCTTTTAAAAGAAAAATAGTTCCCGCTACCACAAAAAGAATGAAAGATTGGGGTTATGTTGATGCTTTAAATTTGATGACAACCCTTAAATTAGATGGCGGGGTAAATACGACCCTAGAATGGTTACAAAATGATATTACAACAGCAAAGAAAGATTTTATTATAACAGAAATAAAAAGAGTTTTAACCAATAAACTTAAAACACAAAAATTTGATGAGTGGAAAGTTTCGGCTACCGCGGCTATTGGTGGTACACCAGCTCTTGTAGATAAACAATCACAAATATGGAATAGCTATTTCCAATACGTTACAGCTAAAAATGTATTAACACTAACAGGCCCAATTTATTTAAATGATAGGGTTGATAGTGCTAAAGATATAAAAATATCAGCAAACCCACATAATAATGACGGAAGTGGAGCTGTTTTAGTAAAAGACACTGATTTAACAGCAAGAGAAATAGATTTTAGTAGTGATTCATTAATAGAAGAAATTAAAAATGGTTATAAAAAATATTATGCTAGTACTGAAGAAACTGATAGTGGTATAGCCGAAAATCTTTTAGAAGTTGGTTCTTTAGCGTATAGATTATTAAAATTCAGGCCAAAAACACCTAGGGACAAACCAACTACCGCTTATGATACAAAAAAAGTGATAGAGACAGAGGCTGACATAAATTTAAGTAGAGATAAAAATACAAATATGCTTACTTTAGGTGATTATTTTGCACCTAATTTTTATCATACATATGAAAACCTAAAAGACCTACCACAAGAGGGACCAATATTAGATTTAAGTTCATCGAGAACAATTTATGACAGTTATTCTCCAAAATATATATTTTGGTCTAATTTTATGGGTGCCTCAAATACTAATACTTCTGTTGGTTCCGCGGATTCAATAATAAACACACCACTATGGTTACTTAATTATCCTTTATGGAAAAATTCTTGGCAATACGCTGAGTCTGGTGGTGATAACGGTACCGTGGCTCTTGATGAAGTAGTTTCAATAGTGGCTGGTAAAACTTCTGGTGAATTTGCTACTTACCTTGGAGAAGATATTGGTACATACCCATCTTACCATAATAAAGCTGATTCAAACCAAAGAAGAAATTGGTCTACTTGGTGGGGATTAAATCAGTGGGGTGTAGATAATACTAATAATATATACAAACCATTGGCTTATATGGCGGTAATGTCATTTGGTTTTGATAATTTAAAATCTGAATTTAGAACAGGACATTTTCCACCTTGGGATGGCAATAGTGATACAGATTTATCATCATTTTCTAATTTCACAACTTCAGCTATTATGGCATATCCACCTAAAGCTTATATATTATTAATTGGAGCCATTTTATGGAGAATGAAAGAAACTAATTTATTATTATGGGACGAAATAAAACCTACAAAAGACCCTTTTCCTTATGACGCTAGTATAAATTCAGGGTGGAATAGATTAAATAAATCATACCTTTCTGACAATTCAAATATAGGTATAGATGACATAAACGACCCTGTATGGTTTTTCCATACATCTACGTCTAGACCTTGGTTTAAAGGTGGTTCTGTATACGCAATAAAACCAGAACAAAATGCTTTATCTTTTGGTGGTACAAATTCTAGTTATCAAAGAAGATGGTTAGGTGCCCAAGGGGGTGTAGATAGATGGACCAATGGTGGAGCATCCATAAGTAAAAATTTTGGAACTCAAAAACCAGTAATTATCGGACCTAATAACAGTATTAATTTTCCTCCTGGTTTATCTGCTTCTGATTTTAACTTTACAAATTCATTATATCGAGCCGGATGGACTAAATCAAGTTCTATTTTTGGTAAAAATGATGATAAAGTCCCTAGTAATGGTATATTTAGAAGTGCTGTAGGTAATATTACCAAAGGATGGTTTGACCAATGTAGACCCGACCAAATGCCTTTTATTTTAAGTGATAGTGGTAGAGGTATTGATTTTACAAGTCCTAAAACATTGGTTATTACTAATCTAAGTACTGAAACAAATAAGAATATCAATTACAGTGATAAGACACCTAATTTATTAAATAATAAATACCCTATTTTAAAAGAAGAATGTAAAGAATTAATGTTTATACCAAAAAGTTTAAAAATACAATTTATTGATGCTTTTGAATCTTGGGCAACAGGTGAAAATGCTAGATGGTTATTAGGCTTAGACCCATTAAATTGGAATGATAATGGTAGTTTAGATAATTGGTCAACAACAAGTGGTGGTTTTGATAATTCATATGTTTTAAATGGGTATAAAGGATTTTTAACTCAGACTGTTAGAAAAGATAGACAGTATTTAACATACACCAAAGAAGATAAGAAAAATTACTATACACAACGTTTTACTTTTCTTGATGAGGGTGAATTATCTGGCACAAAACCAAAACCAAAAAAACAAAAGAAAAGTAATAGTAATACTGATTACGAACCAGCATCACCTACTTATGATGTTTCATGTTTTGTGGCTGGTTCTAAAATTAAGTTAAGTAGTGGTAAAAATATTAATATTGAAGATTTAGTAGTTGGTGATATTGTATTAAGTTATAATGTAAATACAAATATTTTTGAAGAAAGTAGTATTGAAAACGTTACAATAAATTATAAAGATAATCTTGTAATTTACAATTTTGATAACGGAATTAAAATAACTTGTACCGATACCCACCCTATTTGGGTTGTTGGTAAAGGTTGGTCTTCTTATAGACAAACTGATGTAAATGATTCTGAACATATAGGACCCACAAAACAAATTAGTAGTGGTGATGAATGTTTTTATTATTCTAACAATAAATTTAATAAAGTTAAAATTTCTAAAATAATTGAAAAACAAAATAAAATGGTTAGGGTTTGGAACGTTAAAAACGTTACTGGTAACCATAACTTCATCATAAATAATGTTTTAGTACATAACGTTACATAATGAGTGATAACACAAGATTAGTAGGATTAAAAAAAGATAAAAACAAAGAACTGTATGAAGAATTATTTGTAACTGATTCTAAATACCGTTTAATTTCTTCATCACCTAAAGTTTTTTCTGCCATACATCCTGATGATTTTAATGAAGAATTTTATATATCTGAGGATGAATTAAGTTCATACGTCGACGGATTTATTCAAGCGGTGTCAGACAATTCCAAAAAAATTATTGAGTCAATTACACAAAATACGGATAATAACGATAATATAGCTGATTCCGCTTTAAATGACACAGACCTAAAACTTTCTTTATATCGTTCATTTAAATCACTTTACGATAAATGGATTTCTTGTTCTGTAATTGGTTCAGATAGTACTTCGGGTAATACTTCAGGTTATTTCTATAATAACTATGGTAGTAGTAGTCCATCTGAAACAAGGATGTTATATGAACATTTTAGTTTTGTTAATAGAGGTAATGGTGATGTGGGTAAAAAAGCAGTTATAGATTTTTCATACCTTTCTAATTTAGCTAGTACCAAAAACGGACAAGGGCCAACACAATCCCTATACGAATCTATAACTAATTTATTAACAAAAAACAATTTTGAATTTTTTGCAATGCCAAACGTAATTGGGTATTCTACAGGGGGCAATGAAGTTCTTGAAAATATTTTTAGAGCTTTCGATAGTCCTATAGATAGAATACCCGCTAAACCTGGATTTGTGTGTATGTTTATTGGGGGTAATTCTAGGACATTAGATATACCAAAAACTTCATGTAGTAATAATGGTATTAATTTTGATTATGTAGACGATACCTTTGATATAGATAAACCCACTACATACCCAGAAGATTTTATTAAAAATGGTGGTATAACAGCTTTTAAAGTTAGATACGGACAACAAACCCAAAATCATTTTAAATCTTTAGAACTAGACCAATCCGAATTTAAAGAAACTCAAGAATCACTTTTGGTAATTGATGCCTTAACAAATCCTAGTAGTGGCTCAGACCCAACACAAATTGGTAAGGGTAATAATATTTATGATATGTATTTGACAAGAAACTATTCTTGTACTGTTAACACATTTGGTAACATGCAAATACAACCAATGATGGTCTTTAAATTAGAGAACGTCCCAATGTATAAAGGAACTTATTTAATTACAAACGTCAGTCATTCCATAAAACCACACAATGTAGAAACAACATTTAAAGGTGTGAGACAACCAATAGTCACCGTACCTATTGTAACAGAAGCTTTGAGTTTGATTGACCTAGCTCTAGCTGAAACACTACAAGGAGATGCTGCTTTAGGTAACACTGGTGGGGGAGGTGGAGGAACCACAACTACAACTACAATATTACCAGCCAACCAAATATTCATAGACGATACTGTTTATGGAGATAGTTCAAATGAACAATGCCCTAAAATAGACGGTATAACAGATGGTGGTGTTGGTGACGCTTATACCGGTGGTAAATTATTTAAAATTAGGTTATGTAAGGTAAAAGGTGCACTTATAAACGTCAAAATGGCGGAAAATTTAAATAATATGGTTAATGCCGCACAAGCGGATGGTGTACCATTAACTTGTGGTAGTAACTTTAGAACAATGGAAGACCAAATAAATACGGCTAAAGCTAATGGGTGTTATAAAACAGGTGTTTATGTAAAAGGTAATTGTGACCCTGATACTGCCACACCAGGGAGGTCAAGACACCAAAGTGGATTTGCAATAGATTTTGGTTGTAATGGGTCGACAATTTGTTATAAACACGATTCAGCTTGGTGTGCCGCAAATGGTGCTTCTAAAAAACCAAACGAATATGTTTGTTTTAATTGGTTGGTTAATAACGCCTCAAAATACGGATTTATTAATTACAACGGTGAGGCTTGGCACTGGTCAATAGATGGTACATAAAATATTATGGGTGATAAAAAAAATTAATAGGATTAAAAAAATAAGATAAAAATAATGAGTGATAACACAAGATTAGTAGGATTAAAAAAAGATAAAAATGATGAACTGTACAAAGAATTATTTGTAACTGATTCTAAATACCGTTTAATTTCTTCATCACCTAAAGTTTTTAGTGCAATTCACCCTGAAGATTTTGGAGAAGATTTTTATATTTCAGAGGATGAACTAGGTTCTTATATTGATGGATTTATTCAAGCGGTGACCGATAACTCTCAAAAAATCATTGATTCCATCACACAAAATACAGATAATAACGATAATATAGCTGATTCTGCTTTAAATGACACAGACCTAAAACTTTCTTTATATCGCTCATTTAAATCTCTTTACGATAAATGGATTTCTAGTTCAGAATATAACCAACAACAAACATCTAATTATTTTTATAATGCATATTCAGCAGAAAAAACTGACGAAAGAATGTTATACGAACATTTTAATTTTGTTAATAGATGTGGTACTGACATAGGTAAAAAGGCTGTTATAGATTTTGCTTACCTTTCTAATTTAGCTAGTACCAAAAATGGGCAAGGACCTACACAATCACTATACGAATCTATAACTGGAGTTTTAAGTAAAAATAATTTTAATTTCTTACCATTACCTGGGTATATTAAATATTCAGACGCAAATACAAGTGAATTAGAAGATATGTTTAGAGCTTTTGATGGTCCACTAACTAAAATGAGAGCAAACCCTAAATTTGTGTGTATGTTTATTGGTGGTAGTTCTAGAAGTTTAGATATACCTAGGTCTTATTGTGGTACTAACGGAACTAATTTTGAATATAAAGATGATTCTTTTGACATATTTGACCCAACCACTTACCCCCAAGATTTTAATAACGATAAAACAAGTGGTATTGTGGCTTTTAAAGTTAGATACGGACAAGAAACCCAAAACCACTTTATTAAAGTGGAGTTAGACCAAGCTGAGTTTAGGGAAACACAAGATTCACTTTTGGTAATTGACGCTTTGGTAAACCCAAGTAGTGGTTCGGACCCAACACAAATTGGTAAGGGTAATAATTTATATGATGTTAACTTAACTAGAGGTTACACTTGTAAGGTTGAGACTTTGGGTAACATGCAAATACAACCCACAATGTTTTTTAAATTAGAAAATATCCCAATGTTTAGAGGTACTTATCTAATTACAGATGTATCACACACAATCGTACCACATAACGCTAAAACAACTTTTACAGCAACAAGACAACCAATAATTACGGTACCAATTGTGACCGAAGCTTTGAGTATATTAGATTTATCTTTAGTTGAAACAGTACAAGGAGACACGAATTTAAATAACACTGGAGGTGGAGGAACCACAACAACCACAACAACTGATAATAATTATGACGAATCTACAGTAACAACATTCAGTGGAATTGATGATTGTGTAACAACTTCTTTAAATAGTGTTAAAAATGATGGGTCCTTCCCAGTAATCATAAAAGGATGTTATACGGCTAAAGATTTAGGTGGAGACGCCTTACACTCTTTTAATACTAGAAAAAGTGATAATTTTGGTGGTTATATGTTTACTGAATCAGCAGTACCAGCTAATTTTAGTAATAGAGTTAAAGTTGGTACACAGGGTGGAGTTTATGCTGGAAAAGGTGTTAACACTGTAATAAAAGAAATAAATAGTAAGGGTGTTAAAGTAAAAGTTTCAAAAATAGAAATTAATATAGATTGGACTAATTATTTTGTTAGTTGGGCAGTTACAATAGAAAAAAGTACTGACGAAAAATCTTACATTGGAGTAGCTACTAGAGGTTCAATAGGTAGTATATCTTCTGGAAACTATTCAGACAGAGCAGATTCACAAATACCGACATTAAAAAGCCAAAACCCAGAATACGCAAATTGGGTTTCACCAAAAATTATTTATAATAAAAATATAATGGCAACTGGTTATTTAGAAGACCCTAAAAAACAATTAAGACAATATTTTTTAGCTTATACAAAAGCTTAATTATACTATCTGTTTTAGTTAAAAAAATAATAAAGTAATATGAGTGATAACACAAGATTAGTAGGATTAAAAAAAGATAAAAACAAAGAACTGTATGAAGAATTATTTGTAACTGATTCTAAATATAGGCTCATATCTTCTTCACCTAAAGTTTTTTCTGCTATTCACCCCGAAGATTTTGGTGAAGATTTTTATATATCTGAGGATGAATTAAGTTCTTATGTTGATGGGTTTATTCAAGCGGTGACAGACAATTCCAAAAAAATTATTGAATCAATTACACAAAATACAAATAATAACTCTATTGAGGATAACATGTCAAGTGACCCAGATGTTAAACTTTCATTATATCGTTCATTTAAATCATTTTATGATAAATGGGTATCTAATTCTTATGATAGTGTAAATAAATCTTCTGGTTATTTCTTTAATAATTACGGTGAAGAAGATGATAGAATGTTATATGAACATTTTAAATTTATTAATAGAGCAAATCAAGACGTGGGTAAAAAAGCAGTTATAGACTTTTCATACCTTTCTAATTTAGCTAGTACCAAAAACGGACAAGGGCCAACACAATCACTATATGAGTCATTGACAAGTTTATTAAGTAAAAACAATTTTGATTTTTGGCCATTACCAGCAAACATTGATTTATCAACAGTATCATTAACAAATGAACAAGTAAAAGATATTTTTAGACCATTAACATTTATAGATAAGGTACATCCAGGACCATCATTTGTTTGTGTTCATATTGGGGGTAGTTCTAGGTCTCTAGCTGATTTAAAAGACAATAGTAATACTTGTAGTGTTAATGGTGGTAATTTTGAATATGTTGATGACTCTTTTGATATTACAAATACAGTAGATTTACCGGTTGAATACACTAAAGAAGGTGAGGGTTTAGTTGTTTTTAAAGTTAGATATGGGCAAGAAGCACAAAATCATTTTAACTCAATAGAGTTAGACCAAACAGAATTTAAAGAAACACAAGAATCTTTACAAATAATAGATGCCTTAACAAATCCTAATAGTGGCTCAAACCCATCACAAATTGGTAAAGGTAATAACATGTATGATGTTTATTTAACAAGGGCTTATAATTGTACGGTTTCAGGTTTGGGTAATATGTCAATACAACCTTTAATGTATTTTAAATTAGAAAACGTACCAATGTTTAGAGGTACTTATCTAATTAATGCCGTTAGCCATACAATAACAAATAATAAAATTACTACTGAATTTACTGGTATGAGACAACCCAAAGTAACCGTACCTGTTGTAACTGAAGCTTTGAGTTTAATTGATTTAGCTTTAGTTGAAGTAGTACAAACTGATACAACTACCACTAATACTAATGGTAATGGAAGTACTACTGATAGTGGTGATTATAGTGGTGGTGATATTTCAGTATTTAATAGTGTTGATACAAACGCTAAAGGTTGTGAGATTATAGGAAGACTTAAGGGTGATTTGGGTATAACTGATGCACAGGCCGCTGGTATTATTGGTAATTTAATTGCTGAATCAGGTTTAATACCTGATAGAATACAAGATAGAAAAGGGAGAAAACCAAGGGGACTTATAACAGAATCTGGTGGATGGAATGGAACTACATTTTCTAAAGGTGGGGAAGATGAAGAAGGTTATGGTTGGGCACAATGGACTTTCTATACATTAAAAAATGATTTTATAGAATATGCAAGTACTAAAGGTTTTGATTTAAAAACAAAACCAGCAACAGATGAAATTAATTATGGTTATTTAATATATTGGTTAACTGTATCAGAAGGTGGTAAAAAATTTGAAAAATTTAAAAGTGAAGATACAGTTTATAAAGCAGCAAAATATGTTGCTCAAAAATGGGAAAGATGTGAATTTTGTCAAACAGAGGCTGAATGGAAAAAAAGAAGTGCTTTTGCACAAAACGTGTTTGATAGTTGTGGTAAAACACCAACTGGTGGGGGTGGTACAGGAAAACCACCAGAACCAAAAAATTGTAGTAGTTCTGTTAAATTTGGTCTTAATGGTGGTGGTACTTTAGCTAACGCTAAAAACGCTATTGTTGGTTCTTCAAGTGTTGGGACCCTTAATGGTATGAGTAAATCTAGTACTTACGGTAACTTAACTAGTAATAATATATACGTATACTATAACTGTGGTGGTAAAACACTCTCTTGGTTAAAACAACAAATTAATGGAGACGGTAATGTTTACACAAGTGTAGAATCATTCTTCCAAGTAGGTATTGGTACTAATGACGGGTATCCAACAAAGGATAGTACCAAGAAAGATATTAAAGCATATACTGATTTGGTTAGAAAAAAATTCCCTAACGCTACATTATATATTTTACCTGGTACTCGTGGTTGGGGAAGTGTTTCTAATACTACACTTAGTCAAATGAAATCTTATTATAAACAATATACAGATTTAGGTTGGACTTTATTGTGGCCTTTAAATAGTTCTAGTAATGAAATAGACCCTTATTTTGACACACAAACAAAAGCTCACAACAGTAATGATGAATGGTTTAAAAAACAAATGAAAAGAATCAAAGATAATAAGAGTTAAAATAGTTTATTCTTAGTTATTTTTTTGGTATAATTGTTTTATGAACATCATTAAAATTACAACAGACGATATAGATTTGGTTAAACCATATATGAACGATATCATGTCTTTTGATAATGGTTTGATTGAGATAATTGTTGGTTGGGATTTAGCTAAATCTAAGGGTGCTTCTATTTTAAATCATATAATTAATGATACTACTTACTGGACTTTTTCACCTAGAGAAAAGAGAAAAATTTTTGAAGAACATTTAAAAACTTTTTTAGAAGATTCACTAGAAAATATGACTAGTAAAATCAAAATAAATAATTTAAATCCATTAGATTTTAATACGGAAAAGGATTATTTAAATTATGTAAAAGAGAACGTTGCGGGATGTGACGGATATTTATATTCGAATAGACTTTATATTTATTGTGGTAAAACAATTCATCACATAGATATGGGTCTTTTGTCTTTTATTTCTTGGGATTTAAAGGATAAAATTACAGAATTAATAACATTAAAAAAATACGAAGAATTACCTAAAAATTTAGGTAAAATCGATATAAAATATATCCCGTACTTAAATGCAAAAGAAGATATTATTAGTCGCGACATTTATTAATTCGTCATCTCTAGATAAATTCCTATATAAAATATACAAATCCTTTGGTGTTAAAAAAAATTCAGTTTTTGTTTTTGAAACAGACACAGAAGATTTATTATTAACTTATAAAATATTTTTAGAATTCGACCAAAAAATAGACATTAGAAAAGAATTACCTAAGACAATACAAATACATAAAAAAGGTACAACATTTTTTACCATAAATGCTCTAAATAAATTAATCGAAAAAGAATTCAACCTAAATTCCGGCAATGTAAACTATTCTGAATATAATTTAGAATGGTCAAAATACGAAAACTCTATTATTTTAATTAAAAATAATGAATTAGATATTTTACAACTAAAGAAGAAGATTACTGAATAAGAGCATATTTATAAGAAAAAAGGGTTATGGAAGATAATAGAAAAAAAGAAAAACAACTTCAGGATAAACTGAATAACTTCCTAAAGAATAATGATAATGATTGTGACGGTGAGGAATGTTTAATTAAAGACCCACAAGAAATAGTTCAAAGAGAACAGAAAAAAATTATCACTAATGATGGAAGACAATTACTTAGTGAATATACAAGATATTAAGAAATGGCAAAAACTAAAATCAACGAAGACTTAGAAAGGTTTAAAAAACTTTTTGGTTACAACCCGTCTAAGGGTAACGAATTAAATGAAGTTAGAAGACACACATATTCTATAAATGAATATGGTGATTATGCTGATGACGATGAAGAAGGTACTGATACTGAAGAAGATGCTGGTACTGAAGAAGAAAACACTGATTTTGATTTTGGTGATGAAGGCAATCCTGAAGATACCGAAGGGACTGATGATTTTGGTACGGAAGAACCAACTGAAGAACCTGAAGAAGAAACTGATGAGTTTGGTACCGCAGATGAATTTAGTGCTGTTGATGAATTAGAAGATGAAGATTCTGATGTTGAAGAAGTAGATGTTACAGACATCATCAAAAAATCTGACGAAGCAACAGAATTTGCTAGACAAGCTTTAACTGTTGGACAAGAGAATGGTCAGTTCTTACAATCTTTAACTGATAAACTATCTAATCTTGAGTCACAAATAATGAAGATGGACACAATAGCTTCTAAAATTTCTAAATTGGAACAAGATATTAAAACTCCTGAAGAAAAGTTAGAACTTCGTTCATTAGATAGTTATCCATTTAATTTGAAACTTACTGACTATTGGTCAGAAAAGGCGGCACAAAATAAACATTATGATATTTCTGGTGGTGAATCAAATGTTAATGGTAAAGAAGTTGAATATAAATTAACACCAGAAGATATTGACGATTTTGATGATGTGAATGTTAAAAATTCTTTTGTACCTGAATCTTACAATCGAAAAAAAAGAGTTTTAAAAGAAGGTGAAGAAGAACAAAATATTGCTAAAAGTAAAATTGAATCAATTTTCAGGAATTTATCAAAAGAAGATAAAGAAGAAGTTATAAAATCACTGTCTCGTAAAGAAATTACTAGAGATGAGGTTTTGAAAAATTTTAAAAAAAAGTAATAAAATAAAAAAAAGTAATAAAATAAAAGAGGTTTAAAAGACCTCTTTTTTGTTTACTAATGGTAATGTTTTACCTATAATTAACACATAACATAATTTATTAATTAACTAAAAAAAAAGTAACATGGGTGTACTAGACGCAATTGCGAAACAGTATGAAAAAAACAAAACTGGAAACAGTGGAGGGAGTACTTCATACGAACAAGACTTCAGTAAATATTTTGCTGTTAGACTTGAAGACGGACATGATAGTGGAGAGTCTACTATCAGAATTATGCCACCTAAGAATGGTGTTCATCCCGTTAATAAAGACGGTGATACTCCTTTTGATGAAGGGCATTGGCACAGTGTTAAAGTCGGTGGTAAGTGGAGAAAAATCTACTGTAGAAAACACAACGACGGAGAACAATGTCCACTTTGTGATGTTTCTGATGATTTGTTTAAATCATGGAAAGAAACTGGTAACAAAACAGACAAAGAGTTGGCAACTCAGTATTCAGCTAAAAAATTCTATTTAGCTAGAATCATTGATAGAGCTAACGAAAAAGATGGGATTAAATTTTGGAGATTCCCACACAACTACAAAGGTGAAGGTGCCTTAGATAAAATCATCCCTCTTTTCACTAAGAAAGGTGATATTACTGACCCTAGAGAAGGTAGAGATTTAACTATTATTATCGGTAAAGATAATAAAGGTTATGCTAAGATTACTTCTATTATGTCAGAGGACCCATCAGTATTGACTGACCCCAAATCTCCAAACGCTAAAGAATGGATGGGTGATACATTGACATGGAAAGAGATTTATAAAGCTCAACCATTGGATTATGTACAACTTATTGCAGATGGTGAAACACCTATGTGGGATAAAAATCTTGAGAAGTTTATCGCTAAAGGTGATGACAGTGAAACTGAATCTTCTTTCAAGACACAACCATCAGCACCAGTACAAAAAGCAAAAACATCATCAGCTAAAGATGATGATTACGATGAAGAAGAACCGTTTTAATTAAATTTACATGGCTAAGAAAACAATATCAAAAAAAGAGTTTTCTTTGGATTCTATTTCAGATAGATTCTCATCGAAAACCAAATATAAACCCGATACTTTTATCGATTTAGGTAAAGTGTTCCAACAAGCGACAGGAGTTCCTGGTCCCGCTATTGGACACTTAAATGTATTCTTAGGACATTCTGATACAGGTAAGACCACGGCACTCATTAAGAGTGCCATTTGGTGTCAGAAGAACGGAATTTTACCAATCTTTATTATCACTGAAAAGAAATGGAGTTTTAAACACGCCCAATTGATGGGGTTTGATTGTACTGAGACTGCACCAGGTGATTGGGGTGGGTTCTTTATTTTTAAAGATGACTTTGAATATATCGAACAAATTACTGATTACATGAATGAAATTCTTGAAGCTCAAGCTAAAGAGAAATGGGAAAAAGATGGTAAACCATTAGACATTTGTTTCTTTTGGGATTCAGTTGGTTCTATTCCATGTAAGATGACTTTTGACGGTAAGGGTGGTAAGATGCATAACGCTTCAGTATTAGCTGATAAAATCGGTATGGGTCTTAATGGTAGAATTACGGGTTCTAGAAAAGAAACTAGTATGCATACTAACACTTTAGTCATTGTTAACCAGCCTTGGGTAGAGTTACCTGATTCACCAATGGGTCAACCAAGAATTAAAATGAAAGGTGGTGAAGCTATTTATCTTAACAGTACTCTAATTTTCTTGTTCGGTAGTCAAAAAAATGCTGGAACAAACAAATTGAAAGCTACTAAAAACGGTAGAAGTATTAATTACGGAACTCGTTCCAAAATTTCAATCCTTAAAAATCACGTTAATGGAATTGGGTATCAGGATGGTAAAGTAATTGTAACACCTCATGATTTTATTGAGGATACTAAAGAGGCAGAAAAAGACTACAAAGATGAACACGCTGATTATTGGATTAGCATGTTTATTAAAAGTGGACTTGGAGAAGTTGATGAAAACGATTTGGATTTTGCTATTGAAGAATCTGAAAACGATTTTGAAAACGAAGAAATTGACGGACTTATTTAAAGAATACCAAAGATGAAAATTAATTATAATGTATTGAAAGTACTTAACGAACAAGCTTTGACATCATCAGGTGACCAAATGACTTGTTTTTGGACAATCCAAAGTGGAGTTGAAAAATTACTACATGGGGAAACAATTACTGATATGCAAAAAAAATTATTATTTGAGGTAGGTGTTCTTGAAGAATCCGAAGATGAATTAAATAGAAGAAATATTGTAGGACCTTTTAAATTCTCGGAAGATGGGTCTACGAACTCCTAAGAGTAAACCTAAAAAAACAAAAACACTAATTGTCGATGGTAACGTTCTTATGAAACGTTCTTATAACGGAGCTAAGAACGTTTACCATAAAGACAAACACATTGGTGGTATATCTGCTTTTTATAGTACTTTACGAAAATTAATCTCTGAACATAAGATTGATAAAGCTGTAATCACTTGGGACGGTGAAAGAGGTGGTACTTTGCGTTTAGATTATTATCCTGAATACAAAGAAAACAGACCTAGATTTTTTGACCAAGATTACGAAATCCAAAAACTCAGAGTTAAACAATACGCTGAGGACCTTTTCATTAGACAATATGAACATCCCGATGTTGAATCAGATGATTTAATAGCTTTCTATTGCCAAAACAGAAAGAAGATGGAGGAGGTTATGATTTACACTAATGATAGAGACCTTTGCCAATTGATTAATGAAAACGTTACAATATTCTTAGCAGATAAAAGAATGGAGGTTGGTATAGGTAATTACCAATGGTTCTTTGAACACCATTATTCAAATGCTGGGTTAATAAAGATGATTGAGGGATGTAAAAGTGATAACGTTAAGGGTATTGATGGTGTAACTGAAAATACACTCTTAACACACTTCCCACAACTAAAAGAACGTAACGTAACATTAGAAGAAATATTCGAATCAAGTAAACTTATACAAGAAGAAAGAACGACACCACTAAAAGCATTAGATAACATCTTAAACGGTGTATCTAGAGGAGTCCATAAAGGACCATTCTATGAAATAAATAAAAAAATAATTGATTTAAATAACCCTTTATTACCTGAAGAGGCTAGAGAATCAATTAGAAATTTAGTAGAATTACCATTAGACCCCGAAGGTAGAGATTACAAAAACGTTTTAAAAATGATGATAGAAGACGGAGTAATGTATGTAATACCTGGAGGTGAAAACGGTTACCTAAATTTCATGGAACCATTTATTAATTTATTAAAAAAAGAAAAGTTAAACTTTAAAAACCAAAAAAAATGAAAAAATTTGAATTTGTATTGTACATTAATGGGAACATTATCTGTCAAAGATTTTTCGCAATCAAAAATTTTAATAACAAAATTTTAAATTCTTTAGAATTAACTGATTGTGTAAATGATTGTGTAAAACTTATTGAGGACGACCTCAAAGAAAAAACCTATGAATACTTGTACAAAAATTACAACCCTTACAAAGAACAAACCAAAGAAGAAATCCTAGTTGAAAACATTTATGATAATGAAGACATTTTTGATTTTGAAATTAAGATTGATGAGAAATGTGTGGTTAAAAAGAGGTTCTCTGGTAACGTTTATCCACAACGTGTAAGATACTCTGTGGATGTTCGTAAAATTATTCCTGCCTTAATCAAAGAAATACAAGAAGTATTTTCTTTAGAAAATTTTAGTGTGGAATATAGTGGAATTGCACTGTAAATATATACTTATTATTATAAATGTTGGGTATGAGTAAAGAAGTTACATTAGGTTATTTAGGATATAAGTTTCAAACAGAGTTTATTAATCAAATTCTACATCCAGCAAATAAAAAATTCTCAGATAGAATTATCGATATTGTTCACGCGAAATATTTTGATAATGAGTATTTCAGGTTGATTATTGCCACAATAAAAGATTATTTTGAAAGATTTGAAAAAGTTCCTGCTTGGGATACATTAGAAACTATTCTAAAAGTAGAAATTAAGGATAAGATAACCCAAGATTATGTGTTTGAAATCACAAAAGAAATAAGAAATCTAGGTGTTGAGGATTGGGAATTTGTTCAGGATAAAGCCTTAAATTTCTGTAGACAACAAGAACTTAAAAAAGCCAACGATAAGATATCAAAAATTATTGATGACGGTGATTTTGATAAGTATGAAGAGTGTGCAGATATAATGAAAGAAGCTCTTTCCATCGGAGCTGAAAAAGATGATGGGACATCAATTACCGAAGGTTGGGATACAGTGTTACAAGAGGATTTTAGACATCCAGTTCCTACGGGAATAAGTGGTATCGACGAATTAACTGACGGTGGTTTATCACGGGGAGAATTAGGGGTTATTCTAGCACCTTATGGTGTTGGTAAAACAACAATTCTAACCAAAATAGCAAATACCGCATATAATGTGGGGTATAATGTTTTACAAATTGTTTTTGAAGACATACCTGATGTTATCAAAAGAAAACATGCCGCTTGTTGGAGTGGGATAGAACTTAACTCTCTATCTGACGAAGAAGAAAGAGTCATGGAAGTAATTAAAGAAAGAACAAATGGTAAAGAAAACGATTTAGTTATTCGAAAGTTTTCGTCTGAAGGAGTTACGGTTAATCACCTTAAAACCTACGTAAGACATTTAATTTCAGTTGGGTTTAAACCTGACATGATTGTATTAGATTACATTGACTGTGTTGAATCGGCAAGAAGATATAACGATGAATGGTCAGGTGAGGGTAACGTCATGAGAGGTTTTGAATCCATGTTAGCTGAATATGGTATGGTGGGATGGACAGCGGTTCAAGGTAACAGGGCGTCAATCTCAGCTGATGTAGTAACAGGGGACCAAATGGGTGGGTCAATTAAAAAGGCTCAGATTGGTCACTTTATAATGTCTATCGCAAGAACTCTAACACAAAAAGAAAACAATAGAGCAACGATAGCGGTTTTAAAATCTAGATTCGGTAAAGATGGTGTTATCTTTGAGGATTGTACGTTTGATAATGGTCGAGTATTCATTGATACAGAAACTTCAGACACTTTCTTAGGTTATGAGAGAAAGGTTGAGGAAAGAAAAGATGAGAATGTTCGTGAAAGATTGAAGATGGCAAAACTCAGAAAAAAACAAAAAGATACTGAAGAAAGTATTAATTAATAATTAAAAGTTTATAAAAAATTTAAAAAATGGAATTATCAAATCAGATTCTATCAGACATTACTGTCTACATGAAATACGCTAAGTATTTACCAGAAAAACAAAGAAGAGAAACTTGGGAAGAGTTGGTGACAAGAAACAAAGAAATGCACCAAAAAAAATATTCTCATTTAAAAGAAGAAATTGAAACCGTTTATAAAATGGTTTATGACCGTAAAGTTTTACCATCCATGCGTTCATTACAGTTTGGGGGGAGACCAATTGAAATCTCACCAAACAGAGTTTATAACTGTGCTTTCTTACCGATTGACCACATTGATGCATTTCCAGAAACAATGTTCTTATTGTTAGGGGGTACAGGTGTAGGTTATTCAGTACAAAAACACCACGTTGATAAGTTACCTGAAATTAGAAAACCAGACCCAAACAGAACTAGACGATATGTAGTTAGTGATTCAATTGAAGGATGGGCTGACGCAATCAAAGTTTTGATGAAATCTTATTTTGGGGTTAATTCATCAACACCTATCTTTGATTTCTCAGACATCAGACCAAAAGGAGCTTTATTGGTTACATCAGGTGGTAAAGCACCAGGTCCACAACCACTTAAAGATTGTGTTCACAATATTAAAAAAGTGTTGGATGCTAAGGTAGATAGAGAAAAACTAACAACACTAGAAACACATGATATTGTATGTCACATTGCTGACGCAGTATTAGCTGGTGGTATCAGAAGAGCAGCACTTATCTCATTATTTTCAGCTGACGATGATGAAATGATTTCGTGTAAATCAGGACCTTGGTGGGAACTTAATCCACAAAGAGGTAGAGCTAATAACTCAGCAGTTCTATTAAGAAACAAAATCACTAAAGAATTCTTTATGGATTTGTGGAAAAGAGTCGAGTTATCTGGAGCTGGTGAACCTGGAATTTATTTTTCTTACGACAAAGATTGGGGAACTAACCCTTGTTGTGAAATTGCTCTTAGACCTTATCAGTTCTGTAATCTTTGTGAGGTTAACGTATCAAACATTGAATCACAAGAAGACTTGAATGAGAGAGTTAAAGCGGCAGCATTTATTGGTACGTTACAAGCTGGTTACACAGATTTTCATTACCTAAGAGATGTATGGAAACGAACTACCGAGAAAGACGCCTTAATCGGGGTATCAATGACAGGAATTGGTTCAGGTGTTGTATTGGGTTATAATATGACTGAAGCTGCTGAAATGGTTAACGCTGAAAATGAAAGAGTAGCTAATTTAATTAATATTAATCCTGCAGCAAGAACAACAACTGTTAAACCAGCTGGTACAACATCATTAACACTTGGAACTTCTTCAGGTATTCACGCTTGGCATAACGATTATTATGTTAGAAGAGTTAGAGTTGGTAAAAATGAGGCTATTTACACATACCTTTCTATCTACCACCCTGAACTAGTTGAGGACGAAGTATTTAGACCACACGATACAGCAGTTATTTCTGTACCACAAAAATCACCACTAGGCTCAATCCTTAGACATGAGTCACCTTTTGAACTTTTGGAAAGAGTTAAAAAAGTATCACAAGAATGGATTAAACCTGGACATAGAACAGGACAAAATACACATAACGTTTCAGCAACAATTTCATTGAAGGATGAAGATTGGGATTTGGCAGGTGAATGGATGTGGACTAATCGTAAATTCTATAACGGATTGTCAGTTTTACCTTATAATGGAGGTACCTACCAACAAGCTCCTTTTGAAGATTGTGATGAGGAAACTTACCATAGAATGATGAAATCTCTATCTAACATAGATTTATCTAAAGTAGTAGAACTTTCTGATAATACTGACCTTAGTGGTGAGTTGGCTTGTAGTGGTGGAGCAGGATGTGAAGTGAAGTAATATTCATAACTTTATATAACATCATAAAAAGTAATGGTTAAAAATTAAACCCCTCACACGAGGGGTTTTTTATGCTTAAAATTTACATTTCATATTTATGGTATAAATTGTATAATTGAATATTTATAAATAAAAAGAAATGGCAGAAAGGTTTATAAACATAGCATTCCCATTTAGGGATGACGATACGAAAAACTATTTTCTTAAAATGAATAAGAATAGTTATGATGCTATTAAATCTGATTTATTACATCTTTTATTAACAACACCAGGGGATAGATTATATCTACCCGACTTTGGTACAAATCTAAAACAATTTCTATTTGAACCAAACGACAATCAAGTTAGAGATGACATTAGGAACGAAGTTCAAAACGCAGTTAGTAAATACATACCAAATTTAACAATAACAACATTAACTGTAGATAGACCCGATAGTAGTGAATACAATGGTAAGGGAGACCATTCCGCGGTAGTAAGGATAGATTATATTGTAACAGAAGGGGCATTAAATAAAGTAGATTTTGTAACTATCACAGTTTAAATAAAAAAAAATATGGCAACACAAAGTAAAAAAATAAATTATTTTGCGAGGAACTTCGCTGATGTAAGAACCGAACTAGTTAATTTCATTAAATTATATTACCCAGAAGTATTTTCTGATTTTAATGACGCATCAGTAGGGATGATGTTATTAGAGTTAAATGCGGCTGTTGGAGATATGTTATCCAATCACACAGACCGAATGTTTAACGAAACTTTTTTGGATTATGCACAAGAAAGAAAAAATGTTTTAGCTATAGCAAGAACATTGGGGTTAAAAGTACCAGGTCTAAGACCTAGTATTACTTTAGTAGATTACTCCGTTGTAGTACCTGTATACGGTGATACATGGGATATTAGATACGCACCAACGATTAGATACGGTTCACAAGTTTTAGGTGGTGGACAAGTATTTGAAAATTTAGAGGATATAGACTTTTCTTCACCTTATACTGTAGGTGGTACACCTAATAGATTAATTCTACCTAACATAGATGATAATGGTACATTACAAAATTATACTATAGTTAAAAGAGAGTTAGTAATTAATGGTTTAACGAAAATCTTTAAAAAGAGTATCTCACAAAGTGAGTCAGTACCTTTCTTTGAAATATTTTTACCTGATACAAACGTACTTTCAATTGAAAGTATAATAAATCTTGAAGGTACAAATTATAGTAATAACCCAACAATAGACCAGTTCATTGACCCAGATTTAAGATGGTATGAAATGGATTCGTTAGCTGAAGATAAAGTTTTTATTGAAGACACTAGTAGAACTACTGATAATGAAGCGGTTAAACCTGGTAAGTATGTTCACACAACAAGAAAATTTGTTAGAGAATTTACTGATAATAATTACTGTAAATTAACTTTTGGTAGTGGTGTTAGTACAGACGATGAACAATTACAAAACATATCTACAACTGGTATAAAAATAGGTGACTTTATAAATACTACAGCTTTAGGTGAAATAATTAAACCAAACACAACCTTATTTATTAGATATAGAGTTGGTGGTGGACCTAGTAGTAATATAGGACCTAATGCTATAAACGCAATTGGTAATGTTACTTTAAATGTAAATGGACCCAACACACCAACAAATCAATCGGTAATAAGGTCGTTAAGAGTTAATAACCCAATTCCAGCAATAGGTGGAGCTGGGGTACCTTCAGTTGACCAAATAAGACAATATACAAAGTATAATTTTGCCTCACAAAATAGAGCGGTTACTATTAAAGATTATGAAGCTATTTTAGCTAAAATACCTGGTAGATACGGCTCACCTTATAGACATAAAATAGCTGAGGAACAAAATAAAGTAATTATTTATACACTAGGTTTAGATGCTTCAGGTAAGTTAACAAACCAATCTACTAATACTCTAAAAGAAAATATAGCAACTTGGTTATCAGATTATAGAATGATAAATGATTACGTATTAGTTGGTGATGGTAAAGTAGTTAACCTAGGATTTGAAATAGACTTATTTATAGATAAACAGATTAATCAATCAGAATTAATTAATAACGTTATTACTAGTGTTAAAAATTATTTTGATGTTAAGAAGTGGGAAATGGGTGATAATATTTATATCGCTCAATTGGTTGAAAACATTAATAATGTTGGTGGTGTACTAAATGTTATTGATATAAGAGCTTACAATTTAATAAGTTCTCCTTATTCATTAAACCAAACATCACAAAATTTCATACCAGAATCTTTAGTAAATGGTGTTATACCATTTAATAATGGTAAACTAATTGATTTAGGTTCTGATTACGCTTTATTTGGTGATATAGACTCTATGTTTGAAATTAAGTTCCCTGAAAGGGATATAAAAGTAAGGATTAAGAGAAGTTCGACTGTAACTGAAGGGTAACAATGGAAAGAATTGAACAACTATTGGGTAGGGCTAGATATAAAATGGCCCCTGACACTAATTTTAACTATAAATTAAATTTAGATAGCAGCCTTAGTCCGTTAAAAAATAATTTTAATAAAATTATTTCAATCCTTAGTGCAGACCAAGTTTTTCAAGATGAAAGAGACAATTCTACAAAATATAGAATTCTAGGTAGATTAAACATTATTACCGACAATTCAATTAATTACACAGCAACAACAGTTACAACAGGGGCTAACCCACAAACTATTGGTATAACAAGACCAAACAATTCTGATTGGACCCCACTTTTTGGTTCTGGTAATGTAATAACTAATCAAAACCCACCTATACCAAATAATTGGGTTTTACAAATACTGTACCCTAGTAAAATTGATAAATACACTAAAGTAGGAGACAATCAGGCTTATAAAGGTATTACTATAAAAAATTTAATTTCTACTGACCCTTCTGGCACTAAAGAACAAGTTTTATTGGAGACCCAACAAAAAAATAAATTGGTTGAGGGTGATTTTTGTTACATATACAGTAACACACATAATAGTATTTATACTGGTTTTCATGATGTAGATTTTTTAGGTGTTAACGGACAGTATTCGGAAACAAAATTTAGGTTAACAACTAAATATATTGGTCCCGATAATGAATTGATTTTAAAAAGAGTGATAAATGTTTCTGATAACGACATAAATTTTCTTAACACACAGAACATTATAAAAGTAGTATCTACAGATTTAAGTGGAACCTCTACTAATGCAAATTATACCAAAGTAACTACAGGTAACCTATCACCCAGCTTTTCAGCATTAACACATAATTTAAGGGTTTCTGATTACATAGACATAAGAACCGTAAATGGACCTTTTATACTCAATGGTTTATATAGGGTTGAAAAAATTATTGATAGATACAATTTTATTATTGATTTAAAAATAAGTAATATACCTGGGTTAAATATTAATAATTTAAGTATACCATTTAGAAGAATGGATGGTATACCGTCAGATTATTATATAAGAAAATTTACTTTGTTAACAGGTAATGATTACGAAGTTAATAAAGCAACTTCATTTGGTACTAACATTTACCCAAAAACTAAAATTAATAAATTAGCTATAGCTAACGATACTTGGTTATTTACCTTTATACAAGACATAAATACTAAGTTTATATACAGTCATAAAGACGGTGAATTAACCCAACTATACCTAGGTACAATAAAAAGAGCAGGAGCAAATAATTTTAATTGGTCAGATGTAACCGCTAATTGGGATTTTGAATATAGTTACGCAGATAGTTCTAACAAAATAGAAACAATATCACTTAATAACCCAAGCGGTATAGGGACTATTGAAAAAAACATACCCAAAACTAGTGAGTATTTTGGTGACTTTGTTGAATATAATAGAGGGGATATTTTAGAAAGAACAGTTTCTAAAATAATACATAGATTTGCTTTAAATACTAATAACACACCCGAAAAAGGTTATTATATAGACCCTTTCTCTAAATTAGACATTAGGAAATTTTCTAATATTATTGAATCAGCATATGTTGGACAAAACGTTGTTGGTATTCCTGGTGATTCAGAATTAAGACCTAATGGTTCTCTTGAATGGAGGGATATTCTAGAACCAGGTTATATAGAAAATGGTGACAATGGCGTTAATTACCCATTTTTAAATGGTGCTAACTATATATATTTAAATAAATTTATATATGTTAGGAGACAAATACCAGAAATAACAATTGAACCTTTAACGGTGAACCCTTCAGCAACAGTTAAGTGTTAATGAGTACGTATAGATATAAAATAAGATTAAATTACCCCACAATAACAGGTGGAACAGTAGAACCGATGGTCAACGTAGTTACGGGTACACAACAGTTTACTGATTATTTAACTACTTATGCTATTAAACCTGGGCAATCTGGCAATCAATTACAAATACCTAAAAATATCGGTAAAAATTATTTTACCAAAAGTTCTTTTAGTAATTTAAAAACAGCATTAATTGAAAATATTGGTGGATATTTTGATGTATCAGAGGGTGGTATTTTAATTTCTTCAGGTAATACAATAAACCCTGATTATAATTACAAAAATATTAACATACCTATAAATGTTAAATTTGAGGTTGTAGATTATTCTGATGATATCGATAATTTTATTGAAAGAGAAAAGAAAAAAGCCATAAACCCAATTATAGATGGAGAAAAAGTTAAATACATCCCTGAAAATTATAATACTGTAACTATAAATTTTAGATTTTATAATAAGGATAGTGGTATGTATGATACCCCTAATTATATTACCGCTGGATTTGTACCACAAGATATTGGTGTTAAAAATAACTTTAAAAAAAGTTTTTTTAGGTTATATTTTTATGACAGTAATAATAATAAAAAACAAAATTTATTGTCATCAGAAGATATATCTGCTAATGGTAGTACAATGCCTTCGTTTAATTTAAATAAAATTTATTGGTTAATGTCCGACAACCCAATTACAGGTACGGGTAATAAAAAAATTTATATGGAGGCTAGATTTTTTAACGCTAAAACAGGTAGAGTCCATAGATTTTTTAATGTACCAATTTATATTGCGTCACCAATAACTGTAAGTGATTTAGCTAATAACCAAACTTGGAAAACAAGCCAAATCACTATTTTAAACCCTACTACTAATAACGGTAATCGTTGGTTTAGGGTAGAACCAGGTATTGGTGCAAACACACAAAATACAATAACAATGACAGAATTTATATTAAGTACATAATGAGTTTTTATGATAGAAAGATACCTTATTATAAGTCATTTAAATTAATTGATAGTGATGGGGATGGTATTAAAGATACCATTGTCTATCGACCTATTTCCGATTTTTATTATATACAATTTGGTTTAGAACAAGATATTAAAAATATTGGTCATTATATAAAAGGTGAAGGAAAACCTAAATTTGAATTAGTAGATTTTAGTAGTATATGGAATGAAGGTCTTGTAATATCTAATCCAGGTCATAACACGAGTAGTTCTGGTAACACCACTACTACGCCAACACCCATTTGTATTGACATAAGAGATTGGAGTGTTTTTAATCCTTGGCCACAAGGAGACACTTTACCAATATCTGAGGGTAATTTAATTTGGTTAACAACCACAGACATAGACGCAGCAAATTTACAAGTTGGGCAACAGATAATTTTATCTGGTATGGATGTAACCCCAGTCAACCAAACATGTAAAGGTGAAACTAATTTAACAACCCTTAATTTAACAACTGATATTGTTGCAATATGGGGACCATATTTAGGTAGTTGGAGTATAGCTACTTCAATATATTTTAACACACAGACAGGTGATTACACAAATGGTTTATGTACAGCCGCAGAAAATTACGGTGTTATAAGTGTCTTAGGTAGTGGTAAAGCTTGTGTTACTACATCATCTAATGGTGGTGACACACTACAACCAGTAGAATTTTGTAATGACCCAAGTGCGAGTAATTATGATGTTTCATTAGTTGGTGTTAATGGATACACACCATGTTTTGACAATACTTGTTGTACTTACAATAGTGTAGAAAATTATAAAAAATCGGCTAACAGTGGTTATGATGAATTAAATTGCTTAGCATTTTATACTGATTGGGGCCCTTGGAATGATAATCTTTTATTAAACGATACACAACAATTATTTATTAAAAAAACAGATTGTACCTTAACATTAAGGTTAATAAATCAATTAGACGGTGAGAATAACTTTACTAAAGGTGGTTGGTATGGTGCTTCTGTAAAAATAGAAATCGATGAAGGTAATGGTTTTATGCCATTATTACCTGGAAATACTTTAATACAAAATTTAGATAACGATATATCTTTTAATCAAAGTAAGGAATCTTATACGTTAGATAATAAAGTTAGAATATGGAAAGCAAAATCAACAACTACTATTCCTAAATATTATACAACAAAACCTTATAGGGATATTATTTTAAAACCAAATACTAATACAAAAGTTAAAATTACTTACATAAATTCTGATGAAAATATCAGTGAATACGAAAAATATGCTAAATATTTAAGACTACAACTAATAAAGGGTAGTACGTCATCACCCACACCTACACCACCTACACCAACAACAGACGTGAGTAGTTTTGTATGGTCACAAAATATATCAGAAATAAATACTTTTTTAGGGACACCGAGTAACAGACAAAATAATGGTGAAACTTTTCATTATATATCTAATGGTTCGGTAGAGGTTAAAGGTAAAACGTGGTCAGATTATTTAATGGGATATAAAAACCCTAGTAATATAGTTCCTTGGGCACCATCAACAACAGGTATAGCTGTTGGTACATTTTATGCTAACCCTATAGTTACTGTTCTAAATGATTTTGGTGATTCAATTAATACTACAGTAATCGATAATAGTAGTAATAATAGTTTAAATTATTTTAGTAATCCTAATGAATTATTAAAAGAATTAACTTTTACCTGTTCAGTAAAAGAAAATTATGTTTCTTATTTTGATAGAAACGGTGATGGGTTTATTGAATACAGTAAAAGTTATCCTAAAATAAATTCAGAAAATAGTAGTTCAGTAGATATTGGTTTATTTAGTAAAACTAGATACGATTCACCTTATATATTTTTAAAACCTGGAACTAAAGATAATACAGAATTTTTAAATGATAATCCATTAACAAAAACTACGGTACAACAAAGTGACGCACCAGTTGGACCTAGTTCCCATGGTGGTTGGAAAAACTACGCTTATGTTGCCACAAATTTAATAAACACATTAAATAATAATCTTACATATTCTTTTACAAATGTCTCACCGACATGTCAATTAGGTGGATTTAATAATTTAAGTGAGATTGATATTAATTTAGTAGACCAGTCGAATAGTAATATATTTTTACAACAACCTTATTTTACGTTAACAACATCAAATCCAACGAAAGAAGCTACTTTTGGTACTGGGACAACAGTACCACATTTATGGAATTATGGATTCAGTAATGCTAAAGGTGGTTGTTGTGCCAAATCTTATAGTAGTTCATTAGATATATCGACATCAGGACCTTATTTTAATAGTAAGTGCTCAAGTTGTCATGGACAAATGACACCTAGGTCAGCACAAACGGTTTTAGATAGAGGAACTAAAATAGCTATGCAAACAACAGACAGTGATGTTTATTACGGACCTTTTTATGACCCACAAAACCCAACCTATAATGGGTATGGATTAGCATTCTCTAAAGCAAATAAATTTTGTCGTGATGTAAAAAACAAAAATGGTGTTTTAGTAGATACATCTGAAATAGGTGTTAGTACAGACGCTTTATATGTTGGTGGTATATTACATGGTGGGGCTGTACAATATAAACCTAACACTGATTTCACTAATAATTATGGGGTTACGGAAGCAATACAACTAGGGTTTGATGAAATTGGGGTTACAGAAGCTAACAGTACTTGTTTAAGCGGCACCAAAATACCCCTTAAATGTAGGAGAGTTGTTAATGACCCTAACTGTCCCAACAACAATTGTATGAAATGTCTTTTTTGTTTTAAATGTAATTCAGAAGATAAACAACCTGGCATATTTACAGGTAATAACGGGGACTCAAATGGACCTAGTGATGGAATAACTTATTTAGGATGATAATAACAGGATTTACAGACTCAAAATTAAATTTAGTTAAGACATACGACGATAATAATCCATATCAAGTAGGGATTAATGGAGTTACAGAAGTTGTTACTGAGGGTGATAGTTTATCTTATGTAGAATATACCATAAATGGTATCAACTACAAGACTTCAGTATTAAAACCTTTATTTGAAGATTCTGACCTTTTCTTTAAAACCCAAACAGTTTATTTTTTTGAAGCTAATGGTTTAACGCAACAAAACATTAATGTTGTAAAAAGAGAAGCAGAAATGGGTATAGCTTTTCCACCTAAAATTAAAACAGAGATATTTATTGAAAGACAGTCAATATCTGTTTTTGAAAGACATCTTAGAATGGAAGAAATAGAAACAATTGAACAATTAACTGATTATAAAAATGGGTATTACAATATTTTTAATATAGAATAACATGGCTACAGGCAACTATGGAACGGTAAGACCGGCTAACGTATCAGCAGATGATATAGATATTTTTTATACCTATTCACCTAGTAGAGACGTACCGCCATCTGTACCTGTAAGAGTTTTAGACGCAAACTCTTTTTTAACACAATTTAATAACCCATTAAATATTAATGGGGTACAACCATTATTGAGTGGTTTATATAATTTAAATCTACCTTCGAATTTATTTTCGTCAAAGGGATTTTATACAATAATGATAAGACCAAAACAATATTACGTTACAATAGCGGATTGTGGTGTTTTATCAGCTTACCCCGACATTAAAGGTTTAGTATTTGATACTAATAGTTTACCACCTGTTTTGGGTCAAAATGACTCTATGGTTGGGTATCGAATTGAATATATTGATAACACAAATCAAATCATACCTAATTTATATAGAATAGTTACTTCAGCTAATTTAACTGAAGCAGTAAATCAAAATTTATCTAATACATCACAAAAAGCTATTAGATATAGATTTAATGACAACTCAAATTTATTGTTTTGTACATTAACACCGTCTTCACCTTCAGTGGTTACACCAAATAAAATACCTTTTATTGGTTCACCTGGTCAGGCTGTTGTTATTACAAATACCTTTTTTAATCCCGTAACAATTGAATTAGAAATGGTTGAATATGATGTTGAGACTCTTGCTTATGGTTTGTTTGGGAATCAAAGTAAAAGTATTGTTGATGGTAAATATACTATCTACGACTTTGAAAATAGAATTTACAAACAATACAATCTTTATGAGGTACAAGATACATTTAATAGTGAACCACTTTATGAAATTAGAGAAGAAGTTAATGAGATTGATGACACAAAAGATTTTGACACGATAACTAATATAGGAAATATTTAAAAATTAAATGTCTAAAAAAGTAGTACCTGGTTCAATAACGGAACCATATAAAAAAGGGCAAGGTGACTTTTCACCAAACCTAGTAGGACAACAATTTACTAATGGTGTAACACTTTTTACATTAGGCAATTTTGCTATTACAACAAATGCTTCAGCTAGTTTAAGTAAGGTTTATAACACCGGTAGTTTTTCTGACGCATATACTTTAAATGATTTAAATCTAACTATAGATGAATCACAAGTTCTTTCAAACGAGAGTTTAAAAATATCACTAAACATAGACCCTAATAGATTAGAAGGTTATGTTTATTTTGGTAGTTTTTTCCAATTCATTAAAAGTAATATCGAACAAATTTTATTAAAATGGAAAGGTTCTTTATACGTCGATAATTTAATAGACGATGACCCAGAAAGAATACCAAGAAATACTGTATTAAACTATAACTATGATAGTATATCAGGAACCTCTACATTCAAAATACCCGTATCATTAATAAAAAATAAATTTGGTTTAGTCTTTGCACAAAACCCATTATTTAATATTAATAATTACGGTGATATATCCGACTTAAATAATAGCTTTTTGGATTACCAAGTCACAAATATATTTGGTGATTTTTATGTTTTAGGTTTTACTGGTAGTACAAGTTTAGATAATTACGTTTATCTACAAGTTAATGGTAATCCATGGCCTAATTTAAATGGTGTTGGTTTTGGTAGTTTTGTCTACCACGTTAGACCTAAAGAGGAATTAATAAACAAATATTTCTTCAGCCGTTTAAATGAATTTGAGTCTAACATGTTAAATAGACTTATAACCCCACAATATACAATAGCTGTTAATTTACCTATAAGAACTGAATCAGGTACACTATTCAGTAGTAATAGAAGATTAACTTGGCCAACAAGTGATGGTTATAATCTTGATAATGGTTCAACTGAATTCACAAACTACCTTAATGATTGGATTGATATAGGAATTCAAATGGATGCAAATAAAACAGACCTTATTGCTAGAAGATTTGTTTCCGATTCAATCATAGAGTTTGATACTGAAGGTGATAACACAGACGTTTATGGTAGAAAAGTTAACAAACTTTTAAGAATTTACGGTAGAGAATTTGATGAGGTTAAAAAATATATTGATGGGATATCCATTTCAAGAATAGTAACATACGATAAAAAAGATAATACCGCAGATGAATTAGTTAAAGTTTTAGCATCTGAATTAGGGTTAGATGTGTTATTAAGTTTCTTTGACAATAATCTATTTAATAATACTTTACCTGGTAATTCTGGTGAAGAAGGTTATGGTAATCCATATAATGTACCTTTTTCAGGGTACTCAAGAAACCTTTCACCTAAAGAAATGGATTTTGAATTATGGAGAAGATTAGTTATAAACGCATGGTGGCTATTTAAATCTAAAGGCCATAGAAAAGTATTGGAATTTTTCTTAAACCTTTTTGGAATCCAAAAGTGTGTGGTTAGTCTTGACGAATATCTTTATATAGCTAAAGATAAATTGAATGCTGATAAGGTATATACTTTATTAGCCGAATATTTTGACCAACCGGTAGACGATTTTATATCTAGTTTAACCGCTGGTGAAATATCATACCCGATAGACCAATACGGATTTCCAAAAGTACCAGCAGACGGTGATGCTTTTTATTATCAGATGAATGGTTTTTGGTATAATGGTGGTAATTTATCCGAAATTGGTAATAACCCACATATTGGGCCTTACGATTACGGTAAAATGTATTTGGATAGGTTTAGGTGTTTCGTTGAAGATTTTCAAGGGACTACAACAGGAACTACAACATTTATTACTTTAGATAATTTATTTAAAGATTTTAATAATGGTGACATAGAAGACGGGGTTTCAAATTACGGTGGGGATTACGCACAAATACTAAACGACAATAATCAAATATCATCTAATGCTACTGTAGTTATGGCAGGTGGTGTTGGTGATGTTACGTATGGTCATAGTGGAGCTTCATTAAGAATAACATTTAGTTATGGTGGGTCTAATTGTGAATTAACTTGTCCTACAGATTTAATATATTACGATAATGGGATTATATTTGCCAACGATTTAACTCCAGTAGCTGTTGATTTAACAAATATCTATAGTTTACTAAATACAAACCAACAAGATTTAATAGTTGCCTCACAAATAACTGAACAATGTTGTTCTAATATAGGTGGTTATTATTTACCTAGTAGTGTGTCAACAATAACTACTATATGTCCCACAGAAGGACAAATTTCTATTTTACCTAGTGGTTTAGTCTTTGGAGTAGAAAACGAAACTTGTTGTACTAATATTGTTGTGGGTACTGATGTTTATTGGGATGGGACTAGATGTATATTAGCGGACATAAATTCTAACACAGTTGTAGATGTATTTACTGCTGATGAATTATTTTACGACCCAATAATCCAAACAAACAATACTAATTTTGTTTGTTATTGGTGCCCACCAACAAATGTTTATTGTGGTACAGAATACTATGATTTATTAATAAATTCAAATAAACAATTAAAAGTTCCAAGTGGTACAAACGGTAACGGTGGGGGTGGAGGTCCGATTAATTTTGGTTGTACTCTTGGTGTTGGAACCACTTATAACGATACTGATGGGTTTAGTTATATCATTAGTAGTTCTAGTGAACCTGCTCCGTCAGGATACCAAATGTGCGCTAGCTTTTACACAAGTCAATGGACACCGATACTTGGTACAAGTCCTTTATTATATGAAAAGGGATGTTGTAGAGGATATAGAAATAATAATAATACAGGTGGTGGAGCTACTGGTGGAGCTATTGGTGAAGTACAATTAGGTCCAGCTAGTTTAGTGTATTGTCCTAATATTTCAGACATTATAATTAATAATAACATTGTTTATTATAATTACACGGCTAACCCAAATACATCGACAGTCCAAAAATTAGGTGAGTTATGTTGTACACAAAGTGTGGTAGGCCAACAAGTTGTGTGGGATGGTACTAATTGTGTATTAGCAAATCCTGTTAATATTAAATGTCCAGATATAACTAATATAGCAATTAGCCCAACTGGGGTTGTTTATTATGTCAATAATGGCACAACACAACTATTATCCGCAGAATGTTGTACAAAAGACGTTGTTGGTAATGACGTAACAATATCAATTAATGGTGAGTGTGTTGTTAGTAATAGTCCTAGTAACTGTACCTTTACTATATTACAAACTGGACTTGTTTCAGGAATATCGACACCAGATTGTTGTACAGAAAGTGTTGTAGGACAACCCGTTATATGGAATGGTAATTCTTGTAACTTAATACCAAACGACTTTTGTGTTATAATGAGTGTTAGTGACGAGAACATATCAAATCTTGAATGTTGTAAAGCTAAAGGTGGTTATATTGGTTTAGATGCTTTTGGTAATCAAGTCTGTCTTGATTTAGCTGACACTTCTATAAGTGTTTCCACAACAAATTGCCCAACTACTTTTACATTTTTAGATAATTTAGTTTTAATAGGTACAGATACTTTTATACAAACAGAAGTATTGGGTTCTGATGGTTCTCCTTTAGATGCCAATTGTTGTAAAAATTATACAACAATTACTGGTGATTTAAATTATCATTATGATGTTAATACTAAAAAATGTGTTAAAACTGAAATTGCTGAATTTACTTCTTGTAGACATACTTTAATAGAAACTTACATGTCCTTATTATACCCACAATATCATGTTGGTAGTAATTATGGTATTTACGGTTTAAATGAAAGAGTGTACGTCAAACTTAAGAAATTGATAATAAATGGTTACGATTATTTATCGGGATATTCAAATTTACCGAGTACGGTATTAGACGCAAATTATTTACCACCTGATAAATGGAATTCAGTACTTTTCATACAAAAAACATTAAATGATTTAAGTATAGATTTTTCTAAAGCACAACTACCTGGACAACCATTAAATTTATCTAATACACCTAACACACAAGGTACTTTAACAAATATTTTTAATAATGGTTACGGATTCTATTTTATTGGTTTAAACAATTATTCATATAAAATTGAGTTGGAAGTCTACACAATATCTAACCCTAGTGACGTAAAAACAATTTACTACTCATCAAGTTCATCAGGTATTGTTGTTAGTGACGTTGATATACAAGATGTCACACTAAAAACAGAGTGTGGTTACCAAGTCAAAAGAACAATAAATACTTCAAATGAATCATGTTATACTGTAGGTATGAACATAACGGCAGGAATAGATGTAGAACCATCACAATGTTATCCATATATTCTTGGTGGAAATACTTACTTATAAAATATTTAAAATAAATGGGACAAAATAATAATATAGCAATAGGTGGTGGAAAAGGAGGGGGAGGTGGAGGACCACTAACACAATCCTGTACACTTACATACCAACCAGGGATAGGTAATGTAATCCCAGGACCACAAATTATTAACCAATTACCACCTTCTTATCAAAATCAAGGGTACTCTACAACTACCGCAACTCTTAGAGTGTATGGTGGTACACAAGCTGTATCTGGAGATATTATGTGTACTTCATATAGTACCGCAGCACAATGGACGTATGTGGTAGGTTCAGAAACTACAGCAGCAGGTCCTACTTATACAAAAGGTTGTTGTACAGCTAGATGGCTTCCTGGTGATAATAATGGAACGGGAGGTTCAACAGGAGTTTCAGCAGGTGGTGCAATAGGAACATTACCATCTTTAGAAATTTCGAATGTTTGTCCAGATGCCACACAAATATACATAACTTTATCGGGTGATATTTTTTACACCACAAACGGAAATCAAATACCGTTATCACAAGAATGTTGTAACAGGAATATTGTTGGTTCCGATGTTATATGGATTTCACAAGGTAATACAGGTTTTTGTAAAGTATTAAAAAACTCATGTCCACCAAATATTGCTATTTCAATAAGTAAAGATACTGTTATTGGTGTAACTAGTCCTGATTGTTGTACACCTGAAGTTACTGGTATACCTAATGTTTATTGGGATTCTACCCATAACTTATGTAAAATACCTTTAACAAATTATGGTTGTTTATATAGTGATTTTACAACACAACCAGCCAATATACCTGACAGACCTAATGTAGAACAAGTTTTCGGTACAATTTCAAAAATTAATGAAAGTTTAAATGAGTCTTGTTGTACTAAAGAAATTGTTGGTTTTGATGTAGTTTGGAACCCAATCCTAGGAATCTGTGAAAAAAGTCCTGATTTAACTATTGGTGGGCCAGACTCCATCAACATCACTTTAAATAGTGAACCAATAAAACCCGATGGTTGTGATGATTTAGTTGTTTCAGCTAAAATATTTTTTACACAACCATCAGAAATTTGTTTTACTGAATTTTTAACTGCGTCGTTATTAACAAATAACCCGAATGTTGTAATTTCACAATTTGGGGTCTTTGATTCAAGTGTAGACGGTTTTAATACTTGGGTTGATTTAAGTGCTAGATTTACTGTTAATTCTGGTGAAACTTTTAATTTAATGTTAAATATCGGTGGTGGAATAATACCTTGCTGTGAATATGATGTTAGAGTAGATAATATTAGGATTGATTGTTATAAAGAAGAAGATAGATTATTTTTTGATACTAAAAAATGTGTTGGATTTGATTTAGTAAGAGTTATTGATAATAAAAGGTCTTGGGTATATAACCCAGGTTTAGAAAATATCGGGGAATCAACACAGGATAATTTAATAAGAGATAGGGGTCAGGTAGGGTTAATACAAGGTTATGGTTATGTGAATAGAACATTCGCACCTAGTGCTGATGCAGATATTCCGTGGAGATATACAGATTATTTTGAACAATCTAACATATTAGAACCACATAGTAATTCCGTTATTATCAGTAAGGAAATGGAACTTACATTTAACATGTGTAGTGATTGTTGTGTTGAATATAGTAAATGCCCTGATGGGTATTCACTTGTAACAACTACAGGTGGGACTGAATATTGTACAAAAACTGAGACTTATTGTCCTAGTGGATATACTTTAAGTGCTGGAACTTGTTATAGTGGAGTCACTACTGCAAGTACGATAGTAGAAACAGTAACAGCATCAACAGGTTCTTATTGTGTAAAAACAGCCACACTATTACAATTAGAAGAGTACAAAAAAGTTTTCCAAAGTTTTTGGGTTAGGATGATTGAACAATTTGTACCAGCAACCACAATATTTGTCTCAGGTGAAAAATGGTGTAATAATGATTCATTTATTTGCCCACAATTTGATGTGTGTGATTTTGATTTTGAATATGTTGAATCTGAAATAACAGTTATTGAATATGGCACTAATTTTGTTCCATATACAGGATTCACACTTAATGGTGGGGATGTTGTAACTAGTAATGTTGATAGTACTGTTTTATCTGGTACTAGTTCGGGGACACCACACGATTCAACTAACGGACCTATAATTACTGATGGTACAGTAGTAATTTCAACAACACAAGACCCGACAGGGGGTGGTGGAATCGTGGTAGTAAATGTTGTTACATTAACACAACCACAATTAGAACCTTTACTTAAACAAAAACAAGAATATTATAATAACTTAATTAGAGGTGGAGTAAAAGAAGTATTTGTATAATGTGTATATTATGTAAAAATAAAAAAACAGATATCCCTACAGTAAATTTAACTTCTGTAGAACAAACTAATGTTGATAGGTCTTTGGGTTTATCTAACATTTACAATATTAGTAATAGTTTAGCTTTTTTAGAAGAAACTTTTTTAAATCCTTTATATAATTTAAGTGGAACAACTAAACCTACATCAGGATTTACAACAATAAACTGTAGTGGTTTTACTACGGGTAGTTCTTATTCTACGTCAGCTTGTACTGCCGTTTATAACTTATCTGATGTTGATGAAATAGACTTAGTATTCCAAATTACGGGTAATACACAGTATAGTGCATACACTGGTAATTTTTGTTACCACACATTCCAATTAGCTAAATTACCCAAAAATCGTGATTACGTCACAAAAATAGATTCAACATATTCAAATTGTTTTGGTTATTCAACAATAACCGCTAATACAATTTATGAAACTATAAATAAATCATCATTACCTGTTATTGATGCTGAATATATCATAAAAGATTATAATATATTCCAAACACAAAATCTTGTAGATAATCTTAAGGTAAACACTTTTGATATGTCTACACAAACAAAAGAATCTTTATTTGATGATGGTTGGTATTTTGTAACAACAGTTAATCCTGATAAACCCACAATTGGTCAAATCAATACTTTTGATATATTACAAAACGCTACCTTAATTACAGAAACCCCTAATTTGTTAGAAGGTTACACATCCGTGTTTAAAATTGGTGGATATGCTTTAAATAATAAATTTATTGTATTTGTTAATGGTATTTTATTGACAGAAAATTTAGATTGGGTTTATTTAAGTAATTTGGGTAATGGTTATTTTGAAATCATTTCAGGTGAAATAGAACCAACAAAAGATGTAATCCAAGTTGTTTATTTAAACAATCCAGATGTAACTGTTGATAGTATTAATTTATATGAAAATTATTTGAATATAGATGCGGGAATTGTTAATACTATAACAACTGGTATTACATCAGGGGTGACAAGTTTAACAGTAAATTACAACCCTGTAAAAAACAGACAAGAAATATTATTAACAAAACTAAATAGAAGTGAGTCTAGTTTAATAATTGTAATTAACGGGGTTAAACTACAAGAAAATGTTGAGTACTTTCTTAGTTCTACGGACAACTCAAAATTAATAATAAACCCTTTAAATCAAATACAAATAAATGATGCTATATCTATTTTTTATTTTACAGATTTAGGTTCTAAGTATTTTGACTTAGGGTATTATAGAACATTAACACCAACTATTTTATGGGAAGCCCCACAATCATATTCTTCTATTAAGAGTGAGGATGGTAAATTCCTAATACAAGTAACTACTTTTGATGATACCCAATTTTTAAATTTAGTACAATCCAAATTATATGGATTTGATAGATTACAATCCGAATATTCTACAACATTAGACCAATTACCTACAAATGTAGGTGAAAAATTTTTACTTAGGATATGTTTTTTCAAAAATTACCATATATTATTTGATAATGTGGTAACAACTAGAAGTGTAAGTGATACAGTATCATTTAAAGTTAACATTGACTATGCTAAAAACAGTTATTAATAATGGAGAATAAGAGTATAAGAATAAGAACAACACCTGGTGTAGATAAAAATATTAGTTTTGAGTTAAAACAAGACTTTGATTTTATTGAAATCTTAAGTTTAAAAATAACACAACAAGATGTTTATGAATCTTTTTGTGCTGATTATGGTGTTGTAGTTGGACGTGTAATATCTAATGAAGGTTTTGGTGTCCCGAATGCTAAGGTTTCTATATTTATACCTGTTACTAGCGAAGACCAAAAAAATGATTTAATAAATACTTTATACCCTTATAAAACAGTAACTAGTGTTAATGGTGAGGGATATAGATATAATTTATTATTAGAACAGTCAACTTGTAGTCTTAATCAGGCCGTAGGAACTTTCCCAACAAAAGAAACGTTATTAAATAATGAAATTTATTTAGAAATATTTGATAAATATTATAGATATACAACAGTCACTAATGACGCAGGAGATTATATCATATTTGGGGTTCCACCTGGACAACAAACAATACACATGGATGTTGATATAAGTGACATAGGATTTTTAAGCCTTAGACCTTATGATTTAAAATCACAAGGATTCACTGATTCTTTATTTGATGGTAAAAATTTTAAAAAATCTACTAACCTAGATAGTTTGGCACAAATTAAAACACAAAATAAAGGTGTTGAAGTTGTTCCTTTTTGGGGTGATGAGGAAAGATGTAATTTTGGGATTACTAGAGTTGATTTTAATATTGGTAACGATTTAGTTGCTAACGCTATTTTTATGGGTTCAATCTTTACCGATTCTGATAAGAATTATTTAAAGAAAAGTTGTAGAATTAAAAGATTTATGGGAGACCAAACACAGTTAATTACCGCTTCAGGACAAGTAGATATTCTAAGATTAGAAGTTAATGATGATGGTGACCCCATAAACATATCAAGATTACCCTCGAAAGAAATTGATGAAAACGGTGTTTATGTATTTACATTACCATTGTATTATGATAAGGTAGTAACAGATGAATTCGGTAATTTAGTTAAATCACCAGACCAAACCAAAGGTGTACCCACTAAAGGTAAATATAGATTTAAATTAAAATTTAATGACAATTCAGCCACTTTTAAAGGTAGAAAAACTTTTAGAACAGCTAGTTTAATAACACCTAGTACAAATAGTTCTGTTAGATTTACTGACGACATTGATAGTTATGCAATGATTAATGTTAATACAGATTTTCATACTTTTGAATGGAAACAAGTTTATACTACAACACAATTTATAAGAAAGTTAAAGAAAAGGAAATCTGGTAGATTTGACTTTATTGGGTTAAAAAATTGTGGTGAATTTGTAATTACCCCAGTTTCGTTAAGTAATGAGGATGATGAGGATGATACACAATCTGAAGGTGGTAACAAAAACCTTGATGTCCCTTATAATGTTTTCATAAAAAGACCTTTTTCAGGCTTTTCTAAGAGAAAAAAAGTTAAAGCTTGTTTTTATGATGCATGGTTAAATGGTGGGTGTTACTTACCAAAATTTCAAGTAAGAACAAAAAATAATGGCGATTATGATTGTTGTGGTTTTGGTCATAACGCTAATGTTGACCGTTACTTTATGGTGGAAGGGGATATCCAATACACCATAAACACCACACAATACCCAAATGTACTAGCCACAAACCCGAATTCTTGGGCTAATGCTCAAGCAAATGGAACTGAAATGCCAGAAGGTACTAGATGTACATTCATTACACCAAAATCAATTCCAGGTGTATTAAATGGTGCTAACGACACAGAAGAATTTGTTTATTGTAAATGGGGTTCGGACACAAGAATTATGAATATTGGTTCTATGTTAATGTGTCAAGAAATATTGGATACGTTAAAAGATAGTTTATCTAATAATGTTGGTAGCGTTTTAAAACCTTTCTTTAAACCGACTGGTGCTAGATTTTGTATGACTACTAATGTTGAAAATGGAATTAGAACACAAAATCTAATACCATTTTTATCACCAACAACTTACCTAGACCCCAATGATTTTTTTCCTTATCAGAATAATGATATGAATAATTTACCCAATAATTTACCTGGTAAATGGGGTAAGAACCTTTCAATTTGGGCAACAGACGCTTTTTTAGATGCACAATACGCTGATAAAGAGTTAAAACAAAATCACGGAGGTTGTTGGTTAAAATATTACTGTAGGATAGACTTCCAGCCAATATACGGTTCGGATGGTAACCCAGTAGTCTCACATTGTAACAACACAAGTCCAGTTATAGCACCAACAAGTGGGGGTTATTTAGATTTAACACTTAATAGATTGTTTGGTTGTCCCTACAATTGGAACGCTGACCTTTATTACGCTTCTCGTTACGATTTGGTATATTTTTACTTTGGTATAACGGCTGGTAGTACGGCATTGGATAAATTAAAAAAAGATTTTTTTGAATAAAATAATAATTTAAATATTTATAAAAAAACATAAGAAGTGAGTTATATAGATAAAAATTCAAATATTGTAGTAAGTGCAAGACTTACAGATAAAGGTAGAAATTTATTGGCTAACGGAGCGTTAACTTTTAACACCTTTAAATTAGGTGATTCAGAGATTGATTACACAACTTTGGGGCCAACATATGATATTACGTTAGAGAATATCTTAAGAGCCAAAGCCAATCAACCTGAGATGAAGACGGTTTTGTTACCAACATTAACAAGTTTACCTAACCAAGCGGCTTTAGGTCTAACACAAGTTACGGCATTAGAGTTGGTTACAATAACACAAGCACCTGAATTGGGTTTCTTTGAAATAACATCAGGTGGAACAGAATATAGTGCTTATACAACCACTAATTATGTTTTACAGACTGATACGATTGTTCCTTTAAGTGGTTTAACAGGTTCAACAACCGTAATACCTGTCTTACAATCAGCAACTTATGGAACTAACACATATGAACCATCTATTGGTGATTTTATGTTAGTTAAAATGAGTAATGATGAATTGAGTGTTACACAAAGAGATGCTGTTATCGACCAAAATATACCTGTACCTTACTTATGGTATAGGGTACAAAATAAAACTGGTTTATTATCAGCAAATACTTTAAACGTAACTTTAGATAGAAATTTTGCTTACTTCCCTGGTTATACAGGAACCAATTATTGTTGGTCAGCATTTTACCCAACAGGAAATACTTTTAGTACTGACGGAATATATTCAGCAGGAACAGTATGGAACCAAAACAATGTATGGTCATATCCTATGGCAGGTATTGATGATGGTATTGGTACTTTTGAGAATTTTAATCTATACGGAAGTGAAAGTTATGTTGGTTCAAAAGAATATTTTGGATATACTTCTGAAATAACTAGTAATTGTGAAGATGAAAGGTCAATTGCTTTAGTTCACTACACTAACGTACAGACTTGTAACAACCAATCTGAAAGTGTTTACGGACAAAGACTTTATATCGATACAACAGTACCAGCATCACCGATACTTAATATGCCTACATTGATGTGGCATGGTAGAGTATTCTCAGGTTCGGGTACAGCAGATATGATTGGTGAGACATTCTCAGGTACTGGTGTTGAAAAATACGTAACCTTTAGTGGTGTTTCTACTGAGGTTAGATATTATGATTTAGTTGATAGTAGTGGTATTAATTATGTTGGTAGGATTTTTCCTGACCAACAAGTTATGACAATAGACGACCAAGAATTAGTGGCAGCAATGTCATATAAATCTAATAGGAATTGGACTTTACCAACTTTAGGATATGGTTTAGTTACGGCTACAGATGGTTTAATTGGCCAAACACAAGATTTATATGTATCATACATGTTGGCTAGTAGTTCTGGTTATACAACAGGTTTACACGCACAAAATTATACATGTGTTGTTTTAACTGAACAAGAATGTCCTGATAACGCTAAAAAAGACGTACAAATCACATTCCCGACTTCGGGACTACCGTACATGACGGTTAGTGGTGGAACTGGATTTGAAGCTGATAAATTATATTTAATCGCACAAAGAGTTTCTTCAGGTGAAAAACCTGTTTCTGATGGTTGGGTAATTATGGATTACACAAACCAAATTAATGGCCAAGTAGTTGGTGATACTATTAACCCGTTAAATTTAGAAAACACAACATTTACAATTAATAAAAATATGTATTTGTCAGCATCTACACAATATATTGTGAACAACTATTTGACAGTACCAACAACAATACAACAAAATTTACTACAATTTGGTGACGAAAATTTCTTCTTCGGTAATGTTAGTTCCGCAGGTACAACAAGAAAATGGAGAACTAAATTTAATATTGTTGTACCACCTACCTTATTTAACTCAACAACAAACCCAACGTGGTTTAATAGTGGCCAAAATGTCCACATTTCTGAAGTTGGTATTTATAGTACAGGTGGTGAATTAGTTGCTATTGGTAAACTAAACCTACCGATAGAAAAAAATAACACAACAACGGTTATAATTGAAATAGCTTTTGATTTATAATGGGATTTTTAGATAACAATATTGATGAAGTAAAATTAATCTTAACTCCATATGGTAAAACAAAGTTTTTAACTAATGGGTTCAAAGATACGTTTAGATACTTTAGTTTTTCGGATGATACAGTAATATATCATTTATGTGTTGAACCACAAGGTATTCTAGAAATAACGGGTAGTCATAAAAGTTCTACAACTAAAAGTGAACCAAGATATAAAGTAAAAATAAAAGAATAATGGCAAATAATGTAAGTTTAAAATTAACCAATTACGGATTACGTAGAGTAATGACTAATGGTGCTGAACAGAGTTTTAAGTATTTTAGCTTATCTGATATGAATGAACTTTATTACGTCACTACGGACCCAAATCTGGAAGACATAATGAATATAACAGGTTCTAAAAATTTATTTACAGCAAGAAAATCATGTACTGACGCTATCCCAACGGAAGCACAAGTCACACCACCACCAATGCAAGAAATGGTAAAGACTGCACAGAGATGGGTTGTTAATTTTTACAAACAAGACTGTGGTGTTAATGATTACACTAGTAGTAATCTAACAATGACAATAAACTTACACGAATACTTTGCTTGGTTAACGGATGTAACAACTTATTCAGCTTATACAGAAAATCTAGAAACAAGTTTAAAATTATTCCAAGGGATTTATTTAGTAAAACAAGAACAAGACTTTGTGACTAATGCTTGGTCTAATTTAGATACAACAAATAACTTTGTTACTTCATATGAATTCTTTGGTGATGAGGATAAAAAGAACTACGTAAACTTTAATAGTAAGTATATAAGTTTTGATAACGGTGTTAGAACCCAATCAGATAAATCTTTTGATAGATTCTATACTGGATTACTATTTGGTTTTGGTGCTAATATAGAAGGTAATAATTACTTAGAAGGTCATAACTCATTTTTAACATTTAACGCCCCACAATTTGGGTACGTTGTTAATGGTTTAACAAACTTTATTCCATTTAACAAAATGGGTACAGCTTCTAGTTATAAGGAAATTAGACCGGCAGTATTACTTGGAAGTAATGGTTCTAAAGATGTTTATTATTTAAAAGAACCTAGAACATATAATTCAGTTGATTTAAATGGTTTTATGGCTCAAGCCATTTGGGGGTACCAAAATTCAGATGAACAATCTTTAATTATCGGTATGATTGAAAAAGCTAAAAATCATGTTGAGTTTTATTTTAAAGAAACTTCATTTGATAAATGGGAGATGCCAATTAATCTTAGACTAAGACTTAACGATACTGGAGACCTACCGATTATAGGTGGTAATGTAAGTTTAAACTTCGTTTATGAACCTAATGCAACAATATTAGGATATAACAATATATTAATAGTTAACTAATGGTAAAGATATATTACAATACTTTAAGTGATTATAATAATCAGAATAAATTTAATGACTTAGTTGAAGGAAACAATAATGCTGAATACAACGCTTTCCTTTCGTCAAGTTCTGTCGACCTTTACTATAAAGTTAATGATAGGTTACAAACAATTAATTTAGGAGCAGCAGATGTGATACCTTTAGGTCTTAATGGAATGAGGTTATTACCCGTTTCATTCACTGTTCAAAAAGTTAATAATAGTGGTATAGCTATTTCATACGATAGTACCACAAACACTCAAACAATAACAACAATTTAAATAAAAAATTAATGAGTTCATTAGTACCTGTAGAAAATGTTAACATAAAAACAACCGAAGAGGAAAGTTCATATTTTTATGCAATCCCTGGTAATGAAATAGAATGGACATACGTACCATCTTCTTCAAATTCAGGATTTACAACTAATGTGTGGTCACATTTCTACGCTAATCTTGGTTTATACACAGATGAAATAGCTGATAACTATAATATATCTTTTAATAATGGTGGTTATTTAGGTACCTCATTAGAAAAACTTTATGAAGCTTATAATAGTACTGGTATTATTGTTGGTTTAATTAATAACGAAACATATAGACAAGCTTTAATTGGTAGAGATGGGGCACTTGTAATACCGACATCCTTTACGGGAAGTACTTTATCAGGTATAACCGCTTTAACTAATTATTTTACTTTTTATAATACACCTGAAATCTTAACTAGAAACACAGCTGGTGTTTGTGCTAAAACTGTTGGTGATACTAGAAAATTTGAGTCACTAAAAGAGGCTGTTATTGATACAGGTATGGGCCAAGAAACTGGTAGGGGTAATAACGGACCTACTTATGAAAGTGGAATTGTATTTTTATTTAATGATTATACAAGTTTAACTACAGGGTCTACTTCAGGATTCAGTCAGGCACATAAAGTCACAAATCCTTACGCAAACGGTAAATTAACTGCTAGATTTAATGGTAGTGGTTATCATTTAGCGGCTGGTATGGTAGATTGTATTAGTGGTATAGTTACTCTTTGGGACCCAACGATTGTTCAAGGATTTAATTTTGCTTTAGCAACAGGAGGTACGGGAACAACAAGAGCAACATTCGCACCAAATATTTCTTACACAGTTGTTACAGACTATGATAGTAGTGTATCAGCAGATGTTAGAATTAATGCTTCACCAGATATTTTAAAATTCACAACTAACCCATCTAGAAAACAAGCTATTGCTAATGGTGAGACTAATTGTGAGGAAGTGGTTAAAGTAACACAAGTGTGTCTATATGATACAGCTGGACAAGTTACCGCTATTGGAACACCAACAAGTATTATTGAGAAAACTGACAACTATGTTGTATTGAATCTTAGTGTTAAATTGGATGGTGGAATTGGAACTGTATGGGGTACATCAGTAAATACTTCTGTATACCCATCATAATATAAATAAAAAATGTTTTAAATGTCAAGAATACTCGGACTAGATGTGTCAACAAAAACCATTGGTATGGCTTTATTTGAAGCTGACGGAAAATTGTTAGAATTAACGCACATCACACCAAAAATTAAACCTCAACCTGAAACAAAACTAGAAGAATTGTTTAAAAAGGTTGATGCTTTTGAAAGATTAATAACTCGTTATATTGAGTTTGATATTGAGAAAGTTATAATTGAAGAACCTTTATTGAATAGTAATAACGTATATACTGTTGCCACATTACTTAAGTTTAATGGGATGATATCTAAGGTAGTATCAGAGGTATTAAATGTCATACCAGACTTTGTATCATCAAACGACGCTAGAAGGTACTCCTTCCCTGAATTGGTTCAATTAAGAACACATAATAAGAAAGGTGAACCATACAAACAAAAAGATATTGATAGGGCTACACCTGTTTTATTTGGTGCTTTCTCTTGGGAGGTTGATAAAAAACAAATTATTTGGGAAAAAATAGCTGATTTGGAACCACAAATTGTTTGGGAGTATGATAGAAACCAAAAACTTAAAAAAGAAAATTTTGATATGACGGATAGTTACGCCGCTGTCAGAGGGTTTATGTGTAAAGAAAACCATTGGGATTGTACCAAAAAATAACCCACATTATATAAAAAATTATTAAATATCGGCCAATTTTGACCGATATTTTTGTTTTATTGAAAAAATATACTATATTTGTATTATGACTGAAAATAAAAAACTAGCATTAGAATGTTTATGGGAAGAGGCTAAGATGTATTCTAAATTATATTATGAAACAAAAGATGAATATAAAAAACATAAATACGTTTCACACTTTAGAAGTCCAATCTATGACGAAACAAACACAACATTCTTTCAAAAAGAATTTATTTCTTTAAGAGCCTTTAACAAAGAAGGTAGAGTTACAGAGGAACACTGTAATGGTAGAACTAACTGTTCTAAAAAATTATTAGAAAAAATACATTCAGAAGAAATCGTAACTTTTGATGAGTTCATTAATTTCCTAAAAGACTATTGTTATACAATAAAAATATTGTCAGAGGAAAATGTTTCTGTATCAACGTACCTTAAAAAACATAAAGAAAAAAACTTTATAGAGGCTTATAGTGACTTGGGTATTATAATTTGTGACCAAGAAGGTACAGTAATCGAAGAACTTAACTTACCTATTATTTAATATGGTTGAAAACTCACTCATTTACGGTATAATTTTGGATGTCTTAGGGAAACCTAAAAAGACAAATGTTTCTAAACAACAATATAGTTTTGATTGTCCTGTTTGTTCTGCCGAAAAAGGTGAATATGAAGGTGATGGTAAAGGTAATTTAGAGGTTAACTTATCTGAGGGTGTTTATAATTGTTGGGCTTGTGGTGAGGTTAATGGAACCAAGGGTAGTCTTAAAAAATTATTCAGAAGTTTTGCTAACAAACAACAAGTTAAAAAACTAAAAATGATTGGTTACACTTTAGATGATTTTAAATCTAAAGTAAAAGATGCCAACGTTATCGAAGACTTAACCTTACCAAAAGGATTTATTAGTTTTGAAGAAGGTAACCCTAAATCACTGTTATATAAACAAGCTTGGAATTATCTTACTAAAGAAAGAAAAATTAAAAAAGAAATAATCCAAAGATATAAAATGGGTTATGTTAGTGGGGGACAGTACGACTCTAGGGTTGTAATTCCTTCTTATGATATTAATAATGAATTAAATTATTGGGTAACAAGAACTTATGTTAATGCAAAACCAAAGTACTTAAATCCTGATTCGGATAAAGAAATTTTAATATTTAACGAATGTTGTGTAGATTGGGATTCAGATGTTTATTTGGTTGAAGGACCTTTTGACCATATTGTAGTTCATAACTCAATCCCACTATTGGGTAAAAAAATTTCTGATAAACTAATGCATTCTTTATTCCATAAAACAAACGGTAATGTAATAATTCTCTTAGATGATGATGCATGGGAAGACGCTAAAAAACATTATGCAAAGTTGAATGTTGGAAAATTATTTGGTAGAATTAGAATTGTTAAAATGAAAGAAGGTTATGATATAGCCAAAATTCATGAAGACTTTGGTAGAGAAGGTGTGATTGAATGTATGAAAAGTGGTATTATTCTTAAAGAAAGTGAATTGTGATGGGATTTAATAAAAGAATTATTAAGAAAGAAATTTTATTAGAAAGATTTAGACTTGAGGGTTATCAAGGAATTATAAATTATATAGGTAATGCTGATGCATTACTTGGTTTAACTGATGAAATAAGGGAGATATTGGATATCACTTACTGTGATAATTGCCCAACTAAAAAGAATGTTGAGATTAATAAAGTAATAAATGGCAAATAAATGGGAAACACAAGTTTGGTTAGAACCGATAGAACATAAATATTATCATAAGGAAACTAACGAAGTTTTTAAATCAGTAACAACAATTTTATCATTATTGGAACCTCATTTCGATAGTGACTCAGTGGCTTACGCAATATCCCAACAGTCGGATGATGTAAAAAAACCTGAGTATGTTGGTATGACCAAGGGTGAGATATTAGTAGAATGGGAACGTATTAATCGTGAGGCAAATGAATATGGTACTGAAGTCCATGAAATATTGGAGAGGTACCTATTGGCTGATAGGATATACATACCTAAAAACGATTATGAAAGAGAGGTAATAAGTAAATTCCAAGAAGTAGATGATATGTCTGGTACAGTTTACCCAGAAGCAGTTTTATTTAGTGAAAAATATAAAATTTGTGGAACAGCGGATATTGTAGAGGATTGTGGTGATTATTTTAATATATTGGACTTTAAAACAAATAAAGAACTAAATTACATATCAAAATACAATCAATGGTTAAATAAACCAGTATCACATTTATCAGATTGTCAATACAACGTATACGCTCTACAACTATCTATATATGCATACATGATACAAATGCAAACAAGAAAAAAAGTTGGTAAACTACAGATATTTTATTTAAACCCACAAAAAGATTATACCTTTGAAAAAATTAATATGCCCTATTTGGGTAGGGATGCCAAAGCAATTTTGGACTATTGGTTAGAAAAAAATAAAAAATAAAGTCTTTAGTGTTTAATATTTTTTGTCTATTATTTATTAAATAAACAGATATATGAGTGATAAAATAGAATTCGAACCTAAATTAACTTTAGAGGAGACAATTGGAATAAAAGATAGATTTATAAATTTTTACCGAGACCTTGAGTCAATCCAAGACTATTTTTTGGCTAGAAAAAAAGAAAAAATTGTGGATATTAACCACGATAAATACACTAAAAACATGTTTGATGATTATAGTGTTGAGCCAAAAAACATGGAATTTGAAATCGAGGTGATTGAGGGTAATTTATTTAATCCTTCTACACAGATTATCACTTCACTACCTTTAGAATCACAAATCGGTAGACAAATCATGATGGGTATTAGAGAAAAAACCACTAACAAATATGTTGGGTTTATTCGTGTGGCTTCACCTGTTTTATCTATTAAACCTAGAAATGATTTCTTTGGTGAAACAATTAGAGCTACAGCTGTTAATAGACATATGATTAATGGGGCCATTATTGTTCCTGTACAACCTTTTGGGTATAACTACTTAGGTGGTAAACTATTAGCTTTAATTTCATGTTCACACGAAATTAAAAATATGTTAAAAGAAAAGTATGGTGATAAAATCGATACTTGTTTTTTTGAAACAACCTCCCTTTATGGTGACATCAAAGGTATGAGTCAATACGATGGTTTAAAACCATATATCCGTTACCAAGACATGACAGAATCAGATTTGTTTTTATTCCCAACAGAAGAAGTTTATGGGCCGATTAGAGCTAAAATGAGAGAGTTATACGGTAACCCTGAATGGGGTGGAAATACTGTAGACCCTGTACCATCAGGACCAAAGATGAGAGAGTTTAATAAGGCAATATCAGTCCTTAAAAATCACCTTAAACATTATGATATCGATGCTTATAATGAGTTTCATTCTTTCACCAAAACACATATGAAAGCCAAAACCAAAAAGAGATATTATTATTCAAACTTTGGATACGACAATGTTATTGAACATGTTAATTCTGGTGGTGAAATTCCTTTAATTGAAGGACAAAATTTCCATAAACACAAACTTTCTCATATGATTGAGTGGTGGAAAGGGAAAGCACAAAAAAGATACGAGAAACTTGTTGAGGAAAATAAACTAAGACACGAAATGGAAATCTACACTCTTGAAAGAATAGAGAATAACGATATAGACATGGTGAGATAAATGTACGTCGAAGTAAGTGGTAGACAAACAGGTAAATCAACTAGGATGGTTGAGGACATAGTTCTTTTTTTAGAAGAAAATGGTGGAAAAACAGCTTTAGTGGTTTCACCAACAGGGGCTAGTAGAAAACTAATAAAAGAAAAGATATTTCAAAAATGTGGTTACTGTATAAACAGAGTAATTACATCACATAAGATGTTACCACCCATGAATACCATGAAACAATATGTAGATGAGTTTTTTTATGTAAAAGAAAAAGATTTATTTATTGACGGAAGTGCTTATTATGCTGGTACACCTAAATTAGAAGGTTTCACTGGAAAATACCAAGATATAATAGACCTATTTAACCAAAAAATGGGTAAAATGGTACAATTAAAACCAATAAAAAAACATGGATTTGGAGGAAGTGATTGAAAAGTGGGGTAACTTAGGTTTTTTAGATGGGTTAACCGAAGAGTTTAAAGGTAATACAGCTATAACCTATGAAAAGGCTGCCACTATATTAATTAGTGATGGTCCTTTATTTGGTAGTGGTGATTTTTTAATAACTACTATATTCCCTATAATATATAGAATTTGTAAAACAGGTTTAATTATTAAAAATGTCCCAAATTTAATACAAAAATTTGACCAGTTTATAACTGATAATAGAGAGGTTATTAGTGATTTACATGGAACAAATTTTGATGCTGAGGCTGAGTTATGTAGTTTTTTTGCTGAAGACTATTGTGAATGGATTAAAGACAATCCTGAAATGGACCCAATAAAATATATACCAAAACATAAATTATAATGAATTTATCATACACCACATTCAAAAATTGGTTTTTAGATAATTACGGACATTTAGGATTTGATTTATCACCACTTTACCAAGACACACAAGATTTAAAATTTTATTTTGGTGTTTTATATAATAACAATAAAACACAGATGGTTAGGATAAGTTTGGAAAGAGTTTTAGATTTTACTGTTGGTGATAAGGAACTTAGAAAATTAATATTTGACACATTATTAACAACTTATGGTTATAGATTAGATGGTGATTTTATACCAATAAAAAAAATTAAACAATTTGAATTGTAATGGATGAAATTTCACAATGGTTTGAAAATGAGTTTGGTCATTTGGGGTTCACGGTTACACCTATAATGTATAACCCAGATAACTTTTCTCCCGTTAGGGGAGTTTTATTTAGGCATCCACGAGTAAGTAGTAATTATACTTTTAAAACTAATATACAAATTTCAGTTCAACTCACAGATGACGTATATCATTCTAATTTTAATGTTGAAACTGAATATAAAGAATTACTTACAGAGGCAGTAATTCAATTTTTAAATATACACGGATTATCAATAGAGGATTTAAAAGACTTTAAACCTATAAAAAAAATTAATAAATTTAAATTATGATAAAAATAATCTATCACTGTGCTGATTTACACATCAGACTTTATAAAAGACACGATGAATACCGTGAACAATTTCAAAAGTTCTTTGATTCAGTTAAAGAACATATGGAAGAAAACAACCTTAACAGAGAAGAGGTTAGGATTGTTATTGCTGGTGATGTGGTACACTCTAAGAATCAGTTAACACCTGAACTAGTAGATTTAACAACATGGTTCTTTAAAAATTGTTGTGACATTTGTGATACCATAGTTATTTTGGGTAACCACGATTTCTTAGCCAATAACTTAGATAGAATGGATGCGTTAACACCCATTATTGATACAATGAATGATGATAGACTTAAGTTTTTAAAACACACAGGATGTTTTGAGGATGAGAATATTGTTTGGTGTTTATATGGTCATATCGAAGGTTCACAGAGACCTGAAATAGAAAAGGCCAAAGAGGACTTTGGTGATAAGACATACGTTGGTTTATATCATGACCCTTTAATTGGTTTAAAGACAAATGTTGGGTTTGAATTTGAGGACGGACAAGACATTTCTATTTTTGATGGTTGTGATTTTGTTTGTTGTGGTGATATTCACTTATACCAAGTGATGAATTATCATGGAACTACTATCGTACAACCCTCATCAATGATACAACAAGATTTTGGTGAGTCTGTAGATAAACACGGGTTTGTTATATGGAATGTAGAAACTAAAAAACATAAACATATTAACTTAGAATCCGATTATGGGTTTTATACTTTTAAAATAAGCTCAATAGAGGATATTGAAAATGAAATAGAAAGGTTAGTATGATAAAACCTAAAAAATATATAAAAAAATACCATTTTGGTGATTTTGATTATGAAAAGGAGTTAAATAGACTTTTAAATGAATTATCTGGACAGATTCAAAGTAGTAATAGAGGGGGACCTGCCAATTGGATTGTTTGTTCACCACAAGTAGCTGATTCAATAAACTCAATGATTATGGAATCCCAAATAGGTGATTGGAGGATAGAAGATAACAGTTTTATACAAGATATACAATTAAGACCTAGAAGAGTACCTCAGTATCTTAACTTGGATATTAGTATCACTAACACAGATAATAATTATTTTTTATAAATAAAATGGCAAATTTTTCAGGATTAACAACACAAAGAGAAGAAATTATTAAAAAGTGGATGGACTCTGGGTTGTTAGATTGTTTAGACACTAATAATGAAACAAAAATAAATATAGCCTCATTACTTGAGGGTCAGACATCACAGTTAATTAATGAAGTGGATGAAGTACCTAGCACTGGTGGTTTTGATACTATAGTGTTCCCAATAGTAAGAAGGATTTATCCTAGAACATTATTTCAAGACTTACAGTCACATTACGTGGAATTTAAAAAAGATGGTTTAACACCATATAATTACGTTAAAAAACATAAATTATGACAATAGGGGATAAAGTAAAATATGAGAATTCTTTTTCAGATACTATGATAGGTACTATAGTTAGTAAAGAACAACCTACTTGTAAATGTAAAGGAATGGGTAAATGGGTTATTGACTTTAGTGGTGAAATTAAAAAAATAAAAATAAGTGATGAAAGATTAAGTCTATATAATATAGAACCAACTATGACTAATTTAAATTTTAATTTTGGAAAATAATAAAAAATATCCTGATAATATTGTCTTTAATGAAAAGACAGATAAATTTGATGCTAACCTAAAGCATTACCCAACAACGGTGGGTGCTCAAAAGTTTGAAATTTTACAGATAGATAAATCAGATGCAATAAAGGCTGATAAATATTTTAATAAAAAATTAGAAGAATTAAAGGAAGAGTATGATAAGTTGCTGAATGAGTATGAGTCAACCAAGTTATTATACAACACCAAATATTCATTTCAACCTATATTAGGTGAGATTTATTATATCTATAAGAATAATAATGATGAAAACTTTTTAAGTATCATAAAACCTAATGAATGGAATAAACCATGTTATGGTAGTTATAAACTAAATACTAATGGAACATGGGAAGAGATAGAGTATTAATAATAATATGAATAGAAATTTAACCCTACAAGAAAAAATAGTAAAATTAACCACAAATAGTTTTCATAACATAGATAATAACATAAGACAAGGTGAACAAATTACTCGTGAAAACTATGAAACTTTAAGAGAACAAATAATTGGTCTTTTGGAATATCTTGAAAATGAAAAGGTATATGTTTTAGATTTACCAGGTAATATAATACCACACCCTGAAGCTAGAAGAAGGATGGTAGACCCTGAGTTAGCTAACACACCAACAACAAAAACTTTAGTAGTTGGTACTCAAAATTTTAATACTTTTTATGATTTAGTTATAAAAATAATGGAAGATTTAAGTAGTAATAAAGAAGTTTTTATATACACAATAGACACCGTTAGGATATTCAACCCGATAAATTTTGAACCTGATTATAGATACATAGTTAGATATAGTACTATCGATATGGATTATTGGTATAACCCACAATACGTAGAACAAATAAATAACCCTATACAACCTGAACAATATTTTGAAAGGTATTCAAATACAAGAACAGATGAAAAATCTAATAAACCAAAATCTATTGGTGATAGTAAATTGATACACAAATTTTAATGGAACTACCTAAAGATTTAAAAGATGAAATATGGGAATACTGTAGATTAAACGATATAACCGATTTGAATGCTTTTATGGTTAGGATGTTAAAACAAGGTTACAATATTGAAAAATATGGTGCCACCCCTTTTAAAATGGGGCAAAAAGAACCTGAAATTATTGAAAAAGAAATCATCAGGGAAGTGATTGTAGAAAAAGAGGTGATTAAAGAGGTTATTGTCGAAAAAGAGAAGATTGTTGAGGTAATTAAAGAAGTCCCTGTTGAGGTTATAAAAGAAATAATCGTAGAAAAAATTGGTGGTATTACTGAAAATAGAGTGGAAGTACCTGTTGAAGTAATAAAAGAAGTTATTAAAGAGGTTATAGTAGAAAAAATTGTTGAGGTGCCAATTAAAAACGATAAACAATTTAAAGAATTAGAACAACAAGTTGAAAACCTTAAAATAGAGTTAGAGTTGGAAAAAAATAGAAACTATAAACCAACTAAAACAGAAAAACCAAAAGAAGAAAATTCAAAAACACCAACTAGCAACGTTATTAGTTGGATATCCAAATCTGAAAGGGATACTGATTTATATGGAGAGTAAACAAGTCTTTATTTAATCAAAAATTTAAAGTATATTTTTATAAATTAAAGAAATATGGAAAACTTGGTAAAAGAAGTTAAAACTGTTGTGCCTGAAAAGGCTAAAATCAGAGTTATATGGGATGATAGTCCAGAAAATTACACCCAGGAACGTGCAAAAAGAATTGCTAAATACTTTACTGAGAAATATAACAACCCTAATGTACAGGTTATTTTTAAACCTAAAAAAGTACTCACTGAAAATGGTGAAGTAGAAATGACCGTTGCTGATAATGTAATGGATACTAATTATCAAAGAAAGTTATTTAAACAATGGATTACTGATAATAAAGTAGATGTTGATTGGGATAGACTCTTACGTTTAGATGATAAAGTAAACGAAAAATTATCACAAGAAAGAGAAACAGATTATAGATATCGTAATTGGTATATAAAGGAGTTAGAGTGGTCTAATTTCCTTTCTTATGGTGATGGTAATAAAATCTCTTTTAAAGAGTTAGAGGGTATTACAGTGATTACTTCAGACCCGTTAAATATGGGTGGTAAAACAACTCTTGCTTTAGATTTACTTTTATTCCTTTTCTTTAATACCACCACAAAAGGTAGTACCGCAATTAAAATGTTTAATCTTTTTAGAGAAGATAAAAATGAAGTAGTTGTTAAGGGTAAAGTTGCTATTGATGGTGTAGATTATATCATCGAGAGAACTGTTGTACGTAAAGCTAAAAGGACTGGTGATGAGTATACCACTAGAACAGACTTATCTTTCTATAGAACCTTACCTGATGGTAGTATTGAAAACTTAGAAGGTGAACAAAGAAGAGAAACAGAAGAATTTATAAAAAAATCGGTTGGTTCAGTGAATGATTTTTTATTAACAATTATTGCTGATGCCGACAATCTTGAGGACATCATTCACACCAAACCGACTGAAAAAGGGCGAATCCTATCTAGATTTATTGGATTAGAAGTTATTGAAGACAAAGAAACTATTGTCAAAGAAATGAAATCTAATTGGTCAAAAGGATTAAAATCAGACCAATACAATATTACAGACTTAAATTCTGAGATTGGTGAACTAAAAAGTTTAATTTCTGAAAATGAAAACTCGATTAAAGAAAATGAATTAGAAATTAAATCCCTAGAACTTAATATTGAGTCTTCCACAGTCAAAAAAGAAAATTTAATTGGTAAAAAAATAGAGATAGATTCTGATGTTATTAATTTAAGACCCGAAGATATTGATAATGAAATTGATAGAATCGAATTGTACGGTAAGAAGAAAAAGAGTGAGTATGAGGATACTAAAAAATCTTTTGATTCTATGACAGAACCAGTTTATGATGAAGATTTACATGAGGAATATGTAAAACAAGAACGAGGATTTAGTTTAGAAGTAGAGAGAGCTAAATCTAAAATAAAGGAAACTCAAAAAACAATTAAAAATTTAGAAGAGGGTGAGTTCTGTTCTTTATGTAAACAACCTTTAGCTGATGTAGACCATTCAGATGAAATTGAGGAAAATAAAGTATTATTAGATACTTTGGGTAGTGATTTATTGTCTTTATCCGAAAAATTAGTTGAGATTACAAATCTAGTTAAAGAACAAGATAACATTAAATCTTCTGTTTGGGAATACGATAGAACTTCTTTAACGGTTTCTAAACTAGAATTGGATTTAGAAAAATTAAGATTAGAAAGAAAAGAAAAATTAGACCTTAAAAAACGTTATGAAGATAATCTAGACAATATCCAAAAAAATAAAGATTTGGAGAGTCAGATAATAGGTTATAATTCTAAAATAAGTGGATTAGAATTGGAAAAAACTAATAAAATTAAATTAGGTGAAAGATTATCTAATGAAATTGAAACTTATAAAACAAAGATAAATAAGAACGAGGAATACATTAAAACTATTAAAGCAGAAGAAGAAATTAAAATAATTTTTGATGTTTATGCTAGAATGGTTGGTAAAAATGGTATCCTTAAAATAATAATGAGAAGTGTTATGCCTTTAATTAACTCAGAATTGGATAGATTACTAGTAGATACGGCATCATTTAAATTAGAAGTGGATATTAACGATAAGAAAGAAGTTGAATTTTTAATAGTAAAAGAAAACGAAAAAGGTGAGGCTATCAAATACCCTATTAATGAAGGTAGTGGATTTGAAAAAACAGTGTCATCATTAGCTTTACGTTGTGTAATGTCAAAAGTCAGTTGTCTACCAAAACCTAACATAATTGTTTTTGATGAGGTTTTTGGAAAGGTTGCTAACACTAATTTAGAGTTAGTTGGAAACTTCTTTCAGAAATGTTCAGAAATGTTCCCTAACATTTTTATTATAACACATAATGAAATTGTTAAAGATTGGGCGACTAAAATAATAACAATTAAAAAGAAAAATAACATATCATCATTAATGGTACAATAATTTTTTAGTATCTTTGTTGGTATATATTTATAAATAAAAGAAGTTATGGATGCAAGATATATGATTGTTATCCTAGGTTCCTATAAAGGAATTGAGGAAGATTTAAACAACATAGCTAACGGTGAGGATGGTGTTAATTATGTCGATGGTAACGGTATATTTATGGGTACTTTTTATAGTGTTTATAATACTATAGAGATATACGAAAACTTAGTTCATATACCAGCTTTTTTATTGTTTGAGATATCTGACCCCTCACATAGTGCTATAAGTCTACCAACGAAATATCTAAAGGGTTTGTTTCCTGAGATTGAAAAAACGTTAAACGAACTTACAGGTGAACCTAAAGTCAAAACTAGAAGAAAAGGTAAGAAAAAGGTTGAGGTTGAGGAATACAATAATGTTGATGATATTTTGGATAAACTTAGTAGAAACAACTATGATAGAGGCTGTTTGACAGAGAGTGAAATTGAAATTTTAGAAAAAAGTTCTTAATTTTTTGATTTTTAAAAAAGTATTCATTATATTTGTAAAAAAATTATGAATATGGAAAGTAAGGAATTAAAAAATGAAATGAATAAATTACGTCAAGTAAAAGACGTAGTTTTCAAAAATGAGGTTAACAATAATTGTGTTTCTACTCTCAGTGAGATTGAAAAATTAATCAAAAAATACCCTAACGATTACGACTTGGGTCAAAATTTAAGAAAATTTTATTTGGAATCGATTAAATAATTATTATCTTTGTATTTAATGGATAGGGAAAAATACACTAAGATATTAAAAACGGGTGAACGGGTAGATTGGCACGGCGCTAATGTGCCCAATGAACTAATAACTAGTTCAGTTAGACTTTGGTCTGACGCGTTATCACATGAAATAGACAAAATTGAGAGTGAGTTAGACGACTTAAAAGGTGTTTCTTTAGATAAACGTAAAGCTTATTTACAATCATTAAAAAACAATTTAAAAGATTGTCCTTATACTTTGAATGGTGATTTCTACCTCATCAAAAAAAGAGCTATTGAGAAAGAAATGGCTGAAGATAAAAAAGTAGAGAAACCTAAAAAAACAAAAGAAAAGGTAGTTAAAGAGACAACCAAAAAAGAAATAGTTAGTTCTAGAACTAAAAACAGTGATTTAATATTCGGTAAAAAAACAAAATAAATATATGGTATCATACAAACGTTACATTGACACAACAGAGGACTCTATTTCTAACTATTTAAAAGAGGTTAGAAAGATTGATTTGGTAACACCCGAAGAAGAGTTGGAGTTAGCTAAAAAAATTGCTGAGGGGGACAAAAGGGCATTAGATAAATTGGTTAAAGCTAATCTTAGATTTGTTATCTCAATAGCTAAAGAATATCAAGGACAAGGGATTCCTTTGGTAGATTTGATTTCTGAAGGTAACTACGGATTGATAAAAGCTGCAGGTAAATTTGACCATACAAGAGGTTTTAGGTTTATTTCTTATGCTGTTTGGTGGGTTAAGCAATCGATTCTACAATCTTTGTGTGAAAATTCAAGAACAGTAAGACTTCCTGTTAATATCACAAACCAGTTATCAAAAATTAAAAAAGAGATTGCTGTCTTCGAACAAGAAAATCAAAGAATGCCAATCAACGGTGAGATGGATTTATCTGTACTAAATCACCCTACATGTACTTCATTGAATGATAAAATAAATGAAGAAGGTGATGAGATTATGGACTTAATTCCTGATTTAACATTTGCTAGACCTGACGAGGACACTATGTCTGATGAAATCTTAAAAAACGAATTGGAAAAAACTTTATCAATTTTAAGTGATAGAGAAAGAAAAATTGTTGACATGTATTTTGGTGTTGATGGTGGTGCTTTAACTCTTGAACAAATTGGTGATGAGTTTGGTCTTACAAAAGAACGTATTCGTCAGATTAAAGAAAAGGCTTTAAGAAAGTTGAAGAATAATAGTGAAAATCTTTTTGAATTTGTACAAAAGTAATGAAAATAGTTGTTTTTACAGGGGCAGGAGTTTCTAAGGAATCAGGTATTGATACATTCAGAGATGCTGGTGGTACATGGGAAAATGAAGATGTTGAAGCTGTTGCCACACCTGAAGGTTGGAGAAAAGACAGAGAAAGAGTATTGGATTTTTACAACAAAAGAAGGCAACAGTTACTTGGTGTCGAACCCAATGAGGCACATAAACTTATTGCTGAATTAGAAAAAGAACATGAGGTAACCGTTATCACACAAAATGTAGATAATTTACATGAACGTGGGGGTTCTACAAACATCTTACATTTACATGGTGAGTTAACTAAAGCACAGAGTAGTTTAAACCATAAGAAAGTTATTGATGTTGGTTATAAACCAACTAATATTGGTGACAAACATGAAGACGGTTCACAATTAAGACCACACATTGTTTGGTTTAATGAGTACCCCAATAATATAAATGAATCTGTAATAGCTCTTAGAAATTGTGATGTTTTATTAGTTATTGGCACCACATTATTTATAAGTTATACACTTGGTCTATTGAGGTCTTGTAAAGATTTACATAACCCTAATATGGGGGTGATAGACGTTGTTTGCATCGACCCCAACCCTCCTAAAGGTGAACTAGATGGTATGTTTAGAGATGTTAATTATATTGAAAAACCTGCCACTGAGGGTATGAAAGAATTTATTGAAAATTATTTGCCTAAATTTATTGCTAATTAAAATAATACCCTTATATTTGTATTATAGATAAGGAAATAAATTAAATGTTCTTATTGTCAGAATACATTAAGAACAGCCACGGTCAGAACACCGTGGTTTTTTTTTGCATAAAATTTTTTTTATACTTTATTCTTGCATATTTATTAATAAAAAAGTAAATGAGTGTAAAGTATATTATCGACAACGCCGACAGTTTATTATCAGAACAAATAATAACGGGTGATTTATTAGTGACTAACATAATATCAGGAGCAACCTTTTATGGTGATGGTTCTGGTTTAATTGGTGTTAGTGGTTCTTTTACTGGTGGTACTGTAACAGGACCTACTGAGTTTACAAGTGGTTTATCAGCTGACACAATTTACGCCAATTATTTTATTGGGGACGGTTCTCAGTTAGCTGGGGTAGTTGGTCTTACTTATACCGATTTAGGGTTTACAGTAACATCACCGGCACCCTCAACTATAAATCAAAATGTAGTTTTACCTTATAATTCAACAGTAACTTATCCAACACCTTTAACAGTTGACCCAGGTTTTTCTGTTACAGTACCATCTGGAACAACATTATCAGTAATCTAATATATAAAATAATAATAAAATAATAATAAAATAAAAAAAAACAAAATGAGTCAAATTAATGTAAATACAATAAATTCAGCTGGAGACCCAAGTATATCAATAAGTGTTCCGTTTAGATATTCATCATCAGTAGCTACAGGTGGTAGTTCTTCAGCTATAGGAAGTTCTGTTACAGCAACAGGTTCTGGTTCACATGCTGAAGGATGGCAAACTTTAGCTTCAGGAAATTTTGGTTCACATGCTGAGGGGTATCAAACTTCAGCAACAACACAATCATCACACACTGAGGGTTCACAAACTTTAGCTTCAGGAAATAACGCACACGCTGAAGGGGAACAAACTATAGCTTCTGGTGCTTCTTCACACGCTGAAGGGGAGGATAGTGTAGCTTCAGGTACTTCTTCACACGCTGAAGGTAAAACTACAATAGCATCGGGAAATTATTCACATTCACAAGGATACCAAACAACAGCGGGAGGTGATTACTCACACGCGAGTGGTTCTGCTACTATTGCTAGTAATACATCTTCATTTATTCATTGTAATTCTGGTACTGTTGATGCTATTGCTGGAGCCGTTTTGGGTGGTACAAGTAATATTTTAACTAATACAGCTACAAATAGTGCTATTATAGGTGGTAATAATATTACAGGGTCAACATCAAACACAGTTTATGTACCAGAACTAGAAGTGACATCAGTTGGTTTTGGTATAATATTACAATCTTCTAATGGTACTAGATATAGAGTAACAGTATCGAATGGTGGTGCATTGACTGTAACAGCAGCATAAAATTTATTAATAAAAAGAAAATTATGTCTACACAATACATTATTAATAATAACGACGGTCTATTATCTGGACAAACAATTAGTGGAGATTTAACGGTAACTAATTCTTTATCAGCCACAACATATTATGGTGATGGTTCTGGTTTAAGTAACATAGGAGTTAGCCAACCTTATAAAGTTTATACGGCTTTATTAAATCAGGGTGGTGTTGGTATTGCTCCGACAGCTAGGGTATTAGAGAATACTTTAGGTGTTATAACTTGGGAGTATATCGATGCAGGTATATATTATGGGACATTAACTAGTGCTTTTACACCTTCTAGTAGTGCTTTTACTTATGACAAAACAGTTGTGTTTGTACAAAGGTATCTATCTCTTTCTGCCGCAGGAGGTGGTAAAGATGTTGTTGCGTATAGGGGCAGTGATGAGAGTATTACTGTTGTAACAATGGACAATGTTGATTACATTAATAATGTTTTATATGAACAAGGAATAGAAATAAGGTTGTATGATTAAAATATAAAAAAACCACAATTAATGTTGTGGTTTTTTTTATTATGGAACAAATATTTGTAATTGTCCAGCACTTACAGTAAAATCAGGTTTTTTCATCACGGTGATTGTGACCAGATTCCAATGATTTGTTTCTAATTTTTCAGGATTAATAATAACATTTAAATTATCACCACCTTCTCTTGAAACTATAAATCTTCTATTAGGTCTTATTTCATTATCTATAATACTATAAATTATTTCATCTTTAGCATCCTCAAGTAGGTTAATAATGTCATAATCATATATTTTTTCACCACTCCCGTGTCTCCATTTTCTTTGTGCTGTATGACCACCTGTATCATGATATAAGTCAAAAGTAAAAGTAATTTCACTACTTAACTCATGAAATTTTTCTTCCCTTAAGATAGTTTCTTTTATTAAAGATTTAATATTCATATTTTATAAATATTTATATAAGTATTAAACGATATACTTTTAAAATAAAATTAATTAAAATTAAAAATAAAAAGGCTATGAAAAAAATTATTGAGTTTGTAAAAAAATATAAAATCTACATTTTATCGGGATTATTATTTATCTTCTTTTTCCGTTCTTGTATTAAATCAGGTGAGGTAAGAAAGTTGGATAAAATTAAAACTAAAAATGAAAGAGTTATTGATAGTTTAACTTCTGTTGTTAACGGACAAAAAGACACTATTAATAATATTTCTGAAGTAATTAGAATGGAAAAAATTAGAGTCCATAGAAATTATGATAATTATATTTCTTCTAAAGACAGGGGTGACCAATTAATGGAACTCCATATGGTTGTGAAAAAAAATATTAAAGAACTAGAAAAATGAGAAAAATAATTAATTGGGTTAAGGACAACCCAAACAGAAGTATGTTCTTGTTACCTATTATATTGGTAGCAGGAATTTCTATTTCACACGTTGTTTCTTGGTATGATATTACTAACCCATTTAGTTGGGCAGTTTACTTATCAGTCGCTATTGAAATAGGTGCTATGACAGCTTTGGTCGCAGCAACAAATAAAATGAAAGGTGGGGTTTGGTTTATGTTTGGATTGATTACACTAATCCAAATGATTGGTAACATATTCTTCTCATTTAAAGAAATTGACGCAAACGGTTCTTTATTTAAATCTTGGGTTGAACTTACGGGTCCACTTTGGGATATGATTGGTTCAGATTCTACCGATGTTGTTTCCATGAAAAGATGGTTGGCATTTTTAGAGGGTGGATTACTACCTATTATATCACTAACCTCACTACATTTCTTTGTTAAGTATGAAAAATCTAATTCCCCAAAAAAGGAAGAGATTTCTCCAAATGAAGAGGTAATTACTGTAAATCAAGTACAAATTGAAGAAACCAATTCCCCAAAAGAAGATGAAAACTTGTTTCAAGAAGAGGTTTATTTACCTACAAAGGAAGAGGCTTTAATCGAAATAAATGAGACTCTTAATAAAGAGGTTAAAAAAGTTTGGGCAAAAGTTGAGGAATTAAGAGAAGAAAGTAAATTACCTGAAACAACAGAAGAGGATGATTCATCTGAACCTACCACTTTAGCTAATTCTGAATATAGACTAGAAGAAATTAATGAGGAGGATGATGAACAACCATTGTTAGTTGAAGAAGAAAATCCTGAAGATGAAATAATTATTCCCATGACAGGAGACACTAGAGTAGTTGAAGTTGGAACAGATATTAAAGCTGGAAAAACTTTGGGTGATGAATTAACTAAAAGTTGGAATAGAATAATCAAAAAAAATAACACTATCGATAGATTAGGTTAATGATTAACGAAATATCATATCTTTTAGGTGAAAATAATTACTACAAACAAACCTACGAAAAAACTCAAATAGTAGTTGGTCATAATAGTAGAAAAGATATGCGTCACTACCATTCATGGATTAATAGGAGAAATGGTGGTTATAAAAAAACAGCCACCTTCTCAATAGATAAGGATGGTTCTATTTATAAACATTACGACCCAAAATACTATTCAGATTTTTTAGGTTGTGAACAAGATAAATGTAATATATCAATAGTATTAGTTAACGAAGGTTGGGTAAAATTAAACGATATGAACGTGTTTGTTGACTGGTTAGGGCATACTTATAGTAAAAATAGTGATTTATTAGAAAAGAATTGGAGGAACTATAAATATTGGATAAAATACACCGAAAAACAGTTTGATTCCCTTAATTATTTAATAAATCATTTATGTGAAAACTATAATATTAAAAATAAATTTATTGGTCATAATGTTTATGATGAAAATATAGATTTATTTAAAGGAATAACTTTTAGGAGTAATTACTTTAAGGATATAACGGATGTAAGTCCGGCTTTTGAATTTGAAAAAATAAAATAAAATGGATGATAGAAAATTTTTAGACAAAATTAGAAAATTACAAGAAAGTGGTCAAAAAATTGGTCTAACAGAATCTACTGTAGGTAAATCTACATTAAAAGACTCTAGTTTTAGAAGACTTTTAAAAGAGTACGAGGAAAATACTAATATACAAACAGTTGAACCTGACGAACAAAGAGACGAAGAAAATAAGTTTAAAGATACTGTATCTAAATTGGTTAAATTTAACCCAATTAAGGTACATAAAGAAAACGTTGAGTGGTCAGGAAATCTTGTAAGAGAAAAGATTCAATGGAACTACTCACTAGATGAAAAAATTGGTTGTTATATTCAATCAATGACAGATGGAGGTACTTCAGCACCAATTCAATTAACGGATGATACTTTAGAAGTTATTAAAAAACTTAGAGGTTATTATGATGTATGGAGTGATGAATGGTCAGCAAGATTAACGGGTGGTTCAGCAGAAGAAACAACCGAAGAAACACCAGTAGAAACTGCACCCACAGAAGCAGGTACAGAAGGTAAAGAAACAGGAGGATTTGGATTTTAATTATGAAAGGTATTAATTTAAAAGACACCATTTTATTTGGTGGTATTATGTTTTTAATCATTTTACTTATGATGAGTAGATGTGAAAAAACTAAAATGGAAAAAGACTTGTATGAACAAGTTAGAGCAACAAATAAAGAAATTGTTAAAAACAGTAAACTAATAAAAGAAAAAGACGGGCAATACTCTAAGTTTGTCAATAATTTCAACGACCAAAAAGATTTACTTAAACAATTAAAGGAAGAAAATAAAGATTTATATAAAACAATCAAAAAAAGTGATGAAAAACTTTTAATGATTAATAATACATTGATTACACTAGAAGGACAAGTTTCGGAAGGTTTTGGTAAAATTAATCCTAGTGATAGTAATTTAATTGATTTAAAATTAAAATACCCTAACGACAAAGATTGGTTTATTTCTTGGGATGGTACAGTACATAAGAAGACAGCTTTCTATAAAGGTGACTGGACTTTTGGTAAATTACCTTTACAGATTATTTTAACTGAAACAGATAAAGGTATATGGAATAGTAGATTAATTGGACCAGAATGGTTAAAGGTTGATAAAATGGAGGTTAATGCTATTAAACCTGAAGACATTACATCACCATATGTACCACAACCACGTAATTTTGGACTTATGTTAGGTGGTGGTTATGTAAAAGGATTTGCTAATCCAACAACTAACGCACTTTCAATAGGTATAGGTGGGTTCTTTAAAAATCATTCAGTAATAGTTAATGGAACAACTAATAGTACGATAGGCTTTAATTATTATTACAGATTTGTTACTTTTAAGAAAAAATAATTGTCATGAGTAGTAATTTACAGGTTAAAAGATTAATAGAAGAAATACAAGAAAACAGTCACAAAAAAGTTATTGTTTACGCATTAGATGGTTGTCCAGCGTGTGAAGAGTTTAAAAGTAAGATTGATAAAATAGGTCTTGTTTTTGAAAATATCGGTATGGATGGTAACGACGTTATGTGGAAAATGTTAAGTGAAAAAGGTGGTAGTGACTTTGTTCCACAAGTTGAAGTGGAGGGTTATTTGATTAAAGAGGAAGAATATGAAACTGTTAATGAGTTGGTTAGTAAGACCTTATCGAGACTCTTAGAACGAAAAATTATAATTAAATAATTAAAAAATTAAAACCACTTAAAATTTAGGTGGTTTTTTTATGCTCAGAAGATATTTATCTAATAAATAATAATCGATTATTAAAAAAACACAAAATGGCAAAGGTATTAAGATACAATGAAGAAGAATTCGTAACTCTATTAGAGAACATCGTAAAAAGAGTTAAAAAAGAACAAATGTTAGAAGAGGCTAGAAAAAATAGAAAAGCTAACCTATCTGAAAATTTCAATAGACTTAGAGAAAGAAGAAGTCGTAATTAATAATGAAAAGTCTTATTAAACAAGTCCTTAAGGAAGAACTAACTCGTGCCGATAAAGCTGAAATTAAAAAAATAGCAAGGACCGAGTTTGAAGACATGCTTAAAAGTTCCAACATCAAATCAAAGATAGAGGATATTGTTAAAAAACAACTTAAAAACGATAAAGCAACCCAAAAAGAAGTTGCTGATATCACACAAAAAGTATTAGTACAATTCTATAAAACCCTTTGGACTAGAAGAAGTTTTTGGGCTAATAAATTAGATAACATATAATGTCATATAATTTAATTAATAGAGACCCAATAGCTAAAGTAGGGATGAGAATCCGTATGGGTGAATTTGATGCCAACAATCCATCTAAAAAAAATTCTGAATGGAAACCTGATGTAAGTGCAGTAAAAAAAGATTTAGAAGGTACTATATATAAAATAGATGACATTGGTACCTTACATGTTAAGTGGGACAACGGGAGTACAATGGGGATTATACCTAATATAGACACTTATACGTTATTACCATCTTTAAAAGACCAGGTAGATTTTAATGTTTTTGAGGCTGAAGATAAACCTATTTTAAATAATAGTAAGGCAACTCCAGCAGGAAAAAATCTATCAAAAAAGTTTAAAGCACCAATGAAAAAACTTGGTGTAAAATCTGAATCTGAGGAAAAAAATCTATCAAAAGAGGTTGATTGTGAAATGTGTGACCATTCTTGGGACATAGAACCAAAAGAAAAACACCCATACTTATGTCATGATTGTGGTTACGATAACAAATCTAAAAAATATAACTACAAAGAACTTGAAAACTTTCGGAAGAAACATAAAAAAGAGGGTGAGTTAGAAGAAACTATGACAGCCGGTGGAGGAAATGGTTTAGCTGGTGCATCAGGTTATGCATTTACAGGTTCATTAGGTGGTACCAAAAAAACAAACGAAAACAAAATCATTAAAGTAAAAGATTTAATGAAAGAAGAAACTACCACAAGTGCTATTTCAGCAACGGTAGATTTTGTGGTAGCTAATTTATTGGGTTGGGGTACAAAGGAGGATATGAGTCCACCTTGGCCTTCACCTAAAAGAAAAGCTGATAATAATGAAATAGAAGATTGGTGGTGGCAAAAAATACCAACATACAATGGTGGTGTTATAACAGACCCTTATGCCAAAACAAACGAAACTTGGGACGACGACCAATTAGAGGTTCATATTGACGGTGATATGACGCAATTTCAAAAAGACGTTTATAAAAACCCTAAAAAATATAAACAATCTGTTATTACAATTGACAAGGGGTTTGACCTTAACGTTAGTCCACCAAATAATGATTGGAAAACATCATTACAAAAAGGGGTAACTTTAAAAAACCAAAAATCAGAAGAACCCGCTGAACATTTTCGTAATAGACACTATTCAAGAACCATCAAGAAAGAAGAGGTATCTAATTTTGTAAATGATTTACTTTCAGAATCTAAGAAAAAAGAAAAGGAAAAAGAGGATTTAGAAGAAACAACAACATTTGGTTCTGTATTTGGTGGTGGTTTCCCTGTAGGTCCTGCTTTTGCAGCTAAGAAAGGGAAATGGACACCATCTAAAAAACCTATATGGAAAGGTGGTAAAATCATCCAAAGATTAGATAATACTGGTATTCTAGGTGAAAACACTTTATTTACTGAAATAAATAAAATTAAGTTTGTCCCAAAAGGAGGTAAATTTGTTAAGATTAAAGACAAATGTGCTAAATATAATAACCAACCATGGTGTAGTCAGGGAGCAATAGATAAACCTTTAGAACTTAGTAATAATACCTTTGAAAGTATTAAAAAAGTCTCTAAAGAAACTGGTTTACCTTTTAATATTATCTTAGATAAAATCAAATTAAAGATACTAAACAATAAATAAAGATATTTATAATAAAAACATAGACATGTCAAATAAGATTAATAAACTAGTTAAAAAGAACTTAAATACTTTACTTGAAACTAAAGGATTTGAGGATATGGAAGTTGCTTTTGGTGTTAAACACAAAAGTGATAACCTTTCTGACGCTGAAAAAGGCCAATTTGGTTCAATGGAGTCAATCCAAGACAAAGAAAGTGGTGTTGTTAAATTAGGTACTTCTACTGTACAACCAGCATTAAATAAAGTACATAAAGAAGATGTGAAAGATGCTGAAGAGTATTACAAAATGGTTTTGGATAGAATGAGAAACTTCCAAAAGACAGATACTTCTGAACCATCACAAATTGGTGAGGCTTTTAAACCTAAAAAGGTTAATAGAGAAGATGACCAAACAAAAGATTATGATGTATATGATACTGAAGCTTTAGGACCTGGTATGTTAGCACTAAAATATGATAATGAAGGAACACCTGTTCACGATGAATTCGTGAAAAGACAAGATGAGTTAAACGGTAACGACTCTACATATCTAAAATTAAGAGGTTATTCAGAAAAGTATTTAAAACACAAATACGGAACACCTGATGAATACCACTACTCACCAAAAGTTAGAACAACTGATAAACCTATTGCTGAATCAGATAAAAAATACTCTGACGTTATTGAAGAAAATATATTCAAAACAAAAAGTAAGATAACATCAAAAGAACAGGTTATTAGATTAACAGAAAAGTTACCTTCTAGAGTTAAGATTGATGAGACAGTATTTGCTGTTACTGACGGTAATAACTATTATAGATTGATTTGGGAAGGTGAAGAAGACGGTGAAGCGGTTATTACACACGAAAAAAATACTAAGGTAGTTAGTGAGTCGATTGATAAAATGAAACATTTGTGGGGTTATAAAGCATCGGATTCTATTTCCACTAAAAACATTGTTAAAGAAAACGAAGAAGATAAGTTTAAAACATTATTTAGACAAATGAAAAAATAATCACTATGGCAAATGAAAAAAAAATAAACACGGAACCAACAAAAAAGAAGTGGTATTCAGTAGCAGCAGAAAAAATTAAATGGTTTTTTACTGAAGTTATGAATATGTATTCAGCTAGTGATTCTTATTTTTCTAAAAAAAGAATTGAATCTGGTGTAGCTTTTGTTATAGCTCAATGGGGGATGATATTTTTTTTAATGGAAAAACATAGTAAACTAAGTATGGGTGAATTTCTATTATGGGCTTCAGCGGAATTTGCGGTCGCGGGATGGATGATTACTAAAATACAGAAAGAAAAAAATACAAATCATAACGAAGAAAACCCTCAGTAAGAGGGTTTTTTTATTTATAATCATATTTATGTAATATGAAAAAAGTAATTAGACTTACAGAATTAGATTTAACAAGAATTGTCAAAAGAATTCTTAAAGAAGAGGCTGAAGAAAAAGTTGAGGTAACATATAGTACTTCACATGGTGATATAACTTATATTGGGCAATTAGGTAGAAACCCTAACGAAGATTTATATTATTTTAAACCAGAGGAAGGTGGGTTTGAATTTATGTCTAATAGTAGTATGAAACCTAATTGGGGTCTTGAAAAAGAATTTAATAGATTAGTCGGAAAAAAATTAACTGTTGATTATGAATATGGTCCTTCTATTAAATTAGGTGGTCAAATAAATCATGGTAAAATGTTTATTAAAGGCCTCTTAAACGGTGAGGAGAATGTTAAAATAAAAAAAATTTAATTTATTAAACCCCATCTTTATATAGTTAGGGTTTTTTTTATGTCTAAGAATATTTATAAATAAAAACATTATGAAAATTACAAAAACAAGTGAGAAAGGTATTGATTTAATTAAATCTTTTGAAGGATTTATGTCAAAACCTTATTTATGTCCAGCTAAAATCCCAACAATTGGGTATGGAGCAACTTTTTACCCTGACGGTAAAAAAGTAACCTTAAATGACAAAGCGATTACTGAAGCGGAAGGTGTTGCGTTATTAAAAAGTATGTTAGTAAAGTTTGAACAATACGTTGATTCTTACTGTGTGGATACAATTAATCAAGGTCAATTTGATGCATTAGTTTCTTTCGCCTATAACTTAGGTCCAGCTAACTTAAAATCTAGTACATTACTTAAAAAAGTTAATACTGACCCTAACGACCCAACTATTGAAGTTGAATTCTTAAAATGGACTAAAGCTGGTGGTAAAACACTTAAAGGTTTGGTAAGAAGAAGAGAGGCTGAAGTTAAATTATATTTTAATAAATAAAAAAAAATGAGTTATACAAGAGAACAAATTGAAACAGCAGTTAAATCAAAAGGATACGTTTGGTTTGAAGGCACTAAAGATTACGATGTGAACATTGTAGGGGTAAGAAATTCCGCTACTGGAGATAAAGTTACTAATGTATTTGATGATACAATGACTATATCTTATAAAGAAAATGGTGAATGGAAATTCCGCACTTGGTCATGTACAACAGACCCAGGTAAAAAAGGGGTTATGGAGTATCATAACGCAGCTGGTGTAGCTAGATTAGTGGAAGGTCAGTACAGAGGTTCACACACAATTAGATTACACCAAGGTAAGTATGAGGCGTTAGGTCAAGCAAAGAATGTTAAAGTTTATCGTGATGCTAATCGTGATATGAAATATGATGAGACTAAAATTACTGAAGGTGTTTACGGTATCAATATTCATAAAGCAGGTGCTGATTCTACTTACGTAGAGAATTGGTCAGAAGGTTGTCAAGTATTTAAAAAATCAGCTGATTTTGAAGAATTTATGAAAATCTGTAGAAAAGCTAAAGATATTCATGGAAATTCATTTACCTACACTCTTATTGAGTCAAAAGATATTGTTTAACAATATTTAAACAGTAAACCTATAAATCTAAGAAATAGTCATTAATATTAATAAATGGGTAAAATTAATAAGATATCAAAGACTATAGATTTTATAGAGTACATATCAAAAAATATGGAAAAAGACGATTTAATGTTGTTATATAAAATTAATAATATAACACAAGAAAAATTAGAGTTATTTTTCGATTTTATATACTCACTAAATGAGTTAGTTTTAACTACATATATGGGTGATGATGTTACTATCGGTGAAGAAAAGAATAATCATTTTAAATGGTGTTGGTCAAAAGTGATTAGTTCCTTTAAAGAAGAGAGAATCTACTTCATCGATGTAACAGAATTATTTAATTATTTTAAAGAGTTTTATAAAGAATCTTTTTATTACGAAGAAGATAAAGATATTGATAGTACAAAAAAGATAACCGAGTTTTGGGGACAGTTGTTTGATTTTAGTAAAGGTAAAACAATGTCTGAATATGAAACTCTTTTAGAACTCTACAAAATATTTAATAAAAGTTTTGTAGTAAATTAATATTATTTTAACCCAATACTGTTTAATTTTAAACAAATTAGGTTAATTTAAATAAAAATGTTTTATGAATTTTAAAGATTTAAATATTGTAAGTAACGAACTTATACAGGAAAAATTAAAAGCCGAATCCAATATCGAACACTTGATATTAGATAAAAATTTAAATCCAGAAGAAAAAATAAAAAGCATAATCAAGGAATTAGGTAGACTAAAAGACGCGTCATTAATGATTACGTATTGGGAGTCTTTTATATCTAATAATTTAATAACCCCTAAAAACGAAGGGGAAAATAATAATGAATAAAAAATAATTAAAATGGAAAAAATTATTGAACTAGAAAATCTTGTAAAATCTTTTAGAGATGATTACGAAAAATTTATTGAAAAAGGTAATAAAACTGCTGGTACTAGAGCAAGAAAAACTTTACAAGACATTCGTAATGTGGCTAAAGACACTAGAGATGAAATTAGTAACACTAAAAAACAAATGGTAACACCGTAATGGGAGAATTTTTTTTAAATAAAGTTTTATTAGTTATATTCATAATGGGTGTCTTTAATGTACTTAAACACTCTTGGAATATAATAAATGGGTTGAGGTCGGAAGTACCCACTAAATACGAAATCTCTACTTGGGACAGGTTTTTATTGGGTCTTTCTATCTCATACATTATCACAGCATTACTCACAGGAATTCAATTATAATGATACAAAAAAGAATAGACAAACTACAACCTTTTTTTAAGGGGTTAAAAGTTGCTGAAGGTTATAGAATAGTTGAGGTTAACTTAAGAAAGACTTGGGAAATAGAGGAAACAGATGAAATTCAGGTTTCACAAAAAGAAACCAAAGAACAAGGTTCTCTTTATAATATGTTTTATTCAGATACAAAAAGTTTTGATGAAATTTTAGATTATATTGAAGAAAAGGTAATTAACTATAATCTAGAAATTGAGGAAAAAGAAAGATTACTTAAAGCTAAGGTTGAGGAACTTAAAAGAGTTTTTGAAACAAAAAGTTTAGATGAACTTAATCACCTTAAATTCACTACAGAAGAGAATAATCTAAAGTTGAACGCAAAAAACATTATCGCTAATGTTACTACAACAAACGAACAACAAGATAATAACAAAACAACAGAAAAAATTTCTTAAAATGGGGGTTCCTAAAAATTTTCACCAAACAGTTAATCTACCTAAAATGGCTGAGGCTTTAAATGAACTAAGTTTTTATGATTTTGAGTATTCAGTGGTTTTAACCGAAAATTATAATAAACAATTACGTGAAGCCGAAATCCTAGGTCACATCATTGAAACCGATTTAAATGTTATTGGTAGAGGTGGTGATTTAGAATTTAGATGTACAAAAAGTTTTAGTGCTTTAGATGACGAAACCGCTAATAATAAAATTACAGAATGGTTAGACACTAAAGTAGATAAGGGTGAGATATCACACTACGAAATAAATGGGATGAATTCTAACACTTTTTATGAAGAACTAGAAGAAAGACATTTGGATAAATTATTTGTTAAAGAAGAAAAAGGGACTAATTAAGTCCCTTTTTTTATTCCTCATTAAAGGCTCTTTCAGCCATTTCCTGAAATGTATGGATTAACCAAGTAGTACCTGAGGCTAACATACCGTCAAAAAATACGGAAGTAACTTCATTAGGTATTGTAAAAAATCCAAGATTTAAATCTCCTAAACCATAGTACAAACTAGGTGAGAAAAATGTTAATGAAAGGAAGAATCCTGCCCATGTAGGAAAACACATCATACAAGAAACTAGTTTACCCCAAAAATTAGGGCTCTTCTTAGTCAAAAACTCTCTCATACTGCCAAATATTGTTCCATAAACAATGATATTTGACAATCCATAACAAACTAAAATAAATAATAATGTATTCATACTGTATTGTTTTTATATTTATAAGTATAATGAATTTATATATATAATGAAAGAGTCTGTAGGAATTTTAATAATAGCAAGAGATACAAATAACTTTCTTTTGTTACATAGGTCTGATAGGCCAATAGTATGGTCCATTTTAACGGGTACTATGGATGTTGAAGGTGAGACACCATTAGATTGTGTTAAAAGAGAGATTGAAGAGGAAATAAGGGTAGATTCTAGTCAAATACAAAACATTAAGTTATTAGATACAATAACAAATGATTACGGTCTTTTTCATGTCTTTGTTGGGTTTGTTGATGAAGAATTTAAACCTAATCTAAAATTAGATGAAAATGATGATTATATGTGGTCTAATGAAAATAATTTACCAAAACCAATACATAAAGGTTGGAATAAAACTTTCCAATTAGTAGAACCCATATTAAATTTAAGAGAATCAATTAACAGAAAATTAAACAAATTGTTATATGAATAGAGAAGAATGGGAAATAGAACAAGAAAGAAGAAAAATTGTACAAGACCAATTAGTAACTGAACATAAAAAAAATAAGTTCATTAATGAGATAATGGGTGGTTTGGGTGAAATCATTAAAAAAGAACCAAATACAGTTCAAAAAAAACTCACTAAATGGGAAAAATTTAAAAAATTAATAGGATGGAATTAAAAAGTTTTGTTGATTTTGCTTACTCCATGGTCAATATGGATGAAGTAAAAGCAGGTAAATTCCTTTTACCAAAAGAAATAGTATATGATTTACGTGATGATTTACATAGAGAAATCCATAGAGAAATCCAAAGAGAAATTAAAAAAGATAACAACACTAATTTAGACCAAGAGTTTGAGGTAGAAATTTATAACATAAATTTTAAATTCTTAAAAAACACTATATAATGGGTTTAAAATCATATTTACACACAGATTTAGTAGAATGTGGTGTTGATGAGGTCGGTAGAGGTTCGTTAGCTGGACCTGTTTTTGCGGCAGCAGTAATCCTACCCAAATATTTTACATCTGAACAAATTAAAGACTCAAAAAAACTAACAGAAAAAGGTAGACAAAGAGCTCTTAAAGAAATTGAAGAAAATGCGATAGCTATTTCAGTTGAGATGGTTGATGTGGAAGGTATCGACACCTACAACATCCAAAACGCAACATTTGGTGCAATGAATAAAGCTATTACTTCTTTATCAGTTAAACCTGAACATATCTTGGTTGATGGTAATATTTTTGATTCTTTTGAAGAGATACCTTATACTTGTGTTATTAAAGGTGATAATGAATATCTTTCTATTGCTGCTGCTTCAATTGTAGCTAAAGTTTATCGTGATGAATACATGAACTTTCTCCACGAAAAATTTCCTTCATATAAGTGGGATAAAAATAAGGGGTATGGAAGTAGTCACCACATTCAAACTATAAAAGAAGAAGGTATAACTAGTCACCATAGAAAAAGTTTTTTAAAGAAAATTTTAACGACTACTACTTCTATATAGTCTATTGTAACCTACACCAGTTACTGAATTCAATTTTTTGTACCATTCTTTTTTATTTTCTTTAGGTACAGAACCAAAGAAAATAATGTGTTTAACTCTGTTGTCATAGCAATGGATACGTAATCTATTGTACAATCTAGTGGCCTCACTAACATCCTTACAAGTAACCATATTTAAAGCTAAACCTTCTATAACAATTTTATTATTTAAAATAACAACCTGTTTAGGGTTTTTATCACTTAATTTACTCAACAAAACGTAACTAATAATCTCTTGGGTGTTTAATTTTCTATTTGCACCCGTTACCGAAAATTGTTCCTCTATTTGATATTCAGAACGGCCTAAAACAACCCAATCAGGGTCCTCCATAAATGATTCTAATAATTTACCATATTTATCCCGTAGAATAATACTTTTATCACCCTCACCTCTTTTCTTTAAGAGTAAGACATGATAAACTACCTCCGTTAAAACTTTGTTTTTATAAACTTGTTTTTTCGGATATTGTATTTGTTTATTACTTACGTTTGTAAAACGATAAAGAGCATCATATTCCCGACTATATTTGTATAGTGTTTTGACTTTCTTATCATTTTCTGTTAATATTATTTCGTACATATTACTTTTTAATATTACATACGTTTACAAAAAATGTCCACACTATTATTATTAACAAATGAAAGAATATTATGATATTTTAGGTTTAAATGAAGGAGCTAAAGAAGAAGATATAAAAAAGGCATATAGAAAAATGTCTAAAAAATATCACCCAGATTTAAACCCAAACAACAAAGAGGCTGAAGAAAACTTTAAAAAGGTTGTTGAAGCTTACGAAATATTAACAGGGAAACAAAAACCAAAAAACCAAGGAAATCCTTTTGGTGGTTTTAACCCTTTCCAAGGAGGTCCACAAAAAGCTAGACCTTTAAAATTAGTTATAGAATTAACCCTTGAGGAATCTTATTATGGTTGTGATAAGATTATTAATTTCCATTCTACCGAAGCTTGTGACAAATGTCATGGGGAAGGAGGTTTTGAACCACAACAGTGTAACCAATGTGGTGGGAATGGTCATATACAACAAGGCCCATTTTTATTTATGTGTAATAATTGTGGTGGTAACGGTAAATTATTTAAATCTGTTTGTTATCACTGTAATGGTAATGGTGCTGTTAAAACGATTAGAAGTGTTGAGGTTAAAGTACCTAGTGGAACAGTTGATGATTCTTTCTTTACCTACCCTGGTTTAGGTGATTGGGTTAAGAATGCCCAAAGGGGGGATTTGTATTTTATTACCAAGTTAAAACCACATGATGTTTATACTTTAGAAGGTTTAAATCTTAAAAGAAAATTAGACATTCCAATCCTAGACATTTTATTAGGTATTGAAAGTGAGTTTAGTACTTTAGATGGTAGTGTTAAAGTAAAGATACCTAAGTTATCTGAGACAAATAAAACGTTTAGATTACGTGGTAAGGGTTTTGTGGATGGTTCTACTGGTATAACCGGTGATTTATACGTTACATTAAACCCAATAATACCAAAAGAATTATCTGATATTGAAGAATATAAGATAAGGGAGTTAAAAAATATGCCCAACTTTAGTTAAAGGATATTTATAATAAAACTTTAATGAAAAAAGTAGAATTACTTAACGAGATAATGGGTGTCCCTAAAGATTTGGACCCATGGGTTGAATCTTTAACAAAATTACTATTGGATGAGATTAAATCTGAAATAAGAGGTGGTTGGGCCGAAGAAGGTAGATTTAACTACACAGACCCAAACACAGGAGAAGAAATAGAAGATTTTGCTAATAAATCAAATGATGTTGAAATATCTGGTGGTGAGGTAATGGATTTTGTTATGAAAGACAATGGTTTTAGTGATATGAAAGATTTCCTAAATTCAAAAATGTTTCAATCATTGCCAATATGGAAACCTAGGATAACTTTTAATGTTGTAGGAATACCTTCGATAGTGTTAAAACAAGAGGATGGGACAATACAAGCCTCTGTAGGTGGTGAGATAACCCAAAAACTAAGTAAACTAGGTAAACATATGGTTTTATCAAAACTATACCTAGATTTTAATGTAATTATTGAAAAAGAAGGTATGTCTACTAAAGATGTTAATGAATTAAGAGAAACTATAGCTCACGAACTTTTACACGTTTATCAAAAATGTAAACAATTAAAGGCTGGTAAAGATGTACATTTTGGTAAAGAAACCGCTCTAAATGCTGTGGCTAATAACCATTATTTTAGGGAAATAGGTATTGATTGGTGGCGTGATTTTCTTAATTTAGTATACCTACACTTATCTTTTGAGATTAACGCTAGAATTGAACAGTTATATTATAAATTAAAAAATAAGGACATTAAAACAACTGATGATTTTGTAAGAGAATTACATAAATCAGAGGTTTGGCGTCAAATGAAGATGTTGGAAGATTTTAACGCTGAAGAATATTTAAAAAGTTTCCAATTACCGTCAGCTGGTAGTAAACGTAATCCATTATATATGTTACATAAATTAATGAGAGATACACAACTTAAGTCTATGGGAGTAGACACAAGTTCCAAGGATAGTGCTATAAAATCTTTAATAAACCTTTGGGATACTGTATTAGAGAACGGTGTAAAAGGAATTCAATCTGTTGGGGTAAATATTAGTATGGATAAAGTTCCACAAAAAGCTAAAGAAGACCCTTACGTATTTTTTAAATTCTTTGAAAAACGTTTTCATAAAAAAGCTGAAACATGGAAGAAAAAAATGTACCGAGTTGGTGCATTAATTTTACAAGAAAACAATGAAGGTACTTTACAATAAGTTTTTTTAATAGTAGATTTAATATATAATAAAAATAAAATATTGTTAAAATGATTAAAGAAGGAAGTAAAGTAAAAGTACATTACACAGGTAAATTTGAAGATAATAATGTTTTCGATTCATCTACAGGTAAAGACCCAATCGAATTCGTTGTTGGTGAGGGTAATTTGATTCTTGGTTTTGAACAAGGTGTTATGGGGTTGTCGGCAGGTGATAAAAAAACTGTTGAATTAGAACCAGAGCAAGCTTATGGACCATATAACGAAGAACTAGTTAACCAAGTACCTCTTGATAGAGTACCTGAAGGAGTACAAGCAGGTCAAATGTTGGAAGCACAAACAGAAGCGGGGCCAATTCCTGTTGTTGTTACTGATGTAAACGAAGAAACTGTTACCATCGATGCTAATCACCCATTGGCTGGTAGAAAATTGATTTTTGAATTGGAAATTGTTGAAGTAGCGTAATTTTTAAAAAAATCATAAAAAAAATAATCCTATATGTTAATCATGTGGGATTTTTTTTTATCTTTGTGTTATGAAAAAACCCTGTAAAGAATGTCCTCACTTTATCCGTAATCGTCATAATGATATGATTGTGGAGTTCGGTGAAAAAACGGGAAAGAAACACAATTGTCACATGACGGAAGGAAAAAAAGATTTGTGGAATGTGACGGATAAAAAACTTGAATGTTATGGAAGTAAAAACTAAATTTGGAACATATATAGAAATGGAAACAGAAACTAGTACAAAAATAAGTACAGATAAACTCGGAGTGTTTGTTGAACGACTTAAAAAAATAGGAATTGATGTAAAACTATCAGGAAATTTTCCTTGGGTTTATCTTGGTAAAATCAATGGTGTTAGAGTTACTGAAACATTTTATGCTAATCACGGGTTTACTGTGATGTTTCTTCCTAGTAGAATGGATAGTCCACCATCCGAGTTTACAGACATTACGGAGATTTTTAAATTAATTAGAAAATATACAAAAAAACCTATTGACAAATCAGAAAATAAATAGTATAATTTATAACTGTTTTAAAGAAACCTAATTAAAAAAATAGAAATTATGTCAAGATTAACTGAAGCATTACAAACTGAAAACACAACCACTAAGAACGGGATGGAAACTAATTCATCTTCTCTTAATGAGTGTGTTAACCTTTTCTTCTCCATTGGAGCAATGAGAGGTAAAAGTTCTGAGAGTGTTGTAAAACTTTTCTCAAAGGCTTTCAGTGAAGAACCAACTACAGCATTAAGAATCCTTTTTTGGGCAAGAGATGTTAGAGGTGGTGCTGGTGAGAGAAAAATCTTTAGAGATATTTTATCTTACCTAGTTGATAACTACTCAAAAGTAGTTAAAGTTAATCTTAACTTAATTCCTGAATACGGGAGATGGGATGACGTTCATATCCTTTTCGGAACTGAATTGGAAAATGACGCCATCACACTTCTTGTAGAAGGTTTAAAAAGTGGTAATGGTTTATGTGCTAAATGGATGCCCCGTAAAGGTTTGGTATTTAATAAAGTACGTAAAGCACTTAAGTTGGACCCAAAATCCCTTAGAAAATTACTTGTGTCTTTGTCAAACACGGTAGAACAAAAAATGTGTTCGAAAAGTTGGGCAGAGATTGAGTATTCAAAGACACCATCTTTGGCTATGTCAAGGTATACAAAAGCTTTTGGCAGAAACGACCAAGAAAGATTTGGTCAATTTATTGAAGCCCTTCAAAAAGGTGAAACTAAAGTTAACGCCGGAGCTTTGTATCCTTACGATGTTACCAAGAATCTTAGATTCGGTAATAAAGATTTGGCTAATGAACAATGGAAAGCCCTACCAAATTATATGGAAGGTTCAACAGAACTTGTCCTACCTTTGGTTGACGTTTCAGGTTCAATGGATTGTTCGGTAGGAGGTAATCCAAACCTTACATGTATGGAGGTGGCTATTTCTTTGGGTATGTACATCTCTGAAAGAAATGAGGGAGCATTTAAAGATATGTTTATGACATTTTCTTCAAATCCCGAAATTCAAAAATTGATGGGTCCACTTAGTGACCGTTACAATCAATTAGCTAGAGCTAAATGGGGTATGTCAACTAATTTAGAAGCAGCGTTCAAGACTATCTTGAATCAAGCAGTTAAATTTGGTGTTCCACAGGAAGAGATGCCAACAAAGATTCTTATCCTATCCGATATGGAGTTTGATTCCGCTACTAGTAGTGGTTGGGGAAATGAATCTGATTGGAATCCCTCGGCTATGTCGATGATTGATGAAATGTACACTAACGCTGGTTATGTAAAACCTGGAATTATTTTCTGGAACCTACATTCCAACGGGGGTAATTTCCCAGCAAGATTTGATGAGGTTGGAACTGCTTTAATTAGTGGTTTCAGTCCATCAATCTTGAAATCGGTTCTGAATAATCCTAACAGTTTAACACCTGTTAATATTATGAATGAAACCGTACATTCAGAAAGATATGAACCTGTAAAGGTTTGGATTCTTTAAAATATTGTGGTATTGAGGAATAATTGCAGCAAAATTAAAATCTTAAATTTATAGCTACATAAGAGAGGGCTTTGATAACCCGTCTAACCACAAGGGTGTAAAGGTGAAAGCCGGGGACCACTCAGAGTTAGACAAAAGAGTCAAACGATTCTGTTACCACAAAATTATTAAAAAGGTGTAATGGGTACGTCAAACGAGACTATAAGACCCAATAAACGAATGGTTTCTGCAAATTCTTCTAGAAACTTGTAAGAACGACGAGGGGTTTTACCGATTTACCCCAAATTAAATTATAAATTGGCGACCATAGGAGAGTTTAAACGTGGGAAAATCTCACACTTGAGGTCGTAAAACATACCTCTTGATTATCACAAGTAAAAATGGTAGTTGGATTTGTCTCAATCAAATAAAAGACACCCGAACCAAAATGGGTTAATAATATTGGGGTGGTTACTCAGCCACCGAAAATAACAAAAGGACCACCATTCCGACACCTAATTTTTTAAAGGGAGCTTGTCTCCCTTTTTTTATTTTACTATACTTAATAATTAACGGTTTTATTATATTTATTTAATATTAAATTATTGGAAATGACTAGAATAGAAGAGATATTTTTTGAGGCTTTTGAATTGGGTATTCAAAATAAAATGTACGACACAGTATCTAAAATGGTTGGTAGTGGCGATTATAAATACGTGGAACTCCGCCAAATTTATGAAATTGCTTTTGAAAAAGAAAAAAAGGTTTTAATTAATAATAATTTATATGAACAAACAAACAGTTCAGAAGTTTATCAACCGAGAGCTTAAGGCTAAAGATATTTTCTATTTAAAAGAAGTTACCAAAAAAGAGGCTTACGATTTTGTTAAAACTTATCACTACTTGGGTGAAGCTAAATTTTTTGCTAAATTTTCTTATGCTGTAATTGATAGGGAGACTGAAGATATCATTGGTGTTGCTACTTTCTCTAATCCACAAGGTAATGTAGCTTTAAAGGGTTGGTTTGGTTTATCCAATGATAACCAAACGGTTTTAGAACTTAGTAGACTTTGTGTTTTACCTGAATTAAATGGTACAAACCTAACTTCATACCTATTAGGTGGTAGTATTAGATTACTAAAAAAAGAAGGTGTTAAGGCAGTTATAACATTAGCGGATGATAGTAGACATAGCGGTAGTATATATCAGGTCTGTAACTTCACCTATTACGGCTTAACAGATAAGAAATCAGATTTTTTTAGATGGGATGGTAAGGTTAACCCTAGAGGTTCAACAAAAGAAGTCCAAGGTGTTTGGATTCCTAGAACAAGGAAACATAGATATGCTTATATTATTGATAAATCTTTAAAGTGCTTATATATTGAAGAAATGAGACCACAAAAAGGTGATACAAATGAATATGATTGTTGTGCCGGTAAAAAACAAATTTACGACAATAGATTTAAAAAATGGTATTCTTGCCCCAAATGTGATGAAATAACTGAATTAGCTTTTTAAAATGAAATATTTTTTTGAAATTAAAGAGATAGATAAAACTCTTGCTATAGAATTTGTACAAGAAAGACACTATTCAAAAGTAATGCCTAAATTAACCAAACATTGGTTAGGTTGTTTTTTAAACAATGAGTTAGTTGGTGTTGTTACATTGGGGTGGGGGACACAACCCTTACAAACAATTAAAAAGTTATTCCCGAACTTAAAATCAGAGGATTATTACGAAATTGGTAAGATGTGTATGGATGATTCTATGCCTAGAAATTCAGAGTCACAGATGTTAGCTCAAGTAGTTAGATGGATGAAAACTAATTTACCTGAAAAGAAATTTCTTTATACATGGGCAGATGGAATTGTGGGTAAAGTTGGGTATGTGTACCAAGGGTCTAATTTTTATTATGGTAATTTTATTTGGACCGATATCTACATATCACCTTTAGGGGAGAAAATACACCCAAGAAGTTCAAAAGCTTTATTGAAAGAAAATGCTGAATTTTCGGGTAAAGAAAAATTATTTTGGATGACCCCTGATTTTATAAAAATAAAAGGTATTCGTAGAATTAGAGGAAAACAATTTAGATATATATACCCCCTGAATAAAAAATCAAAAGAACTTTTAAGAAGAGAATCTACGGTAGTATGGAACAAAATATACCCAAAAGAAGTTGACCTGTTATGGAAAGAACAAAAAGGTAAAGGTGATTATGTTTTATTAACGAGTAAACCTGAAATGAATTTAAGTGTTGTTGAATATAATCAAAACAATGTTAATGCACATAAAAAGTTAAAGAAATCTTAGGATATTTATTATTGATGAAAAAAACTATTAGAAAAGTATTAAGAGAAGAACAATTATCATTGTTCGATGATTACGAAGACACCAGTTATAAAATATGTTCCCATTTTAAAGATGAGGACCAGCAGAACCTATGTTCAAATTTAAATTCTCTTGGTAAATTTTTATATTCAGAGGATGGTTTAGGTTTACAAAGAATCATTGATTTTAAAACCAACCAAATGAAAAAACTTGTTGATTTAAACAATCAATACCAAGAACCACTAGCTATTTTATGGGAAACAGGTAAATACAATCAATCAGGTAGATATGATTATATCTCAAAAGAAAATGACTACTATCAAAATGAGGCCATGAAATCTGTTAATAGAGTTTATGATGATAATGGTAAATGGGATTCTATTAATAAATTAAACACAAATTATTCTGATTTAGCTGAACTATTAACAGAATTATTTATCAGAGGTAATATGGTAGGTACCCTAAAAGATAAAAACGCTTTAGGATTAAGGAAGTATCTTATATCTATTAAAGATAAGTTAGAAAGAGTTATAGATAAGTATATAAAATTAGATGAGTTTAAATCTTTCGTAAGAAATACAAAACACTTATCAAAAATAGGTGAAAAAGCTGAAAACGATGTTAAAAACATTTTAACAAAGGCTCAAATAGATACAGTGTATCAGGGGGGTGATGGGGACTTTGTTGATATGATTTTTGGTGTAGACCTTATAGTGAATTCTGGTGGTGAGGTTTATACGATACAAGTTAAGAGTAATGAGATTCAGGCAAAAGAATCTAGAGGATTAAAAAAATATGGAAAGATTGACTTTACTGCTTCACCTACCGATTATGGTATTATTATGTTTGATATAGATAATAACGAATTAAAATTCGATAAAAATGGTGATGAAATCTAATAAATGGAACCAAAAAAACTTTTAAAAATACATAGTTTTTTATATGGTATAAATGAAATCTTAGGATATAAGGGTAATACTATTATAGAGACTGATTATATCTACGCACCATATTTACCTATGTTTATAGAAGAAGATTTTAGACCTAGGCAAGGGATTGCTTCAAGGTATGCACGAAAAATCGTGAATAACAATTTTTATGGGAGAGTTACACTTGGAGCCGATACGCAAAATACCTAAATTTAATTTTGACAATTCAATAAATTTTAATTTTAATTCTTACACTGTTAATGCGGGTGCAAGAACAATACGTGCAACATGGTCACCCGAATTAGCACAAGATTTACAAGCATACCACGGGATAGACGCTGAGGCTGAATTAACGAGGTTATTATCTGAGGAATGGGCTAGAAGTATTGATAGAGAAATTATTAATACTCTTCTTGCTCAAGATTTAATAACCGTACAACCATTAGGCCGACCAATCGGTCATCTTTTTTATTTCGATTCCCAATACGAAACATTCGAACCTAAAGTTTATGACGATGGTTCTTGGAGTCTAAAAAATATTTTTGAAAGTTCCATTGGTTTTAAAATAGAAATATCCCCACATAAGTTTATTTAATTAATTTTGCCGATATTTATTGTTAAATGAATTTAACGTGCAAAATAACCTTTTCAATAGATTTTTATTGTTATTGGGATTTTTTAAATTTAAAAAAACTGAATCAAAAGATGAGGCTTTTAATAGATTAAAAAAATTAGTTCTTTCTGTTAAAAATAGGGAGGATTTAATTAATGCTGTTAAACTAATAAACCACTTTAATAAAACTTATGAAATAAATCCTGAATCAGCGGAATTTATTTATTTTAACAAAATAGTTAATTTAATGAGATTGATTATTCGTAAAAAACATAAGAAAAGTGGTGACAAAAATGACGAGGGTCAGTGGAAATGCGAAATAGAATTAGAAAGATATTAAAAGAAAATTCTGATGAGTTAGGTAATTGGTTTAATGAAATCGAACCGACCTTTAAAAATTGGAATTTTGAGTTTGATGGTAAACACGAATATTGGGTCGATTTAACTAAAATGACTAAAGATGAAATTAGTGTTGTTGCTGATTACATTTTAAAATGTTTACCAAACATTAGTGGGTTACGAAAAACTAAGTTTAAAAATTTAGGAGATTATGATGGTGTTGTCATTCATTGCGGTAGTGAAGATAATGATTATTATCCCACAGAAAATTATGTATGTTTTATGGAGTTTTCTTTTGATGATGACGAAGAAAAAAATAATAGTATTTATATTGACGGTAGAGAAGTGTATGAGTACATCAAAATCAAAGAAGAACAAAATTTAAAAGAAAGTTTAAATTGGTCTGATAAAGACACAATTAATTGGGATAAAGACCCTAATTGGGGTACTGATAACTATTATGGCCCTGACACTAACAATTGGACAACCGATACAGCAAAAAGCCAATGGGTACAAGGTGATGGAGGTGGTGTCTCAAAATCATCAGAAGATACAATGTCAGAAGAAGATGAAATAGAATTTGGTGACGATTTTGATTGGGCTAAAAATACTGGGGTACAACCAAATTATAATGGACATCCACAAGGTGTGGTTTATCTTCGTGACCATGATGAAATTGATGAATTTTGTGATATTATAGAAACTTATAATGGTGGTGAATTACCTAGAGGTAATGTAAGAGAAAATTTACATAGTGGTTTAGAAAATAGTAGGGATGAATTAGAGGGTAGTGACTATAACCCTTCTAATGCTGTAATATCAGTCTCATTTTTTGTAGAAAAAAACAAACCCAGTTTATTGTCCGTTGGTTATTGGGGTTATGATGTAGCTGACAGGTCAATTTTTGAATGGTTAGAAGATGGTGACACATTTAACAATGAATATGAATTATATACCAATTTAAATCAAGTTAAAAAGGTTTTTGAAGATTATCAAAATCCTGAATTAGTGAAAGAATCTACTGACCCAGAATGGGAGTGGCTAAATGATGTACCTGTTACAATCCCATTTGAAATGGTTGAATTACATAAAAAATATAAAATAGAAGTAAAAGAAGATTTACGAGACGCTATTGAGTCATGTGGTGATAATTCAAGAATATTTGTACAAGGGTATTACGGTGTTGTCACCAAAACTGATACAATATCTTATAATCGAATACATTGTGATTCAGAAATAGAAGATGAAGTTTTTACTTTACAATTATATTTTTATGATATAGATGATAATAAAATTAGTTACTTTTGGGTATCCTCTAATATGGTAGATTTTTACGAAATATAATGAGAAATTTAATTAAAAAAATATTAAAAGAATCTACTGACCCAGATTGGGCATGGCTAGATGAGATACCACCAATTATAGATGGTTGGGATTTATATCATAACAAATTAAAAGGTGAATCTTTTACAATAAATCTTAAATCTGAAGTTATGACTGATGATTGTGTTGATGAATACTTCCCAGATGATGTTGATTATGAATCTGAAGTAAAAGTAATATTAGTAGAAGTGGTACCAAAAATGAGGGTAAAAACAAATGGTTGTTATACTAAAGAGGTAGAAGTATTATTATTAAAATTTTATGAAAGTACTAATGGACATGATGGGATTAGTGACAATTTTAGTGGTGAAAAAAATGGGGAGATTGCTAATATGTGTGATAATAGATGTTGGTGGGTTTACCCTGGGTTAATAAACGTAAATTATTAAAGATTTCTTAACATTAGATATTTGTCCTTTTTACTTTTATGACCTATATATTGTTATATGAAAATAATATTATTAACACTAATAATAACAACAATCACATTTTTATTACTGACAGTCTCAAAAGACAGAAAAGAGTATTTTGATTATTACGGAAAAAAGTAATATCTTTGTCTTATGGAAATAATTGATTATACTTGGTTCACAACATCCCAAACAGTTGGTATTGTTTTAGTTAAAGACCCCTATGATGGGTATAAAGCATATATTGGTGTGGCGAAGGGTGGTAACGAACTTGACGATGTTACCCATATTACAAAATGGGGGAGTAGTTTCCCTATCGAAGCGGCAAAAAAATTATTTACACACATAAATTTTACAAATTAATTGACAATTTAAAAACTTTTATTATCTTTGTAACATATTTAATTAATAAGAATAAAAAAATGATAACAAATAACATACATATCAGCAATCGTAATCAGTGGTATCAGCCGTGTTTTATTAACAATGGTAAGGGTATGTTATGTGTAAATGGAAGTGAGGAAATAATTTAATCACAGAAGTAAATAAAAATATAACAAACCCAATTCCAAAAGAGTTGGGTTTTTTGTTTATAAAAAAAAACGATGTGTATATCAGTTGGTTAGATAGACACTCTGATAAGGTGTAGGTCGGAGGTTCGAGCCCTCCCACATCGACAAAAAAGAAAAAGTTCTTTGATGTATTGGTATTAGTAATGACTCAGTAGCTCAATTGGTAGAGCTCCACACTGTTAATGTGGCCGTTACAGGTTCAAGTCCTGTCTGAGTCGCTGAGGTTGATTGGGGAATGATATAACGTTAACGTGTCAGTAGTCGTGGTTATATCGGAGTTGTAACTGTCCGAGTAAAGCCAATCGTAAAAGGGGATGTCCACACAACCATCTTCCCCTTTCCTAACTTGGGAACTGAAAGTCGTTTGGATACGGCAGCGAAACTGTAAATTTCGTCCTCGCGGGAGTGGTTCGAGTCCACCAGGTCCCACAAAAAAAAATAAATGTAATATAAGTGGATTTTAACTCTGTTTGTTATATTTATAATAAAAGAATATTATGAAACAGAGAGAAGTTAAAATTACTGATGAAGAAATAAAGTTGGCATATGACAAATACGACACACTACATCAGGCATCCGCAGAATTAAAAATGACTACTGTGTCATTATGGAGAAGGGCAAAAAAAATTGGTTTAGCCTGGAAAGATAAAAACTTTAAACCTGAACAACAAAAAATACCTTTAAACGAGATTATAGAAGGTAAACATCCGTACTACCAAACCTTAAAATTAAAAAAAAGGTTATTGAAAGAAGGGGTTAAAGAAAATAAGTGTGATATTTGCGGTATAATAGATTGGAATAATATAGAGTTATCAATGCAATTAGACCATATTGATGGTGACTCACACAACCACAAATTGGATAATTTAAGGATGGTTTGCCCTAACTGCCATTCACAAACAAACACTTATTGTGGTAAAAATAAAAAAATCAAAGCGGAAATTTGAAAACAACATGTCTTCCTGTATATTTTATACGCGTCTTTGGTGTAATTGGTAGCACGGCTGGTTCCAACCCAGTCGGTCAGGGTTCGAGGCCTTGGGGATGTGCAAATGGTGATGTAGCTCAGTTGGTAGAGCAAAGGACTGAAAATCCTTGTGTCGAAGGTTCAATTCCTTCCATCACCACCATTATAGGGTAATGGACTAATTGGCAAGTCACCACGTTTGGGACGTGGGCATCGTGAGAGTTCGAGTCTCTCTTACCCTACTATACAATGTCCTATGGTGTAATTGGCAACACGTCGGTTTTTGGTACCGAAGAGTCGAGGTTCGAACCCTTGTGGGACAACAATATGGTGTTTGAAGCATTAAGGTGATGTACTAGTTTGTGGGACTAGGAAAGACGGGTCGGTACCGTCCTTACACCCAAAAAGGAAAGGTGGGTGAGTGGCTAAAACCAACAATCTGCTAAGTTGTCGTACCTGTAAGGGTACCGAGGGTTCGAATCCCTCCCTTTCCTCCATATGTGGATGTGATGTAACGGTTAACATGAGACTCTTATACAGTCTTCTCGGTGGTTCAACTCCACCCATCCATACTATTACACTCTTAGCTCAATGGATTAGAGCACAACGTTACGGACGTTGGGGTTGGTGGTTCGAGTCCATCAGAGTGTACAATAATAAGGCACCATGCCCGAGTGGTTAGGGGTCGGTCTGCAAAACCGCTTACATTGGTTCGAACCCAATTGGTGCCTCTATCTTTAATTTCTTTTATATTCAATATAGGCCCAAACACCAACAAATATTGGGGTTAGTATAGCAATAACTATTTCTGTATTCATCGCATAATTGTTAAATGTCCTGTTATCATTTTACGTGAGTCATCATACTCAGACCCATACATTATTCTCCAAACATAAATCCCATCAAAACACATTTTATTATTATAAGTACCATCCCAACCAACGGTATGATTGTATGATTCAAAAATTGTTTCACCCCATCTATTGAATACCAATAAATTATAATCATAGACATCAAACCCATCAGTAAATATTGGTAACCAAATATTGTTGAAAGCATCACCATCGGGGGTAAATGTATTAGGTATATAAATTAATTCTTGTGGACATTCTTGTATTGCTATATTAGCTTGTTCTTCATTAGAAACACAACCATTAACCGTTTGGGAAACGCTAATTGTATAAAAACCAACATTATTCCAAACATAAGGTAAACTATTATCTTGTATTGTATCACCTTCAACAACCCAATCAAACAACCCAGATAAAGATGAATAAGCTGTATAGATTCTAAAAATACTATCACCTTCACAAAGTTGGTTAAATTCATATGAAGGTGTTACAGATGTTATGATTGGTTGTGGGTTTACAATAACGTTGATTGTTGTATCAAATGGGCAATTACTTTGTGTATATGTATAAGTTACATCATTGTTTGTTATGATACCTTGTTGTGGGCAAAATTCATCAGTCTGAACCCCATTGACTAAGAAAGTACCATTTAAAGGTGAACCCACTAAATCTACACAACCATCATAATCACAAAAAGGACCAATAGGGTCTATTGTAGGGTTTATGTTTAAAATAAATGTAGTGAAGTAAGAGGTATCACTATTACAACCAATAGGACTAGTAGAATAAACACTTATAGAGTCTTGATATAAACCACTAGGTTCTAATGACCAATCCGTTGTTATATTATCAGTACCTTGACCATTTATTATTTGTGGTGTTGTAGACCATATGTAGTTGTAACCAACACCCATAGAAGGTACACTATAACTTTCTGATGTTGATAAATAACATACCGTATCAGGACCACTAATAGGTGTCATTATTATTTGTGCTGGGTTAGTGAGTGTTGCATTACCTGTTACGGTACAACCTATACCGTCTGTAATTAAAAAACTATAATTACCATAACAAAGGTTAGTGGGGTTAAAAGTTGTTTGTAGAGTATTCCAAGAAATAGTAGTGACACCATTGGTTCCGTTAGGGATTACATTAATACTACCATCACAATAGTTATAACAAGTTGGGTCAATAAAAGTAATTGTAGGTTGTGGTAAGTTAGGTGGACCAGGTTGTACAAACACCGTATCAGGTCCTGGACCGGCAATACTATTACAAGTATTCCATCCAACATTACAAGAAGGATATACTAGTTGACAAGTATAATTAGCTCCTTGTACAGGTGGTGTAACCGTAATGGACGCACCAACCCCAATTGGATTTGGGTTACCTACAATATACCATGTTGGTACAGGTAAAACAGTTGGTCCACTTGGAGTGTATCGGTACGCATCATTATTTGCTGTCCATTGTGTGGAATTCCTACCTGGTACAGTTATCGCCACGGTTCCTGTGGTATTATGTAATCCTTGAACCGCGGTACCTCCCGCCCAAGCTAGACAGTTTGGTTTTGATTGAATATAATTTTCTATTACGTTTGTTGATTCATAAATCACTGTATGAAATGTCCCCAGTAAATTTGTACATGAAAACATAGGGACACCAACCCAACTAACAACTAATTTTCTACAAGGTGCTGTACCTTGAACTTGGTACCTAATTTGCCCACCTAAACCTGGGTGCCAATCTTGCCAAGGACCCATGACACAATTTTTTGGTACTGTACCCGCACCATTAGGTATTGTTGCTGAAGTAAATGTTGTTGGTTGTGCCGGTGAAAAAGAAATCCAACCGTTAGAACCAACCCAAAATTGATTGTATGTTTGTCCAAAGAAACAAAATGTAAACCCAATATTAAAAGGACCTTGTTGTGAATCATCCGACATAAATAATTGTGTACCAGTATTTGTTTGTGTTACATAAGGAATATTTGTAACACCGTAGTTTGTTGTTTGATTTGGATTTGAACCTGGTCCACATTGACTAAAATCGGCAGTTAATGTTGTTGACCCAACACCACAAGGTAGTATTTGGTCTGGTCCTAAATAAGGACAGTATTGTGAATAGGTCACAAAAGAAATTAGTATAAAAAGGTATTTAATTAAGTTCATTTTTTTTTTATTTATAAATATAATATTAAGACGTATTTAAATGTAAATAGAAGGAACACTTATCCCAAAAGGTGGGATTGGAGAATATCTAGTACTTTTGGCTTATTTTTTAAATTTACGATTAAATAGAATATTTATATTATATGAAGTTAATTAGAGAATTCGATGATTTTAGTTGGACTAATATGGGTACACTTAATCCGTTTATGAGTGATGACCCACTTGTTGTTGTATGGTTAGATAAATCTGCCACTGAATCAGAGATTAATAAATTATATGATATGCTTTTGGAAGTTAATATAGAAATTAGTACATCAAAGTCAGATTTTGTAAAAAGTTTATTAACATATTCTAGAAATGGGTCTGCATATGTTAAATCTTACATAGCTCAAAATGGTGAAAAAAGAGCTGGGTATGGTGATACAAAAGCTTTATTTGATGAACATAAATATTGGAAAGCTATGGAAGATTTAGACGGTAAACCATATATAGAATATAAATTAGGTGATATCTTTAAAGATAGATTAAATGAGTCTGAAGAGTTAAATTGGATTATAGAAAGTAACCCATCATTTAGAAACAAGATAATTATTTTTGAACCACTGATTATTGAGGATGAGTATAATATTGTTATAGATGGTTTATTAGAATTTGATGAGGACCTTTATACCTATAGTGGTAATTTAGAAGAATTAAGACCTTTCACTTCTTATGATTATTTACACCATTTAGTTATAGGTTTAAATGGTGTAGTAGCTTATGGTGGGGCCAATGAACATAACAACGAAGACTGGGGTGGTTTTATGGATAACGTAGAAAATTACATAGGTAATTATTATAAAAATTTTAACAACCCAGAAGTTATTGATGGAAGAAAATATTTTAATCTTTAATAACTCCAATTAATACTTATTGATATGGATAAAAATTTTTACATTAATAAATTAAATAAAACTTTAATTTCACAAACACATAACCCTCTTTTTTATAAAGGGGATATAGTAGAAGGTTCTAAAATTCTAACTAAAGAAGTTGTAGACTCAATTAATGTTGATAGATGTTCTATATGGTTATACAACAAAAATAAAACATCTATTGTTTGCCAACAATTATATGTTAAATCTGAAAATATGTGGTATGATGGTTTAGAAATCTTTGAAAAGGATTTTGGACCGTATTTCGAAGAATTAATAAAGAACCCAATAATAATAGCTAATGATGCTGAAAAACATCCAGCAACATCTTGTTTTACTGATGGTTATTTAAAACCACTGGGTATTAAATCTATGTTAGATGTACCTATCATTTATTTTGGGGAAACTATTGGTGTTATATGTATTGAAAGTTTTACATTACGTGAATGGGATTCTTTTGAGGTTGATTTTACTCAATTATTATCTTCTTTATACACTTTTGCTTATTCAATAAAAGAAACAAACAATTTAAATAAAAAAATAGAAGAAACAGAAAAATTTATTGACGTATCGACAATTATATCTACTGCTGATAAAAGAGGTAAAATTACATATGTTAATAAAAAATTTGAGGATGTTTCTGGGTGGTCTTTGGATGAGGTAGTTGGTAAAGACCATGTTATTGTTAATTCGGGATTACAACCTGATGGATATTGGGGTAAAATGTATGAAACGGTAATGAAAGGTGATGTATGGAATGACGTTGTTACCAATAAAGGAAAATCAGGAGAATTATATTACGTTGATACTTTTATTAGAGCAATTTTTGATACCGATGGTAAATTGGATGGATTTGCTTCAATAAGACAAGATGTTACAGAACTTAAAAAAAAGGAAGTTGAAATTCGCAATAGAATGAACGCGATAAATAAATCTAACGCAGTTATTGAGTTTGATTTAGAAGGAAACATCATTTTTGCTAATAATTTGTTTTTAGAAACTATGGGATATTCTTTACAGGATGAAGTAGTTGGAAAACACCATAGAATTTTTATAGATGAGGAATACTCAAAAAGTGAAGAATACTCTCTTTTTTGGGAAAAATTAAATGAAGGGGTGTTATTTACCGGTGAAATTACTAGAATTAAAAAAGACGGTTCTTTAGTGTATCTACAAGCAACATACAATCCAGTTATCGGTTTAGATGGTAAGGTTTATCGTGTTATGAAAATCGCGACAGATATCACCAATTCCTACGAACAAAAGAAAGAAATTGAAAAGAAAAACACTTACCTAGAACATGCGGCTAAAATATTAAGACACGATATGCATTCAGGTATTAATACTTATATGCCAAGAGGATTAAGTTCTTTAGAAAGAAGATTAACCCCCGAAGATATTAAAACTTTAAAAATTGAGGCCCCAATTAAAATGATTAAAGAGGGTTTAAAACATTCCCAAAAAGTATATAAAGGGGTTTACGAATTTACAAATCTTGTAAAGAAAGATGTTGTTTTAAATAAAACGGAATGTAATTTAAAAGATATACTTGAGGATTATTTATCAGCGACAGCATATAGTAGTCAAGTTATTATTGATGAGTTACCAACGATAGAAGTTAATGAACCATTATTCTGTACCGCAGTCGATAATTTAATTCGTAATGGGTTAAAGTATAATGATAGTAATACAAAATTTGTTAAAATATATATGGAAGATGGTAATCTAATTATACAAGACAACGGTAGAGGGATTACACAAAAAGATTTTATTCATTTATCCCAACCATATACCAGAAAAGAAGGCCAAAAAGAATCTGGAACTGGTCTAGGGCTTAATATATGTGTAGCTATTTTAGAAGAACATAAATTTAATATTTCGTGTGAGAAAAATGACATAGGGACAAAAATGAAAATTGAACTAAAATGATAAAACTAAAAAATTTATTAACCATATTTTTCATAAGTATGGTAAGTATAGTGTATTCACAACCAACCTACCCTATCCAGACACAATTAAAAGGTGATTCTGTGGTTATTCTTACAAAAAAACAATCTGATGATATTAATTCACTAATTGAGAATCAAAAAATTAGAATACAAAAATATAAAACAGAAATAAAATTAGTTAATGATACTAACACGTTATTAAATAACGATATTAAAATAAAAGATAGTGTTATTAACCAATTGGATAGTTTGTTAACCGTCCAAAACAATTATTACGATAGTTTAATTTCTAAAATAGATACGTTAGAGAATTGGATTTTATCGTCGTCGATAGATAATGGGTACCTATATTATTCTTGGCAAGACTCAACAGTTAAAGTTATTGATTTAAGTTTGTATATGTTAGTATCGCATAGAGGAAGTGGTAATTATAGTTTAATTACAAGAGGTGATGTTACTAATATATATTATTGGAAACAAATAAATCTACTTAAAGAAGAAAGTCCTGAGATTGGTTGGGAATTAAATATATCCCCAAAATATAAACCAAGAATAGTATTATTCCCATATAAATTAACCCCAAAATTATGATAAAAAATATTTTAATAACAATAATGTTTTTGGGTTTTTTTACTTCTTTAAATGTAAATTCACAGACTGATAATAACCCCAAAAAAACAGAGATTGAACCTACATGTCCTAGTGATAGTCGTATAACTAGTTTAATTAAAAAATTAAATTACGAACCAAATAAAAAATTAACTAAATACCAATCAAGCTTATGTCAAGAAATTGGTATCTCTTTTTATAATAAAGGTATGTATGATGAGTCAGATTGGTATTTAGATAAGGTTAGTACCTATATTGATGTTGTTGATTTAAAACCTGAAAAAGTTTTTGACACACCTAAAGAAGAACCCGTACAAGAGTTAAGTGACTCAGAATTATCTAGTATTAAAGCCGACCAAAAATTTTTAGATGACCTACCAAAATCATACGATAATTTATCTAAAAAAGATATAAAAAAAATTGCTGATGAGATAGAGTCAAAACTCCAAAAACTATTAAAAGAAAAAAAAGAATTATTAAAAAATAAAGCTAGTCAAGAAGTTATCAGTTCTAAAACAAGTACTATACAAATATTAGGTAAAGAAAAAAATATCATTAATCTTAGTGTTAAAAATGATGATTTAGTTACCGATAAAAAAACCTTAAAAAAATATTTATGGTGGTCCACAATTGTTCTTTCTGTTTTGGTTTTAGGTATTATTGTTTTATTACAAAGAAAAACAATTAAAGTCCAAGACATAGAAATCGAAAACCAATTAAAAGACATTAACAAGAAAAACACTTACCTTGAATATGCGGCTAGAATAATTAGACACGACATGCATTCAGGTATTAACACCTATATACCAAGAGGGTTATCGTCATTAGAAAAAAGAATTTCAATTGAGGAAATGAATAACTTAAAAATTACACCCTCAATTAAAATGATAAAAGATGGTTTGGCACACACACAAAAAGTATATAAAAGTGTTTATGAGTTTACAAACCTTGTGAAAAATACTGTAGTTTTAGATAGAAATATGGTTGATATAAAAGAATCTTTATTAAAATACTTAACAAATACATCATATAAAAATCAGGTAGAAATTAGTGAATTAGTTACACTAAATGTAAATGAAACTCTTTTTTGGAACGCTATTGATAATTTAATTAAAAATGGGTTAAAATATAATAGTAGTGAAAATAAAGAAATTAAAATTTACATGGATAATAATGATTTAATTATTGAAGATAATGGTGTTGGATTTTCACAAAAAGAGTTCGAAAGAACAACAGGTGAATATTTAAATAAAAAGAGTAATTCCGAAGTTGGTTTAGGTTTAGGTATAACCAAAACAATTTTAGAAGAACATGGTTTTAGTATGATGTGTGAAAAAATTAACACTGGTACAAAAATAACGGTTAAATTAAATAAAAATTAAAAAAAAAATGATTGATTCTATATTATTAGTTGATGACGAGGATTTATTCCATTTAGTATTTGAGGATGCGTGTTCCTTATTAGATATAAGTTTGTCTTTAAACGCGTTAAACAGTTCTGACGAAGCAGCAAAACTATTCCAAAAATGGTTCCAAAGTGGTAATGAAGACAATAAACCAGAATGTGTTTTTGTTGACTTAAATATTATTGGTAGTTCTTTTGATGGTATTGAGTTAATTAGAAAAATAAACTTTGAATATGGTAACCATGTGGTTATTGGTATAATTTCATCGTCTAATGAACCAGATGAACAAGCTAAAGCATTACAAGCTGGAGCACAGTTTTGGATTATTAAATCAGACGATATAGAACCAAGACTAGAAGAATTTAGAAAAGATTACGAAGGTTATAAAAATAGAACCGCACCATTTAAAGTTTACAAATGATTAAAATAGAAAGTTTTACTAAAAAAAGTTTAATAGATTTATATAAAGAAAAAAATGTAGGTCTTGAGGGTAATATCACAAAATTAATTGATTCTGAGGATGATGAAGAATTTAAAGATTATTTAAAAGATTGTGAATTAAGAGATACCGAAAAAAGGAAGAAGCGTCTTGATATGACAAAAAAAATACAAAAACAAAATCAAGAACTATCTAATTTAAATAATGAAAACGAAAGAATTCTAGAAGAATTACAGGAAACTTTAAAAGACGTTGAGGATTCCAAGTTGACGTATGAGGTTCAGAATAAGGAACTTAATGAGTGGAAAGAAGATAACCTTAGATTAACTGAAGAGTTAAAAAATGAAATGGCTAAATCTGAAAAGGCTAGAATAGATGCGGAAAAAGCTAAAGATATGGCCGAAAACGATTTAGATTTATTACAAAAAAGAACTCAAAATGAACTAATCTCCACCATTGTTAGAGTTGCTCTATGGATAATCATGGGTGTGGGTTTTGTAACAACTGGTGTTTATGTCTTCACATTATTAATGGGCAAAGACACTCAAGTTATTAGTGCTACTTGGTCTAACATATTTGGTATTCTATTAACAAATGCATTTTCTATTGTAGGTACCATTATGGGTATAAAATACGCAACAGAAAAAAAAGAATAAAAATAGTTTGACAATTAATAAACTTTTACTATATTTGTACCATATTTAATTAATACGAACAAAAATTTTTATAAATTCAATGAAAACAACAATGACATACAAACAAGGGACCGTTAAAACGGTTGATGGGAAAGTGGATTCACTTTTCTACGGACATGGGTTGTCATACTGGAGTTGTTGATTTGAATTTACTCTATATATAGAATAACCCTGGGTCCAAAAGATTCAGGGTTTTTTGTTCTTTGATATATCGGTTTAAAAAAAGGAAGGGTGGCAGAGTTGGTCTATTGCATCTGATTTGAAATCAGAAGTACCTTTGAAAGGGTACCGTGGGTTCGAATCCTACCTCTTCCTCATAAATGGTCCATTGGTGTAGTGGCCAACATACATCCCTGTCACGGATGTGCCGCGAGTTCGATTCTCGCATGGACCGCAACTAACCATAAATCCTAGTAACCCCTAGGTTGGTTAAACAGTTCCTTAGCTCAGCTGGGAGAGCAACTCGCTTACATCGAGAAGGTCACAGGTTCGAACCCTGTAGGAACTACAATAAATTGCCTCATTAGCTCAGCTGGCTTAGAGCGTCTGATTTGTACTCAGAAGGCCGTGGGTTCGATTCCTACATGAGGCTCAATTAATAACAAACAAATAAAAACGTCAGATTATGGAAAGTGGCAAGTATGGCAAACACAATCCCTCGTAGCAAACAAGTGTAGGCAACGGACTTTTAATCCGTGGGGCTGGGAGCGTTACCCGGCGGGGGAACAAAACACACCGAGGCTTAGTGGTAAAGAACTATCTCTCATAAGGATGGTCAAGTGGGTTCAATTCCCATACTCGGTACATTATATTGCGGCAAGGTGTAATTGGTTGCATGGGAGTCTCATAAACTTCAGGGGTGGTTCGAGTCCACAGCACGCTACTAATGGGGATATAGTTTAATTGGCTAAAACATCTGATTTGCATTCAGAAGATGTCTCGGTTCGATTCCGAGTATCTCCACAATAAAATAACAAAAGAAAAAGAAAGAAATTAATGAAGATAGTGTTAACAGGTAAATTAGAATCACATAGAGAAATTTTTAGAGGAGAAAGAGAAAAAAATAAATTGATTAAAAGAATAAAAAAATTTATTTTTAAAAGAAAAAACGCTTAATAGAACAAAGTACAAGTTCAGGGTGGGGTGCGGTTCCCACAAATGCGGGTGTAGCTCAATTGACTAGAGTACTAGCCTTCCAAGCTGGGAGTTGCGGGTTTGAATCCCGCCACCCGCTCCATACGTCAGTGGCGGAATTGGTAGACGCGTTGGTTTTAGGAACCAATATCGTTAAGATGTGGGGGTTCGACTCCCCCCTGACGTACTTTTATTTTGCCAATTAAACAATAACCCTTATATTTGTAATTATGAAAAAATTAACCTTTATTAGTGACACACACACCAAACACGAGAAACTTAACGGTTTTCTTCCTGGTGGTGATATGTTAATCTGTGCTGGTGATATCACTAGTAGAGGTTATAAAACTGAAATTGAAAATTTTCTTAAGTGGTTTGATAAAATTGATAACTATGACCACAAAATTTTCATAGCAGGTAATCACGACTTTGGTTTCCAAGACCAACCTAATGAAACTAAAGGTTTGTTAACTGGTTATAAAACAGTTGAATATTTACAAGACGAACTTTTATTGGTTGGTGATGAGGATTATGACGATATGGTTAAAGTTTGGGGTACTCCTTGGCAACCTGAATTTCATAATTGGGCATTTAACTTACCAAGAGGACAAGCTTTAAAAGAGAAGTGGGATATGATAACAGTTGGTACTGACATTCTTATCACTCACGGACCACCATTTGGCAAATTGGATTACGTAAAATACCCAAATCAAAATGTTGGTTGTGAAGAACTAATGAAACGAGTTGAAGTAATCAAACCAAAAATTCACGTATTTGGACACATCCACGAAGGTTATGGTTATGTGTTTGATGGAAATACTCACTACATTAACGCAGCTGTGTTAAATGGACGATATGAGTTCCGCAATAAACCTGTGAATGTTTTATGGGATAAAAACACAAATCATTTGGAATTTGTTGATTAATAGGTTATCTTTGTGGTATGAATAAAGTAAAAATATATTTGGATGACATAAGAACTCCTAATGACAAAGATTGGTTGGTTGTTAGGAGTTTTTATGAATTTGTAGACTTAATAAATAAAGTTGGTTTGAATAACATCGAATTAATTTCATTAGACCATGACTTGGGTGATACTGCTATGAATGAGTATTATAACAATGTTTCACCTAACTACAAATTAGATTATGAGAACATAGAAGAAAAAACTGGTTACGACGCGGTTAAATGGTTAGTTAATTTGTTTTATTCTTTGAATGAACATAGAATCAACATGAGTAGGTCTGAGAAAAAAAGGGATAAAAATTTTTATTTCCCTAAAGTTGTGGTTCATTCAGCTAACCCAATAGGTTCAGCTAATATCATGGGTTATATCAATAACTTTTTAATGAATGAAGGTAAATCACAAGATTGTATAAGAGTTAAAATTGAGTATTATGTATGATACTGAGGGACCAGAATTAACAAAACAACAAAAAAAAGATATTAAAAAAGTTGTTGACCGTTATCTTAGAATTAGATTCAAGAGAAGGGTTAGATTATTAATAGGATTAAAATTAAAATAATGAAAGTTTCATTTGATTTTGATGGTACGCTTTCTCTTAAGAGTGTCCAAGAATACGCCAAAGATTTGGTGAGTAGGGGTTTAGATGTCCACATTGTTACTAGTAGACATAGTGATAAAGCAGCCAAAGAAGCTGGTTGGTGGTGGATATTGGACCAAAATAAAAATCTATTTAATGTTGCTCAAGAATGTGGTATTGATGAAAAAAATATTACCTTCACAAACGGAAGGGACAAGATAGAATATTTGAAAGGTAAAGACTTCAAATTTCATTTGGACGATGACGAAATTGAATTAATGTTAATTTTTGAATCTGATGAAAAGTGTATGCCTTTGAACGTTGGTCATAGTGATTGGCGTGATAATTGTGAAACAGAAATTAAAAGTTAATATGAAAGTAATTTTTCTTGATAATGATGGTGTAATCTGTTTGGCAGATAATTGGGGTAGTAGAATGAAAAAATTTAAAAAATATCATTCTAAAAATCCTGATGTTAAATTTGATGATAGACCAATTGATTGTAGATTAGATAACTTTGATGTGAAAGCAATTAAAGTTTTAAATACCATCCTTGAACAAACAGGAGCTGAGATTGTGGTATCTTCTGATTGGAGATACCAAGCTTCTCTTGAGGAACTTGGGGACTACTATCAAAGTCAAGGAATTATCAAAAGACCTATTGGGGTTACTGACATGTTTAAAGATATCTACCCAAGAGAATGGCAAAGATTGAGAAACTACGCCAAACTTGAGTATGAGAGACAAGCAGAAATCAAACATTGGTTATCGCAACATCCTGAAGTAACTCATTGGGTTGCAGTTGATGATTTAGATATGTCAGAAAAGTTTGGGTCAATCTCTGGTAATCCTAATAGTGGGTTAACTAACTTTGTCCTAACACCAAAATCAACACAGGGAATTAAACAATCAGGGATTAAAGAAAAAATCTTAAAATTTTTAATGTAATATGGCTAGATTAAGTAGAGAAGAAAAAATGAACAAAGCTGTTGTCGACATTATTAATGAAATGTTTAAGATAGCAGGTCATGAGGTAACTTATGACGATATCAAGGACCGTAAGGATAATTGGTACGCCCAATGGACCATGACTGAAGCTCAATACGACGAATGGAAAAAATGGGGTAAAAAATATCTCCAAAAGAACCTTCGTATGTATGCAAAACAAGCAGAAAAAGAAATGTTATGGGTAGGTATGATGTGGGGATTAAAATTTTCTGACCTACAACTTGGTTAATTAGTGTTTTTATTTCTTTTATAGGATATTTATAATTAACAAATTAATTAGTTATGAGTAGAAATATTAATAGAAGTACTTCAGCTATTGTTGATGAAATTCTTAGAAAGAGTAGAATTCGTGAACAAGAAGAGGAAGAAGAAAACAAAGATACTGAAGAAAAGAAAACTGAAACAAAAGGTGAACCTGAACTTTATAAATTAAGTAGTAAGGTTATAGAAATTCTTAATAATAGAATTAAAGATGAGTATACAGCTCATTACTATTATAGAGCGGCTACTAACTGGTGTCAGGATATGAATTATAAGAAAGCTGCTGAGTTCTTTAAAAATGAGGCTGACGATGAGTTAGAACACGCTCAAAAACTACAAGAGTATATGACAGGTTTTAATATTTTACCTGAAATAGAAAAAACAGAAACAAAACACACTTTTGGTAATTTACTTGATGTTGTTTATGGAGCTTACACTATGGAGTTGGCTTTAATGAAAGATTATAATAAAGATTCTCAGGATGTTTTTTCTGATGATATCACAACATTTGATTTTTTAACTGAATTTAGAGAAATCCAAAAAGGAGCTGTAATTGAATACAATGATTTGATTAACGCATCCAATTTGATTGATAAAGGGGATAAATTCCAAATACTTTATTTTGAACAAACTTATTTTTAAGTAATTGTATCATCGAATAAGGACCCCTTTCAGAAATGTTAGGGGTTTTTTGTTTTTATATTGTTTAATTAAAAAAATAACTATATATTTGTGTTATGGAATATTTTAAATTGTTTTTAATGTGGTTAGCATTTATTGTTATCACAACTTATTACGGGGATTACCTTGTAAGTAGAGAAGTAAACGGGTTCATCCAACTTTTAGGTTTCGTTGGAATGGTTGCACTCGTAGGATTAGTAGGAAACGAAACCATCAAAGTTTTAAATAATAAAAAAGAAGAAAAATGATTAGTACAGTAATTTTTGTAGTATGTTTAATTGCGGTTATCCTTACCGTTCTAAAAACAAGAGGTAGTATGTTTACGGTAACCCAAAACCATTACGGTCATGATAGTAAACGATTCAACCCATCTTGGCTCATTAAACCGATTGGTATTTTTGTTGTAGGTATCGTTATTTCAATGACCCAACCGTTTGCGATTGAAAAAGTTGACGCAGGTCACAAAGGATTAAAGATTAATTTGGTCGGAGACCAACGAGGTGTATCAAGTTATCAGTATAAAACTGGTTGGGTACTTTATAACACTTGGACAGAACAAGTATTGGAGTTTCCAACATACCAACAACACATTGAGTATGAAGACCAAGGTGTAATCCTTAAAGGTGGATTCTCAGCAACCATTAAACCAACATTTAACTATTCTCTACGTGAGGATGCTATTGGTGATATGTTTGTTAATTTAAGATTATCTATTAGTGAAATTGAAAAGGGTTGGTTGAAAAACGCTATTATTGGGGCAGTAAATGACGTAGCTAACACATGGGAGGTAGATAGTATTTTTAATCACCGACAAGCATTTGAATCAGCAATTGTTGCAGAATGTAATGTTAGGTTATCTAAATGGTTTAACGTATCTCAGTTGAGAACTAATATCACACCACCTGAGGCATTACAAGAGTCAATTATCGCTAAAACAAAGGCTATCCAACAAGCTGAAGCCTCTGAACAACAAGCTATCGCAGCAATCTCTGAAGGAAGACGTAAAGTAGCCGTAGCAAGAGCGGATTCTGCTGAAACTATAATCAACGCAAATGCGTCAGCACTTTCAATTAAGATTAAACAAACTCAATTAACACCTATGTATATTGAGTACTTAAAGGCGTCTGCTTGGGATGGAAAATTACCAACAACGGTAGCAGGTGGTTCAGGATTGTTTTTAAACCTAAACAAATAATGAAGAATGGATTTATTGGGATGGTGACAGTACTTGTTACCATCCTATTTCTAACAGGATGTGGTTGTAGTGACGAAGAATATTACAAACAAAAGTTTAAATTCAAAAACGGTGATTTTGTAACACATAAGGTTAGTGGTAGTAAAATTTTAATTATTGATACACTAAGATTTAATAATGATTGTGGGTGTGAAGTTGAGTTAGAATATCTTGGAGTAAACTCAAAAGAACTTAATGAACGTTATAAAGAAATTGAATTAACTAAATAAATTTATTATATTTGTGTTATGGAAAAAAGAAGCACACATTACGGAGACGTATCAAAATGGATTGAAAAGGTAATTGATTCTTGCGAGACATACCAACAGACATTTACTGTTAAAAAATTGATTAGTAATTTTGCAAAACAATTAAGAAATAGTGCCCCTGATAAATATTGGAACAGTTATCAATACACAGTTATTTGGCCACTTGAACATAAATTAAAATATAAAAGACAATCATTCATAGATAAGATTGGGGAATAATGGGGAATAATGAAATTGAACTAGAAAAAAATTATCTACCCGAATTTATTGACCAATTTGGTGATGGTCCTCTCGGTGAATTAGACCCTGAAGAATGGGGAGCATTAGAGTTTCTCAGATGGTTAGAAATTAATAATTATAAAATTATAAAAAAATAATAAATTTATGGAAAATATGAAAAGAGTTGATTGGTTTTTGTTAATAATATTTGTAGCAAACTTATGTGCTAGCATTCCATTAGGGTCTTTACCAAACATTCTTGGTTGGTCTTGTGCGGCAATGGTACAATTAAGAATTTGTTTAACCAAATAATATAAAAGGTAATAATTGTTAATTACAAAATTTGACTTTTTAAGAAATACAACTATATTTATAATATAAAATGAAAAATACGAACATCATATCATTATTAGAAAGATTAGAGAGATTTAGTCTAATGGAGATGGTATGATTATTTTTTAAATAATATTTTAAAACCCGTCTCTTAAAACAGATGGGTTTTTTTTTTGAAAAAGATTTGGTAGATTAAAAAAGATTACTTACATTTGTAAGACAAACAACGGGGGTAGGAAGTTAGAGATGAGTGTCCTACTCCCGTGACAAAAAGAAAAAGTTCTTTGACATATTAAAACGGGGACAAGGTAACCACAAACCCACTGGTAATAGGCAGTTCTTGAGATGGAATGCAAGACAGAACGTAACCCCTACCTTGTTCTTTTTTAAAATATATTGTGGTGGTAAGAAAAGGTGAACTCGTTAAGTTCATAGGCCTGTTGACAAAAGATGGTGAAACGAGTGTGGTTGTCGACTACTGCATCACATATATAATACATTGTGTTGTTCCCTTGAGAAAGGAATCAAGAATAAGAGTGGACAGACTTTAAGCACTACAACACAGAGGACTCAACCTCAAAGAACCTGTACCCTTGAAAAACTCGTTTAAGTAAAGCAGGTTTGCTCCGAAATAAAAGGGTATGAGAATAAGGAGTATTTGCTCGGGTGGTGAAATAGGTATACACGTTTGACTTAAAATCAAATTCCCATTGGGAGTGAGGGTTCAAGTCCCTCTCCGAGTACTGTGAAATGAACAACGTCACCACAAGAGTTGTACCTTTATGGTTTTATAATGTGGTATTTGGTCCTATCGACTATCGGTTAGGTCGTCAGGTTTTCATCCTGGAAAGCGGGGTTCGATTCCCCGTAGGACTACAAAAGAGGTGGATACTTTGTACGTAGATAATTTAGTAATATCTTGTCGTAGTGCACCGTTGACGAAACCTCTTTTATTTTTGGGTCCCGTAGTGTAATGGATTAACATAAGGAGCTTCTACCTCTTTGATTCAGGTTCGAATCCTGACGGGACTACTAAAAAAATATTAACTACTAGGTTCGATTTTTAATAAACCTTAAATATTTATTAATAAAATATATTATGAATTTTGAGGAAAAATATAATAAAGAAGAACTTGAGAAGTTAATTTTTGTTGAGAGTAAGAGTTATCGTGAAATTGGTAAAATTTATGGTGTTAGTGACGCATACATAAAAAAAGTGTGTGGCAGATTAGGGATTAAACTTAGAAAAAGAAAAAATTTTCCTGAAAATTTTATACCACACAATAAAGGTATGGGTAAAAAAGTTATATGTAAAAATTGTGGTAAAGAAACAAAAAGTTCACACGATAAACAAATATATTGTTCATTTGATTGTAATGTGGAACATAAAAATAAAAATAAATACAAAGATTACTTAGACAATCAAGAAAAATATTGTAATACCACATCAGGTTTGCGATGGTTAAAAAAATATTTTTTAATAGACCAAGATAATAAGTGTAATATTTGTGGAATAGATAATTTTTGGAACGGTAAACCATTAGTTTTTGTTATGGACCATATAAACGGTGATGCTAGTAATAACAAAAGAGATAATCTAAGATTAATATGTCATAATTGTGATTCACAGTTAGACACATACAAATCTAAAAATAAGAATTCAGCAAGGAAAGAAAGATATTTGTTAAACTACAAAAATATTTAAAATAAACGAGAAAGAGATACTCGTAGGGTTTTTAAGTATCCCTCAAAACTTAACGGAGCTGGTACCACCACGTCAAGGGGTACTCGTTGGGAATCGGAAGGAAGACTCTCCTATCCCCCAAGTAAGAGTTGACTTTTAAGTGGTAAGACACGTTGGGTTTTGAAATAGAAAAACTGTGAATATCTACTCACCATTAATCTCAGGTGGGGAAACATAGTCAGGTGGCGGAATTGGTTAGACGCTAAATTAACGAGTGGATAGTGTGCCATTGGGGAAGGGCCAAGAAAGTTACACATACAGGTTCAAGTCCTGTCCTGACTACAAAAAAATAAAAAATTATGGAAAATAAAGAAACATACCAAATGGTGAATTATGATGGTGATAGTTACGACAGTAAGATCCCTGTGGAATTAGTTGAGTCGTTCCTTAAAATGAAAGAACTAATGGAACAGGTGTCTAATGGGAAATATTATTGTACACCAAGTATGTATTATACAGATGAATTGGAAGGTGTTTCAGTAGGTATAGTTGAGGTTAATGGTGACGGGACACATATTAAAACACCATTTAGTTTAATTATCAAATAAAAAATAGTCAGGTGGCGAAATGGTGACGCCTAAATGAGACCCGTGGGGCGAAAAGACTCTCGTAGGTTCAAATCCTGTCCTGACTAATTTAGGTCCTTTAGCTCAGTCGGTTAGAGCAACAGACTCATAATCTGTGGGTCCACGGTTCGAGCCCGTGAAGGACCACAATCCCTTTGTATTGACAAGGGGATTTTTATTTTGATATTTAAAAATAATTCCTTATCTTTGTAGAAATAAAATAAGGGACTATGATTTTTGAGTATACACAACCAAAGGGAATTGAGGATATCAGATGTAATAAAGACTGTATGGTCAGGGCTGTAGCAAATATCACAAAAGAAAATTATTCTAAGGTTCATAAACTTATGTATGGTCATGGTTGGAGAGCCTCTAGAAAATCATCTAAAGGTAATTGGGAAGACCAAGTAACAAAGACTTTGGACGACTTGGGTGTTAAGTGGGAAAGAATTTCGTTCCCTGGAGTTAAGGGTCAAAAAAGAATGACAGCTAAGGAATTGGTGGAAATGGACCCTAACGGTAAATATATCATCAGAATTACCAAACATGTTGCCGCATTGGATGGTGGTAAGTTATTGGATACTTGGGATTGTTCTGATAAGTGTGTTTATTTTGTATGGAAAATTAAATAAGGTATGTATTATAGAATTGGTACTAAGGTTAGAATTGAGAAGGGTAAAAGAAGTTCCGTTTGGGATGGTATGACTGGCACTTTTGCTCATATATCGATGCCTGATAGATTTGGTTTTTGGATGTACGGTATTGATTTGGATGAACCTGATGTTAATGGGAAAACAAAGGTTATTATGGTTTCTACTAAACCAAATGAGGCACATAAAAGATTAACCAAATTGGATACCTCTGAACTACACCCAAAATTTATTAACTATAAAAAATTTAAATTTAAATAAAATGAAAAACATACATTTAATACCAACGGATAAGGAACAACATTCCATTGTTCAAAAACATACAGGATTACTTTTAATTCAAACGCCACGTAAAGAGTATAGTGGAACAAAATTAAACATCTACATCACTTCTAACGAAGAAATTAAAGAAGGAGATTGGTTTTATTCTGTAAGAGAATTAATTGAAAAAGCAATAATTAATTATCCTAAAGGAGAAAATTTTGGTAAAATAATCCTAACAACAGACCAATTTTTAATAGATAACGGTGTTCAAGCTATTGATGATGAGTTCTTAGAATGGTTTGTTAAGAATCCAAGTTGTGAGAGTGTTGATATTGACTATAAAATAAAGTCATTTATTGAAATTAGTCATCCATCTGATAAAAAATCAACTCAATATATAGAAAAACTACATAAAATCATCGTTCCACAAGAAGAACCTAAAACGAATTTAGAAAAGCATTTAGACACTTTACCTGATTCACATTTCATTAGAAGAAGTGCTGTCATTCCACAAGAAGAACCTAAACAAGAATGTACTTGTGGTGTATGTGATAACTGTGAAGAAAAAGAATCTATTCAAATTCTAAAGGAAGCAAAAGAAAATGCTTTAAAACAAGAAACACTAGAAGAAGCGGCAACTAAAGTATTAGATAGGAAATACCCTTACCATCGACCATCAGATGCAGGTTATTGGAAAGATATGTTTATATCAGGAGCTAAATGGATGGAAGAAGAGATGGAGAAGTTAAAAGATTTTGATACTTGGAAAGAATGGAAAAATAAATAGTTATAAATAAAAGGCCTTATGAAAGTGTTAGTATTAAACATGGACTACAGCCCAATAAACATTACCACACTACAAAAGGGTTTTAAATTAGTGTTTAAAGGTAAGGCTGAAGTCGTGACTCACGAGTCAGAAAACCCAATTGTGACAGATAAAAAAGATTATATTAGACCAACGGTAATTCGGTTACTGAAGTATATTGTTTTGCCTTTTAAGAAAGTTCATCTATCTAGACAGAATATTTTTAAAAGAGATGATAATGAATGTATTTATTGTGGTGCTACAACTGATTTAACCATTGACCATGTTATCCCTAGGTCTAAAGGTGGTTCTAATACTTGGGAAAATTTGGTTACTTGTTGTGGTATTTGTAATGTTAGAAAGTGTAGTAAGGATGTTGATGAGTTTTTATCAGAGTATAATTTAACCATGAGACATAAACCTTTCAGACCTTCTTATTTATATTTTGTTGAAAAAATAAATAGAATTAGTAATGATTGGAAACAATATTTAGGATTTAAAAATGGATAAAGATTTTATATTTGAAGAAGGTAAGGATTATTACCTAGAGAATGGGGCTATTGTTTTAACTGAACGATACCATAAAAAACGTGGTACTTGTTGTGGCAGCGGTTGTAGACACTGTTGTTTTGACCCAATACACCAAAAGGGTAATAAAAATCTTAAAGAATATCTGAAGACTAAAGAAAAGTAAGATATTTATTATTGATGAAACGATTGATTAAGAAAATTTTAAAAGAGTCTTTTTTGGATGATTTTGGTATGTCATCCAATTATAAATATGATCCTTTAAATTGGGAACAAGATGCTCAAGATGTGGGTGGTGCTAAAAAATTAGCAGATGAAATTTATGGTGGTGACTATAATAATTTCTTAGATAGAATTCCACAATTAGAAGAGGAACAACTTAAAACTGATACTATAAAGGTAATGACTGTTAACGGTAAAAGCGTTGAGAGGGATTATAGATATGTAATGTATAAAGATGGTGAAAGAGATATTATGGCTTACGACCATGACACTAACCAAATGTTTGTAGATGATTCTATTTGGACGTTTTTGAGACAGGGATTTGATCTGAATTCTTCAGAAATATCAGATATATTCCGAGATTGGATAAAAGAAAATTATGGATTAGACGTTCCTTATATCCATTCACAAAAACTTTAATTATATGAAATTAGTTGAGGTATATAATGATTTAATGGTTGAAAAGGCCTGGAAAAAATTAGATGAGATATTATTAAATGCTGATATTTTACAAGAAGCTGACCCAACTAAATTAAATGACCTATTAAAAAAATCAAAGGTATTAATATTTGATGCATTTGGTATTAATCCTTCTCAACGTGAATACTTTATCGCTGGTTCTGCTAGATTATTTAAAAATCCCATGTTATTGAAGGCTTTAAACCAAATGGATAGTAGAACTTGGTCCATGGATATTGGTGATTTGGATATTGTTGTACCTGATGAAAGTAATTGGAAAACATTATATACAAATTATACCACTGATTCAGAGTTTTTAAAAAAAATAGGTAATGTTATAGGTGAAGAAAACGTACCAAAGATTGTTGAACGTTTTAAAAAACAATGGGAAGATTTTGGTGGTAAGGTTTACAGACCAGGTTTAGGTAAAAATGGTTTAGGTCTTATTAAAGAAGATATGGAAGCTTTTACTACATGGGACCCCAAAAGGGCTAAAGTTCAAGGAGCAAATGATTTTGATGTTAGGGACGAACAATCAATATTAAAAGATTCTGTTAACATGGGTGGTTTTTATTTTATGAGTATCTATGATGTTATGGATTATAAATCAAAATTAAACAGAGAAAAAGAAACAGAATTAGTTAAGTTTGTTAACCAATTTATAGAACAGGGTGAGACACCACAAGCTAAAGAAGTACTATTCAAAAACATATACACACTTTTTAAAGCTGAACAACAACAAAAATCAAAATAATTTTATTATATTTGCCTTATGAAAGGTAAAGACTACTTTAATTGGTTGAATGAGGAAGAACAATCCAAATGGATTGCCAATTTTAACTCATTGAATAAATTTAACTATTCTGTAGAGGAATTTTTAGATTTAGAATTTATCAGCTGGATGGGGTTTATTGGTGTTTCTTTTGAATTTAGAAAAACACTCGAAGGTGTTAATTATTGGGCTGACGTTTATTCTAAATACAGAAAGTATGATAATCTAAAAGTTAAACCAGGTTTTAATAATTTTAAAACACCACCTAAAATTTTGTAAAAAATTGTTATATTTGTAAAAAATAAAAATTATGGAAAGATTTTCGATGAAACAGGTTATTGCCAACAAGTATGGTGAAACAGAGAAGAACACAAAAACAGCAAAGTCCACAAAACGTTCCCAAGGTAAAACAAAGGACCAAGGGAAATATATGGTTAAGATTGTTGATGGGGTAAAATACATGGTCTTAAAATAATTAAAAAAAAAATTGACAGATTAAAAAAAAGTTATTATCTTTGTTAAACAAATAAAAAACATACACAAGTGGTGAAATTGGTAAACACGGGGTGTAACAACTCTGACCGAAAATAATCTACCTTCGGGTCGATAAAAGTAGGTTTTGGAGGTTCGAATCCTTCTTTGTGTACACTAATCACATAGTATCACTATCATTATCTAGTGAGTAAATAGTAGAGTAAATCTACAGCTATGTGATAAAGTTCTTTGAAATAATACATATAAGTGGCGGAATTGGTAGACGCTTACGTTTGAAAAGAGAGTAAGGTTAGATTGGGAGTTCTGTAAAAGCCTAAAAGACCTTAGATTTAGCTAATCTTGGTGGTCTATAATCAGACTGGTCAAGAGGTTTGGTTACGGTACTCTTTAAAAACCAACTGTAACAAGTTATATAGATAGATTTAATAATATGATAGAATTAAATCCTTAGACTCTTGTAAAATGTATGGACTGAAAGAAACCTAGTTTTGAATAAGTTCGTGGAGGTTCGAATCCTCCCTTATATACCATATATTGTGGGATGGAGAAGTTGGTATCTCAGCAGGCTCATAACCTGAAGGCCGCTGGTTCGAGTCCAGCTCCCGCTACTAATAGTACCTATCACGCTACCCATAAGAACAGCGTCCCAGGATAGGTCTTTTAACCCCACCGTTGGAAACAACGGGACCCTCTAGTTCTCAGGTTCTAGAGTTTTACGCCCCACACCGATTTCGAATAAGTGTGGGGTTTTTTATTGACAAAATTTAAATCTGTATTATATTTATAATAAAAAAATAAAATATGAGTGATTTTGGATTTAATGGTATGAGTGATGAAGAGTTTAATAAAGAATTTTTAAGATTTTTGAATATGTATCAGTCAGGTCTTGAAAGTTTTATGAAAAAAAATTTAGGTTCACAAAATAATAGTTTTTTTGGTTCACATCCAATGAACATAGAGCCTTTTGATATGGATTCTTTAAGAAAAATATTATCACAACTTAATGATGATATGGGACTTGAAAAGGGTAATGATGAAAACGGTGAATGGGAAAAAAGAAATTGGTTGTCACCCGATGGTTCTACTAGTTTTAGTTCTTTTAGTAGAAACCAATATTTCAATCCATTTGAAGGTAGAGTATCTAAATATAGAAAAGAACCTGAGATTGATACAATAAAACTTTTAACTAAAAAACTAAATCAGGCAATTTCTGATGAAAAATACGAAGAAGCGGCAAAAATTAGAGATTTAATTAAATCTTTAGGAGATGATAATAAATAAAAAAAACCCACTACTAAGTGGGTTTTTTATTTTACAAAGATTGGTCAGGGTGCCAATCATAGTCATCTAGCAAATCTTCCATGATTATTAATTTAAAACTATTGGGTTATTAAAAATTTTTTATAGTCTGTTGTTAGTGGTTTTTCATTTTTAAAATAATAAGTTTCTTTCTTACCATCATAATTTATTATTTTATAAAATCCGTCTGGTATTGTAGCTCCCGAAGGTAGTACAACAGATTTTTTTGAAAATACACATCTTATTTCAACAGTTACTTCATATTTTAAAGCCAAAGTCCTTTCATGTTCTTCTAATAATCTCCATGTAGTTCTATTTAAATCTTGATTTTGTAAAACACAATTTAAATAACTAAAAGTCATTTTTAACATTTCTTTGGTACAATTAAAATCGGCTGCTGGAGCCATATGACCTTTATCCCAAATGTTGTTAATATAATCTTGATTGTCTGATGTCTTAATTGAATCATTACTATAAAAATCCATACCCTTTCTTGAGGCATTTCCTGTAGGGCATTCTACAACATATTCAATCCATTTTGGTTGTTCTAATTTCTCTGAATAAACCAAAGTAAAAATTTGGGTTTCTATATAGATACTATCACGAAGTTTACTTTGTGAAAACGTTTTAAGTATTATAAATAAAAACAGTGTGATGGTTAATATTTTTCTCATTAATATATAAATATGATTTATTTTAATAAAAAACCAATTAGGTTTATTAAATGGAACCAAAAAAGAAATTAAAAAAATTTAACGAATTTAAAGCCAAAAAAAAGAGTGAATTTGTATCACTTGGTATTAATTACGTTGCTTATGAACCGATGAGACAAAATAGGTATCTGATGGAATTTCCTCTTGGTGACACTATGTTTAATTGTCTTGTTAATTGTGAATTGCCATCAGTTTCTATAACAAGAGGACACCGAGAATTTGATATGTACCGACCACAATGGCAACCCGTACAGGTTGTGATTAGAGATGTTATTGGTGATGAAACTCATAGAAATTTATTTTACAGTAGAATTCGTGATTGGTTTAATGATTATAATATTACTGGAAGAAAAATTAATTCAACCATATCAAGGTTAGACCCAACAGGTGTTGTTATTAGTAGATGGGATTTAAGAGGTTGTTTTTGTAGTTCTTTACACTATAGTAATACTTACTTAGATTTTGAGCAACCCGAATTAGAAATAACTTTACATTACGATTATTGTACTATTGTTATGTAGATTAATTATTTATTATTACTTTTGTAAAAAAAAATATGCCAGAATTAGCTGAGGTAAAAATAATGTCTGAATATATAAATTATGTTTCAGATAAAAGAACTTTCAACAAAGTTAAAAAATCACCACAAAACAAAAATCCTGAATTAATAATTGGGGGTGAGTTCAAAATAAAGGCTCACAACCGTGGTAAAGAATTGATATTACAAATTAATAATAAAAAGTTATTGTGTAATATGGGGATGTCGGGTAATTGGGTTTTTGTTAAAACAGGAGAAGAACCCAAACACGCTCATCTAATGTTTGATACCACAGATGGTTATACACTTGCCTTAGTTGATTTTAGGCGTTTTTCTAGATGGAAATGGGTCGAAGGTTGGTCTGATAACCGTGGTCCTTGTATGTTAACCGAATGGGATGATTTTGTTACCAATCTAAAAAACAATTCACACAAAAAAATATTCGATAAATCAATCTATGAATTGATGTTAGACCAAAAATATTTTAACGGTTTGGGCAACTATCTACGTGCCGAAATATTAGACCGCTCTAACCAAAACCCTTTTGTATCTTCTAGGGAGTCAATCAACAACCAATTAATGTTAGAACTTTGTAGAGATATTGTAATGGAGGCATACCAATTAGGCGGTGGACAACTTTTACAATGGACTAACCCTTACTTTGATGACAAGGTTACTTTTAGAGAATGGTTACAATGTTATGGGAAAAAAGAAAAAATTGTTGATTCAAAAGGACGTACATTTTGGTTTGATAGAAAATATAAAACCTCTCTTACTTAAAAAAATTAAAATAATCAAACCTTTTTTAAAAAAAATATTAACAAAATATTGATTATTTAAAAATTTAACATATCTTTGTATTAAAGTGAGTGGTGGAGAGCATACACGGTCCCATGACGGTGGGATTGGTTTCCCTAAATAAGGTTGTCGGATGAAAAACCGAAACACGAAAAGATTCATCGGAGGGTTTAATTCCCTCCCTCACTGTTCAAAAACAAAAAAGGGACCTTCGGGTCCCCTTTTTTATATTCTACTATAAAGGTCTTCTAAAAAATATTCTTTCATATCTGAATTGGTGGCGTAATCACTGTAATGTGGGCTTAAATCTTCATTTTCTTCGTCCAAGACATCAGCATAGAAATCATTAAAATAAGACCAATGACCAAATGGTTCATCTATACATTCTTCACAAAAACTTTCAAAAGCTTCTATTTCATCTGCATGTTCTGTAGTGTCATAATGTCTTTCAGGGTCATAATATTTTTTACAACTGTCCCAACATCCAGATATTTTGTTTTTTATTACATCTAAAATTAAATCTGTAGATTCAAAAACAAGATTATTATTTTCCCATATAGGTTGACCTAATAAATCTTTAATACTATCTACAGCTGTAGTGTAAATACCACTAGATACAGCATTGTTATATGAACTTGCATAAGCCCAACCTAATTCCATTTTTAAATCATCAAACATTTCGTCTTCATTTATCAGGTCACCCATTAAATCATCATCTAATAACATGTCTTCCCTAAATGGTTCACCGTTTTCCAATTCTCCGTCTATAAAACCACCTTTCCTAATATATTTTTTTATATACTCTAAAGCTTTTTGGTCATCTGTAACCAAATCCCACACATTACTTTTCCATTCACGACCAATAAGGTCACTGGCTGAGTAAGGTTCCCAATAATCTTCATCACAAAAAACAGCTTTGGCTAGATACCTATTCATATAACTGTAACCACCATCATTATCTTCAAATAATCGTATAAGGTCACACCAATCACCAGCAATAAAATATAATTTACCACTTCGATATTCTATATCTATAAATTGACCAGCAATATAAGGACCAACTATTTCTATAGGGAATGTTTGGTATCTATTATAAATTTGTGCCGGAGTTAAATCAGTTTTTACTTCAATTTCTTTAGCCCAACCCCAATCATCTTCTTCAGATTCATTTAATTTATTTCCTTGGCTGACAACTATTAAATCCTCCCAACTGTAACTATTTGTACGACCAATCCATTTAACTTGTATGGGTAAACTATCACCAAAAGTCGTGTAAACGTCATTAATGATACCCACTTCTTCTATTGGATTATCTTCATCGTCGGCATTATAAAATCTTGAATTTTCAGATATTCTAACGTTAAAACCAAGAACATCTGTCAATTCATAACCTAAATCTTTAAAATCTTTAAGTGGTGTTTCAATATCACCCCTCATCCAATCAATGTCATCTAATTCTTTAGATTCATTCATTGTTTTTGGTTCTAATGGTGGACTTAATAAGAACTTTTGATTAATCCAATTTCTCAATTCATTCTCAACAAAATATTCTGGAACTGGTTCTGAATCTGGTTTTGATGCTGCTAATTCAGATATATATCTAGCAAATTTAATTTTGAATTTTCTATCCATCATATGTAACAAACCATCTGAGATAAAAAATATTTTTGATATGGGGTCTTCGTGAGGGATATCACCCTCAACAGCATCCATAACATGAATTAAAGTTCTACCCCACCATTTTTTATAACCTCTAGTATCTTCTAATCCTGGTTTTATTATTTTATTGAAAGCCCTAATAGAACTACCAACAAAACCGGCCACAGCTATTTGTGGAAAAAACCACGGTATCAATCTTATTAAGGCTTTATAAACCCCCTCACCGATATCGTATGTTAAATTTTTATTTTGAGCAGTTTCAACTAAAGTTCTTAATTGACCAAAAGTGATTGGGCCCTGTTTTTTACAAAACTGTTCTTTTTCACAAACATCTGAAATAACTTTTTGAGATGGAGCAACAACACCCTTAGATGGTTCAGTATGTTTTGGTAAATCTATTAGGTTTGAGTTGTCTAACTCTTCCTCAGTTTCCTTTAATATTTTTCTAATGATTTCTTTCATTCTTATATAAATATTTTGCCAAACAAAAAAGTATGCTTATATTTGTATAAATAATAAGTTATGGTAAAGAATTTTATATATTTCATCGTTTTTGTTTTTACTTTTGTCCTTACTTCATGTAAGAAAGAACCTAATAACCACAAAATAAAGTATGAGATTGAGTTTATTGAGGGTTGTCAATCAGGTAGTTCAAATGCTATTGATGTAAACTGTACACCACATTATAATGATGTACCATCAGATTTACCTTATATTAATAAAACTCAAATACAACATGGGTTTATATGGAAGTATGAGTATTGGCAATTGCATGATGGTGACAAAGTATTTTTCAATGTTATGCCACAACAAGGATATCATTTTATTATGAGAGTTTATGTAGATGGTACATTGGTCTCGTATCGAGAAATATTAACAAGTTATGGTTCTTATTATGTTACCACTACTTTAGATATTTGGGGTATCAATAACAAAGCTGATGTTGATAGTGGTGTTATAGAATTTATTTATTCAGAATAACTTTTACTGTTTTAGTATATATTTAATAATGTTGACAACGTAATTTCGCCCCTCGTTAGTTTATTTAGATGGTAAGAGGTTGTTGGTGACAAAAAAGGGGACTTAATGTCCCCCTTTTTTTTTTATTAAATTTTTGTTGATTTTTCTTTTATAGTTTCTAAAACAGAAGTAGGTATATCTGATGTAGATTTACCAATGTAATCATCAAGGAAACCAGATTCAGTTTTAATACCATACATTGAAGTATCAGGTTGTACTTGTTTTCTTAGTTTCATCATGTTGATTGTTCTATATGATTCTGGGTCTAATGGGTCAACTTTAACTATCTTCTCAACTAAGTCTTCTGGATTAGATAAGAATACATAGAAAGAAGTTTGACCGTGTTTTGCTCTTTCTTCAGCACTCATAGACCATTTTCTAAACAATACTTTACTATCTGTATTGTTTATTTGTTTTGCGTCAACTACTTTAGATAATTCATATTTTTGGTCATCTGTCAATTCCTTATTCAAGTCATTCATAACATCAATATTATTAAGAATAGATGGATTGAATTTAACTAAAGTCATTTTTTGTAACTCTGTTAAATGTTCTTGCATTTGTTTATAATCATTAGCGTTAACTGTACCTTTGACGTAGTTAGTGATAAAGTCCATTTTTTGTTTATCATTAAGGTCAGACGCTAAAATACTAAAAGCTTTAGAGTTAAGTCCACCTTTTTTAATAATTTTACTAATCACGTTAGTTTTTTGTTCAGGTGTAATATAATCTTTAAATTTAGCGTACTCATCAAATTTAGGGTCATCAAGGAAAGAAGCTATTTTTATAGCTAATTTTTTCTTAGTGTGTGAAGGATTAAAAGCTTCCACAACCGCCATCATATCAGGAGTCACCCAATAAGGTGCGTTACTGTGTGAATCATCTCGTGCATCCCACCAAGTTAAATCTCTACCATTACCATCAAATCTCCATTGTAAAGCGTATTTGTAATGTGTACTATCACTATTAACTAAATTATTGTTAATAAAAAAGTAGAAATTTGAGTGTTCACTATAGGAGTCAAAATAAGTATTTAAATTATTATCACCACTTTTACCAGCTATACACCACTTAGACCCAGCACCATATTTACATGAAGCTTCAACTGTGAATGGTACGTAAATCACAACACCATCTTTGTCATAAATTTTTGTCGCTTCTTTAGAAATTCTTTTGTCTTTTTCATCTTTTAAAGCTTGAGCAACAACATCATTTAATTCAGATAAAGATTTATAAGTATTAATATCTTTTTGTTTAATTCTAGGTAATAGTCTATGATAGTCCACTACAGCTTTAGCTATTTGGTCAGCCATTGGTATACTGTCATCTTGATTTTTACCTAAAGCGGTTTTAATCATCCAGTCAAGATATTTGTTATTTCCTGATGGGTCAACCTCAACAAACATATCAACAAGTTCGGTATGGTCTTCACCATATTTTTTAATTACATCTTCTCTTCTACCTTCTAATAATATAGTAGATTCTAAAATTTGAGATAAGTTAAATTTCATTTTATTTCTTTTTTTTATAAATATCACCTTTCCGCTTAAATTTCCTTAAAACTTTATGTGATTCTTCAGTTATTTTATATCCTTTCCTTATGTTATCCTCTGAAGGTATAAATCTTAGGTTAGAAATACCCCCTATTTTTTCGGGTGGGATGTTATTATTGTAACCGTAAATTATTGGTACCGTGTGGTCCAAATGATAACAGGAAGGTCCCCTAAAACACCGTTTGTCATAGTTTATTAATTTAAAAAGTGGTTGTGATTCAGTTATAACCCATACTTTTATATAATAAAGTCTTTTTTCTAAATCTTTTATAGCATTTAATTTACGTTTTTTGAGGTGTGGGTTTTTTCTAACCAAGACTCTACATTCCTGAATTAACTCAAGGTCCTTTTTACTTTTAGGTATAGCCATTTACTTATTTTAATGTATACATATAATTATATAAAAATTGTATATTATGAATAATGAACAAAAGGCAAAAATTTACGACCAAATACTTAGAGAACATGATGAAATGGCTAGACAAGTATCGGCTATAAAAAATAAATTTGATTTAACTAGAGAAGATGAAAAACAAATGGAATCTTTAAAAAAAGAAATGGATTTATTACAAAGAAAAGCAATGTCTTTAGGTAGTCTTTAATTTGATTATTTAATATTTATTCTTATATTTGTAAGAGTTCTTTGAATTATTGGGGGTGTTTTTGGATTTGACTGGTTAACGATTGGTAATGGGTAAGCATGTCGTGAAATAATACTATCACGTTAATACACGTATTGAAACTTCAAACGGCGACGTATTCGCAAACGCAACTGTAGGTCACTTTGTGACTGAAGGTGCAACAGTAGCTGCCTAATCATATTAGGTGTTACTACGGGGTCGGCAGACATATAACCTAGCAACAGAAGTCGTAGTTGTGGTGGATTATCATTGAACCCAAAATCGAATGATACCCATTGTTTGTTGATTTACAATGGTAAATAATAAATCAAATATTTTGTCCATTTAGATTAAAATGGAATAAGCATGTAGAAGACGTTAGTAATGTAACGCAGGACGAGGGTTCGAAACCCTCCACCTCCACCAAAATTAATCCTCAGTAAAATGGGGGTTTTTTATTTTAAATAAATTTATTACACTTGAAAAATGATAATTAAATAATTATATTTAAATAAAAGTGGGATAACTTGTGTAGGTGCCACAGAGTTCTGCAGACTCACTACACTCTAACTGTTTCCTTGTTTAGAAAAACAAGGTGGTGGAATCCGAAAGATATTATATCCATTCGGCCCTATTAAGACTCACAGAAATGTGGGTCTTTTTTTTTGTACAGTATATTTATTAATATGAATATTAAAAAAATTATTTTAGAAGAAATTAAACGTTCACTTTTTGAGGGTATTGAACATATACAAAATCTTTATAAATCTTGGGCTAATAAGAAAAGTGGTAACCCTGAGGCTGCCATGAAAATAATGGATGATGTAATTGATAATAGAAGAAGTCTACCAAAAAAAGATTTTGCTAATTACAATTCTTATGAAGAATTATTAAAAGATTTAAATCAAATTAAAAAGGCTAAAGCCCCTGATGATGTTACTAAGTTTTATGAAGATAAAGACTTGTTGGTAGTGGCAGCTAATACGTGGGAAGCGTCTTGTAAATATGGTGCGGGTTCTAAATGGTGTACAACTGCTAAAGATACTAGTTCATACTGGGATAGACATAATACTACTGGAACTGAATTCTTTTGGATTTTTAAAAACAAACCACAGGACGACCCAAATCATAAATTTTCTTACCATATTAAAGCAGGGGGTGGAACCGATTGGTGTAATGCAGTTAATAATTGTAAAACAAATCCTCAAATTATAATTCATCTACATCCAAAATACGAACAAATTATTGAAAAATTAATGGAGTACCACAACTCAAGAAAAATGACGGCATCACCAGAACAAATTGGTCGTATTAATTATAACTATATTAATGATTGGTTAACTAATAATGGACATGATTTTATTACAACATTTGAGGATTTAATAAATTTTAAGAGTTTTATTGAAAGTCACTCATATTTTATAATAAATAATGAAGTTATGGATGGATTATTTGACTCACCTGGTTTTGATCTGGAAGAGTTATTACACCTCGGTATGGATAAGGAAGAGTTATATGATATGTTATTACAAGATTTGAATAATTCACCATTTAATGATTATTATATTGATAGAGATATGTTATTACGAGAATTAACCTATACGGTTAAATTAATATTAGGACAGAAGTATAATATTAACCCAGACCTACCCATTGGGGAAGAAATAGAGAGAGTGTTTGGCAGACCTTTAGAAATCTCAGATGTTTTAACTGAAGAAATAGTTGATGAATATGAAGAAGAATTTAATGAAATATTAGATGAAGTAGTAGGGTTTGAAATGAGTAACCATTATTATAAAGAAGCAGAATTATTTATTGGAGATTATTTAGAAGAATACAAAATAAAAAATAATCTTGATTAATTAAAAAAAAGATATTATATTTGTACTGTTGAGTGATTAAACGGTCTCCCCAGGGTAACTAAAATGGGTTGAAGATAGTAGTAGAATTAGTTACATCCACTTTTCACCACAAAGTAGCTACGACCCCCTTGATGATAGTACGTAATCATGGGGGTTTTTTTATGCCTATTATATATTTATAATAAAAATGAAAAATATAATTAAAAAAATATTAAAGGAATCTGATTTAGATTGGATTAAAGATATTTCTGATGAAGTACCTTCTTGGAGTAATAGAGTTAAATTACCTATCGAAGATTTAGTGTTTGATTACATGTTAGAAAATACTAATTTATTCAACGAATTATACAGAGAAGGGTATTATTCACCAACGGAAGAGTATAAATTAAGATTTACACCTGAAGAATGGGATGACTATGGGTTTGACCAATGGGAAAGTGGTGATTGGAAAGAAAATGGTGAATGGGATAATACACCTAACCTTACTGATTGGAGTATAATGGAACCACTTTTAAAGGATTGTTCTAAATGGGAACATATGTCACAAGAAAATGTAGATTGGGATTTAGATGCCCAATCTTTTACAGATAGACTTATTTGGCAAAGAAAAAGTGATGGTAGATATTTTGGTGCAACTATTTATGGTACATCTTACGATGGTTGGGAAGGTAATGACGAATTTTTGAGGGAGATATTCCAAAAGAAAGTAACAATTTTTGTATAGTATTATGGATAAATTTTTAAGAAAAATAATCAAAGAAGAACTTGACGATTCAATGGATTGGATTAAACAACATGCTTTCCATTTGGATTTAATGTCACAAAATAAAAGAAAGATAGAATCATTATCAGAAGTTAAAAAAATATTATTTAATCCGGCTGTACAAACATTTAGTGAAAAGTTTAAGACTGTGGCATATTATTTAGAGGACATGAATTACATGCCTGAAAATCTTATCTTTGATGAATATCTTTCTTATATAGAAATAAAAAGACACCCACAAGGTAAAGGTCTTTTTATTAAAAAGGGTAGATATTTTGTTGGACCAACAGTAAGTGATGATGAACTTATTGAAATGAGTAAAGAAGTAGGTTCTTTTTGGTTTGAGGAATTTGTTGGCAGTTTTTTACCAAATAGATTATATAGGTAATTTATTTTCACGAATCATTTTTTGAATGTAAGTTTTTAAATTACCGACTATTTCTTTGTAGTTAACTTCAGGAAATTCATTAGGGTATCTCTCGTTTAACGTTTCTTGTTCCCTTATATCATTACAACTATTATAGATATCACGAATCATTTCTAGATAAATTAATTCTTTATCATATACGTCTTCAACTTTTCTTTCCAATACTTGTCCTTCAAGTTCTTGACAATACTCAATTAGTTCTTCAACAGGCCCAAAACCCGTTAGATGTTCATTACCTTTGAATATTTGTCTTATATTTTTCATCCTAAATAATTTTTATTGATTTTATACTACAAATATACAAAAATTTATTATATTTGTAAGAACAATAAAAACAAAAGATATGGACTTCGTAAAAATACCTACAACATCAAAACCAACATTTCAATTTGTACCTGAAGCACAACTACGTGGACAACAACTACGTGATTTTGTTTTCGCTGGTAACGCCCTATTCACTATCTTAAATAAAGACAGTGGTAACTACTTTACTTACAAGGTTAAAAAACATAAGGAGGATGATGTTTGGTTTGTACAGGTACTTAGTGGTCATGATTATGTTTTTATTGGGACTTGTTTTGAGGACAAAAAATTTAAGTACAGTGAAAAATCTGTATTAGGTTTGGACAATCAAAAAGTTAAAACATTTGATTGGTTCTTGGAAAAATTCTTTAATGACCAAAACAAATTTTCACAAGTAGAGGTTTATCATCATGGTCGTTGTGGGCATTGTTATAAAACCTTGACAACACCTGAGTCAATCAAGACAGGTATTGGACCTGTATGTAGTGGTAAAAAGTATAAGAAAGTGACTAGATAGTCACTTTTTTTGTTTATTTAAAAAATTATACCTATATTTGTACCGTAATTTAAAAATAAAAGGTCATGTCTAGGAAATTAGAAGAATTAAAAACTAAATACGGTGTATCTGAAAGGTCTGTTGCGTTAATTGGTAGAATGGACCCAACCACTAACCAAAAATATATTGAATGGTTATTCAAAGTTAGATATATTAGTCTTACTAATGGTAAGTATAGACTTAACCCTGATTTTCCAGCATCATTGGAAAACCCTGTTAAAGAATCTTTAATTTGGTTTGAAAGAAACTTAAATGGCAAAATCCCAACTGATTTTAGAGATATAAACAAATTTAAAACTGTCAATGAATTTCTTTTAAAGGTACAAGAATTAAATATACCTTCTAGGTCTGAGGTTAAGAATGATGTAAGAGTTGTTTTTGAAGATGATAATTGGAAAATTCTTGTTCCACTTAGTTTCGATTCTTCTAAACTATATGGTATGGGTACTAAGTGGTGTACAACTCAAAAAGGTTATTACGATAGCTATATGAGGGAAGGTTTCTTATACTACATCATAGATAAAAGAATTAATAGAAAGTTTGGAGTTCCTATTAATAGCAATAAAGGTTTAACTGTTAATGTTAATAGTTTTACATTTTATAACAATGAAGATGCTGGTTTAAATCTAGGTCAAATTAAACTTATCTATGGTGACAATTTTAACTTTGCCGCAGAAAAAGTTAAAGACGACTTTGTTCAACAACTTAAGTTGAAGTTAAAAACAAGATTCATGACAGAATCAAAAGTATCTGTACAACGTGCAGTAGAAACTTTAAGGTCTGTAGACTTAACTAACGATGAGGTTAATGAAGTATTAACCTCTGTATTAAAAACAATGGGTGTTATCAAATAAAAAAAAGGTGGGATATCCCACCTTTTTTTTATCTATAAATCTTCTTATTTGTTCCATCAGAGTACACCTCAAAAAAGAACCCTCGGTAATCTTTATCTACCACTTGACCTAACAAATTAACGTATTTAATAACCACTTTCTTTGTTGTTCTGTTATCGATTGATATTGGTCCATATATTTTATATTCACCATTAAAATCTACTTGGGTGATTCTATAGTAATTTATTGTTTCTCTAAAATTGTTATCTAAAAAACTATACTCCATTACTTGGTTACTATTACCAGCTGCGGTTTTATTACCTATAACCGTACTTTCATTAAACTCACCTGTGGTAGAACATTCAATTAAATAATAATCTGAATTATGTTCGGAAGCGGTTTTCCATACTAGTAGGTTACCCTCCTCATGGTTTGTACCTTCAAAAGAAATCATTTCTACTGGTAGTGGGAATATTTCTATCAATTCAATATTATCAATCCACCATTCCTCACCAGCTGAATTTACTCTACAAAAAATATCGATTGCTATTTGAGAAATTCCAGATGGGAGATTCAAAGTAACCGTAGACGGTCCCGTTGTAGTTGAACCTGCAGGAGCTTGATATATGTCACCTGTTGGAGCCAAAGAATTTGTATATGAACCATTTGCATTATGACTGATTACACCTGTTGCAGTGTATGGCCAAATTGCATTTGCATTTCCTGTAATTCTAAGCTCAGAAACATATGCGCCTCCATTTCTTGAAACTTGAACTTCAACTAAATCTGTAGCATCCAATCCACGTGTTAATGCCGTTGGACCTGTAAATGTTTGTGACGCTAAACGGAATTTTAATTGGTATGGATGTGATGTATTTAACCCTGTAATATTTGGTAATACATACCAAGCTTGTTCAACTCCAGAAGTTCCACTTCCAGCTCCATATATTACAGCACTCTGAGTAGGAGAAACTGATATATTTGTTGCCCACGTTGCTGTTGGTGCTCCAAACCAACCAGAAGTTGCGTAACCTGTTGACCATGTTTCCATGTAGTCATATTGAATAACAGTTTGACCATATGACAATGTACTTAATAATAAAAATAACGATAATAATAATTTTTTCATAATGTATTTATTTATAATTATCTTAATATAAGAATTGCGTTTATTATTGTACATAAATTTTTAATAAAAAATAAATGATGAATGCTTTTTTAATTAGAAATAAGTTATTATATTTGTATCATTAATCATTTAAAAAACAAAAAACATTATGGCAAAATCAGGAGG